GACGAGCAATCGGATGATCCAGTTCCTGCCCCGAAAGGGGTGGGTTACATGGTAAATGTAGCATCGAATAAAAATGGAGTAGGCTATCAACCGTGGATACACATTGACGGTTGGAGTGAAGCTGTTGTGGCATGGCTACGTGAGTATGAATCATGTGGCTTTACCAAAGAAACATAGTAAAGGTCTTCGTTCCTTTACTAGTTCTCGCACACTAGGCAGATAATAAAGGGTCAATCGCGATCCTCGATTTATCTATAGTGAGAACAAAAGCAAACAAACGAGTGGGATGGTGTGGTGGGATTACGTGATTAGGATAGTACCTGGCCTGCGTGCCAGGTCAATCTTGGTTACTACGCCGGGTAGTAGTTGCTTTGTGTACAAATTATGGACAGTGTATACTTCCCATAGTACTCTGCACATCTCTAATTACTACCTGGCATTTTTTATTTTAAATTAAATTTTTATTGACAATAAAATATATCTGAGTAGAATATTACGTATCATTAATATGCAAAGCACACCTTACTTCACATATAAACGGTACAATAACAAGTTACTACGTAAGTCGTAGCTCAGATTGGGGAATTCACGGTTTATTCGCAATTAACGGGAATGAAGTAATCCTTCGCCTTATGGAGGCGGGCCTGGCCGTGTCCGTTATAGAATTCCCCGCTTTTCTTTTTTTAAAAAACAACCCTGGAGATAATTACTTATGAGTGTGGGCAACGACTTTGATGCTGAATCTTTTATGTTTGGGCTGGGTTTTGGCTACGAGCTATCTCGCGGAGAAGACGAGTTAGACCTCGATGCCTATGACCCAGAAACTGATGATGTTCTTGAAATGTCTACTGCTGATAGAGAAGCTTATGTAGAAGATCTTGTTGAAATGACAGCTAACATGGGGGCAGGTATCTCAAGTGCATCAACAGAGCCAGAAAAAATACGGTTTTCAGATAACTTAATAGATCGAAAAAAACCTTTTGAAAGTTTTGTAGATCGCTACATTCAGGACCTTAATGATGGCAGAAGATAACAGAAAAATGCTTAGGCTGGTTGCTAAACCTGGCTCAAAAGCAAGAAGAGACATTACTGAAGCAACTGGTATAAGCAGATACACCGGTAATAAAAATAATACTGTTGCGGCTATCATAAACTACGGCCTATGCGGTGATCATCTAAGCGCTTTTCTAAAAAAGTATCCAGCGGCGGCAGGGTTGCCCATGTTAAACAAAAACATAGGTTGTCCTAAATATACAGCAGTTAAAGCTGCGGAGACAAAGGGTATTATCGTACCTGAAACACGTTTAAGCCTTTCAAAAGAACATAAGCTTGAAGAGTGGATAATCAAAAAACAACACTCTATCGGCGGTATTGGTATAAAGTATGCCCCAAGCAAAGATCAGCATGCGGGCCATTACTACCAAAGATTTGTAAAAAATAGAAAATATGAACTACGCGTTCACGCATTCACTTGGACAAATTGCACAGTTCAAAAACGTCTAGGAAAATCAGACGTTATAGCGTGGAACTTCAAAAACGGTGGGCATTTTATAAGTGTACAGGCGCCTGAGAAGTATAAAATATTCAGAGAGGCTATACAAGTAGCATTAAAAGTTCTTGAAATAAGAGCCATGGCTTTTGGTGCCGTGGATTTTATTGTGGATGCTGAGGGTAAGTTATATTTTATTGAGGTGAATTCGTCACCCGGTTTTACTGACTTTAGCAAGCACATATATGTTGATGCTTTTATAGCATTGGCAAAATGTAGTAAAGCACAGATACTCGGTCTGTGCAAATAAATGTGTGCTTTGGTACGCATTGGTAAAAGACTTGCTGCATCGTATGTTTATACTTATAACTTAGGTCTAGAAACATTGATTACATATATAGATACTTATTAATTTCTAAAACTTGGGTATTTGTTAGGTGTAAACATTAGCAGAGAGTTGTTTTACTGAGGACGAGTGGGAAGATGGGTGGGTTGTCACCCTGGATAAGCATGGCAGGTATTGGTCAGCTCTTAGCAAAGTAGTCTATACGAAACACTAAGACCACCAGTAACCCCCATATTTGAAAGGGTGGCTGTTTTTTCTCACAAAAGTTAAGACAATAGGAAATAAAATGAACAAAGCTTTAATTATAATTGACATGCTTAATGACTTCATCATGGAAAACGGCGCTTTATACTGTGGCAAGGCAGCTTCGGATATAGTAGCACGGATACAGGATAAATTGGAGTTGGCAAGAAAGAATAACGAAGTAGTCGTCTTTCTGTGCGATGCCCATAAACCGTATGACAAAGAATTTCAACGTTTTCCAAAACATGCTGTAATAAATACAGTGGGCGCCCAAATAATTGATAGCCTTTCCCCGGTGGAAAGAGGCCGCGAGTATGTTATTAAGAAAACGCGTTATAGTGGTTTCTATAATACCAATTTGAATATGGTATTAAAATTAAATAATATAACACATGCGGAAGTTGTTGGTGTTTGTACTAACATCTGTGTTATGGAAACGGTAGGAGGACTATCCAACCGTGACATTACTACTTTTATTGATAGGTCGGCTGTTGCTGATTTTGACAAGGTTGCTGCAGACGCCGCTCTCCTGCGTATGCAGTGTATATACGGAACAGTCGTGGTTCCGTAGTTGTTTCTCCAATGATGGGCGGGGTGGGAGACTGCCCTGCTCATCTATTACGAGGACCATAATGAAAAAGATAAGCACTTTATCTGTTGTAGCTGGGACTAATAACTGTAACGCAAAGTGCCCATTTTGCGTAGCCAAAATGACTCCGGTTCAAGGACTTATAGACAATATAAATCAACGTAACTTGGACATCGCCTGTCGCTTGGCTGAAAAATCCGGCGCTGTAACCGCACTAATAACTGGTAAAGGTGAACCTACCTTATACCCAGATACCATCTCGTTCTACCTCACACACCTCTCCAAGTACTTTCCAATCCTTGAATTACAAACCAACGGTTTGATACTCCCAGACGATAAATATAATGAGTTTTTAAAAAGTTGGTATGATCTTGGCCTTACGACAATATCCTTGTCAGTTGTACACTATGAGGATGTGCGTAATAAAGAGGTTTATACTGGTAATAAAGACTACATTAATTTATCAGCATTAATAAATAAGTTGCATAAATATGGTTTTAGTGTTAGACTACGCGTTATAGCCATAAAAGGTTATGTAGATTCTCCACTTGAAATAGCACGTATGATTAAGTTTGCTAAGGATAATAATGTCGCACAATTAACCATAAGGCCCATGGTGGCTTATAGGTCTACCAGTAACAACAAAGTTCTAACCTGGGTTTTAATCCACGAGATTGGGCCTAACTGGGAACCTATTGTTACCAACACACTAAGTAAAATAAAAAATACATTCTTAATGGACCTTGTTCACGGCGGTAAAGTGTATGACATCTCTGGCCAGAATGTGTGTTTTAGCAACTGTTTAACTTTGCACCCTAACGACGTAGAATTACGTCAATTAATATATTTCCCTGACGGCAAGCTAACCTACGATTGGAGATACAAAGGAGCACGAATACTATGAATATGAAGCCGATAATAGTAAGTCTATTAGATAATGATGCGTATACCTTTTATATGTGTCAATTTATACTTAGTAGATTTAAAGGCACTATTGCTAAGTATAAATATAAATGTCGTAATGGTAATGGTTTTCCGGCAGGCCTTACAGACGAGAAAAAATACTTGTTTGTGTCAATGATGAATAGCCAGATAGACTCTTTATGTGAATTAAAGTTCAACGAGGCTGAAATCGCATTTTTACGTGGCACGGGCAAATTTAAGGAGGAATTCTTAGACTTTCTAAGGACGCTTACTTTGGACAGATCACATATCAAATGTACTTGTAGGGGTGGCGGCTTATACATTGAAATAGAAGGACCCATTGAGAAAGTAATATGGTATGAAACACCGATACTTGCTATAAATAGTGAATTGTATTATCGTTATTATGATGTCGCAATAGAAAAGTATGTTGGAAGCTATCAGGATAACTTTAAACTAGAACACAGATTTACATTAACAAATAGTGAGCGGCACACAAATAGTTTAAACGTGGCTAGGGAAAAGCTACAGGTTAAAATTAATGAGATACGCGAAGCATCGCTACCAGGTTTTAATATTGTAGACTTTGGTACAAGAAGACGGGCTACTTTAGGATGGCAAGACGAGGTACTAACCACCCTTAAAAAGGAAGTACCGTCTGTTTTAAAAGGTACCTCTAATTGTTACTTAGCTATGAAGCATGACTTACCAATTGTAGGGACGATGGCACATCAGCTGTTTCAAATGTATCAACAAATGGCCGGCGCTACTGATTGTCAAACCGTACTACTATCAGAATGGCAGAGAGAGTACGGCGACCAACTTCTTATTGCTTTAAGTGATATATTTGGTTTTGAGGCATTTCTAGCAGACTTTGTCAGCTTTGCTCAAGCTTACACTGGTACTAGACATGATAGTGCAAACCCATACATTTGGTGCGAAAAGCTGCTTGCTTTTTACAAAAAGTTAAATATTGTTGCAGGTAAAAAGACGGCCGTATTTAGTGATGGTTTAACTGTGACTACAGCTTTACAACTTTACGCTACATTCTATAAAAGAATAAACGTGGCCATTGCTATAGGCACTAATCTAACAAACGATACAGACGTCGGAGCACTACAAATTGTAATTAAACTTGTGGAGTTTAACCACGGCCCTGTAGCAAAGGTAAGTGACTCTCCAGGAAAAGGTATGTGTGAAAGTTACGATTATGAAGAATACATAAACTACATTGTAGCTCAAAAAGAAAGGAGATACAAACAATGGCTAGAAAACAAATAGCCCTCTTAGGCGGCGCGTTCGATCCTGTAACATTAGGCCATGTATTAGTGGCTAAAATGTTATTGCGTGTAGCAAACTTTGACAATGTGTGGTTTCTGCCGAGCTATCATTCATGGAATGATAAAAATATGCAGAGCCCTGAGCATCGTTTAAACATGTTGAAGTTAACCTGCGAAGACATCCATGATAGACGGCTAAATGTATGTTCTTATGAAATTAAAAACAAGATAGTAGCCCCAACAGCCACCGTCTTGGATCGTTTAACACCTTATCTGGAGGCCGATTTTTCATTTTGTATAGGCACAGATCAAGCAGATGATATTCAAACCTGGCATGAATGGGAGCGCTTAATAAGCCAGTACTCATTTGTAGTCATAGAGCGTCCTGGTAATCCATATGTGCCTGGTAGTTGGTATACTTCCTCACGACACCAGTTTATTAATAATACCTCATGTATTAGCAGTGTTTCCTCTACAGATGTTAGGAGATCAATTGCTGCCGACGGGGTATCCTATGATGTAACACAGTCAGTAATGAACTATATTAAAGATAATAAACTTTATATCTCTAATGAAGGAGCTAAGAAAATAAATGTTGGAAATTAATCAAAATTACCCTGTTATGTATACTAACATTCTGGCCGAAAGTATGGAATATGTACGTCGAAGTCGGCTGGAATCTTTAGTCGTAGGTGTATCAGGTGGGATAGATAGTGCGCTGGTTGCCGCATTGGCGAGAATCGTTTGTGATGAGACCGGTACCACGCTTATCGGGCGTAGTATACCCATTGTCACAAACAGAAGAAGTGAAGTGCTACGCGCCAGGGCTATTGGCAAATGCTTCTGTGATGAGTTTAAAGAAACCCACATGGATGACGCATATAATAACTTATATAAGAGTATAGCGGACGAGGACAGACATGATGTTAACACAAAAGCTGAGAAAATACGCCGCGGCAATATAAAAGCACGTATGCGGATGATACAGCTTTATGACTTGGCACACCTTAACAACGGCCTTGTCCTCTCAACCGATAACTACACAGAACTTTTACTTGGTTTTTGGACCATGCATGGTGATGTGGGTGACTATGGGATGATACAGAGTCTGTGGAAAACTGAGGTGTACGGCTTGTCTGATTGGCTCTGTAAAAAGTATACCATGAATGGTTATACAGACAAAGCAGAGGCCCTAAATGCCTGTATTTCCGCAGTGCCCACCGACGGGTTGGGGGTAACTGAGAGTGACTTTGATCAACTTGGGTTACGTCACTACACTGACATCGATAATGTGCTACTCAAGTACATTACAGAAGGTGTGGGTGGTGACGATGAGAACCCAGTCGTGCTTCGTTATGAGGGCACACATCACAAGAGAAACTCCCCTGTAAATATTCCACGTAATAGGATTCTGGGGATAATGTAAAGCAAGTTAACAGTCAAGAGGAGTTACTATGGGTTCTTTCAATGTTGCATGTTCAATTAGTAATGTAAGCATTGGCGCTGGCCAACGTGTAGCATTTATTCCGTTGGTAGCAAAGCGTTATTTGTCTAAAGATGATAAGCTACCAATACCCAATCAGATGCTCATTGAGCCCGACTCATTATTAACTCCTTTTTGTCTGCCAATCTTTGGTAAATACAATGACTATGGTTCAGTAGAACACATAGAAAAGGACGCAAATACCGCGGCCATTGAAGCATACATAGGTATGCCCATAGACTCCTTTGTTGACTGTGTTACTTGTGGTAGAGAGCCCCATGATTATTTCGGCGATTTATTTAAACATTTTGTCATCAATGGGACTCGTTGGGTAGTAAGAGACTACCGAGTTCATTTTGATGGTAAGTACCTGGAACAAGTGGGTTTTAAACGACTTGACATACCGGGAGAAGCCTGGTATGATTATATTTATGAGGACTTTCCTTACCTGGTTAAACTCATAGCTGGCTATGATCAACGACCTATTTATCCTAATAACGGACATCGTATTATGGGTATAGGCTTTGAAATATACGATCATACTGGAAGTGTGGTTTATACGGGCAGTCATTACGACGCAAAGTCGGCACTACCCAAAGCATTCTTAGCGCTTACTGGCTACTTTATTTATGTTAATAAAGAAGACCAAGAAAAAGTTAAGTTACTTAAAAATATGTCTGGTATGTTTATACATAGCGACATCTGGGACTATATGATAAACGTACAAGCACATCAGCATGAACAAATTAGTACATCTTTTGATGAGCTTAGTCAAAAGATAACAGCTTATGATAAAGGTGAGTATGATTACTATATGCATACTATGCCTTCTGTTGAAAAACAACTCAAAGAACATAACCTGTTGTGCGCAATACTTGAAAAGGATGAAGAATTTATACCACGCCAACCTGGAAGCGCACTTAAAATATCTCAACCATTCTTTGGAGATCCTATAACGTCGGTTATTACTGAAAACTATTTTCATAGATTCTTTAACAATTGGCCGTACTTTGCTCCAGTCTATCGCGCGGCAATAAAGGATGGCAGTATAAAGGAGCACTTCATGAATTATTGTAGCTTTTATTGGGAGATGTATTCCACCAATAGGTTTTTCTTTCCCGGCATGCATGGTGAGCAGTGTGGTAACACAGAAGCGTCGTTGCGTCTTGCAAGACAAACAGTTAAACTTTTAGAAGAAAGACAAACGGAGGAAAATGAATAAATCAAATAAGCCGTCTAACTGGACTAATTGTAAAAAATGCACCTGCCCAAAGTGCTCCAGCAGTAGAACCCAGAATAGAGAAAACGACGCTGGTGATTTTGAACACAGGTGCTTAGAGTGTAAAAATACCTGGGTAGTTGACGGGGTTGATTATTAATGTTTCTTGCTAAGGGTGGGGGTTTTATTTATGACAACATTTAAAAGTATTAAACTGAAAGTCCTGCCCTTACCAACATTCTTTTTATTTTATAAAAAATTGTTGGGTGAGCAAACCACACTAACTGAATGTGTTGAGCAGTTTTTCGGTTATGTACACGAGATCAGACCCATAATCGGGAGAGAAGGCCATTATTATGATAGAGTAAATAACTTTGCTTGGGTCGAGTTTGATAAAAAGGCCTTTGTGGATTTAACCCCAGAAAGCTTTGTCTACGAATTGAAGATGTTAAACCACACACCGTTGCCGGCAAAAGTAAAACAGGCAATTAAAGTATTGAAACATTACAACGCATGCCCTACTGATCTTAAAGAGCTTATCTACACAGATGAGTGTTTCTTAATGGGACAACAGGCGCATAAACATGCTATACTGGCCAGCATAAGGGTACAAAAACGTTTTAGAGAGGAGTTGACAAACGAGCTATGAAGTATTATAAGTATCCAAGAACGCCACATCTCCCTTGGAGCCCCGGCAAAACAAATGACGACAAAGTATTAAAAGATACCTCCCATTTTCTTGGAAAAGAAATAGTCATGTCATTGAAGATGGATGGCGAGGCAACAACTTTATATAGTAATCACATGCATGCCAGATCTATTGATTCTAAGGACCATCCATCAAGACACTGGTTAAAAGCCCTTCATAGTGCCATTAGAGGCTTAATACCCGCCTGCCATAGGGTATGTGGTGAGAACCTCTACGCACGTCACAGCATATCTTACAATGTGTTATTGAGCTATTTCCAGGTGTACTCCATATGGGATGAGAAGAATGAATGTCTACCTTGGGATATAACCACTGAGAAATGCAATCATATGGGTTTAATTACAGTGCCTGTTGTTTGGAGAGGTACAATAAATGATGATCTTAGCTCCATTTTACAGGCACTATTTGAACCTTACGAAAAAGAGCATGAAGGGTACGTAATACGTACTGCCGACTCTTTTCCATATGATGAATTTGGTACACACATTGCTAAGTATGTAAGAAAAAATCATGTACAGACCGACGAACACTGGTTGAATCAATCAGTAGTTAAGAACAAACTTAAACTGTGAGGCACTGCTAACATGTCCAGCAAAAAGCTTAATGTGGTTGTGTACACACTACTATACGGTGACTTACATGAGGCACCACTCAGTGTACTTGGTGAACACTGTCCAAGCGACGAAGTATACCGATCTTTAGATGAGGAGCAGAAGCTACGACTACATGCCGCGGCGACGCTACAAAAACGTTTTGATGAAGTAATAACAAAAAATTATTAAAATAGGAAAGAAACATTAATATGAGGCCAAGAAAAGGAAGCCCGGCTGAAAAGTTAGGTATAAAATTTACTGGTAATCCAGATGCATTAGATCGGCCGAAGAGAAGGGTTACATATGACATACTTGAAAGGCCCGGAAAATATATTGTAGGACCGTTGTCCGATAAAGGAGATAAGTAGCCATGCCAATTTATGAGTACCTATGTGAATCTTGTGGCAAAAGATTCGAAGCAACAAGAAGTATTAAAGAGTCCAGTACTATGATAGGTTGTCCTAGCTGTGATGGTATAGGTAAAAAGATACCTTCTTTATCAACGTTTCACCTTAAGGGTGGAGGCTGGTATAAGGATTCTTATTCTGGGAAGAGTTGTAGTCTTGATAAAAAGAAAGGGTGAGGTTAATTTCTATTCAAGAGTTGCTTGAAAGGAGGCGGTGTATGTGTACAGTAATAGTAGCTTGGATCAATGCCAAGTACAACGCAGGTTACAACTATTTGTTTATTGGTACGGTGATTATAGATATCAGTATATCTCAAGTCATCATAGCCGTTTTAGATAATCTATAAGAATTAAAAGTATTATACCCTCATTTTATAAAGAGTAACTAGGGGGGCCGCAAACTCCCTAGTTATCCATCCTCTAATTAGCTAGTAGCCTAGCTTTCTTATGTCTACAATTCTTCTTTACGTAATCAATAGAACACAATTGATACAAAGAACACTCTGTTGACTGTGTGTCCAACCGGTTTTCACAGTTCTGGCAAACTTCTTCCCGGATTTTCCGCAGGTCATCCACTAGCTTACTAGAGCCTCTGAAGCTTGTGGCCAATTCCTACCACACTCAATCCTAGTCCCGCATCCATCACCGCCTTGGCTGCCGTATGGCTACCCATCAAGTCAACTACTACACTTCCGATAATCAAGAAACCGCCTGTTATTGTTTTCCAGTTTGTTCCAAGTAGTTTTTCCAACCAAGTTGTTACATTCACTTTAACTTCATTTAGGTCATTAAGTACCATAATACTTGTACCTCCATAGTAATTAGTATTAGTTGTAATCATTAGTTGTACTACCTTTTACATATTACATATTTTTTTATTTGCCCGCCGCCGCCTCTAATGAACCGGCCTAAATAAGTGTCATGGGGATCGCCCGTATTTACGATATACAACTTAAAATGTTCGGTGTTCCTTCTGTTATTTCTATTGTATGTTCAAAGTGGGCAGAGTAGTTTCCTGAAGTGGCAGATATTGTCCAGCCATTAGCCTCTCTAAATACCCTACAATCAGGACCTTCTATGAGCATAGGTTCTATGGCTAGCACCATACCTGCTTTTAGTATAGCACCTTTATTGCTTTTTCCATAATTTGGAATCTGTGGGCGTTCATGAAGCTCTTTACCTACTGCGTGGCCAACGAATTCACGCACCACTGAGTAGCCTTTACTTTCAGCATGCGTTTGTATGGCATTCGATATATCTCCTACACGATTACCAGCTAGTGCTTTTTCAATCCCTTTGTATAGGCATTCTTTGGTTGTGTCTATTAACCGTTGATTTTGTTTTGTTACAGCACCAACAGGCAGTGTAACTGCAGCATCACCATAAAAGTAGTCTTTAAGTATACCAAAATCTACACTAAGTATGTCACCGTCTTTAAGTATGTTCTTAGACGGAAAACCGTGCACCACATGGTTATTGACAGAGGCACAAATGGCGTATGGGTAGCCTTTGTAGTTTTTAAATCCGGCAAGGGCGTTACTGGTAGTAGCTAGCTCATTAGCCACCTGCTCTAAATAATCTGTTGTTATACCAGGAACCACCAAAGTTTTTAAATTACTTAGGAAATTGGCTACTATTTTACAACTAATTTTTATTTTCTCTATTTGTGTAGGTGTTTTTAATATTATCATAACGTATCAGTAACTTCAACTAATCTCGGTATAGCAGAAAGTAACACGCTAGAACCTATATAAAGTACGCCATCGATAGTACTTGAATACATCGACTCGCCCAAACCTAGCTGAGTACCAACTGTGCTGTTAAGTTCCTCGTTGGATAACTCACCCTCATAACTATACACATAGGGGATACCCCCAAAATAATCTTGCTTAATTGTTGCCATCTTTATTTCTCCTTTGTTAATTAACTCCAGTATTGCACTACAGCAGTAGTTGCACCATCATTAGGAAAGGTGTATATTAAAGTAGCCGAGATGGGTTGAATATCTACTTCTTTTGCTACACTACCACACTCAAATGTTGGATAAACTGCTAGATTACTTTCTATCGGTACCCCTACAAGAGCAACGGCTCTATTGTAAAGTAGTACACCAGCACCTTCCTCATTGTAGTAAGATACTTCTGACTCAGCGGTGATAGAACAAGTAAGGTAGTCTGTAGGTGTCATAGTTTCTGCACATGCGACTCTTTCTGTTTTAGCATTAGTACTGGGTAAACTAATAGACTTAATTTCTACACCATTCTTATATAAGACTGCTGTTATTGTTGAAGTAGACGTTTCGCCCACAACAAGCATAACATCTATGATATCGATATCATCTGCGGGGTACCATTGTGAAGTACCAACTAAAGATTGGAGGTCTCCAGGCTGACTCACAATCGCTTGGAGTACAGGTCTTCCAAATGACACTGCATCCTCGTCCTCCACCGCTTTAATGTTAGCAGTCAATACTTGACTATTAAATAATGAGGAATAGCTAACCATCAGACTTGTCTCCTTAAGTATATTTTAACTAAAAGTAATAAAACAAAGGGGGCAAAGCGCCCCCTCTTATTTTACTATTTACTTATTCTACAATTCGCCAACCATAGGTGTCATTATAGTAAACCAACTCAAACGAAGCATTGTCAACATCTATTAATAGATCTTGAGCAAGGCCCATAATCGGTTTACCATTCCTATCGATTGTTACATTAACGGTACTACAGTTTCCGCCGCCGTCAAAAATAGATACGGTTTCTCCAAATACTGGGGAGGCGGGTAGTTTAATAGCATAAGCAGCAACCGCTTGGGTATTTACAACAATTCTATCATACGGTAATGCTGTATAATTAGCCAGCTTTTCAACCCAAACTTTAAGTCCACCTGTAGCCGCATAAGTTGAATTCCACTCTACATTGACCCAATCATCTGAGTAAGTATCAAAAGTAAAAGTAACTTGTAGTACACCAGCAGTTACAGCAGCTGTGTAGTAATCTACTGAGTCTTTACTCTTAACACCATTGTAGTAAACTTCAATATCGGCCGGAACGGTAGCAAAGTCACCGTCATATTCCCACACACCGCTGTTATAAGTCATATCAACATCGGCATGCTGAATACTGGCAGCACCGCTGATTGTAACTATTTTACCGACACTATCAACTGTAACGTTAAGACCACCAGCCGCTTGGAAAGTTAAAGTATCACCAGAACTTTCAGCTTCAGCAATGTTAACACCATCAGTCATGTAAAGAAAAGACTTACCACCACCAGAAACTGTGGTATCAATCTTGTCTGATAAAAATTCACCTGTGTACTTGTAAATCTCGCCCCAAAGAGGTCCTGTATAACCTAAACCGGTAGGGTCTGCATCAAAATATACTGTACCAGCTGAAGCATCGTATTCCCAGTTAAAAGCTGTCTCTGAAGCTAAAATCTCAGAAGAGTAATTAGGCCCTGTACCAGCCCCGTTATCAGCGAATACACGGAGTTTATACTGAGTTTCCGCATAACGCATCCACATATCTATACGGATGGCACCTCTTGCTGAGTGGCCTGTTTCAATACAGTCACTTTCGTAACCTACCCAAGCCTTATTACCATTTACAGTAGGATCTGCTGTAAGTTTTATTGTGTGTTTCTCAACTAAACCAGCTGCGATACCATCGGCCACCAAAGGTCCATAAGTGGCAACAACATCTATAGCTGGAATCTGATTAGCGAGTATCTGATGAGGGTTCTTTAAAGCAAATGATTCGTTAGACGCACCTTTGGCGGTTGACGTGAACCCTACATTACTCAGATGCTTGCTTTGAATACTTTCTCTATAAGTATCTGAAAAAGCCATAATTAATCTCCTTTATAATGTAGGATTAAAAGTAATCTGAGTCAATGCCGCAGGATTGCCGTTAGCAAATTTAATACGCATAACGATCCTATTACCATAACTAGAAGAGCTGGTGGTACCAAAACTAAAGGCCACTGTGCTTCCAGAAGAGCCCGCACCTAAACAGCCATTACCAGCGTATGTCTGCTGATCAATAGCTAAGTCCTGCCAAACACTAGTATTTCCATTACCGTAGTCTGTACAATTAGGCAGCCGCAACTGAACTTCAACATCGGCGCCCTGAATTGTTGTTAACGCGTTAGCCCAACCAGCGAATGTAATTGTACCTTGATTAAAAGCACCAGTAGAAATAAAAACTCTGTAGTAATAACAATCCCCAGCCACAGCTGAATAGTTAGGACCAGCCGGTAAGAATAGTGAGTGGTTTATAGATGGGTAATCTAATGTACCATTGTAAGTCTCTAAATGACCACCAGCACTTATATCGGTAGCCTCTACCCAAGCACTATCTGTTGCCGGAGTGTCTCCCAAGGTTATGTCAGTAAAGTCCTCTGTACCAAGGAATCGTTTATCTTCGTCATCAAAGTACTCGATAGTATTTGTGCTTGTAGTACCGTAGGTGTCAATTCTAAATGTACCAGCAGCAGAACTAGCTGAGGTAGCACTAGTAAACACGTTCCAATAAGTAGCAGTAGCACGTGCATCTAAATCTCTAAAATTACCTGCGCCTACTGTTATTGATGAGTTATAGGTTCCTATTGTGTCTGTTATAGCCAAAGGTTCCGTTAAGCTCAAATTGGTAAGTGTAGGTGTCTGACTTGACGCATTAAACTCACTCAGATTAAGTCTAAGGGGGCTTGTAACATACCCTCTGTCAAATAAATCTTCAGAGTCTGTAACACTGATATTAAACGTAGATCCTGTGTTGTAATAAGGCACACCACTTAAATACTTATTTGATGGTGTATTTGCTGTTACTGTTGGTGCTGGCGCTGCTATAACTTGGTCAGTTGTATCAACCCAAAAACTGGCGTAAGTATATGAGGCCGTACCACCTACAGTGTGTTGAACTATTATTTGTCCTACATAACCAACGGCCAACGTAAGTGTAGCACTCATGCTAGCCATCTGGTAAGGCGGCCAAAAACTAGAATAGCCATCTACAGTGGTGTTCATACAACGTCTATTTGTAAGGTTAATTATATTTGTGCCAACATTTGTAGCTGTGTGATTAGGGTTCGATCCCACATCTGCTTCAGTTTCTTCTAAAACACAACCGTCTGCCACGAAAGCAGCAGCAAGATCCAACGTACCAACAACAGCGCCATCTTTAACTATTTGAAGTGTACCAGTATCGGCAGGGTAAAATCCTCCGGCTATACTAATAACCATGGTGTTATCATCAGTAAATCTTACTGTAGTTCCAGCTGTTACTGTAGCTGTATTATCAGTATACTCATCACTAGGAGCGCCGCTACTAACTTTCGCTGTTTGATCTATATCAGCTATAGCAAAAGCCACTGTACCGGGCCTTGTTGTATACTGTGAGGTCTCTCCAACATAATTAGGTCTCTTGGGAATTAAAAAAGACATATTCCGAAGGTCTGTGTTAGGAGTGTCATTCCAATTATCTTCGCCAACAACTAAATTCATCATTCTACGAAGGTAATTCAAGTCATCCTCTAAGTTTTCATGGTTGTGTCTTCTACCGGAAACACCGGCAACTGTAGCACTTGGGGTTGGGCTTACTGTAGCGTTGGTACCAGATACCGCAGTAATCTCATAAACACCGGCGGCATCGCCGGAGTCAATAACCAAGTAGTTACCTACCTCATTTCCTGTAAAAGAAGATACATCCGCAATTGTAGGCGAACCTGATGTAACCGTAAAGGTAGCTGATGCATAGTCACGGCCGCAACTTTCAGCGTACTGCTGAAGCATTGCGTCGTGAAATGTACGAGTACCTCTAATTTTGTCAAACTGTTCCATTAGGCTGCGTGACATTATTAATCTCCTTTATTAAATTATTAACACGTTAAAAAACTAAAAGCTTGTAGCTAGAAAAACTTTAACTCCATGACATCGTGCCCGGATGTCGATAAATAGAACTAAACTTAATTCTATCACTCTATATATATAGATAGGATAGTTAATTATGCAATAAAAAACCCCACTTAATAGTTAATTAAGTAGGGTTTTAATCTAGGCTCTTGTAAGAATACAGCCTGTATCATCTATCCTAAAGGACTCAAAGTAAACTTTACCTGATTTTACTAAGTTCCTTACATTTTTTTGTGCTCTACTCAATTTAGATTTACCTGTTTTTATTTCAATAAAAATAATTTCATTATCGTTAATAAGTAAACCGTCTATCTCTCTTCCGATAAAAATAAAATTTTCTGCCGCATAGGGCCAGGCGTTCGTAAAAGGGGCTAGGTTTTCACCTATTTTTCCCAGGCGCACTTCAGAGCTTTTCTTTTGACTTAACACAACATCATACTTATTACGCCAATCCTTAGTTTCTTTTTTAGCAACCAAATACTTTTTTAGACACAGCACCATTGCAACTGTACATATAACAATTATAAGTATGTCTGGCATATTAATCCTTAATATCCTCTGCAGGGGGTTTATAGTCTACGCGCTTTTGGTATACTCCTTCAAGTTCCCGTGCTAAAGCTTCCCTTATTTTCTTTAAATTCCCCAATTTTGTATTTACATTATCTAGTTGACTTCTATCCAACAAGCCATTTATAGTTTGTTCCAACACAACGGCGGGCTCAAAATGCCCTGACTGGACCAGAGACCTACTGGTAGCTTCTACCCTGTCACATATAAGTAGTACGGCCGCCTCTATGGACTTAGGTTTACTACATGGATACCTAAAATCATTTGGATCAGCATCTTTACCTGCCCTATCATAAAAGTAAGTAGCCACGTCATTGCCATGATGTTGACTTATAACCTCTATGATACTCCTTGTGAACTTTGGATCTCCTATAAGTATGTTTACTGAGTCCGCAACATGCCTTGTTATAATCTGTGTACTTATCCATGGGTCTAAGCTATCATGGGGATTCTCATTATCCAACTGATTTTCTGAGAACATTGTTGGATTAACGCATTTACCTATATCGTGATAAACAGCACATACCTTCATAAATTGTATGTCTAATCCTAATTCAGCACTTACTGCTTCTACCATAGAAGCCACTGCTTGACTGTGCTTAAAAGTACCGGGGCACTTAGTCTTAAACCACTTGGCTAGTGGATAGGAAGAATCTAGTAGTTCAGCTAGCTCAGTTTCTTGACTTGGGATAGCTATGTTATTACTACTTTCGTCGTTCATTATTAAACTCCTTGAATGTCATTACCAAAAAGTTGCTTTCTAGCGTCTACTTTAGACAGGCGTAGCTTCTCAACACTATCAATTTTATTTTGATCTATCGTACCGTCTCCAAAGGCCATACCTTCAGGGTCATCCCTATAATCCCAAATACCTCCTAAAGTCACCTCGCCAGTTTTATCATTGATAATAACTTCTAATGCTAAACCTAAGGGATGGAAGAATAATCTATTGGCTTCTTGTAAAAACCCCAACTCTCTAAATTCTTTTATACTAATACGTTTAATTTCCATAATGTATCTCCAATATTTTATACACAAAGTCAGTGTAAGTCTTTATTAAAATTGTTTCTAGTAAAAATTTATTTTACATCAGGGCACGCTAATAATTAAACATCCTAGTACAGTTATCCCCGTACCAATAAAAACACGGTTGCTTATTATTAGCACTTGACCCACTAAAATAAGTAATAGGCCAATTTTTATTTTTAGCATTTAACCCTATTTTTTATAATTACCTTTACCTGGTATTACATTTCTAACCCCACCGATTGGGTCGTCTACATCACCTGCCCGGCGTGGTATCAGGTGGCAGTGCGCGTGCATTATCGTCTGGCCGGCAGACTCACCACAATTCCAGCCAACATTAAACCCTGTTATAGTAGGGTCTTCACGTAGCATGTCATCTTTTAATATAGTACAGACACTGTATATGTCATCCAACTCTTCACGACTTAAATCCCAATAAGTTTTTTTATGTGTAAAAGGGATGATTAGTTTATGTCCTTTTGTTACGGCATAAGCATCGTCTATGGCGTAGGCTGTTATTAATTCAAAGACAACTCTTCCTTCAAAAAACTTCTGGTCACAAAATAAACACATAATTAAACCTCCAAACTTTTTATGGGTTCCCCTAAGGTTACCTCTTCATACAAATTACTCAAAATCTTTCTAGGTATTTTATAACCCAGCGTTATGTAGCCATCATTGGGGACCTCTATTAAAGGGGTCTCCCTTTCTGCTGTGTAGTCCTCTACAAGAACTATGAGGGCCTGTAAATTTTTAAAAACAAACAATTTTCTATCATTAATAAAGAAGTATATAAATATTCTACTCCCCTTTTCCCAAGCCTGCCATGGTCCTCCCGGAGAACGGTCATAGTACTTACTGTATCTCTCTATAAAAAAATTGGGTGTTTTATTTATACTATACGTATCTGTCTTAACCTCAGTTGGGGTATTACTCTTTTTATATATAAAGTCTGAAGCGTAGCTTTTAACAAACCAATCAAAGTCATTTGGGTAGGTGTCTTTAATAAGTTGCTCACCTTTATTACCAACCGCTAGTTGTTTATTCCATTGATACATTTTATCCTCCAAATAAATCCACTGTTAGTTTTTTTATTGGGTAGTTGGTTATTAAAACTTCTTCTACTTTCCCCCTTTTTGCAGCGTCACTATTAATACATCTACTAACATCTATAGTATTAACAGTATACTCTTTATACAAATCCTGTATAAAGGAGGTGCTTGCATTAGACAGTAGCCACTTAATCTCGCGTCTATTTAATTCATCACACAAGTTCTTTACAAACTGTTGGTCCTTCTGATTAAAGTCATCCTTATTGTAGCCTGTGAATGAGTTACTATCTAGTATATCATACGGAGGGTCCATATAAACAAAGTCACCACTCTTAACATAGTCTAATATTTTACTGAAATGTGCACGTTCAATGTGTGTATCTTTAAGACTTTCAGCACACTCCATTAATAAAAACTTATCATTGATAGTAGGGCCATTTCTAAAACCAAAGGGAACATTAAAGTAGCCCTTGGAGTTTACCCTATGTAAACCATTAAAGCAAGTTTTATTTAAGAATAAAAATCTAGACGCACGTTCTACGTCACTTGTATCCTTGTATTCCTTACACTGATCTTGTTCTCTAATATAGTAAAAGTACTCTTCATGATTTATATGCTGCTCTAATGAGTCCAGTAGCTCATCTGTGTGGTCTCTTAGTACTGTATAGAAATTAATTAGTTCTTCATTACAGTCTATAAGTATAGCGTTTTTTGGTCGTAAATGAAAAAAGAGGGAGGCCCCTCCTGCAAAATTCTCTATGTATCTATTATAAGCGGTGGGCATATAGCTAGTTAAATCTTTTAATAACTTACCTTTCCCGCCAGCCCACCTTAATGGGGACTTAGCCATACTAATCACCTTTAAACCGATTTAGTTTTATTAAAGTGCTTTTCTTCTAAGTCAAAAACGTTTTTAATCCTAAACTTAGCTACATCTACCCAGTGTGGGTCTTTATCGTACCCTATAAAGGCCCTATTGTTTTTTCTACATGCCATACCCGTACTTCCCGAGCCACAGTAGATGTCTAAAACCACTTGTTCTGGACTATTAGTTACTAACTTTATTAAAAAGCACATCAACGACACTGGTTTAAGTGTTTCATGTTCATTCTCTATTTTACCATTAATAGTTCTCTCGTCTCTTGTTGGGCGAGGACAATAAATAACGTTGGTAGCAATACTGCCCCTAGCATCAGGTACCCAGCCTTTCTGTTTCATACCACCAAAAGTATTACTTTTAATGTCTGACTGTACATGTTTTTTACCAGTGTCTTCAAATTTCTTTATAATGGATGTGTGGTCTCCTTTATAAACCATGCGTGTATCATTTATATTAAACAAGTTGGTTCTATAGTTTTTCCAGTTTTGTTCTTCTGTGCCTTCAAGCTTTTTTCTATACACAAAAACTGGGTTGTATACATTACGTATACGACTTCTGAATGCCTCGTCATCAGTTTTAAAACCCTTCGGATGGGTCCCCTGATAGCACCATATGATAATGTCTCTAAAATCAAAATCTGTTTTTGACATTATATCAAAAGTGTTTGCCATCATGGATGGTTGTCCAAAAAACAGTAGATAACCTCCTGGCTTTAATACACGATAGCACTCCGCCCACACCTCCTTTGTAGGAAGCAGACTATCCCAGTCTTTATTTATATTAACACCAAAGGGCGGGTCACACACGATAGCGTGAATGGAATTAGCTGCTTGTCCTTTTATTAGCTCCTCACAGGCGCCCTCTAATACAGAGTACTGTGCCCCTGTTCCTGTATATATGTTAGACCTTGGACGTCCTTTTTCCGGCCTAACCTTACAATCAAAAATGTCATAAATCATTGCAAATCACCTATCTAATGTATGTCTTATTAATGCCGATAAATCAGTTAATGTAAAGGGTTTATTTAAGTATCCTAAAGCACCCATAGCCTTTGTTTCACCTATAGGCCCAGCGGCAGAGTAGCCACTAGCAATTATTACTTTAGCTTTAGGATCGTAGGCCAGCAGCTTTTTTAAACAGACGATACCACCCATACCGGGCATATTAAGATCTAATACTACCAGGTCTACTTTAGTTCCTTTGGTGTAGACAGCTAAAGCCTCCTCACCATTTTTAGCTACTATAACATTATAACCTTGTACTGTCAAGTAGTTTTCAGTTAAGCTTGTTAAAGACTCTTCGTCATCGACTACAAGTATAGTCTCATTACCCCCAGTCTCTTCTGTTACAACAATTACTGGTGGTACGTGTTTTATAACCGCGGTACTATCTGCAGGCAGATAGATACAAAAAGTTGTTCCCTGCCCAACCACACTATCACATGTTATGTAGCCGTCATGATTTTTTACAATGCCGTATACTACATATAAGCCTAAACCAGAACCACCCGTAGTTTGTTTTTTAGTGGTAAAGAACGGATTAAAAATCTTGCTTATATTTTCTTGAGGGATACCACAACCAGTATCACGCATTTTAAGTACAACATAATCCCCCTCTTTAAACTCTATGTGACCGGCACCTACGTACTTATTACAAGTGCTTATGTCAAGCTCACCGCCATTGGGCATGGCATGCATAGCATTTAATGCTAGGTTCATTATTACTTGTTCCATCTGCCCAATATCCGCTCTAATAGGGGCCAAGTCTTTAGCTAAAAAGTAGGTGATATTTATCATCTTAGGCATAGTCCTTTGCATAAGACTTACGGTACTCTCTATCGAATTATTTAAGCTAATTGGCTCTTTAAAACTCTTTTCTTTTTCAGAAAAGTACTTAAGCTGCCCTGTTAACCTGGCACCCTTATTAGCAGCCTCTACTACAGCCTGCATGTACTCTTTTTTTGGTACTATTTCCTTTTGTAAGTCTAACATAATTAAATCAGAGTACCCTAAGATAATCTGTAATATGTTATTAAAGTCGTGTGATAGCCCACCAGACAGTGTGCCTATGGCCTCCATCTTCTGGGCCTCACGTAATTGCTTTTCTAAACGCAATGTTTTAACTACATTACGCTTTCGCTGTATTATACGCCAAACATTGTCTGCTAGTGTAGTTAACTGGTCAACATCTTTACTACTGTACTCCCCCTGATGCTTATTGCCTACACCAAATATGGCCACTATCTTATTACCATCGAAAACTGGTACATTCATATGATTAGTCACAGGTACATGACCTTCAGGCAACCCACGCTTATGTGTGTAATTTGGATAGTCATTTATAAAAACAGCTTCTCGTTGTCTTAAGCAATCCGCCCATACACCACACTTGTCTAAATTATAAGTAACGTTTAGTTTCTCTGACTGAGCGCACCCCTTCATGGCCACACCATTATACGCCACTTGGGTTATTTTATCTTCATCTTTATTAACTAAACTAACGTAACTTATGGAACTGTCACACAGCTTTGAGATACTATCAGCTACAAACGCAAATATGGTTGATTCATCACGTTCTTCCATTTGACTAAGTTCTAATAATATTTCTTTACGTTGGTTCGATAGTTTAATTTCCTCTTCAGCATGTTTACGTTCAGATATATCAGTGATAACACAGTGTGTCTGTTTAAAATTACCCACATCGTCGTAACCAACTCTGCCACTTACACTAACGCATACTAACGCACCATCAGATTTTTTTAATACAAGCTCTATACCAGAAAGATAGCCAAGCTCTTTAAGTTTAGGTAAAAGGGCGTGTAACTGCTCATGATACCGTTCGTCAACAAAAGAGCACACACCACGCCCTTGTATCTCTTCTTTTTTGTAGCCTAATAGTTCCAGCCAAGCTTTATTAACATCTAGTATTTTACCCTGCATATCTAATGACTGATAAGCTAGTGGAGCGTTCATAAACAAGTCTTTATACTTTTTCTCATTCTCTAAAAGACGGGATGAGGACTGTCGTAATTCCACCTGCCTTAACTCGTTAGACCGTAGTGCTAAAAAAATACCTAATAAACCAACTACATAAACTATGGCATGGCTATAAACATCAGTTACAGTTTTAGAATCCGCCAGCTCATGTATACGATCCATAGGGATACTTATACTTAAAATACCTACTAGATCGCCGGATTTAAAGCTGGTATGGCAGTTTTTACACCCGTCTACAGCGTAAATTGTATGCATATAATTAAAGGTATTCTCATCTGTAAAGTAACTTTCTGTTTTTGATTTTTCCTGTATATCTTTTAGTAGTGTTTCTTCCCAAGGTTCTAGTAGGCCTCTGCCTATATCTGTATTAAAACCTATAACACGCGATTTACTAGCAACCATACGTGTGTCTACTGCTCTACTCACTGACTCTAGATTCTTCACAGTACTATATGAGTAACGCATAAGGGTGTTTGAATTAAGAAGCGCTGTATCAGCGTCTAGACACTTTTTTACGTAAGTATGGTCTTTATTGCTATTATCTTTAGCAAAAGCGCCGAGCAGACTACCGTAGTTTGTTACCCAAGATCTAAGTAATAAATCTTTTTCAAAGATGTTTTGTGCCTCTACCAGCGCTGTGCGTTCTACTATACCGTGTATTCTAGCATGATTATAAATTAATGAGGTTGATATTAAAGCAGTCCAGGTAAAAAATATTACGGAGTATGCTGTTGTGTTAAGTTTACCACCAAATTTGGTTATAAACAGAAGTATCGTTGCTATAATAATAATAAAAAGTATACTATAAGGAACAACAGTTTTTAGATTATAAATATTTATTGTTTCTGTTTGTTTAGCTGCTTTTAAAAACCAATTACGTAATGAACTATTGTATGGTGATGTTTCTACATCCACCCATTGTTGCATATAACTATCTATGGTAGTAAGGACATCAAGATTAGTATCTTTAAGTGTTGTAAATGATGTGACAGAGGGCGCAAAAAATAAACTAGTTCTTTTTATATCACGTGTATTTAGTACAGGGCTAATAATTAGATTATTTGCAACTATAAAGTCTACAGCATGTGTAGCCATAGCTTTAAATAATTCAGCATTATTTGGATACTCCACTAGTAATGGTGATATACCATAGCTGTGGCAGTAGTCTAAAAAGGCCTGTGTGATAACAGCTCCTTTTATAGAGCCTACTTTTCTGCCTTTTATATCAGCAAAAGTGTCTATGTTTATATTATTATGTGTATAAATTGTGCCCCAAAAGGATAGCACAGGCACTTTTGAAAAAGAAAATTCTTGCTCAAGAGCGGCTGTTTTAACTACGGAAGGTAAAAGTTGTATCTTACCTACTCTTAATTCGTCTAAACACTCTGAAAAATTACATTCTTTGTATAGTATAGTCCAATTTTCTAATTTAGCCACAGAATTAAGTACATCTATATATAATCCCTGCGCTTTACCATCCTCATAAAATGTGATTGGTTTGTTATCAAAAACACCAACTACTAATTCTTTAGCTGGTACTAATTGGGCTAACAAAATAAATATAATAGTGAGTGTAAGGACTTTTATCTTCATAGTAGTACCTCTGTACTGTGGGGGCTATTGCCTTATAGACGCAAGCCCCCACGATAAACCAATTAGTTTTTACAGGTATTAAATATTCTTTTTAATAGACAAAGCAGTTTACTTAACCAGCTTGTACTATCTCCAGTGCGCCGGGGGCATTTGGCGCAATAAAATCTAAAGGGACTGCAGTCACAACGCTCATGTCACTCTCGTTGCCGACCGCATCATAAGCAGTTACACCAAGATTAAAGATACCTTCTTCTCCCGCAGCCACTGTAGATAAGTCTACCTCCATCTTCATATTAAGATTAATTGAAGGTGAGTCATAAGTTAATTCTGCTGGTGCTTCTATAAAGTATAGTTTGTAACCAGCCACGTCCACACTACTAGAACCTGGGAATTTTAAAGTTTTACTTACAATTTTTGCCATTTTAGTTTCCTCCTAAGTTTATTGGATTGTTATTGCTCCAGCGCCAGCTATCCAGCCGGAGAGTAGTTTTGGTGCAGAGACCCAATCTACCATGTTATCTGCTTTTAAATCTACTCTATATAGACCTGTGACAGGTAATAGTATAGTTACTGTATTTATAGCTACTGTAGATGTTACACGATAAACCTTTTTATTAATGTCATACAGTCTATATGTATATGACGTAGCACCAGTCACTGGGGGCCAAGATATCACTATGGCTTTATCTGTTGTGCCTACATATAGGTTACCTCCTAAAAGTTGAGCATCTGGGAAATTTATTGTTATAGTATTAGGGTCTATTGCACCACTAAGTACAGGTGGTTCTATTACAGGTACAGCTGCGGCCGCAATAGACACAACAAGCTCATTGGAATAGTCGCTCTCAAAATTATCGGCATCATAGGCAGTTGCCGCAAAATATTTTGTGACACCATCAGGTAAATCAGTTACTGTGTAAGTTACCTTACCATCTACGGTTGCTGGTAAACCAACATCTATGACCACGTTGTAAGTACGAGACTCACTACCATAATGGATTTTATATCCGGCCAGCTTATCGTCAGTATTAGGTGTCCAAGTAAAAGTTAGATCTGCCGCATACAAGGTACTGCTTATACTGAGTAAACATAAAAATAAAATTAATGCGGTGCTTTTAATAAAACAGCTCATTATTTATAACCCCAAGTCATTGTATATGTCATCTATATTATGAATTATTTTATAAGGTATATTTAGTTTATTATATGTATTTAGTATATTAGTATTTACCTCACTTCTAAATTTAGGGTCCAAATCACGTACACCATCAGCTAACTGAAAGTTAAACATATCCATATTTGGTATATAAATAGTCTTATATAAATTTAGTATATGGTCCTTTATTACACCTTCATAGGCTGACATTGTAGAATTGCTGCCATGTATAGTAAGATCGTAACAATAAGCGTCCATTACAGACCTATCAGCAATAACAAAATCAACCTTATCTTGTAATTCTAATTCCTCAGTTATTTGTTTACATGTTAACCATCTTGGAGTATGGGAACCTGCCCCCTTATTTATAATAAAGGGGCATTTCCGAGCTAACTCGTCGAGGACCACAGCATTTTTACCGGCCAATTTCATTTTAGTACAAAGACTATACGCTATGGTGCTTTTTCCAGAGTTTTTTAATACTGTACCATCTGCATGGAGAAATAAATTATTACCGTCAAGAGTAAATCCATAATAAGTGCCAATACCAAGAGGGGTTACATTACGTATGCCCACTCTTGATGTTGTTCTTTGAGGATTTTTTACCTGTACCGCCTTTTTATGTGCAAGTTTACATGGTATTATATCTATACCTCTTGTTAAATTTACCCTATAATAATATCCCTCTTTACCATTATTTGTGCAAACACATTTTACTTTTTTTATTGTTGTGTGTATACCGCAACTTCTAGAAATATAAAATAAATCATAGGCTAGTTGTTTAGACTTTAATTTTACTTCATATCTACCTTTACTACGTTGATCTAAGTGTCCATCGGCATCCAGTATACCGGCTATAATGGATAAACGTTGTTCTATACTTGCATTAAAATAATCTAAGGGTATATGTTTATTATTAATTAAATTATATTTCTGTAAATCAACTAAAAAACTATTCCCTTTACCTCTAACATTAGTTATTCCATAAGTATACTTAGTATTACCAACGTGTTTAAAAAACAAATTTCTGCTTTCAGCGAAACACTTAAATGTATTTAATATAATTTCATCTGTATTAGTTAATCTTGTTCCTGCTGAATGCCCATCACCAAGCCAAACACCCAGTATATATGGCGGTATTGCTAAGGTACTACTTACTGCTCTTTTAATAACAGCATTAAACTTACAAAGAATTCTTTGTTTTTGTTTACCTAATTTTAAATAATTTTTTACTGTTATTATACGTATATCACCTAATTGTTGCTTTTTTAGTGATCTTTTTGTAGCCCCACTTTTACGAGATTGTGAGTATTGTAATACTAACTCGTGACTTGTATTATAAATATGTTTTATTCCATCAATATATTCAAATTCATAAAGATCTTCCCTACCGTCTTTAAGTTCCAACACTCTTCTTGGGGTAGAGTCATCCCCCATTAAAACATCACCAACTACTATAAGTTCGACTGGTTTTATGGTACCATCATACATTCTAACTAAGGTGCCTTTACCAAAACAACCATGCGTGCCGCTAATAGCTATAATTTTCTTCATACTACATCCATACCCCAGACATATCCAAAGAGCGGCCTACCGGATTAGCAATCTGAATAAGCTTTCTTAAATTACAAGAAAAGGAGTTGCCGTAACTTCCATTTTGAAGCTTTGTAATAAAATGTGTAGATTCTGGATAGCGTTCAATATATAGTGCTAGCAAATCACCCATAAATTCTTCGCTATTTAAATTAGTAAACATTTCATTACAGGCTGTAAAATCCTCATCTTCAAATCCCCAAAAGCTGCCGTCAACAATGGCGTAGTCATGTACAATATCATCTTGTGTACGTCTTACACATACTACTAGAACATCTAAAGTAAGGTCTTCTGAAATGGCCGCTTTCATTCTACGAGGTAGAATATTCACAGCTTTAACGTGTTCCGGATAGATGGAGGCGTTTGACAGCAATTTCTTATTATTACCTTTAACTGACTTAATTTCAATTGCCATTTTAGCATCCAAAGATACTATATCAAAAGCACACTGTGAGGGCATAAGCTGCCATGTAAATTCTGGGAACATTGCTGCAATATACTTTCTAAGCCTCTCAGAATTTTTGTCAACACTACCATTAAAGGCCCATGACCTATCAGCAGCGGATAACCACTCAGCGCAGACTCTAGCTACTGCCAATTTAATGGGGTTACTGCTAGCAGCAATTCTAATATTATTTTTAGGCTCCTTATATACCTTACTACGCGTCGTTTCCAATCCAGTTGCTGAATTAATTACTACAAAACTACTTCCTTTTCCTTGTACCTGTTGCATAATAACACGCTCCTTAGTTTAAGTCTAATCCCGATGCTACTGCTGCCAATTCCCCACCGCAGTCGCACAACATCTGTCGGCCAAAAACTTTTGTATCAAGTACTTTTTTGGCGCCGCAGCTTTTACACACATACTGAAATAACCTTAAATTAGATAGTTCTTTTTTATTTGCTGGTTTTTCTCTACCATTTTCTTTATACATTTACTCTTCCTCCGGCATCATGTCATAGAACGCTGGGTCTACAGACAGTATGTAGGTTGCTGACATAGCCAGCGCCTCTTTATTTTCATTTATTAACCAAGTATATTTAGGTTTATCTGCCCAAAGTCTAAGACGCTCTGTAACTATTTGTCTGGCAAAATCTTGCCCAATAATTAATGATTTAAATTGTGTACTATACTTACTTCTAATGTATCTAAGATAGCCACTGCGCATAAGAGCCCATACCAAAGATACTTTCCATTCATGTAGTAGATCTTCAGTAGTCACATAAACTACCCTGTAGTTCTTAAATTTAGTATCTATAATATCATTGGTTAGTTTATAGTTTAAACTATAAACCCCATTAATAACTGTACCAAACATTGGTATAGTAATATAAAAAGAGTTTTTATCTGATGTAAAGTCTAGTCTATAAGTTAAAAGCAGTGCTCTTAATATAACTTCAATTTCTGTAGCTAATGCTTCAATGTCCATAAAAGTTACCTGCAATTAGATAGGGGCCTAAGCCCCCACCCATTTAAATTTATTTAGCGACCGTCAGAACACGGCTCAGCACAAGAGCAACCATCGCCACAAGTAGCCACTTGACTGACTTCTTCCTTTTCGGCAGCAGTAAAGGATACCTTGCCTTTTTTGGCACTTACTTTAATAGTGATATCCTTTTGTACATCATCTTCAGCCAGTAGCTTTTTTGCCAGTGGTGTAGCAACCTCACGCTCTATAGCCCGCTTTAACGGTCTTGCTCCGTAGTCAGAATCTATACCTTTTTCATAAACGAACTCTTTTATTTTCTCGTCAAATTCGAGCCAGAGTTCTTTATAGTCTGTGTCGTTAGCCCTTAAGTTGTCATTCAATTTGTATAACTCAATATCTATAATACGCATAAAATCTTTCTTATTTAAAGACTTAAAGTGTATGATAGAGTCAATACGGTTAAGAAACTCAGGTTTAAACTTGTTCTTTAACGCTTTGTCTAAAGCAGCTTCTTTTTTGTTCTCAGTAATTTCAGCTACACTACCGAAGCCAATCGTCTTTCTAATACGTTCTACTTCATCTACACCAACATTAGATGTCATAACTATAATAGTCTGATTAAAATCAACTGTTTTACCTTTACCATCAGTTAGTCTGCCTTCCTCAAGAATTTGAAGAAGTAGCTCATGCACTTTCCTAGAAGCCTTTTCAACCTCATCAAATACGATAACGCTAAAAGGGTTTTTCATGACCGCGTTAGTAAGAAATCCACCGGCTTCATGACCAACATAACCTGACGGAGAACCGATTAGCTTAGCATATTCATGGTCTGCTGAATATTCAGAGCAATCAATATTTATCAGGTTATCTCGTCCTTTAATAAGCTCATCTGCCAAAACTTTAGTAGCTTGTGTCTTACCTACACCAGTACGGCCAGCAAATAAGAACGAACCGATAGGCTTATTTGGCGCTTTGAGTCCGACACTAGCACGTTGAATGGCCTCTGAAAGCTTATCCACAGCGTCGTCTTGACCAACCAGCATAATTTTCATGTTGTCTGCTAGTTTTAGTAAGTCCTCTTTAGGTAAATCTCTAAAAGACTTTTTCTTCTTTTTGTTGCCGCCAGCATACTGCCCCATAGTACCAGATGTAGCTGACTTCTTTTTACTTCCACAAGAACCGCCACAAGAGTCATCCTCTTCATCTGGTTCATCTGAAAGGGCATGAGCATTTTCATACGTTAAAAACTCGTTACACGATCTACACAACTCATAAAGTTCATGCATAAGTAACGGCGGTGCTACACGCTTTGGTATTCCCAGGTCATCCAAAAGTGTGAACAGCCCCTCAAAACCATCCACGCAAAATGAAACAACAAACGTAGCGAAGCTGGTTCTATTATGAAAATACCTATTCTTTAAAATAGCCTCAGTGTCTTCCGGTGAGAAGCGTTTGATCTGAATATATTGTCCAATACGTTTCCACCACTTTTGTACTACAGTGTATGTAAGTTTATTTAAATCTGTATTATTTTTATTGGTATCCACAGTGGCTACGTCTGAAATCGCTGGCGGAATGTCCTTAAAAGAATCTCTTTCTGCTTTTTGACTCCAGAATTTAGTGTCTGTAAGTGCTTTAATATCATCTGACACATTGTCAGTTTTAAGTTTTATAACATGGTTTTTATTGATTACTAAATTATCTGGATCTAGCTTAGGGTTGTGTGCTATAATGGCAGCCATAACCTCTAATCTAACCACCAGTAAATCATCTACCTCAAGCTTTTCTCCAGCTAATTGAAATAATAGTTGATTTATATTAGCCACACATGTAGCAATAACATAGTCCTCATACAACCCTTTTGAAATCTGCCCTTTTTCCTTAGTTAGGTAGGCCAGCTTATCTTCAACCTCGATTTCTGGTAATTGAAGAACAAGAATTTCAAAGTCATTAGCTTTTTTAATTTTAACTCTAAATACTTGGTAGTCATTTTTAGACATTAAGTTGTCTCCTTTACTGTTTACGATATAAATGATTTCCATAACTGATAACAGCCACGGCTTGTTTATAAGTAAGTTGATCCATGGCTGGAACATTAGCAGTATCCATAGTGTTAGCCTCAAAAGCTGCTAGAGCTAAATCCTCATATTTAACACCCCTTAAGTTTAGAAGTGCGTCTAAAGCAGCCAGCTGAACATCCGTAATACCCCCTACTGGTCCTCCATAAGAAGGCTTAGTGCTGCTCATAGGAGGTGTAGTAGAATTACCGTTAGCAGGTGAAGGTATTTTAGGCATAACATTTTTAACTTTTTCAACTGTAACAGGAGGCTCTTCTTTTAACTCTACCACTGGTGTCATAGATGCAGTAGGCGGAGGAGACATTTTTTTACTTTTAGTCTCTGACAAGGGTAACTGCACCGTGGGTGGTGTCATTTCTTGTTCATCAACCACTACTGGCTCAGAGGCTGGGCTACTTGCCGTCGGTATGGTAAAAGTGGGCTCTGTAATCGAAGGACTTACCTCTGTCCTAGATAAACTAGGCGGCGCAAAGGTAGGTGGCATCACATCTGAATCTCCGTCATCGGATGACTCATACTCACCATCAGTCCAATGGTCACCTTCTAGATATAGCCCTACGCCATACCTTGTACAAGCGTTTCTAATGGCTGTTGATAAAGCACCTTTGTATGAATTGCCTATATCAATAATCTTACCTTCTTTAGGGCCGCTTCCAAAACGGGCTATAGCTGAGCTACCATACCCTTCGTGACAAAAACTTTCTCTGTCATTAGGTGCTACTTGCACCATAACACGTACAACAATGAAGTCTTCAATTATCTCACTGGATAAAACCTTAGTACTCCAACGACCTTTAAATACCTTGTTCATTCTATCAATAACGTCAGTGCTAGGTACGTACTTAAACTGTTGATTGCCGACACCTTTACGCGTCCTAAGTTCAAAACGCTCATACAGCTGTTTTAAAACATTATCATCTACCATTACAAATTCTCCTTTATTATATAATCACTTTTAGTAAACATGTATATAGTATATAACATTAATTAGTTTTCGTCAATAACTTTTATAGTATGTACACATTTTTTATCACAGGTACATTCTTTAATATAGGGTACTTTACCAGCTTCCCCCGGTATGACTTCAACACCTCCGTACTCCCCTGAAATATGACAGGTACACTCTTCACTACATTTACACTCATCAGACATAATGCTACCCCCATAGTTTTGTCCCGTATATGAATTGCTAATTTAGGTACAGGTGGTAAGCCTACCTGACAACGGGACTTTAGGTCATAACTTTTTATTTATTTCACTGTAATGATTCCAAACCTCCAAATCAAGTTCCGCAATAGTTTTATTGTATGTACATGCTAGTTTAACAAATTCTTGTTCTAATTGCAAGTATTTTCTTTTGGGTGGTGTAGATTTTGGCGCATCGAAACCCATGAGCCTCAAAAATTTAAGCACATGAGTATCCAGGCCAGCACAAGTTGCATTTCTTCTACTATGAATTATAAAACATCTGGCTGTTTTCATCCCTATTCCGTGTATTTTTTCTAAATCTTCTACGGAACAGGTTTCTAAGTCTAAACCACAACAAGCCAGGGCTATAAAAGTCTTAGCTTTATTGGTATAGCAACCTATGCCACAATATTTTAGTAGGCTATCCATTCCATGTAGTGGGGTACCTACATTATTTGCAGCGTAATTAAGTAGGGCTTTAAATGGTGCTTCATTACCATGTGTTATTTTATTAAGTAATAATTCTAGACAACGAGCGGCGGTTTTACCGTTCTTACCGGCCGCGCAGACCCAGAACAATAAGCTCTCTTGTAACTGAGCAATAGTTTGATTATAGTTTGTCATGTTGGTTGGATCAATCATAGTAAGTTTAGTTCCCTTTAAATTGTACCAGCTGATACCCATGCATCTCTAAAGATCCAACACAAGAAAGTAGATGTGCTCTCCCTTTGTCATCACACATTCCATAGTAATAGTCGTCGTCACCGTAAACTACCCCATAAAAAGTGTACTCAACCCCATCTTCATCTTGGAACCGTTTGCCTAAAAGGAACTGACTTTCCGCTATTATTTTCCGCCAATTACCATGACAAATACAGCCTTTATCGGGCTCAATGAGTGCTTGTTTTTTCATTAGGTGCTCCTCCCATAGATTGATAAAAATAGTTAGGCTCATACACGTATGTTAATAGCCCAACCCTTGTAGTGTTCAGCAGTCATCCTAGCACCCAGGTCTGGGTTTCTTATGTAATTACGCCAAGTGGCATCAACAACACCATTTTTGGTAACGTACCAAAAGTCCTCGACATAGTTATAATTATCTTTCAATGGAACTCTTTCATCAATTGCTAAATCGGTAGCGTAGTAAGACCCTTCTATAGGTACCCATTCACCATCATCTCTCTTAAATGCACCCCATCCATGGCCGGCTACGGAACTTCTTGACATAGCCCCTGTGCCTGCTTTAACTAAACCACCATACATTCTTAAACGTGAGGGGTCTACACCAGCGTGTAGGGCCAAACTTGTTATAAGGAAAGCCATGTCTTCACAATTATGACATATATGACCAAACTTACTTACGAACGTATGAGTATCAGCCACCATAAAGTCACGAGTATTGGTGCTGCCCATAGGTTTAACACTGTGTATGGACACTTCGCTTATACCGTCGTACCCGTAGTCCTTTGCAAAATAGCTATTAGAGTTATAACTAAGTCGCCATATGGGTTTGTTGCCTAGCCCTTTATGGTCTTTTTGTAACCACATATGAATAGGTATGCCCAACTGCATTTGCAGTCTCTGTAGGTCGTAAGCTAACTTGTACGAGCTAGTTGAATAGGTCTTTTCTTTGTTAGAGTTTTCAGCATATTTTGAGTAATGCCCATCCCCAAGAAAGTGTCCATTTATTATAGCATATAGTTTATTCGCTGGCAAGTAAAATAGTTCTTCCGGTATATTAATATCAAAACTATTGACTTTACAAAGCCTTAAATACTGCTTCAACTTTGAGCTCAAAAAATTAAGGTAGGGCACACCACTGTTATTAGTAGTAATACTATATGGTATGTTATATTTATCCAAAATAGGTACTATACTTGTGGGTACATCATAACCACTTGTTCTAACGTGACTACGGTCTGTATCACCTTCAGCTAAAAAATGCCCTATAACAAAACATAAATCTTCGGTAAGCCAGGCAATGTCTTTAATTACATACGGTAGTTTTTTAACACAAGGTATTTTACGTTTCCACCACCTGCTAAGGTCTATATCACATAGCTTAGTTTTCTCATAATCAGAATACTTTTGTACACGCCTAGTCCAGAAAGGGTGGTCCTCTGTCACGTCTATCCAGGTACCATTAGTAAATTTCACCCTAAAAATAGGTAGATTTCCCTTCTCCCATATTTTAAGCACAGGTTTATAACAATAACTTTTTTTGTCAAAGTCATAAGATAGAACTATGTCCCCTACTTGTAAAGCACCTACTTCTTTGAGGCCATCCTTTGTCCAAATTTCCTCATAGTTAGCAATACAATCCCCGTCCTTATGTAAAAGCGTTTCAGTAGGATAGGCCCAGTACTCATTTTGGCCATAATTTAAGTCGTCAGTTTGATAAGTAATATTTTCATTTACCCATTGTTCTACCTTATACATCTTTTCTGTGTCATCGTAGGAACCCTTTGTTATTTCAGCCGCTAATTTGAACAACCTTGTGTTGGGGTACTCAAAATATTTATTGTAGTCCAAGTCTTGTTCAGCAGCTTTACCACTTACTGCACCATTAAAACGCAAAAGTGCCACATCAAGAGCTGATTTTGTGTTCATCAGGTTTTGTATAAAGGCACTCGCTGAGTTGGGATCTGTTTTAAAACTATCCCAAATGGTGGCGGATTTCCAATCATTGATTTGAGGTAGTAATTCAGATATAAAATTAGATACGCTACTGATTGAAGACATATTAAATCCTTACGTCTAAGATAGTTCCTTTGTTTGTAGCAGTGGAGCAGGCTTCTTTGGGGTCTTTCGAAAAAATTTTCTTAAGCTTCTTCTTATTCTTCTTCTCAGTTTTTTTAAGGTCATCTACCATCATTAAGGATGTTTTTTGCATTACCGGTGGTATGGGCATTGTACATCCTCCCTTTAATAAGACAAGTACGCATGGCTATTTGAAAGGCGGACCAGTCTTTTAACATAAAAATAGTGTGTTTACAATACGAAATTTCTTTATCTATAATCATTTACCTGCCTTGTAATTAAGTAAAATCTATACTTATTTAATTTTTCGTCCTCTAACCCAACCCAAATTTTCCAACGTGTTGAGATCTTCTTTATTTATAGATCTACTCTCATGCGTATAAGGGCAGTAAACCCACACAGTGCCATAACGAGAATTAAACTGCCCTGCTTGTCCTATTGAATTTTTTCTACCAATTGTGTGCTTGGTCTCTTGTGTGTGCTTCTTACCATAAAAACTATTTTTAGCTCCTTTATGCTTACCGGTATGGGATTTACTCATTTTATTTTTATACTTTTCCCATCTGCCCGAAGCTATTAAAATTGTCTTTAATTTATTACCACACACTAAATTTTCTTGGCCATAACCTTTTTGGCCATTTTTACCATATAAATTTAATTTTAATTCATTTATAGCGGCAATGTTTTTATAACCACCCTCAATTAAATTATATGTAAATGGGTTTTTAACAAAGTCTTTGTTTACTAAAATTTCTTCAAGTTCTGACATATCCTCATGGTTATCAAATACAGCTAGGATATCTTTTGTAAAATTTTGTATACCATATTTTCGTTGAGCAGCTATAAGATGCCGCCCTGAACCCATATATGTGTCATCAATATGTGTAGTTCTATGACAACCTACATAAATTTTATTATTAATGGTGTTTGTTATTTTATATACAACATAAAACATATAATAATTCCTGACACTTAAATAAAAGATTATTGTATTTGTATAAACATAATAATAAGTGGAGCCTAGAGAGGGATTCGAACCCCCGATGTGTTTTACCACGACAGCTTACAAAACTGCTGCTATACCCCTTAGCGATCTAGGCCTATATATATATTAAAGTTAGTTAAAGCTGGGAGCAGCGGCAGGACTCGAACCTGCATAACCAGGGATATGAGCCCTGTGAGAAGCCATTTCTCAACGCTGCGTCACATTTTTATTAGCCGTTCCTCAAAAAGAACAAATGATTAAAAAATTCAAAATTTATTTTTTGAAGATACTCAGAGGGTGATTCAATGTCAAGACCCAGCTGGTCAGCTATTACCTGAGTCATTACTTCATCCTGTAAGTACTGCTGATTAAAATTGTAAAATTCATACAAGTCTTCATCAGATAGACTCTCCATGTGTGCCTTCCATGCCCCTTGACAGGTAACACAGACATAAGCAGAGTTGTCGTTGTTATTAATACAATTAGGGTCTGAACATTCAGGGCGAAAATCTAAATAATCTGGTGCTATCATGTGTTAGTCCTCGGTAAGGTTATGTTTAATGCTATTAAGCTTATTTACCATAAGTTAACATGTTTGGTAGTATTTCATCGTTATTAGACATTGAAACCAGTTCATCTTCTAAAACCTGTGTCCAATATGGTTTACTTCGTAAATAAGATATAGCTGCTGCATAGTCACGCCCTACCCCCAATTCTTGTGCTACTTCTTGAACTCTACCACAAAATACTCTGTGGTTATTAACAGCTGCTGCGTCTAATGTTACCAAGGACTCATTTATCGTAGGCATACTTTTAAACTCCTTCACTTAGTTTTTAATAATTCTTAGCCTTAATTACCAAACTGGTTAATAGTATAACATACATTAACTGAGTTGTCAATAGCTACTTTATATTTAATTCAATGTCAATAGTGTTTAAATAAGATGTATACTCATCTAAACTATTTAAATTATTTAATAACTCATTATGCTTTTTACATTCTTTTATGTGTTTGTAAGTACCATCACAGCGGCAGGTTCTACCACATAGCTTACAATCGCAATAATCCACCGGATAATTACCTTCAATACCCCAGCTACCTCCGTTATAATATTCATATCTGGTTTCAGTATTTTCAAAAAGTAGCACGCGTAATCTTCTAAAAGCTACATTCTCAGGGTAATTATTAAATAGCTCATGTGACCAGTGCGGGACTAACTCTTCTATAATAGCATTTTGTATATGGTCAGGTAAAGAGTCAAACATTTTTACTACTATATCTTTAAGCGTTGCTTGTGCAAACAATGTTTCTTTTGTGGGTATAGCCATGATTAACCTCAAGTGTTTAGTAATCTACTGTGTAGCTTTCAACAAATAATATGGACCTAATTGGTATTAACATAGTATCTACTTCTATAAAAGTATTATCATTATTATGATCCGCTATTACTTCTAATGGGTTACAATTTTGATTCCTGGATCTACCTGAATTACGTGAAATAGATAAATAAGTACATGTAGTGCCTAGTAAATCTACTTTTAACCCATTAAGTAATACTAATCTATAAGCGTACATTCCATAACTCCTTATTATCAAACTTTAATTGGATCTGGCTCTTTTAAACCCCAACATTCTAATTCGTACTCATATAAATAGCCTATCACTTCTTCTGGCTCGTTAGGATGCTCTAATTTAATTTCTTCTAATGTTTTAGGACGGTATTCTCCAGGCTTATCCCCGTAAGCTTGTTTCATTAATGTCTCATCTCGTGCTTCACATAAACGCATAAACCAGTTTTTAATCATATTAGCCTCTTTAAATCACCCCCTCCTCCAAAGTCTGCCGTAGTCACTCGACTTCGCTCTGATATGTAATCAGAACCGGGATGTTTATCCCGCTAAGGAGAAGGGTTAAGTAAGGGGGTTGTTGTGGAGAGAGGAGGATTCGAACCTCCGGGTTCAGCACAACGGCGGTGGTTTTACAGACCACTCCCTTCAACCGCTCGGGCATCTCTCCATTTTTATGTTTAGTAGCATAGCATAAAATTACTTAGCCGTCAATAGTTTCTTTTAATATTAAAGTTTCTAATAATGGCGGCAATTGATTAAAAGAATTTAAAACTACCTCCCCAGTAGCTACATTTTTTGTTTCTATATACGTAGAATACGTAGTACCTCTATTAGAGCCTGCGTGTTTAATTGGAACAGAAAATGTTATTTTATCTCCAATTTTTAGATCTTTAAATAAACGGGCCTTAGTTTTACGTAGAATTTTTGCTACTACTAATATGTTGCTTTTTAATAGTATATCATTCATTTTATACTCCTTAATAAACATATTACTTTATTGTGGTATATGTTTATTAGTATACCATACGCTGTAATCATTGTCAACCTAAAATCTTTTTGGTATTAAATTAGGGTTGTCCGGTCTATTAGCCATTATCTCCGTAAGCTTGGTAAAAGATACGGGATAAAAATTATTGTTATCTACACCAACATCCCAACTCTTACCAATAGGCGGTAGTTTGCCATGACTGTGCCCGTAAAGATTCCAACTATTATAGTGACTCGCATTCCATACTCGTAAACTATAATGAGAACAAACTATCTTCTGTCCTTCAATAGTACGTTCCCAAATATCACCATAGAATTTATCCTTTTTATGGTCGTGATTACCGCGAAGAAAGACGTGGCTACCATTAAGTTGTCGCACATATTTCTCACGTGGCTGAAAGCTAAAATCACCGACGTGGATAACCACATCCCCATCCTTAACTACTTCATTGTGTCTACGTATAATTTCATCATTCATTTCTTGCACATCTTTGAAAGGCCTATTTAAGTACCTAATTATGTTACTATGCCCGTAGTGGCAGTCACCGCTAAAAAAATACATAGCTTAATACCTCATCCATTGTTTCTTTTTTTTAGTACAATCTTTCCAACAAGTAGTATGAGAGTCACCTCTATGCATATCATCCCACGAGTTTGGTAAGTTCTTTACATTCCTACAAGCTCGCACATAGGGGTTACACCCACAACTTAGCCGGCGTTCTTGTGTTGTTTTGGGGCGCTTATAGTATTGATTAAAATGCCACCTTCTTTTTCTTGTATAAGGAACAGGCCCATTACGAAAACCTAACCATTCATACTCTTTAAACCTGTTACGTTTAGTATACTTTTTAGGCACATAATTGTCAAGATCTTTTTTTATTTTTTCTGTGTTTATTACCCTAAAATTAGCATCTAATAAGATAAGCTCTATCTTATCTTTGACATCTTTACCTAACCAACCACCAGGCTTCTCAGGAACAAAGTGGATGTAGGTGTCATTCCAGTTGTTGCCAATGTTTTGTGATAACACCGTAGCAATACTTTTTGGGCGAAAATATTCACGTAATGTTTTTCTGTTAGGATCAAGCCATTGGCGTTTGCGGTATCTAGCTAATAAAAAGTCTGCGTAAGATTTGAACTCCTCATAGTTGTTATCCCTATCAACCAAATAAACTCTTACATCTTTATTAATTGTGTGCATTTAGACTCTCCTTTAAGTTAAAGTTAATAAACTTAAAGGATGTCTTGTACGTAATAGTATAGTATTTTATGTTTCATAATATTAATCTGTCTCTAATAGTAAATTTGTATAGTAAACTAATTCTTTTTTTACTCCGGCCATATAACAACCCTTACCATGTCTACCATCTATACTTATTTGTACATTTGTTTTGTCACACCCTTTACAAAAAGGATATGGATTAGGGGGTTTGGTGTACCATGAGTCATACAATTTACTTTCTAATTTACGCACCCTATCTTGTAGCCTCTCGCGTGTACTCATATGGTTGGCCTTCATGTTAACTCCTTTAGCGCAGTTTATTTAACTCAAAGACAGTGTGCTTATGAATCAATGGCGGAGGAAGTAGGATTCGAACCCACGGAACTTTCGTTCAACGGTTTTCAAGACCGCCGCCTTCAACCACTCGGCCATTCCTCCTGCTCAGTATAATATAGGCTACTAGAGTCTAACCCCTCTAGTAGCCTATATTATATACTTAATTACCTATTAACTTACATAATTACTTTGTTGTATGGCATCTGGTACAAGTGATATTACGTTTTGCATGTGTATCATGAAGTCCGCTATTCCAAGTTTTCCTACTGTGGCAGGTGCTACATAAGTTTTGCCACGGAGTCATAATAAAACCAGTAGGGTCAACGGTACCTGTATCCGGAGTAGGGGTAGTGCCTGTGTCCTCGTCAACTCCATCTTTTACTTCACCCGAGCCCACTTTAACGTGACAGTCCAAGCAGCCCTGATGTATAAGGTATTTCTCTTTCTTAAAACCAGGCGTTGCATGTGGATAATGACACATTTTACATGTTATAATATCCCCCTTTAGCAGTACAGCGATACCTCCTCCAGACACAATATCGTCACCACTCATTGGGTCTTTAACAAACCCCCCATTTCCGTCAGCTACTTTTCTACCATTAAATAAGAAGTCGTATTGAGCACAGATAAACTTGTCGAATGCAACCACCGAATCCTTCCCATTATGACAGCCTCTGCATACACCAACACCCTCACGCTTTACTCTCTCACCATGATTTACTCCGTGTGCGTTGCCGGGTGATGGTAAAAACTCAGTAACAGTTGAACCTGAGTCTGGACATTCTGGACAAACGGGGTCCGGACATTCTGGACAAACTAGATCTTTGCATTCCTCGCACGGAGGACACTCCTTAACTTTCTTTTCTTGTTTATAAGACTCTCTATCGCGTTTATGCTCATCATCCTTAGCAATAGACGTACCCACCACCATAAAACTAAAACAGATTAAGATTGTTATGATACTTAACAATTTATTCATGCGTTCCTCCTTTGTTTTGTAATTATTTAAATAGAGTTTATGTTGTTCCTATCCATACCAACGGTTAGTTTGTTATGAATAAGCATTAAATCCTGCTTCTAACTATAGGTAGCTTACTTAAAACGTTAAGTTACAGGTTAAGTATAACACATTTAAAAATATTGTCAATTGCTTTTAAGCTTTTTAAGTAAAAATTGTCCACATGCTGCTTTTATCTCTGATCCAGTAGACACCTGATATTTTAATTTATTAACACTTTTTGAAAGTGTATCTACTATAATATTAAATTTCTCCGACTCTTTAAAAGCAGAGCCCCCACAAGAATTAAAACGTAAAATACGCAATTCCTTATTATGATTAATTGGACTAGTCATAAAAGTAATAAGCCCTTTAATCTCTTCTAAGTAGTCATTACGTAGGTGTAAAAAAACCTGGTGATATATTATGTCTACACCAGCTAATGCTGAAAGAGTACTTAAATCAGCCACAGCATTTATTATAGGTACGGTACCAGGTATCAAATTATTACGTGTTTTTTGAAAAGTAGAATGTAATGAATAGAATAACCTAAAAGGGCTTCTACCATCAACGTGTTCTGGATTAACATCATACACTTTTAAAGCTGAGTTCAAGTCTATAAATTTATTAAAATAAATATTTTTTACATTAGGGTATACAGTAGATAAGTCTACTCCATCCAAACCTTTTGCATAACCATTAGCAAAAATCCAGTTAAGTACGTTTATAGAAACCTGGTATACAATATCCCCATGAGGTAAAGCGTCGCCCATACCCATCCAGGAAAATTTTATATACTTATCTTTAAGTTCAGGTTTATGTGCTACTTCTGCCGTTATTGCATCTTTAACATTTTGCTCTATTTGTTTAGCAGTTAATTTTGTATAACCACATTTCTTTAATGTTAGGTAACAAAAAGCACAATTCATAGCACACCCTGCTGATATAGAAACAAACACAGAGTACTTATTCCTAGCTGTTGCTGTTACACCAACTATGTTATTACAAGAACTTACGGTTTTTATAGCGGTTTCTGAGCCGTCGTTATGTATGTACTTAGTCACTTGATTGTCCTTTGTTCTATAAACTTCCATAAGTAAACACCCCCGCCCTAACTATGGTTATTAATAAAAAAACGGCAGAGAAAAGTGGCTAAACTATTTTTTGATTTCTGATTAATAGTCAGAATGAAGTAAGTATAGCCTACACTACTGTCGTTTGCGCTGTGTACAGGATTCGAACCTGCGAGTTGCCGACTAGAAAGGCCGGTGTCTTAAACCACTTGACTAACACAGCGTAAAGTATAAACTTAAACTTTTAACTTTGTCTTAGTTAATCCATAGTTTGTCATAAAACTTATTACAAGCTCATTAATATTTATTGGTGTATTGTATGCTGAATCTAGCGCATATAATGTTGCGTTGTATCTACCATAAATCTTAGGATCTTTTGACGTTTGTACATACAAAGAGTCTTTGTACTTGTCTAAAAGTTCTGTTAAATAACTAGAAACCTTTTTACCAGCAGCTAATTCTGCCTCGTTGGATGGGCGCCAGGTTTCCGGTGCGTCAAAACCAGCTAAACGGTGCTTAGATGTGTGGTATGTATTATGCCCTAAGTCTATACATAATTCTACAGTATCACCATCTAAAACTCTTCTAACTTCTGCAACTTTTCTTATATAAGCGTCAATCATAGTCACCTTCCAATAAAAAAGTTTGGCCACAGTAAAGAAAATAGGAGCAACTCTCTTAGAGTTACACGCTCGCCAGCAAACCAAGTGGCTGCTAAGCCAAACCCCATACCTATAATAATATAAAATAGCGCAAGCATCAGCAATACTGTAAGCATTTTAATCATATGTATATACCTCACACGATTATATTTATTTATCCCTTTAAAATTAACTCTTTTGCATATTCAAAGTGTTTTAATACATCTTTGAATTTGGGGCTCTTTTCTCCACCTGTTCTTAACAGATATGACGGGTGATACGTGGGTACAGCATAAATACCTTTGGCATACTCGTACAAGCACCCCTGCATTGAACTTAAGGTTTGCTTTGCATCTAAATTTAGCATAGTGCCAGCAGCATCTTTACCAAGAAGCAATATTACTTTTGGCTTAAGTATGTTTACCTGCATTATTATATATGGTAAACAAGCATCTATCCAGTCCTTTTGTAGTGGCTGGCCAGCAGCCAAGTAGCACTTAACTAAATTAGTGATGTATACATCTTCATAAGTTAAAGATGTTCTAGCTAAAATTACATCAAGTAGTTTACCGGCTCTACCAACAAAAGGTATACCGACTTTGTTCTCTTCGTCTGCTGGCACCATACCACATATAAGCAGTTTAGCAGTAGGATTTCCTTTATCAAAGACGGGAAGCAAGCGCCCTTCATGTAGTGAACAAGCAGTACATTCCGCTGCCATATAGTATAAGGTAATTAAATCCATTTAGTTACTTCCTTAATGTTTTATTAAACACACTTTTTAGCTAAAATCAATTCCAGGCCAGGGTTTTTAATAGACTGTTCCACTAGTGCCCTAGTCTCATTAAAAATTTCTAAACTGATTATATCATTTATTTCAGTCTCTGTCAAGTCAATATCTGACTTTTCTTTCTTAATGCAGCCCAATGTTTTACCTCTTCTGGTGATACAAGAATGAATACCCTTCTTAGTACTGTCAGAAAATTTACTTCTATTAAGTAGACGTAATGCTGCTGTGTAATGAGCGCAATCATTAACTGGAAAACTTGATCCAGGTCCGCAAAAAGTTGATTTCTTTAACTTTTTTCTTTCCTTGGTAGTTAATTTAGCTGCGTCTTCTTTACCAAGAGCGGCGCGTGCTCTTTTTAGTAGTTGATCTAATGCATCTAAAAACTCACTCATGACAGTTCTCCTTATCTGGATAAATAAACTAATTTATCATTTTGTATATACTCGTTAAATAGAGCAAAAAATTTATTTGCATATTCTATTGGAGTATATTTATCAAACCAGCACAAAATTGTGCCATCTTTAGCTAGTACTTTTTTAGCTGCCTGTACCATATCCTCTATAGCCGGCAATGTTTCTTCATCTATATGTGAGTAAAAGTCAATAAATATAAAATCATATTTCCTGCTTGTTTGATACATATAAACAAGACCGTCGCTGTTTATAATCCTATGTTTACTTTCATCGTAACGTAACCATCTATTATCCCTAGAACCATTATCTAGTAAAGCACTAACTTTTCTTTGTACATTTATTACGTCTGGGTTTTTTTCAATAGTAGTTAGAGACATAACCTCTGGTTTAGTTAAAATACATCTGGAGGCTATACCAAGCCCTAAACCTATTTCTAAGCAATTACCTTTTGGAAAGCCCCATAATTGCTCTATGTAATCGCTGACCTCACTTTCTAACGCCCAAAGATTGTGGCCAGTGCCTATTTCTAGGTATAGCTCATTATTCATATTGTAAACTCTTGCGGTGTTGTGCTCCGCTACGAGCTCGCCGTCGTTGAAATAAAGTAGTCCATCCATTTTGGCAGCTCCCGTATGTATGGTTATAGTACAAAAACATATTTTAGCCTATCTAGTGCTTAATTATTATTTAGGTATATCGATGACCCTATCAAATTCAAACACTAAATTTATACTCACTGCTTCTGCTTTTGTATTATCAAAAGCTACTGGGGCACCGCCCTCATCTGTTGATATAATGGGCTTTTTATAACGTATACCCACATTACCATTTTTAGCCACAGGTAGATAAATATCTAATAATGCGGCTATTTCAGCCCTAACATAATTGGGCCAATCAGTAGTTGTTTCTTTTTCTAGGAGTGCTTCATTAGTTTCCATAAACTTAATTCTCCACTAATTGTTTCTTATCTTTAGCCGCATCTTTTTCTTGATCATATACAGCACTTACTAAAGAAACAAGATTACGGCCCCATTCAGGATCATCCGCATTTAGTTCAAGCTCCATATAGAAGTCACTAATCTCATGATCAACTATTTTAGGAGTTCCTTTCTCGTCGATAAACACGTGACGCATTTCATGTGACATTAATCTCTTTTTATCTGCCGCGGATGACAGTTCCCAGGCTTTATGATCAACAATTATGATGTAATCGTAACCCTCCAACGCCTTATCGTCCTGTGTGAAGAATCTAATTTTAGGGGATGCAAGTTCGATGCTAGCCAAACAAACCTTACCTTTACTGATACGTTTTTTTGTATCATATATTAGCCTAAAGTTCAAATTAGCTAAATTAGGAAAACGTTCTTCAACAACATTAAGAAAAACCTCAACCAAGCTTTCGTCACAATCAATATACCTACTCATATTTTTTCCTTTAGTCCTTTAATAAAATGTTAAAAATCCTGAATCTACCTTGCTATAATACATAATTACTTTCTACCATACTTTTTATCGTAGTACTCTTTTAAAGCAGCTATGTCTTTATTAGTTGGTTTATTGTTACCCCTTACCACGCTTTGTTCTTTCGCTGTACTAACTTCTTGCATTTTACTTTTTCTCCTTATAGATGATTAACTCATATATAATCTATAATCAGTATAACCCTTAGTAGTTTATTAGTCAACAGTTAATTTATTTTATCTTGTAATTTTTTGCCACAGATTGGACAGTAGTGTATATTTATGCCGTAGGTATAAACTCGTGTATGACTAATCTCATTAGTCATTTCTTTCCAAGAAAGGACCCAACCGTATGGTTCTATCCATTGAAAAACTGAAGGATTTTTTTCAGCAATGCTTCTGCCATCCTCACAACTACAAAAAATCATAGAACACCTTGAGTGTGTTTGGTTTGAAAAAGAATATTGCGGGGCTTTTAATGGCCCCACAAATTAGCCACTTGTTACATTACGCTCGAGTACCAGGGGCTACGTAACCGGCTGGCCCAGCAGTACGTGAACCAAAGTAATGCCAACCTTCTGACGGATAAATACGCGGAGCAGCAAAATCAGAAGCGTCCGCTTCGTTAGTATCCATAACGTCCATTGAAGGGATATTAGCGCCGATGCCACGTCTACTACCAAGACCCATTACAGTAAACTCATCATTACGTACACGTTTTACAGTGGAACCCCAAACAAAAGGATTAAGGTTATACTCACCGTCCTGAGCAAAAGAAGGAACAACCGGGTTCATAAGCTCATCTTTTGCTTGATACGTAAGTGCAGTCTTGGTATAATCGTCTGCGTTCCTAAGACCGTAGTTTAAAGCACCAAAATTAGACATCTTAATATTAAACTGTCTGTACATCTGAGATCCAGCGCCGCCTGGTGTTACAGCGTCAGATTCTTCAGGGCCTGTAGCTGCTACTTGAAAAAAGTCAAAATTAAATGTATCTGCCATGATAATATCCTCCAAAAGTATTGTTGATTTCCTTTCTATATATAAGAAAGGTTAGATTATTTAACTCTTACTTACTATATAGGACAAGAAATCAATTCTATACTATTAAATTATTTTTTATTTTCCATAAAGTCATAAACTCTAATAGAAACGGTACTATTATCAAACAGATATTGTGCCATATCGTCATACTGCTGTAAACTTGAAACTATAACCTCTTGAATACCAGAGTTTATAATTTTAATAGCGCACTTACTACAAGGGGTACCACACGTAAGGTAAAGAGAGGCGTCTTTTGTGGCTATACCCATACGGGCGCAATTAACTATGGCAGATTCTTCTGCGTGGCTAGCGGGACAAAGCTCCATACCCTCACCAGATCTATACCCAAGCACTTTTCTGGGGCATTTACCTACCAAGTATTTAAAATTACGCTCGGGGCGGGTATTCAATGACTTGTCTAATAGCCATCTATGGTCGCAAGTAGGCACCCCTCTTGGGGGACTGTTGTAACCAGTGCCTAAAATACTATTATCTCTTACTAATACAGCGCCAATTCTTCTAGAAAAGCATTTAGAGTTTCTAGCCGCTTGGGCAGCAACACCGTAAAAATACTCATCCCAGCTTTTAACAGGGTCTTCAATAGATAGTGAGTAATTACAAGTAGACTCTGTAGGCTCTTTCTTAAATTCACCACAGTGGGTTAACCATTTATGAACTAGGGCTACCACACCTGAGTCATCTATACATTTACGCGCAACAGAGGAATCTAACATGTCTAAAAAAGCGTTATAAGAGTAACCAAGGGTGTACGAAACACTTATAACGTTGTATATTTGTACAACTTCAGAGGCAACGACAGTGTCGGAATTTGCATGTAGTTCAATATTTTCATAAGCCTCTTGCGCTTTTTTAAGATTATTACCGAAATTAATTTTAGCTGCTTTTCTAAAATCAGCGTCATTTAAATTAGACATATTATTCATCCTCTTTTAAATTGGCCAACATATCCTCGACACCGAAGAATGGGTTACTCTTCTTTAATTCCTCTCTTTTATTCATGTAAAGAGCAAGAATATCTTCAAGATACAATAAAACGGTTTCTTCTAAATCTGGGTTTATTTCCATATCTATTAAATGTCTATTTATATCTACCTCGTATACCTTGCCGCCGAGCCTTTCAATAAAGTCTACTATCTCAGCAAGCATTTCTTTTTCAGAATATAATTTACGCATTTACCCTCCTTACTTTAAGTGTGCCTTTACTACTTCCATAACAATGGCTTCAGCTTTAGTATAATCAGGTTTAAGAGGAAGTTTGTTATGTTTAAAACTTTCTTCTGTTTTTTTAAATAACCTTTCCGCCTCATTTTTAACCTGTGTCAATGACCATTGGCCAAGCTTTATTTCAAGAAGCTCTTTGGCGTCCTCTCTATAAACGTTTAGTTCACCAGAGTTAAGATACTCATCGCCCATTCTTAGTAAGCGAATACAGTGAGCAGCATTTTTAGGGTCATAACCATACTTTTTTACCAGCTCTTTTCTTTTGGCACCCATATAACCTGATTTAGTATCGCTTTCCATGTGCTTAAGCTGACCAAAAGCATAGCCATTAAAAGCTTGGAAGGCCAGCTGAGAAATAAAAATATCTCTGTTGTCTATTAATAGCTGACCGGCCTCTGTTTTACTTAAATAGTGCTCATCCTTTAACCAGAGCATCCCCAAAACGTTAGGATTGGATTTTAATAACAGCCTAACAAATTTTCTAAATTCGTAGGATACTACGTCATACTTACCTATAAAATGTTCTATGGCCCGTTCATGTTTACGTTCTAACCCTAAACCTATATAGTACTCTTTGGGGGCCAGATAGACTCCCATCAAGTCTATATCATCTATAGAGTTTGGATCTGTATTAGGTACATACATATTATGGGCTATTGACCCTCTGTATGCTATTAATACAGCGTTGGCAGGAAACAACTCTTTATGTAATTCTGGTGTTAACATTGCTGTATGATCCTTATTATTAGATAGATAAATGTTATTAATTAACGTTTATTTTATTCACCAACTTACTTCAAAATAAGTAGAATAAAGCTCCATACCGTCAAAACAAGCAGACCCTGATCTACAAATACTCTTTGTATCTACTATTTTTACCTTGTACCCAGCAGCTTTCAATTTATTAGTGAAGGGTATAAAAGCCCCATCATTTAAGTAACCAGACAATTTCCAGTTCTCCATAGGTTGTATCTTTACACTATTTTCACCTTCACTTGCTGCCTTAGATATAATAGAAGCTGCAGTTTCATTTAATATTTTAAGTGCTTCGGCTACAACTTCCGATTGTCTTTTATTTTTTGCTATTTGTTCTTGTTCTGCTTTAATACGGTGGCGGCGGGCGTTTGCTTTGAGTCTGGACTCAGTAATTTTTTTAGCTTCTTGCGCACTTATCATGTCATTATCCTCCTAAGATTACCATGTCTGCTATGTAATTGTGACGAAAATCAAAAATCAGTGTATGATGTCTTATCTTAAAATGTATTATCCGGCCACCCCAGAATCTTTGCACGTTTACCCACTGCTTCCAACAACCCTTCCCGGCATTCGGATAAGACTTCCTGAAATTCACGTAACGAACAGGAGGAATTAGTCGCCAGAAACTGACAAAATGTGCAACGATTGCTTTATTCATACACGGTCCTCTGATAAAAACACTAAATACTTATTTAAATGATCTCGTAGCTTGGTTACCTGATCAACCCACTCAGCCATAGACATTTCATAGGTCCTATGCAATCTCGCTCTCTCATGACAACTTGATACTTCAACAAAATAAAGATCTTCTTCTGAATCTTGCTTTGAACTCCATTTAATTTTTCCAGCGAATGAAACCACAGTACTAGTAGAGGGCTCATTTTCTGGAGTAAGAAACTCCTTTTTACACCAAATGTCTTTCATTGACTATCTCCTATAAAATTCCGCGGCGGGTCTAGTGCTCGCTTGCACAGACGTGTGTGCTTAAATATTAAATACGCCAAAAATGATGGCTAGTAAAACGGCATGGAATTATCCCATGACTAACGTGTAAAATAGCCAACAACAGTTGTCTACCAGCTTCTCTAAGAGCACGGCCAGACACCATTATGTTCATATACATATGTTTTAAATACTCTGTCACTTGCTATAACCTCATCATCGTCAAAATACCTGGTCACGCCAAGAATCCTGCCATACAGCTTACATTGATTATCCCCACGCGTGTTTTTATTAAAGCTTTATATTGCTTATTCATCACTAAATGGGGAACCACCGCCAAAGTAGATTGCAGCAGTGCCTTGTATCCGGCCCAGGTGACTTATGTTATCCCATGTCTCATTGTCATCGGCACATACAACAACTTCGTCATCGTCAAAGAGTCTATCTAACTCTTCTTTCAACTCTTTTTTGGTCACTTTATTTGTCTCTCCAAAAATTTAGTTATTAAATTTTATTTAGCAAATTACCAAGAACATACGGAGCCTTTTATTAAAAACAACATAAACTCTACAACAAGATCGGCCTTTCGGCAATAAGCCCGCCTGTGCCAAATGCTCTGCACTTTAATGACTTACACACCTTGCCTTTTTTTAAATACTCTTTTATACAAAATGATGGTTTTGTTGTTTTAAAAGTTAGTATGTCATCATCCAATAAGTGTGCAAATAAATCCTCTGCACCTTTATTAATGGGCTCCGATTCTAAAACCCATGTGTATGCTACAGGTTTTACATGGTAACTTGTTAATTTTGCTTCAACATCGCCATTATTTCTTAGTAAATTCATATGTACAGGTTGATATATATTACACTCAAGTTCTATATCAGTGGCAGTTTTTAGTTCTACGGTTATTTTCCCTTTGGATAGGCGTTCTATGTCGGCTGCAACTGCCTGAGCTGTATTATCTCCGCCAGAAGTATAGCCCATAGAACTTATAAACCTAATTGTGCAATTTTCCCAACCATACTGCTGCATCTTCTGTAAGGCCACATGATGCATACTTCTGATATCAGGCCCTCCTATTCTAGAACTATATTTTTTTGCTTGATACACCAATCTACGATTTAAACAAGTACCGTCCGTGCCGCCATCGGCCCGTTGTTTTTTATTTGGTGTACCACCATCCATACGTATATAGTATGTTTCCCAAGAGAATGCGTCTAATAAATCGGGGTTCTTATTTATAAAACTTTTTTCTACTTCTTCATTCTTTGAAAATGGTATATTGGCTTTTTCTAATCGAAAAACAGTTCTATTAAATGCATTTATGTCGAAATCCATACCTATGGCATGTCTGTCCATTTCCGCGGCGGCCAATACGGTGGTGCCTCCACCCATATAAGGGTCTACTATGATGTCCCCAGGATTGGTAAAGGTATGTATTATTTTTTTATATAAACCTAAGGGCTTCTCGGTGTTAGCTTTTTGTTCCATTTGTTGCCAGCCAGCGGGCACAGGGGCTATAGATCCATAATCAGGTTCATATAAAAAGGGCCAGTTTTCTTTTTCAGCTAAGTACCTCTCATAGGCTTCGGTTCTTACATCCCAAACCCAAGTAAATGGTGTGCCTTTACTCTCGGTGTCAATCTTAACCATTGCTGAGGTGCAACCTACACTTTTTGTTCCTAAAGAATAAGGTCTAAAAGTTGGGTTGTAAACCCACCCGTGGTTACTCTTACAGAAAACCAAAATGGTGTCATGTTTACTTGGTACATCTTTTTTAGATATACCACCCCCAGAGTAAGACCATATAATTGTACCTCTATAGTGCATGTTAAGCGATCTTAAAGACTGCTCGATATAAAATCTCATAGTATCATCACAATGACAAATTATATTACCCGTTTTTTTGAGGGCGCGATACATTTCAGCGAATCGTTGCTCCATGTTTAACATGTATGTGGATTTGCCACCTTTCCATATGTCAGCCATAATCTGTATCGTACCCTCGTCATCAGGGGAACTTGTGTACACTCTATTAGAATTGTACAATGGATCAAATATAAAATGATCTATACTGCAATCATCTAATTTTCTTAATTCATCTATATTATCCTTTGTCTGTATTATTCTAATTGACATTGATAGCACCGCCTCTTAAATATATTTGATGTTTTAAGCATCAAGTTTTATTAATTTTATGTACTTTTTTATGACAATTACTACATAGTGTAGTCAAATTAGCCATAGGTTCATTCCAAGGATACCTTTTAGTGTACTGTAAATGATGTACATGCAGTTCTGTTTCAGGGTCCTTACATCTTGTACAACGCCAGTTATCTCTTTGAAAAACCTTTAAACGTTTCTTCTGCCACTTAGGATGTTTAAGGGCTTTATGATACTCTTCTTTTGAAAGCCTGTCAACATTTTTTGGTTGTTTAGCTACAACTTTTTTCTTCGGAACTACCTTGTTTAAATTCTTTTTCTTTCTTAATTTTTTCATTGTCTACCCTTCCACAACTTAGATCATTATAATCACAATTTGGTAGTTTATGTACTTTTTTATGGCATTTTTTACAGAGCGTTATACAATTATCAATATCTGCTGACTCTATTGGATTCTGTCCTACACCCGTAATATGATGACAGTGTAGCTCACCGTGTTCTTTATCACAAATCTGACAAGTCCATTCGTCCCGTCCTAAGACCATTTTACGTAGGGCTGGCTGCACCTCACGTGATGTAGCCGATTTAAATCCTTTAGGATACTTAACTTGCCTGTATATACTACACGCTGATTTACAACCAGAAGAACAATAAAATCTGTTCTCCGAGGTAGTCTTATTATTAAGCGAAAGTAGTCTATTTTTTACCTCTGTCCTAGTTGGTCTAAATATCTTACCACAATAAGTACACTCAACCCCTAGTAACTTTAATCCTCTTTCAACTATTATTTCCGTATGCTCACAGTATAACATAGAAGCGTAGGTCTTGTACAGAGGCAAATCGTTTTTTATAACCCCTCTATCGTCTTTTATCTTTTTCCTACTATTACTAGCTAAACAACCACAGCTTTTGACACTGCCGTTTTTTAAATGTGTGCCAGCAACCAATTTCTCCTTACCACAATCACACAAACATAACCATCTATACCTACCATCTTTAGTTTTTGTATCAGTAACTTCTTTCACTACCAATTTACCAAAACGCCTTCCTGTTATATCTAGTTTTGGGCCACAGATACGTTTGACCAGACCTTCCAAATGTAAACAACCACAACTCTTAGTGTTGCTGTGTGTGAGAGCTGAAGCTCTAACGTTTATATAATTACCACAAGAACATAAACACTTCCATAACACATCCCCCTGAGGTGACCTACCATTTTCTTTTACTACTGTTAGTCTCCCAAAAACTTTATCTTTTAAATTAGTATTTTTTCTCATATAACCTCCTATGTATTAATGTAAATTACATTAATACATAGGATAGTTAATTAAATATACTCTTTAACGCCCCTAAATGTAAGTCTGTGATACTCGCATGGGCCATATAGCCTAATAGCCTCCAGGTGCTGTTTGGTTCCATAAGCTTTGTTAGTTTTCCAACCATAGATAGGAAAAATTTTGTCCAGCTCGTACATGATACGGTCTCTTATTACTTTAGCCACAACACTTGCCGCGGCTATGGATAATACCTTAGAGTCGCCTTTAATAATTGGGCACTGTGTAGTTGCTATACTTTTAAGTTTTATTGGGCCGTCTATAAAAAGGTAGTCGTAAGGAATATCCAAATCATACAGGGCCATTTTCATGGCTAATTTGGTGGCTTCTAGTATATTGATAGCGTCTATTATTTTTTGATCTATAACACCTATACCTATATCACAAGTAGTGCTTAGTTCCCTGGCTAATTCTACTCGCTTAGCCTCCATTAGTTGTTTAGAGTCAGTGACTCTACCAATGAACTGGGACATAGTATTAGGAGGCATGTAAACAGCAGCAGCCACTACTGGCCCGGCGCAGGCGCCCCTTCCAACTTCGTCTATACCAACCGGATGAGTAAAGCCGAGACTTAGCGCCTCGGCTTCATAGGTGTAATCAGGAAACAACTTCATCAGGGTCCGCCGCGGTAGATCTAATTTTAGCAAGACAATCCGGAGTAGTAACAGTCGTATCTTCTAAATAAGAATATTTAGGTGTGGTTACTTCTGCGGTGGCTAACTGGGCTTCACGTAACTTGGTTAAAGCCTTGAGTCTTTTTCTACGTGCGGCGCCGTCTACTTCCCAAATCGGGGCATATCTACTGACAGGTTTAGATCTAACAACAAGCTTAGTTACATCCAACTGGTAGTGTAGACAGAATCTACGTTTGTTACCTCTAACCTTATCTTTTTTAATTAGACACCTAGTGGTATCTTCATTACGATTTTTACAATTACCACATCTAACCTTTTTAACATTGTCTTCTTGCATGTAAGTCTCCTTATAAACCTAATTCATCTTCGTCGTCTTCGTCGTCCTTGATTTTTAAATAGTCACTTAGTTCATCGATGTTATTAAAAAACTTATCAGTATCCATGTCTATATCCACTAAACCCTCAATAAACGCATCTACGTCATCATCGGCCATAATAATCCTCCTAGTAGTGTTATCTAAGCACACTTATTTTTATTAATATATTTTTGTATATCTTGTAGTTTATCTATTCGTATGACCTTATTGTTAGTATACCATCTATTATAAGGCCTGTCAATTAAAAAGTTTAATGCTTTAGTGTTGGCTAGCACTGTCTCTATATTAACTACATGGTCATCAACGTAAATATCCAACTTTAATTCTCTTCCTAAAATACCCTTACTAGTATTATGCCCTATAACATGTAGTGACGTATAAGGTATACCGTGTGTAGCAAACCATTTCTGTGTTGATAACAAAGTGGTTTCAGGGCGCGCTGTTATAAAATGAACCGAATGACCAGAAGCTAATAAATTTTTTATTACTTTGTCTACCCCAGAGTAGGGTTGTGCTTTATATAAGTAATCCGCGTCATTAACCCAGGATATAATATCATCTGCAATACTTTTATTCGTTTTATCACAGTCCGTATATTGGTTAGAGAAAAAGTTATACTCAGCAAATGTAGCCATAGTTTGTTTAACTCCCCATTTCAAATGAACGGAGTCTAATAGTGCAGTCAGTAAATTACATACAACCTCGTCAACATCTACACCTATATTCATTTTGTATGTCTCAAATAATAGTTTAATGCCTCTATAGCTAGCACTAATTCATATTCAGTAAGACACACGGAATACGGTTTATCTGTGCCACTTATAGCCCCAAGGACTGTCCTCATTTTATTTTCTGCTAAACTGGCTGTACTTAAACGTTTTTCATGAAATCCGTCACAGTATTGTTTGTAGCCTTCAACTGTTGTTGTGTCCGCCATGTCTACACCTACTATTAAACGTTAATTAAAATACTACTAAACGAGATATTATGTTTTATATCATAACACATAATATCTCGCTTGTCAACAGTTAATTGCCTTATATGTCTAGTCACAACGAGAGTATGAACAACTTACACACTTAATACAGCTCTCTGATCTTACTAGGCCGTCTTCTCCACATACTGGACATACATTGGAACTCTTTTCATATCTATACTGTTTTATGTATGAACTTAAAACTCTTGCTACTACCGCACTAAAATCAGTTATCTCACCATTAGCTTTACGTAGTTGTTGTTGAATAAACTCAAGTGGCGTACCATGTCGCAGTGCCAAACTAATTAAACGTGTTAAAGCACGTTGGTTAGATGTCATTAAAACATGTGCTAGATCTTTATATTCTACCTCAGCCTGTCTAATGGTTATTTCTAAAGAGTACTTACCTCCGCCCTTTTTAACTATTTTACCTGATTTACATGTCTTTGGTACATACAAGCCTTCTTCTACCTCGCCCGCGAAAATTTCGTAAGGATCACCTTCCATAAGCCCAATAATAACAAGCCATGGAATACCTCTAACAGAGCAGTGGTGGATACTACATTCCAACGAGTCAGGCCTTTTAGGTGCACAAACAGGCATTATACGAGCGGGCCTGTTTTCTGGACTACATAATGGTTGCACTGGTTTATTATCAAACTTAGCTTTGTTTGTTATTGGATCTTCAAATATAAGAATACCTTCTCTAGAACCATCAACGTACACGGCTACAGCCCTAACGTCATTATCATAAGCGGCCATATAAATATCTTCTACATCTTTTATAGTGGCTGTACTTGGTAAATTATATGTACAGCTAATAGAAGCATCCAGCCATTTATACACAGCAGACATAAGCTGTATTTTTCGTTGTGGATCAATCTCATGCGCTGGTTTAAAAAACCCCTCTGGAACATATTTTTTAATTATGCTTATAATCTCTAAACCATATTTACCATCTTCATCTAAAGTAGCGCCGCCAAAAGACACAAACCTTTCGTAGTCATTAGACTCTGGGTCCATTTTAGACATAACATACTCTCTTAACCTATCTGGCATCATAAAGTAATGTGTGTAGTTACCTTTATCAATAGCCCTTGTACGTCTCCAATAATACAACCCCATTACAGGCTCGATACCTGAAGAAATACATGGGGATGGGAAGGTACTAGAAAGTGATCCAGCAGGCGCTATACTCATATGTGCCATGTTACGCATGTACTTTACCTTAGTAGCGTCACCATCAAAGAACTCATTAACGATATTTCTAAAATATGTTGTATTCATATAAAGAGTTTTATCTTCAATGAGTCTAAATGCGAGTGCGTCTCCCTTCTCCTCACCTAAAGCCATAGAAGCCTTAAAAACTTGATGTGCGTAGCACTTCATAAACTTCTCTACAGCTACCGCAGCCTCCTCTGAATCATAAGCCAGATTTTGTTTTAATAGCCAGCCATGTAAATTTGTTATACCCATACCAATTTCACGTAGTTGCTCTACAATCCATCGTTGTTGTGGTACTGGGCTTAAATTATTGCATAGCTCATAGTCAATAACATTGTCCGCCAGACGTACCATTAACGGCACTATGGCCTCCAATTCTTTTGTATACTCTTCTTCTAAAGTAGAAAAATTTTCCATATTACTAGAAGAAAGATTACAGACAGAGTAAGGGGCCATAAACTTTTCAGAACAAGCATTACTACTATGTGGTAAGAACCTAATATCACCAGTATAGTCATAAATAGCCTTATACATAATACTATTCTGTAAAAGATTTCTATACTGTATGCCGGGTTCAGCAGTTTTCCACGCACGTGCTGCTATGTTACTAAACAGTTTTTTAGCATCTACCGACTTGGTTATTACCTCACCAGTACCTTTTACTTCAAAGTGCAGTTCCCATTCAGTTTCAGCTTTAACAGCGTCCATAAAGTCATTAGTAATCTGAACAGATATGTTGGCATTATTTATTTTTGTAAGGTCATCTTTACAAGAAATAAATTCTTCTATATCTGGATGACTTACAATAAGTGATTCCAAGAGGGCAGGCTTACGACCTTGTTGACCGACATAATCTCCGACCCTGTTTATTTTATCCATCCATGGTACTACACCGGTAGACTCGCAAGCAGCATTACTGAGCTTACTACCACGAGGACGCAAATTTGAAAAGTCAATGCCTATACCTTGCCTATAGGCAGCGCACTTCATAACGTCGTACTCACATTGAGATATAGACTCTAGTGTATCTTCGTATAAGGGTATGGTAGTACAATTTTGTGTAGAGCTTTTTCTATTAGAACCTATACTTGACATAATACTACCGCCAGGCCGGAACCAGCCTTCCCACATTAGGGAAAACCAAACAGCCCTGTAGTAAGAAATTTTAACTAAATCTTTTTCCATATTAGCTAAACCATCAGCTATGCGCCAAAAAACCTCGGCAGGAGTCTCCTTTGTACCGTCTGCTTTGGTCATTGCATACTTGGCTTTAAAAATGTCAATGGAATAAGAATTATTAGAGAAGTATTCTTCTGTAGAGATATTTTTTACTTTTTCAAATTGAACATTAGGTTTGTACATAGTTATTATTACCCCTTGACAATGGTAGTATTAAAAGCAGATTTACCGGTAGATCCGAAGCCACCTCTTGCATCACCATCTAGTACGTCTACTACTTCAAACGTTAGTTTGGGTTGGATCTTATTTAACCTAAATTGACAAATTCTATCATTCATTTTTATAGTGGTACCCCTTATAGCATAGGCCATAAAACGCCAAATATCTTGATCTCCGGAATATGAATTATCAACAACACCGTAGTGGTTTGCCTGTAGTATACCAAACTTAACGGCTGTGGAACTTCTTGGTACAATGTTAGCCTCATAACCGGCCGGTAGTTTCATACTCACACCTAAAGAAATTAGTTTTAAATCCCCTTGTTCAAGTGTTATATCCTCAGCTGCGCGTAAATCAATCCAATCCCCAATGCTAATTTTTTCCATACGTATTAAATCCTCAACGTGATACTTAATTTTAATTACTAATTCCTTATCACCACATTTACAAGTTGCCATTACATACCTCCGTGTTATTAATTAATTCTTCTTCTAAGACATCATGTCCGATGCCTGTAGATAAGTCTATTACTTTATAAATTATTGAATCATTTATATATTTACCAGTAACAGTAAATACTGGTAGTATCTTGCTAGCTTTAGCTATAAGTTTAGAACAACAGAGTGTGCTTATAGCGGCCATTACTATGCGTTTTTTATTAAGCATATATTATTGTTCCTTACCACAAGTAGCACACACTAAATTTTGTCCATACTTGCCGCCGGCATCAAACTTAAATTCCTGACCACCACAACCACCCTTATCTTTATCACAGGTGCCTTTCATCCAACAGGCTGATATAAGCGCATCAGTTTCCATTGGAATAATTTTAAAGTACATATTAAAACCATCCTTTATTGCTTGCTCTACTATCTTTGCAACTTCATATCTATATTCGTAGTCGCACTCAACAATTAGCTCATCGTGTACAGTTAAAAGTAATTTAGCATAGTAGGGTAACACTTCTAAACGTTCTACAAGAAAAATCATGGCCTGTTTAATAGTGTCGGCATTCGAGTTATGTACCACCACACCATTGGCTGTAAAATAATGTATTTTATCACACATTAAATCATACGTATCTTCTACACCTCTATAAGTTAAAGAGGTAGCTTTACAAAAGTCAAAGTTTAAAAATTGTTCTAAATATTTTTTTTCTCTGCCTTCTGGTAATCTAATATAAAAGTGACGCCAACTGTAAAAAGAGCATTTACCTAATTTAAAGCGCCGCAAGTGTGCCTTTTCGGTAGAGGTAAATTCTGATAAGTAATTATCTGCTTTTCTTAAAGTTGCTTCTATTAATTTAGGTATAAATTCAGGCACCATACTGCCGTCACCGCATCTTGGTGTATTTAATGCCATATTTAAAAGTTTACTTTTATCTAAAACCGAAAAACCTATCAACTCTTTAAATTGTTTATTAAATCTTTTAGGTATTTGAATTCTATAAACCAACTCTCCGTTTTCACTATACTCCTTAAGATTAGAGTTTATGCCTAAGGAAAACAAAAGTTGCTGAATAGACTCCGCAAGCGCTTTTGAACTTGTTGTGTAGTTTGGACCACTGTTTTTCGTCATACCACCATCAGTAGAAAACAGTCCATTTAATAAAGCACCCTTGTTTTTTAAAGTCTCTGTATAAAAATAATCGGGGATGCTCTTATATCTCGCTGTAACATAATCCAAACCTACATACTTTAAGAAACCCCTTATAACAACGGAACTAGCTTGTGCCGTATATAAAGGAGTAGTTCTATTTTTATATACAGTTCTTACAATAGGTTTGTAATTAAACACATTAAATACATAAGAATTGAATTTGTCGAATAGTTCTTTTTGGTATTCTGGACAAATAAAACGTATATGATTATGTTCAGTATAATTACCATCACCAATTAAGCAGCCAATAATAAAAGCAAGCTCTTTTGACATCTCTTTAGGTGTAGTCTGTTCTTTATAGGTTTCTCGCCAGTGCTTTTTTTCATAAGTATACCCTGATAAATCGGACACCTTACCATCAATGGTATTCAACGGGATTAAAAAGTAGTCTTCATTTAATTTTATATTTTCTACTGCTTTTTCCTCAACACCATTTTCCGTAATCACAGGAATTTTGTGTTCTAATGTTATACCTAAATTACTACCATTGGAAAGTTTTAAATCATACACTTTTTTCTTGCCTGAGTAAACACCTACAGCCGTATCCTTACCAAAACCAGTTTCCAAGGGTACTTGAGTGTTCACATAATTACCAATACTTCCTAACCCATTTATCTGACTGTCAAATACTAAACAACCCTGAATAGGCGCGTTCTTTGCCTGCCTTTTAACACCATTAATGATAAATTTTCTATCTGGTGAGTCATACTTAGGTATGTCATAGAATCGTTTACGTCCTATAATAGTCTCACTATATCCTTTCCTTACGGCCTCATTAGATAAGTCTTCTAACCACTGCTTAATTTTAGGAAACATAGTAAAGTAATTAAGCATTAAGCGCTCGGCCTTCTTTTCTGATATCTTTAATCTACGACTCAAACCAAACTTGGAAAGACCATAGGCTAAACCGAAAGTAATCGCCTTTGAAGCTTTACGTTGTTCTTTAGATACCTTTTCATACTCTACATTAAAAACACCTGCTGCGGATTTAGTATGTAAATCAATACCGTCCAAGTAACAAGAAACAAACACGGGATCTTGTGACATATTACCTATGATACGTAGTTCGGCGCCGGACATATCTGCGGTTATTAAAGCACAGCCTGGTTTAGCTATGAAGCAGCTTCTATAAATTTGTTTACCTGGTATATTTTGTAGGTTTGGGTTAGAGCTGCTTAGCCTACCAGTTTGCATTAGTTGCTTAAAATCTGTGTGCAGTCTACCTGTAGTTGGGTGAATTTTATCCAGCAACGGTTGTCCATAAGTAGAAATAAGTTTTTCCGCTTTTCTATAAGCTAATATATTATCAATTACATTGACACCAGCGTACTTCTCAAGCTCCTCAACTGCCGTACCTTCAACCTCGATACCGTATTTTTTAAGTGCCTCCTTAAGCTGCTTAGGACTATCTATATTTATTAAAGATACACCAAATAACGTTGTTTGGTTTTCAGTAGCATCTAGTGTTTTTGTAATTTGAGCATGGAGTTCATCTTTCTTTTTAGCTACTTCCTGCATAATCAAAAGCCAGCGCTCCGTATTAATTGTAATGCCGTTTAATTCCATCTCAGCCATGGGCTTGACGAAATCAAATTCTAACTGACATACCTTCTCTAACGAGTGTTTAGCCACAGACAGTAATTGAGCATCACGTATTACACCTAAAGTACAAACGTCTAATGCCGCATACTCAAGTTGATAGTTTTGAAAATCCTGCTCATAGTCTGAGAAAGTACCACGAGGCTCTTTGTCCATAGCAAGCCCTAAATACCTTTGCACTAATACGGATAATGCCGCTTTAACATAGGGTCTGCCGAGGTTTATCAGTTGTTCGGCTAACATTGTATCATATATATTGTTTATATAAAAGTTATAATGATGTTTAATCATTTTAACATCGTACAAAGCATTTTGAAGTAGTTTTAATTTAGTCCTATCTTCTAAAAGGTCCTTAAACAGCGATATATCAAATTCACTTTTACCTATATCCTTTCTAATATCAAAAACAAAGGGCTGCCCTTGTACACCTAACTGTAATAAAACGAGCTTACCGTCAAAAGGAGATAAAGAGGTACCTTCTGTATCTACCTCTATCATCTCAAATTGATTGATGTAGTCCAACGCGGCCAAGGCATCATCAAGTTTATTAATGTAAGTATACTTAGGAGCCGGCAATTTAGCAACACTTTTATCAAAAACACCCATAATTTTTATCCTTTAACTAGATTAACTATCTTAAACATTTTATGATAAAATATCTGCTCACCTGGTTTTCCCGTTGTATATATCGGGTCTATAATTATATCCAGCATCATAGAAAATTTGCGAGCTTCCGCAAATTTAGTACTGCGTTTAAGACAACCAACAAAGTACCCGCATATCGCTATGCGTATACCCTCAATAGATACAGTTTTAGCTAGAACTTCATAGTGTTTACAAGACTCTAACCATTTACCTGCCATAAGAGACTTACTTAAATCAATTATAGCTGGTGTATTCTCTGCGGCTATGCCGCCTAAAATAGTATTAGCTGAGTCTATTGTCCAGGACCCCTCATTAATAACAGAGTCTAGCGCTACAAGAGCGTCTCTAGGTATACCCTTTGTTTCAGATACAATTAAGTTTAAAACCTCCTCATTATAGACTGTGCCCTCAAACTCTAAAACATTTGTTAGAATAGAATGTAGCTGATCTTGAGGTAAAGCATCAAAAGTTACTTTTGTACATCTACTTAAAAACGCGTTACCTCCATCTTTTTTACTCTGTAGTTCTTCTGGCCTGTTTGTACAAAATATAAAGTAGATATAAGAATACCCATCTTCAGCATCCTTTAATAGTAGATCTTTAGCTGCAGCTGTGAGCATATGAGCCTCATCAAAAATGATGACTTTGTTTCTAGAATTAAACGGCGCAAATGGTAGGGTATCCACAATGTCGCTCATATCAGACTTACCGCCATCCTTACCTACATTATGCTCTGTAACATCCATACTACTACCACTTAGTATGGAAAGGCATGACGCACATTTTAAACAAGGTTGTGATGTAGACGTAGCTACAGATTCACAGTTTAGCCCCATGGCTACTATGCGTGCTGCAGTCGTTTTACCTGTACCGGCCGGACCACTAAATAATAACGTATGCGGTAGCTTATTACCATCTAAATAATTTTTTAACGTGGTTTTACTTACATTATTACCTACAAGCTCATCTACAGTACATGGCCTGTAAGCTGTCTGTAAACTATTACTTCTATTCTTTGATAATCTTTTTATTAGCATAGATGTCTCCGATCAATCTCACTCTTAAGTAATTCGTAAATTTCATATAGAACACCACCGCCAGAGGGGGTATTTAAACATAAGGCCACTTTACTTTTTATATTTTTATTAGCATTGCTTGGACACACTGAGAATGGTACCCTATTTATGCATGGCAGGTCACTTCTGCCAAAACCTACATAAAGCATCTCATCTAATGTTATCTCATAGCGCTGTAATATTTTAGTAATAAAGTCTAATTTATCTTTCTCTGCCCAGTAAAAAGGTATATTTTTACGTCTAAATAAGTTGTAATTTATATACTGATCTTTAGCTAAAAAAATAAATTTAAATGTCTTTTTTAATTCATTTACAATATCCAGATCCTGGGAGTTAAAAGTTTTAAATGGTACATTACCAAGCTCATCGTAAGTAATTAACCCATCTGTTACTATGCCATCAACTTCACTTACTATAACTTTTAGTTTAGTTAAATACTCATCAATGTTAATCATATTTAATCCTATTAATTATAAGAAAACTTTAATTTAATCATTGTGTCCTCTGCTCGGCCCCAAAAGTACTCTAAATCTTTCTGTCCGAAAACCAAGCGCCACACACCCACGTCTTTAAATAAGGGTTTATATAAAGTTAAATCCTCCAAAGGTTCTATAAGCTTATTACGAGGTTCCAATTTAAAGTAGTCACCTATGTGCATTAACATGGCGGTACCATCTATAAGCATCATGTCGTAGTTAACAAAATACATTTTATCTAAATTGCTATTAATAAACCCCTGAACATGATCTACCCAATACTGCACTGGTTCCGAAAACATCCTTGGATCTAGAGGATTTTTAGTTTCTGCGGTCTTTTCAAACAAATCTTTATCGCTGTAAGCTTCTATATAGCCCATAATGTACTGCCTAAAAGTCTTTCCTTCAAAGTGTTTTTTGGTTCCGGGCTGTTGTTTCCAATATTCATAGCAGTCGTACAATACATCTCTACCGTCCCGTACAACATATAGAGTTAAATCACTATCAGTGATAGCTTTAACCATACTATCAGAGAAATGCCAGTGATTCTTGTCAAAATCATTACAATAATAGTTAGCCATTATGCTCCTAACAACATAAGAAGCGCCGGATTTTCTATGACAAAAAACTCTATTTATGTTCTTGCTCATTTTTATGCCCCCATAGTATCTTTGGCATAACTACAGACTTCAGTTCTTGCGGTATCGTGTTTTTAATAACCGACATTGTGTACTCTATTTCTTGTTTTATACTTCTTGTTGGATTATACCCTAAACTTGGTAAAATGTCAACTACATAATTATAGTAATGTGCTCCTGTGTACTCACTTCGTGGTGAAGGTATGTGTTGTTTGGAGCTGGGTACTCCTAGCTTAATAGCAACTTCTTCAACCAATTTAGTTATCTCCATGATTGAGTGCCATTCAGACAGCTGATTCCACACCTGTACCTTACCTGGGTTAGGTGGATTATTAACAGCTATTTCCAATGCTTGAATACTGTCATTCAAAGATATAAAGCCTCTTTGGTGTAGACCCTCCCCATAAATTGTCATTGGCACACCAAGTAGTGTTTGTACAATAAAACGATTAATAACAGTACCTCCAGCCTCATCACTATCAAGTCTACTATATACTTTGGTCTCGTCTATTTCGTCTGTATAGGAACCAAAAACAACAGACTGTTGTACATCTGTACATTTTAAGTTCCAGGTGCGAGATAAAAAATCTATTAAGTAGGTAGACGCTGTTTTAGAACAGTGATAGATACTACCAGGCCTTCTTGGGTAAATCATCTCATTAGAAGTACGGCCTTTGTGATTAATCTTAATATAGCCTTCCTCAATATCTATGTTACTATAATGATCATACTCGCCCGTTGTGCCTATTGTAATATAGTGTGCATTGGGGATATGTTTTTTTATTGCCCACAATAAATTATTTGTGGGTATAATATTGTTTACTAAAGTAAATTCAGCCTTCTCTTGTGAGATTTGGCTAAAAGGTGCTGAAGGTATATGGGCTAAGTTAATGACGGTGTCTGGTTTATATGTTGCAATTAAGTTCTCTACCTTAGTACTATCTGTTAATAAATCAAAAGAATAGAATGTAAATTCACCTAGCTCATTAAGCCTACTAATCTTTTCTACCATTGGTAGTATGGGTGTAGCAGATTTAGATCCCATTAAATCTTTTACCCAGAATCTACGTAAAAAGTTATCTACACCAACTACTTTAAACCCTTTGTTTAGTAAACGTTGAGTTAAGGCATTGCCAATGTAACCATCACATCCTAACAATAATACTGTCTTATTCATTAGTGCTCCTTATTTTATGTCGAGCGCAGCTCTAAAAAGTTTTGATATTAAGAGATCACTTTGCAAAATCCCTTCTAGGTCATGTTCTAAAATAGAGTAGTCCTTGTGTTTACTAAACAATGAGTTGAACAATGTGATGGCTATCGGTCTAGAATCCATAATAAAGTCAGACCCCTTGTTACTAAAAAATACTTGCCAATCTTCCCAAATGACCGGGTGAAACTTGGATTCTGGTAGCAATGCATAATGGTTAATATTATTGAACACGATAGGGCTCAAAAGTCTTAGGCCCAATTCTCCCCAGTAAAATGAAGTTTTGCTATCTATTAAGGTTTCTTGGGCTTTTAGATACTTAGTTATTATGTGCCCACCTTCTACTGAAGCCATAAAACCATTACTTATACCATCAATTGTTCTAGTTTTATGGCAAGCCATAAATCCTTTTTCATTTATAACTTCCAGTAATGGTGTAAAGTCTTCGAGCACGATAGTGTCGGCGTCAAGCCACACCCCGCCATACTTATGAAGTAGAGCTGTTCTTATATATGCAGTACGTATAGCTATGTTCTTTGGCGAGTCTACTGAACTGCTGTCATGATGCAGCTCTTTGTACCTAGGATTTATTTCGGGTAAATAAGCCTCAACATTAGAGGGGTTTACAAGCATTATGACACACTGGCTACCGCAGTTGGCTTGCATCGACTCAATGCATAGTTTTATATAGGCTGGCATGTCTTTTCCGGGCAGGTTTTCCCAATATACCCATATCATACACATAATTAAATCTCCAACAAATATTGATTATTAATCCCGCCCTTTACAACACGCAACCTTCCATATGGATTAAGGTCTGACGGTGACCAGTTGGAGATATGGCGTTCATTTTCATTTCCGTATACTGGTCCTTGTGGTTTAACCTTCTCCGGTAATACTACTATGCCTAGAATATTACGCTTAAGTTTTATCTGTTCAAGTAGTGCTTTGCCATCTTCAAGCGTGAAGTGCTCTAGAACTGCAGTACATAGTATTAAATCATAATTACCTAGTGTTGGAAGAACTTTCGACGCATCACCAACATAAATACTATCATAAATCGCATATTGTATCTGGGTTAAATACTTATCAAAAACTTCTATACCATCTATACGTGTTGTCCAATTCCCGAATAGTCTACCGCTCCAAATGTCAGTATACTCTCGAGCCAAGAATCCGTTCTTGCCGAAGCCCACTCCTATATCTAGAACAGATTTTGGTTGTAGTTGTAGTATAGTATCACATATATAGTTTAATGTTATAGGGCGTGATGTTGGCATGTTATGCTCCTCTATTTTCATTTATATTTATATTAATAACTCTGGTAGCTAGGGGTATATCTAAAAAGGCTAGTAAGCTCGATTGAACTTCTTTATCATTTAGTACCTCCTCAGTATTAAATAGTACAAAATTATCTTTAAATGCCATAGCATATTCTTCCGCTAAATTATAGTAGTCATCCCAGTAGTGTGCTATCGCATCTACTTTAGGTAAATTATATTTAGGGTAGCAATTATCGTATACGGAGTCAAGACGCCATAAGTTACTATCCCAATAAGTGCTGCTTTTATCAGTCCAATGGTTGCGCTCTTTTAGTCCAGTCTTAAAGTTAGCAGCAGTCTTTTTAATGTAACTAGCAACCGTGTCTTTTTTAGTTCGTTTAAGACAAATAAATTTTGAATTGGGGTATTTGTCTAGTATGTATATAACATATGGTAGATGCCAAAAAGATACGTCGCATGCAAAAGAACCGTTGGTCCTATTTTGCATAGATGTAATAGTCCTGTCTATATGGTTTTTACTGAACTGCCATGGGGTTATGACTAATTCATGTGTTGAAGTAAACCCATTCTGTAAACCTAGTAGTTCTTTAAGAGACACGGTACCACATCGGCCAGTACCAAGACCAAAAATAAGCTGCTTCATTATAATACCTCATAATACTTTTTATATTTTTCAACAATACCGGCTGTTAGTACACGCTGTGTCCAGCCCCTATGTGGTGCCTCAGCTAAAGCATCCATAGTAACACCTAAATCAATTAGACTTTTATTTCGAATGTCATGATCTTTCCAAAGGCGCTTAGCTAGTACACGTGTGGCCAGCCCTATTACAGGAAGTATTATATCACAATACTGTAATTTGTCAAGTATTTCCTCCATTTTATGATCTAAGGTGTAATAAGCATTCTCCACACCAGGAAAAGAAACAGTATGTGTAACGTTAAACATCTTCTCTATAAGTTTATTATTACATAAAGGATCACCAGCTATCAGTAATACCTTTCTACCATAAAAAAAGCTATCAATAAATTTTACAAACCATTCTAGCTTATGCTCAAAAGCATACTGAAATATCAATGCGTGGTACCCCTCATCTGGATTGCCACGTAGTAATTTCCAAACATGTTTAAGTTGCCCATCTAAAAGCTGTTGTTGCACTCGTCTTTTTAGCCAAAAGTAGCTGCCACTACCATCCTCGAAAGAGCCTGCAGTACTAGACACGACATAGTTTAGATCAAATATTGTTAAAGACTCTCTTAGTTCTTGTCTTAGTTTAACACTATTTCTATGCCTTTGTTCATTAGGTGCCCCTTGTATAAGAGTTAAATCTCCATCACCGAATCTTATAAAGTAAAAAGGTGTGCCTTCATTTACCAATGTATCTAAATAATTACTTGTTTGTTCAATAGTTTTCAATTCAACTTCTCCTTATATTAAGGTGAGTTCTCCAGACCAGTTGTCTAATTGTAGTGCAAAATCTACATAGTCTTTATAGTGCGGATCTAATCTCATCATTTTAGTTGCGTTTAATGCAACCTCCCTTAAAGCCTCAACACGATCCATAAATAGTTCCTGTTTAAACGGTAATTTACCGATCCTGTTTTGACCATAAAAGCCTATGTGTATTTGCCTATCACATGCCGGAGAATAAGACCTCAACCCTTCTTCAATAAAAGCTGTATCAATTAACCTATTAACAAGCCCGTCCCAACCAATATGTTGAAATAAATTTTTACGCTCTGGTCTATATTTAGATCTTTTATCATTCCCATTGCGCTTATTAATAAGATGGATAATAGCTTCTCTATTAGCATAGTAATCATATGTGGCATAAGGTCTTACATATTTAGTAAAAAAATAGTTATCCATTAAGCAGGCAGGTGCTTCGAATAGATTTGTGGCTTGTATAGCATTTATATTGGTATTAGGCACTAATCTACGACTGGCATTAATAACAGAAAAGTTACTATCCTTTAATAAGCTTAATGCTGTAGCCATATATGTAAAGTAGGTCTCATGTAGTAAACAATCATCCTCTATATTTAATACATAATCAGCCCCTTCAAAAAATACCTGCTTAAAACCCTCTAAAATGTTGCCCCAACCAAAATGTCTGAATGGTCTCATGACAATTGTTTTTTCAAAAGGGTAATAATCGTTTATTAGCTCAACACATTTAGGATCAGCATTAAACTCTAATGCAAACAACGTACTATAGTTATCAGTATTTAGTCTTTTCCGCGACTTTATTTCGTACTCCATAGACAGGTAAAGCATCTCTGGTCTATTATACACAGCTCTTAATATACGACCGTTCATTTATATACCCTCCCCTCATCTCTTATATACTTCCAATACAAAGTTGGACCCCTCAAATTTGTGAGCTGTTGGTATTAAATTGGCCTCGGTACATAAAGCAGAAAGCCATTTGACATCAAACATAACAAAGTGAAAGTTACCTGGGTAATCTTGTCCACCAAACATATGATAAGATACAAACTTAGCATCACCTGTTTGTCTATAATATTCCACAGCCCATTGCATATTTGGTGTACGAATTTCCATTATACCACCATGCTTTAATAGCCTGGCCCATTCTTTAAGTAGACCAATAGTTTTGCTTATTGGGAAATGTTCTATTATGTCGCTCGCAAGTATATAATCAAACCGCTCATTGGGCAGGTCTACTGCCTCAACATTACCTACTATATCAACACCTTCTAAGGGGCGTATATCTAAGTTTACACACGTATACCCTTTGGGGTATTCTTTGTATATGCGGTTGCCACAACCAATGTTTAAAGTTTTTTTAGTCATAATATATTATTTTAATTCAAGTTCTTTAAGTAATTTTGTACCAATGACGGTTAAAGAAAAATTAGTATTTATATACTGCTTTAATCTTTGCCCTGTTGTTTTGGCGGCCTCTTTATTATCATAAACAAACTTCATTAAGTCAGCGCCATTTTTTACATCAGGCTCTGCCCAAAGTTGATCACCTCTATACCATGGACTCCATGGCATACCGTAAACAGGTGTTAGTGTGTAATTTACTAAATAGCTATTATCTTGTTTGGCATATTCTGTCACGCCGCCAAATCCTGTGATTACTACTGGATTACCGAAAGCACCAGCCATAAAAGGACCTATGCCAAAACCTTCTCCTCTATCTAATGAAACGTAGCAATCACCTCTTTCATGTAACCCATTAATTTCATCCTCGGTTAGCATGTCTGGTAGTAAATAAATGGGTGGGTATTTGTCCATAGGTGTCACAGCTTTTAGTTTTCTTATGGTAATTCTTATGGCTTCTTTTTCTTCCTCGCTGTAATCACTACGATAAGTTTTTAGTACAAGAGCCACGTCTTCATTATTCTGAAATGCATGCCAGTAAGCTTTTATAAGAGCGGTGGGGTGTTTTCTTTCAGTAAATTGAAATATACTATAAAACATGTACGTATCCTTAGATACACCGCTTATGTCATAAGGAACTGCTGTCTCTACGTAACTTAAGTCCATACAATGTGGCACCACCCCTATAGGAATAGTAACACCACTACGTTTAAATACCTCTTTATTCCACTCACAACCAACCAAAACTTTATCTACGTTATTATTTATATACATTTTCCAATCTGGGTGTAGTAAATCGGTCTCCCATATAGTGTAGCCAATGTTCTTCTTTCCCTTTTCCCTGTATCTAGACCAGAATTCCGGTGTTGTATGTATGATCACTGTATCATAGTCCACCTTAGTATCCATTAACTTTGTTAAAAGGACTCCATCAGCACCTAAGTCTGGTTTTGCTTTTTCAAATGAAATAGGATCTAATGTTATGGGCACACCAAGTGAATGGAGTGCCAGAATATTACCACGACAGGCTTTTGCATAACCTGAATTGTCTAGAATTGGCCCTATATATTTTATACCTTTAATAGTCATTTCCATACCTTATAGAAAGTGCCTAATCCTGGTAGGCACTATTAAATATAATATGATTCCAGGAAACCTGCTTTTATACTTACATTTGTGGGCCAGAGGGCATAGGACCACTGGCACTATCAGCGCTAATATCAAAAGTTACTACCTCAGCTTCTACCATAACCAAACGACTCTCATCCAGCCAGGTCCAATCAGGGATGTCACCATTCTCATTTACTCTCTTTGGTTGCAATCCGTAGTGGATGCACCCAGTAGAATAGAAAGCCACCACCATTACAACACCCTCTAAACCTGTTATTTTATCTTTTAATAAATCGCCGTTAGTAAACTTAGCTTCTCGCATAATAATGCTCCTGTAAATCTAATTGTTAATGTTTTACGTACAACTCTGATTATTTTACTTCAGTGTGTCCTCTTTTATATCATCTTTCCAAAGATGATAAGTAAGGGGTGTCCTATTTTCTCGGGCGGAATAATGACTATACTCATCTTTGGTGTCCTTTATGAATTGTAAATACGCGTGATATTTACAACAAGCAAAACATCTATATTCAGCTTCTAAAATTGTCCATGCGCCTATTGATGTTAAGTAGAAAACAACATATGGGCGTACAAAGTATACCTTAGTTTTAGTAAAAAACCTATTAAATAATTTAATTATTTTATCAAACATAATACCCCCATTTAAATACTGCTATAATATATTATAGTGCTAAGCGGACGGTGGTTATATCTAACAAAATTTCACCATCGGAACCGCTGGTTTTTAATGCTTCACCAGTAACTTTGTATATTATAGCAAAATAATCGCATAAAGTCAATACCTCTTTTGATACAGATAATCCAATCTCCGCTTCACCTGTTAAATGATTTATAGAGAGCTTTATATTACCTGAGGCTATTATGTTTGGCTCGTGGGGATTATTAGTTCCACGATAGTATATTTCAAACATTGCATACCTCGCTGGCTTAATAAATGCAATCACAACTCATATAAGTATAACTATGTCTTTTAATAGTAGACTTAGGCTTAGGACGATCATAGATACGTTCTTTCCAATGATCCTCGTCGCCACAAACAGGACAGAGTGCGTGATGAAATAAATACCAATAGTGTTTATTTTGTTTTATTTTAGTAGCGTTCATCTAAATTACCTCTTTTTGCGTCTCTTTCCACAAGCCGTAGCCAGCAAGAACTTCATCCTTCGTTGGATATTTACCACAACTACGTAGTTTATTCTCAGAGCAGTAACCCGCTTGTTGGCATTTTGGCCCAACATTTTTAAAAACTACGGGTAAAGCCTCTTTACATAGGGCCAGCATCTCATTAGCCACGATACGAATTTCCCATTGTGATAATGTACAACAACGCAGGCCAAAGAAGTGTATTAAACTAACACAATTTTTTGTAGTTACAAGTCTAGTAATAGCAGCATTGGGCATAAGGTAACGAGCGTCCTCGCTCTTAATATGCAACCCTTTAAGCTTATTATACGCTTGTTGTATATACTCTAATGTATCAACATAAATCTGTTTAGCTTCTTCATTTTTAGCTATAGAAGGTGGAATTACAAAATTATTGATATCAAACTCCCCATCATTAGCCACATACCTTTGGGACTGCTGGGAATAGCTAGCCATGCGGTGACGTACATGTTGATGGCTATCAGCACGTGATATACCATCAATAGCAAATGTAAATTTCACATGTTCGAGAACACTTGTGTGTCCTGATTTAAATAGATGGTTTATTAAACCCTCTATTTCTTTATCTGTACATAAGTGGCCGTCTTTATTATCAGTGATTGATACGAAGCCTTCCTCATCTTCTTGCCAGGAATCCCCAACCCAGCCCTCAGAATAGCACTGTCGGCCGGCAGCAAATAATAGTTTTTCAGCATTAGCGGAAACATCCAGTAATTTAATTCTTAGCATATTGTAACCTCTAGCCACCAAAACCACAGAATGGGCAAAATTTTAAACTTTTAGAATATAATCTTTTACAAAGATCGCACGCGTACTCAGCATCGGTATTACTATAGGCCTTTTCAGTTTCTTTTTTATCAATTTGTGTTTGTTTTTGTTCCAATTTAATAGTAACCTCTTCCATTTTAGTACTCCCACAATTATCTGCTAAAGAGGGGCTTACACCCCTCTTTAAGAGTTAAAACGTCTCTGCCTTTATAACATTACTAGTTTGTTGTGCTGCTACTTCAACTGTCTTAATTTTTTGTGAAACTATAGACTTAGATAAAGCATCAAAAGTTTTAACCCAAATATTACCAACCGCTGTTTGCCAATCTAAGGTGCCTGTAACAAATTTATACGCCTGTTCCGCCTTAGTCGTTGCCTCTTCATAATTATTATACACATGTAGCATCTTGTCGGTTAGATCTTCTACATCGACTAGCGGGCGTCTTACCTCGTTGTCATAAGGAAGTACTGTCCATAGGCTGGGGTTAGTACCACTTTTTACAAGGTAGCCCACATCCTCAGTAATATTTTCTATCATTGCGGTGTTTCTAGGCATAATAACGGGTGTTCTAGTGGCCATGGCCTCTATCCAGGAAAGCCCCCAACCCTCACCAAGGCTAGCACTAATTACGCAGTCAACACAATTATATAACATATTAACTATCTCTCTCGGATAGCCTTGGTTAGGTCCAAAGTTCTGAGGAAATATTATGTCCTCTGATAGACTAAAATCGTATGCTCTGCAAACCTCTGGTAGATTCCAACCTTGATCTTGTTTAGCCATATGTAAATACAGTAAAGTGTTTGGTTCCTTTTTACGTAACTCATAAAATGCTTGAATAGTTCTAGGAATATCTTTACGTTGCTGATTTCTATTTAAATTCATGTAGATAAACTTATCTGAGTGACGGCCAAAATAGCGTTTTCTAAAATCAATTACTTCCTCACTAGGCAGCGGTTTAAACTCACTAGTATTAACCCCATGAGGGATTACAGACATGTTGCCAACAATTGGATATACTTCTTGGCATAGCTTTCTTCCAAAATTAGCATAGGTAACTACCTCATCACAAAAACTAATGTTCTTTACCCATTCTGGTTTTGGTGTGCCGTCAATAGGAAAGTATACTATAGACTTAAAAGGTGTCTCCCTGTTCTTTTTAAGATGTGGTATTAGCTCAGGTAAAAAGTCTAATATGAAACTATCCTGCATAAAAAACAATATATCAAAATCCATTTTGGGAATCATGTTGACAATCTTTTTACGGCCGTACGGATCTCTTTCCGCATTATTACCAACGGGCCAAATCCTATACGGAAAATTATGAGGATCGCCCCAGTAGTTTATACCCAGTACTTCAATGTCATACCTGCCAGTTCTGTGTAGTGCCTCTAAAACATTACGACTAACGGTACCAAAACCTGTTGCCAAATATCTTCGCATAAGAACGTTACTTCTTATACCGCTCTATTAGAGCTGCTGCATGTTTCCATGCAAGTTGAGACTATATCATCGACCACTTGGGCCGCCACGCGCTTCCACTCACTTGAGTGTACTTCCTTTCGGAATAGTCGTTGTACCTTCCTCTATAAAGAGGCTTGGCTCAGGATTGTCCTCGACTTGACGTTAGGAGTTTCCCTGAATTCACGTAGTTATTCGATACACATTGCTGTGTAAAGCTGCACATTATTTACAGGTAGGTGTATCCATGTAACATAAAATTTTAGTCTTTCTTTCCATAAAATCTCCTTAATTGTTTAATAATCTTTCACGATTACACATTAAAATTGAATACCAATTCTTGTGCCAAGTTCTATCTGTATTAGCACGAGAATTGCAACTTCTACATATAGTTATTAAATTAATAGGTCTACAGTCTTCCTTATCATAATTTATATGATGTATGGTTAACTCTTTAGTTACGCCAAAGCAACAAGGATTCCTACAAATATTGTTATCCCTGTATTTTATAGCTTCTTTGTAAACTTTATCTTTCCAAGCGTCACAATAAGGTTTTAATGATACACCTCCTTTCCAACTAGGGTTACCTGAACCAGTAATTTTAATAGCATGACAAGTTGGACACCTATAACCACCATTATTCCAATCTGTCCATGTCATAGTGTGTACATGCCCTAAAGGGCATTTGTATTCTAATTTAGTTTTCTGATTAGTGTACTTATCTGATAGTAAGGTGTACCCTTCTTTCAGCATAGCTCTACATATTGTAATCAAAGTGCATTTTATATTACCAGCACATTTAGCACACCTATGCCCATTTAACCAGTTGCTCCAACTTATAGAGTGTGTATGTCCTTTAGGACAAATATAAGTTAGTTTTTGTAAATTGTTAATATAAACACTACTCAATAGTATGTAACCTTCCGCAGCAAAGGACTCTCGTACATACCCATAAGTTAAGCGTTTACCTGAAGACATTATTATTTCTTTAGTTTACGCACATCTAAGAAGGGCGTTGTAAAATTTACTGTCATACTGTCTAGTATTTTAGCCTTAGCTGCCGGGTTTTTATCCATATACTTTTCGACATCCGACTTATTCAATGACACCATATTCAGTAAATACTCTGGTGGTACTATTTGTTTAACCGCGCTAATATCATAAGTGGCCCTACTATTTTGTCTAACATAAACTTCTTTACCCTCTACTTGCACATTTAATCCAGTAGTCTTTATACGATCCATTAGAAGTAATGACAATTCTTTTTCGCGCATCTCATATATTTTTTTCATTTTTTTAATTTGCTGCCATTCATCTACTAAAGAGTTATTGTCTAAACGATAGGCTTCTTGGAATTTACCGTTAGAGTTTGTGTAGGCTTCTTTATACGCATTACAATACTCTCTAAAGTCACACCATGGACAAAATGTATTTAACGATGCCTTTACATCTTTTTCTTCTAAACACACCATTGCATCATATACTAATTTAAGATACTCGGAGAAAGCTGCACGCTCTTCGGGTGTACGATAAGAGTATAACATCTCATGCTTTAATAAGTCAAGACTAACTATGATACGTTTTCCAGGCCATAGTATACTGGCTACTAAATCATACATAGATAATTGCTTATCTGTTTTCAATTGATCTGGTGTAGGGGCTGTTTTAGATGTTTTATAGTCTACAATTAAAATAGTATCTTCATCTACTTGTATTACCTTATCGATAGCACCTAATAAGGGTACCCCTTCTTTGGTAACTACAGCGTCGCCGCCCCTATAACCAAATGGGGTTTCTAAACTTATAATCTTATGCCCTTCAGGAATGAAGTCATTAATTCTATTTGTTACTAACTCTATACCAGTTTGGTGTACTGAAAAGTCATCAAGTCCTTCTTTTACAGATGTTTCTTTAAACTTATTAATAATAAGCTCTTTATCTTTTTTACTAAATTTCTCCTTCTTCCGCCAAATATTACCAGCTAGTTCTAAAGCCACGTGAACAGCTGTACCTAATTTAAACACCGGGTTATCTATTTTAGGCAACTTATCATAGTAGTTAAACCAGTATCTTTGCTTACACTGTAAAAAAATACTTATACGTGTAGCACTTATTTTAATATTATTATTTGCCATTACGCACCCCTAATTAAATGATTATGAAGAGGGTCTTCAATTTTATAAAAATAACCGTACTCTTTTGTAAATCTAAATTCTTTTAACTTAAGCACTGTATCCATATAACAGATGACCTGAGATAAAGCGTCTACTATATCATTGTAATGTTTATATTCCCAGTTTTGATCTATAATATCAAGTATAAAATTAAATACCATTTCTTTCTTTTTGGCTTTATAGTATGCTTTTACTGTATTAGTGCTTATTACATACGGTACTATATCCGCTACCTCTTTACATGTAAGTTTAGTCACACCTGCAAATTCTGCTAATACTTTTATAGTAGCCGCATTAAGACCAACAAATATATCTTCAATAACTATATGAGTAGGTTTGTATGTTTCTAGTATTTTACACAACTCAGTCTTAAATGTCAACAACCTTTCTGCATTTTGTAGCTTAGCGGATGTTTTTATAGTACCAAAGTGTATACCGGTATCCTGGAATACACACCAACCTGTAGAAGCGGCTGAAACGTCTAAGCTTAATATATTCATATAGATTTAAGCAACTCAACCTGCTCAGCTGTTAGGTTGTCTTTATTGGGTAGTTTCATCTTTAGTTGAATAAAAATATTACCCGGAGGACCCCCAAAAGTGCCATTCGGTCCTTGACCATATAAGTGTACTATATCTTTGTCTCTAGATCCTGGTGGTACATTAAAATGTATATCCACATCAACTACTTTTTTTGTTTTATCACCATTGCAAACATAACATTTTTCTTTGGTTGTATTACCTCGGCCATGACAGTAGTTACATGTAACAGTTGAATGCATACGCATGCCCTGTGCTTCTTGTATCTTTGTTAGATGTCCTGTGCCATTACAGTGTAAGCATTTATCAAAACTGGAGGCGCCAGTACCATTACATTCAGAGCAAGGGTTAGAATAAGATACTTTTATAGATCTATCTGCCCCAAATATAAAAGCGTGTATTGGCACATCAACCACATATCTTAAGTCTTGTCCTGAAGTAGGTCTATTAGCTGGCGGGCGTACGTTTCTAAATAGCATATCAAAAGGATTACTATACCTATTTAGTGAGTTATCGTAATTATGCCTCTTATTAATATCAGACAAAGTCTCATAAGCCTCGTTTATACACTTAAACTTATCCTCAGCTGTTGGGTCATCTTGATTCTTATCAGGATGATATACTTTAGCTAATTTACGGTAGGCTTTTTTTATTTCGTCTGTAGTAGCCCCATTATCTACACCCAATGTTTCATAGTGATTAGACACCTGTTAATACCTCCCATTCAACGGAACAAACAGAGCACTTATATTTATTTTTAGCTGTTTTATAGGACACTGAATTACATTCCACGCAGCGAATAATACACTCCTCCATAGTACTGGTTGAATCAAGTTCATCCGATAGCCCTAGGATGTCATCAATACCATCTATGGCTAACATCATGTCTCTTAGTTCAGCGTCGTCTATAATATCTATGTCATCTAAAATTGTATCACCACAATTACGCCAAAAGCTCCCGCAGTCTGGACATATGTTGTAGTTAACTACAACGGTTTCTCCACACTTACATGGGTACTCTTCAACAAAAAAGATAGTTTCTCCAGCATAAGTACATTTAACACAACTCATATTGCTTTATCTCCTATAGGTGACAACATACTAATAGTTTGTCCATAAATATCTACAGTATCTTCGTTGAATTTCAAAGCTATGGGCACAAATAATTCGCCGTCCTTTAGATCAGGATACTGTGCTGTAGCGAAAAGAATTTTTGATATCGCTGGCAAGTACATAACGGCGGTTTTTTCATCTAACAAATTAAAAGCACCATCAGACTCATCGAAGAAATCTGGATCTAATTTGTGATAAGTGCCTTTTCGGGGTATAGTTATCTTGTGCTTACCACGCACTTTAAAATAGTAACTTCTAGCCGGTAATAACGCTATCGTAGGGGTACCTATCTGCTTTGATTCTTCTGCCCAGTCTACTAAGGAAAGTGCCGGCACATCTATGTTGTTTTTCATATTAAACTCCTTTTAATACTATAAAGTTATCAACTAATACCTCAGTCCAGTACTTTTTGTCGAGCCCGCCACAGTGGCGGCATTGACCATTATAACTACTTTCTTCAATGTGTCCATGTATTTTTACAAAAGTTCTTGATGGTACTTCATTTAGGGCCTCCGCCATATTACCCCAAGCGCTAATTTTTATATATTGACAACCAGGGTTATCGGCGGCTGGTATTGCTAAAGAAGCTTTAAACATAAAATTATTATTATCTAATTCTTTAAAATTAGGTTTAGTTATTTTACCCACTAAACTAACAAAATTCTCACCAATATAGTCGTCCATTAAAATAACCCACTTAAATAATTATATACTTGTTCTTTATTAAGGTCTGAAGGATCTAACCCTTTACCTTCCACGTCAACTTCAGTTATAAACTGCGGTGTTACTTTTACTTTACCACTTAAATCCTTACACGCCTTAGATGTACATATAATTCCAGCAAGGTCATTATCAAAAAAGGGCACACATCCTTGATAGGCAAAAGACATGATAAGATTTAGTTGGCCTGTAGTAACACTAGAACCAATAATGGCAGCTACATTATGAATACCGTACTCATATAGGCGCCACACGCTTTTGAAACCTTCAACTAATATTAAAGGTTTGATTACCAACAAGTCTTTAATGTTATTTAAGTTATACAAAACACTGTCCTTATCAAATTCGGGTGTTAGCCTATACTTTTTGTGATTATCACTTACGTCATCACGTATATCTCTAAGGCTGTATGCTACTAAATAACCGTCAGCGTCCCTAATAGGAATTATGTCCCTAATGTATGGGTCCTTCTTATCAGTATATCCTCCAGCTATTTCAAAGTAATCTAGCGTCTCTCGTTTAAAACCATCTTTTATAAAACGGTCAGACCTAAATTGTTTAAATTTTAATAAATTACTCTCAGATACTATGTCAGGGACATATCTTTCTGGGAAAAAAGCTGCTGTATGCTCTTCACGTTGTTTACGATATTTATAGGCAACTATTTTAGTATCAAAGTCATCAAGCCCGCCAACTATACTTTTTAAATAGTCTACCGCGCCCATAAAGTCACAGCCAGTTACAGCTTTAACTAAACCTATTATGTCGTTACCATAAATATCATGACATTTATGACTAAAACATACCCAGGTACGAGTCTCTAAATTGAATCTAAATGAGGTCTCATTGTCACCGCCATGCACTTTACAGGCGCATCTTAACTCATGTCTATTTTTATTAAATACCTTAAAGCCTAGATGCTCTAATAAAAATTGCGGATCAATAGCTGCTTTAATATACTGTACTTTATCTTTAAAGTTGTCATCAAACGAGGGTGTCGTCATCATGTGCAGTACCTGTGTCTGTTGTGCCAAAGTTAACTACAGTCTTAGTGTAGTCCACTGGTTGCATGGGCGCTAAAGTCTCTGTAATAACAAGGTTTTGTTTTTTAAATTTATACGTTATACCTTCATCAGGGGTGGCGCCGCCTCTTCTTGTGTCTTTAATAACCAATTTAAAATTACCCCGTGTCCTATTTTCCCCAAACTCGACTTTCTCTTGTTCCAATGTTTTTTGATCCCGCATATCCCAGAAAGCCACTATATCTGCATATCTGGCTATTTTATCACTGTCTGCTATATCGGCGGCTCTGTTTAATTGAACCGCGGTTAACACTGGTATGTTAAGCTGCCCGGCCATATCCTTTAGTTTGGTGGTTACGTCACCAAGTATTTGATACTCTTTACGTTCCCCACTAACACTTTTTAAGTCAGGCTCTTTTATGTAGTCGAATATAGCTAAAGCTATGTTATGTTTTAGTTTAAACTTCTTATACAAAGCTATAAGCTTATCCACACTGTACCCAGGCATATAAACATGGAACAACTTGTTTTTTTCCATTATACGTTCAGACTTAGCCAGCTGTACAGCTTCGATCTCGTTCCAATCACCATGTTTTATTTTGCGCTCTTCCACTTGGGAAAGTCCTGCTATGTTACGTGTACGCCATTCCTCAAAAGATAATTCGGTATCTACGTATAGAACTGGCAGTTTTAAAGTAAAAGCTACGTACCGTGCTATAACCGCTAAGAAAGCACTCTTACCCATCTTTTTTCTTGCGGCAATTACATGCAGAGCACCGTTAGTTAACCCATCAATCTGTTTATCTAATATAGGAAAACCAGTACTTAAACCTGTCTGTATCACAGGGTTTTCCTTACGGTCTGCTAAAAATTCAGCCACACCTTCGGCTAAATCGTGTGGTTCATTTAATGATGGACCAGTCACTAGGTCTAAAATGTCGGTTTCAATTTTAGCTACAAGATCTACAGCTAATGAGTTGTTGGCCAATAACAACTCATTAGCATGACATATGCTACAGTACAGTTTATATTTACCACTCGCGTCTAAAACTTTTTCTAGGTGTGCGTTTAAATTCTGAGGATTTAACGGCATGCTGTGTAGTGCGTAAAGATACTTACTACCACCAAGTATGTCTAAGGCTTGATTATTTTTAGCACAGTCAATAACCGCTGGTATATCAAAAGATTTGATATCCATACTACTAACCATATATCTTAATATGGTGTACAAAGTGGAGTGCTCAGGACTAAGAAAGTCCATCTTATCTAAACGAGCTTCCAGTGTATACAGACAATCAATGTTGTTCATAGCTAATGATAGTAATATGCGCTCGTCCATATAGGCACAAAAGTGCTCTTTGGCGGCGGCCAAACTCATCATCTTTCTTTGCGTGTCTGCCATTGTTCATTCTCCCGACGTGTTAACTCTCTTTTAAAAGAGGCTATCAGTTCAGATATTGTTTTGTCAACACCATCTAATAGAAACTCTTGATCTTTAAGATCGTCCATCTCAGTCTGTATTTTATACAAATTTTCAGTGTTGTCTATTAAGTAGGCAGAAGCATCTTTCTTAGTTTTATACTCTTTTATCAGTTCTTTTGTTAATAGTTGACTAACTATATTATCAATAAAGCGCTGCTTTCGTCGTATATCAACCTTATTCTCATTTAACTTACTTTTAAAATATATTAAATACTGTGATAGTGCTATAATATACTGACTTAATATAAGGCTATCAGTAATTTCTAAATTACGTACATTATAGGCAAATATACTGTCTATATAGTCCTGATCTACATTTATATGAGTTGCTGCATTTAAGTCTTTTTGCATAAGAGGTATGTCCTAAGTTATTTTGCAAGTTCGTCTGGGTCCATTTCACCCAGTTTGTGGTATACTCCCTGACATAAGTAGTCTATGGATGCTACTTTACCTGATTTTAAATCCAGTATTTCGGCACGATCAGACTTCATACCAATTTGTCTACAGTCAAAACTTTTATCACAGTACTTTGGGTCACCTGCGCGAGTTCCGTCATGCAAAGGCACAAAGTCCTCACAATCTTTACCACGATTTAAAGGATTTTTATCTCCTGGGATTACAATATTACTCATTTAATCACCTCCTGCTGAGCTTTATATATACGTTGCATTACTAAATCTTTTGTTATAACATCTATTTTATCATAGAAGTACACTAATGTCAAGGGTGGTGTGTTGGCTACGTACTCTAATTTAAGATTATCTCTACGTTTCTGCTCTCTAAACATTTCCACACTACCATGGAAATGCCGTATGTATTTAAAATGCTGTTCTCCCTGTATTTCAAATAATATACTTAATTTCCGTAAGTAAAAATCAAAAAACAAACGTGTCCCCTTATAATAAACGTAATGCTCAGCGACTACATCGTCATAAGGGAACAGCTGCTTAAGTACTTCATGGGTATCGTTAGCTATTTTGCTCATAGTATGCGTTTAAGCCTAAAGCAATTATGATACAATCACGTATTTCATTAAATACAATTTCATTTTCTCGTAAGAAAGCTAAAGCGTTGAGCTCGCCTTGGCCGATATTATTACCGTTGTATTTATACCATGCTCCAGCACGCTCCAATATACCTAGATCTAACGCTAGTGTAAGACACTCCCAATAAGTATCATAACCAACACCATAAATTAAAGGTACAGTTGCTTTTCTATATGGCTTACCAAACTTATTCTTTTTTATTAAAAATGATGTATGGTGTCCTACAACCTCACCCGTCATATCTTCTATGCGGGATGACTTTGATTCACCGCCTGAAACCTTTATTCTACCAGTGGCACTAAAATCTAAGGCTAAACCCCCTGTGGTTGTTTCAGGGTCACCATAAGCGCCAATTTTATTTCTTACCTGATTGATGAATATTAGTAAAGTATCTGTCTCACCAGCAAGGGGCACAAACTTACGCATGGCCTTACTCATAAGACGTGCCAGTAACCCCATAAACTGATCTTCCATATCGGCTGTGGCCTCAGCTTTAGGTATTAATGCGGAGACACTGTCTACTACCGCCACATCTATCTCGCCTGTCCTAATTAGGCTCTCTAAAACATCAAGATTTTCATCACCAGTAAAAGCCTCAACAACAATTAGCTTATTAATATCAACGCCCATGGCTTTAAATAATTTAGGATCTGCGGCCCTTTCTGCGTCAACAAAGCAACAAGTCATACCACGTCGCTGTGCCTGAGCAATTATGCTCATAGTCAAGGTAGTTTTGCCGCCCGACGGATGACCATAGACTTCATACACACGTCCTTTAACAAACCCACCACAACCCAAAGCACTGTCTAAACCTAAACTACCGGTAGAAATTGTAGGTGGAGGAGCATCACTTTTTTCACCCATTGTTGTTATTACATCACCATATTTTTTCTGTATGGCTTTTCTAGCTACGTCTAAGGAACTTGGTGTTTTTTCTTCTGCAACTACCTTCTTGCCTGCCATAAATATATCTCCTTAATCGTCGTCGGCCAATAATGCATCTAAGTCTAGTAGACCACTACCTTGTTCGTAAGAGTCACCGATAGCGTCTACTAAACGCATATAATCATTAGCGTTTGTTTTCATTACTTTATTATTTATAATACCAAGAACTTTATCTATAATCCAAGAACACTTTGCGTTATCGAAAATTGATACGCTTGGCGGTGTTTTAAAATTAAACTCATTTAAATTATCAAAAAGTACTTCTATTACTAAAGCACATTCTTGTTTAGCTGCTTTAAGGCTTAGGCCCGTTGTTTTCATACGCTTATTAATGAAGTTTTTTATAGGGCCAGCAATATGTCTATCATTTCTGTAGTATACAAACTCGGGGCCGTAATGTAATGCCACTAAATTATTGAAGTATTGTAGTAGGTCTTTATAGGTACTAACCTTTATATCTTTTTTTAATTCGGGTGGGGCTACTTTATAACCATTAGCACGGAGTAGTGCGCTACAACAATTCAATACCTTATCTAACTTAATTTCCGAAGAGGCTAAAAAATCATTTTGTACATAGTTAATTAAAGAGTTGTTTAAATTATCAAGTAGTTCATCCATAGTTAAGCTCGCTTTTCTATGTAAGTAACCAAAGCTTTTTGTTCACCAAAAGTGCCTCCGTCTATAATCAAAGATCCTTTAGCGTTTGAAAACTTTAGTAGTAGTTTATCATCGTTTATAGCGTCTATTGTTTGTGCCATGAAAACGCCATTTAAATCTATAGAGAAGCTGGCATCTACATCTAATTCCTCAGCACATACAAAATTAGCATAGTCGTTATATAGTGTTAATTTACGGTCATTAATGTCTAGAGTAAGCCTGTTATGATCTTCAGAATTTAGAATACCCATAAAAGGTCTTAAGCTGTTCATAAGCACTTCTTTATTTATAAGCAGTGTATGATTAAACTTAGCAAACTCTTTTTCATAGACTGGGTACTCATGCCCTACTATAAGTCTGCCCCAATATACAACATTGTCAAACTTGGTTATTATTTTACCGCCATTAATCTCAAAAGCTATTTGTGTTTCTTCTGAAATAAGGCGTCTAATACCCATAATATAATCATGGCTAATTATATAAGAACCTTCTTTAGTTTTATTTACATTTTCAGTTAGATACTCAGATAACCTCATACCATCAGTACCGGCAAAAGCAATACTGTCTTTACTAAATGTGAGGCACATTCCGCGTAAAGGAATCCTACTCTCCATAGGATTTATGGAGTACAATACCTTACCAATAGCTGCTTTTAATACACCAGAATTTAAAGCAAAAGTAGTTTCATTAAATGGGGTTGGTTTAGCAATTGTGTATGTTTGAAATGTATCAAACTTAACTTTGCCTGTTGAAGTCTTACCGCCTATATGCACTGTTTTAACTTTAACAGTTAAACCAGTGTCGTTCAATATAAACTGAAAACCCTTTGTACCAGTCTCACTATCCCACGCAATAAAGGGACCTATAAAAGACTTTAATTTACTATAAAGAACTGCTACTGATCCTTCTTCTACAATGTCCACCTTGTCGGCGGTGACTACTAATGATGTGGTTGGGCTCACCACGGTGAATAAAACGCCCTCTGCTTTAGATACCTCTATTAAAATTCGGCCAGAGTTATCTGTAGCATTTGCTTTTGCGGACACACCTAATTGATTTACTATCTTTTGTAGTGTCTGTGTTTCAATAAAAAATTCCATAACTTCTCCTTTAATTCTGTTTTTAATCCTCGCGGGCCACGTTTATAGTAATGACACTATAACAATTAAAATACTTATTGTCAATAAAAAATAATTTGTAGTTATACATTAATTATTTTAGATTATACAACTATTATTAGTGCGTGTCAATAACTTTATACGTAATAATTAAGGGGCTATTAACTTCCTATTATAGCGCTATTGAGATTTTTTGTCCAGGTGTATTTTACTATAGGGTTAATTTCTGAGGTTAACTCCGCGTGTGTAGGTAGAATACCTATTATGGTGTTTTTTAAATTTGTTATACGTGGCTCGGCTACTCTAGACATCATATCTTTTATAGCTTGGTCCATTGAGGTATACTTACTTAAGTTAAATATAAATTTGCGTTTAATGTTTATATGTTCTATCATGTTATCAGGATCTTTATCATAGCCTGTTACCCATAAAGTCCATTGTTGCTTTTTATCCACCTTATATATCTTTTCATCACCGGGCACATAAAAATAGTAGTGTTCCCCATTGATACCGGAAGTAAACATCAGGTCAACAAAGCGCTGCCAACGTTGTTCAAAACGTGTTAGGTTTATAAATACTTCTGTTGTTTTTGGTTTAATCCATTCAGGTGTAGGATTAAAATTAGATTGCACTTGTGCATTTATATAAGAACCCAGATTTTTAGAAACTGGGTGCCCGTAAATATAAGCACCTAAAGTAACATAAGCTTTATTTGAGAAAGCTGCCGTTAGAATGTCAACTACTTTATATAAGTTTTTATTTGTATTTATAAATAAATCTACTTCGGTATAAGGCTTTTCAGCATTAAAACGTATATCTAATGTATCTATTACTAAAGCATCACCAGCATTAATGTATGACTTTAAATCTCTAACGTTTTTAGCATAGTCGCCGAACCACCCTATGATAGTACTTTGTAAATCCAGTTTCATTAATGCGTATAAACTAGAGTTTAAATCAATGTAGCCAGACTGTCGGCAGCCACAATTTATGAATGACGGTAAGTCCTTATGTTCAAGTAACGCTACACTAAATATCTTACTCATTAGTATAGTCATTGGTACTATAGAAGCCCCTAGGTCTGCTACTTTACCTACAGAATTTATATAAGAATTTAAGTCTTTTGGTGTAATTGCTTGTATACTACTAGATAAATCAAAAGCATAGTAGCCCTCTACTACAGACCGTAGATTATAGGTAGCATTTAGTGCCTTAAAGCCAGCAATACTACTCTTTAAATCTAAAGCAGGTATAGGGCTTATTGTCGCTTGTATGTCATTGGGACCATACACCGCGTTAATTGACGCAGGTAAATCCCTTATAGCAAAACCATGTATTATTGAGTTTAGGTTTACAGGTTCTATAGCGGTTACATAGCTTGGAAGATCCCTTATAATACCAAAGTAACCAGCATTTAGAGCGCTGTATAAGTCCCTTGTAACATTTGGTCTTATTATAGAGTTTAAATCCAAAGTTGCCATTAGTGTCCTATAAGTTTATTCTTGTATATCCCACCAAGTTTTGAGTTTAACAGAGTAGTCGGAAAGTGCCGCCTCACTTGGAATAGCTGTTTTGACATACATGTCTTGACCACTACCTGGTTGTATATCAGAAATCTTTATAGGTCTTTGTATATTTATAGAATTTACCTTGGCATTTATTGCTGAGTAACTAGATTGTAATGTTAATCTTGCTTGATGATATCTATTCTTTGGTAAAAAATAACCATTTTTTGGTACCTCTTTCCAAGCTAGTGTTGACCATACAGGATCAGCTCCTTGTGGTATTATTACAGATCCTTGCTCTTCAAAATTTGTTTGTGAGGATGCTAGATCACACCAAAATATATCTGGGCAGTTTGTGTAGTAATTTGGTAAACTGTATGTTCTAGACACCCCCTTTAAGGATAGGTCTATATATTTTACTATAACCTGTGTATTAAAGAATAGAACACAGCCGTAAGGACACCCTTTCATAGAATATACAGAATACTGACCAGTTATGTGCATGTCCATAACACCATTAGCTGTATAATGATATATGTCGCCTTCAGAGGTTGAGGCGCGGGCGAAAAAACCACCTCTATAGTCCCGTGTCATTTCATATAAAGGTTTAGGTGTATCAACTGTTTTTAATATAGCACCGTTAGTATCTAATAAATAAATTTTTGACGTACCTATATCAGACGCCCAGGCGGTGCCTCCAGTAGAGGCGGCTACTTGGTAAGGTGTTGTTAAAGCGTAAACAGATGCAAGCTGTATATGATTACCAGATAAGTGTATAACCCTGGACAAGTCGCCGTCAACATACCAGGCGCCTGTCCCATCATATTCGGCTGACAAGCTTAGGATATTACTTACAGATGTATATAATAATTGAGACACCGACATAGCGGCCCCATTTTGAATCTCTAGGTGGGCTAAATAATTGTAACCGGTGTAACCCCAAAGAGTGTTACCATAAGTAAATTCTACAAGTTTAGGAAAATAGCTTTCAAGTTGATTAGCAAAACCCGTAGTAAGTTCATATATTCGTGCTTCATCTATGTTATATACACGTATTGTATTATAGGTGTTGGAATTACTGTACTCATAGTCCCTTGACAAATATTTATACCCATTGTTGTTATTAACAGCAATAGCTTTAACATACGTGGGTGAACCACCTACAGTGTCTGAGCGCATGGTTACTGTATTAGTAACCACATCGCATATTGCATAAGACATATAACTAGTATTTTCTTGATAAGGCCAGTATATTTTTATTATAGGTGTTGGAGCTATATCACTGCTTCTAACTTCTATTGTGCCCGGGGCTGTGGAGGAATCTTTTGACACCTGTGACATAGCATCAACAGTTGTTTCCTCTATTAAAAAATAGCTTGCATTGTATTTATCTTCAACATCAAAAATTGGTGACGTGTAGGTACCTGTATTTTCCTCTAAGGTTGTAAAAAACATAGAGTCATTTATATTATAGCCATAAAGACCGTCTGGATCTCCAGCTATATTACTTAAAAGTAAGGTAACTTCACTATCGATACTTCCTTGTGGTGGTATGACTAATATACCTGCAGTTCCAGTAGTGGCCATAGTATAACCCGTAACTATGTGTGATACTGTATCTGTTACAATATCATAAACATGTACAACATCGCCATAACTATGTGCGGAAAAGTATATTTTACCATTATAGTAGTCCATATTTAGCCTATCAAAATCTACCCCTAATCTATCGTAAAAATTAAACCATGTTTTGTTCCAAGTATTAGTAGCAATATCATAACGTTGTATATACCGGCCTGTAGTAGCTCTACCAACTAAAAAGTACAAACAATTTCGTACTGGATCTGCTAATAAAGTGCAACGAATAGGCTCGGTGGTACTATAGTAGTTAGAATCAGGGTAGCCGCAACTTGTCCATATACTTGTAGCTATTTCATACTTAATACAATAACCCGCAGCCACCGAACCGCCGGCACCATAATATATATAACCGTTATATGCCACCAGAGCGTTACAAGGATTAGCTAGGATCATTGAAATTGTTGTGTGGGGCAGCCATGTAAAATTACCTTGAGCTCCCGATAAATCATATCTACCAAACCAATCAGTATTTAGTTCCTCAGCTGAAAATGTTAAATATATGTAATTATCCGCCTTAGTCATAGCGACCGAAGTTATGTTAAACACAAGGCTGTATGTAGGTAACCAGCTTATATAGGTCCATTCATAAGTAGTTAAATCATACTTGTACAATTTGAGTGTACTATCATAATGAATAGAGTACACTACATTATCCGTAGAGTCATAAACCCATGGTTGGCCATGCCAACCCAATAATGGTGCCGGTATGTGACACAATTTATTTTCTAACGCATCTTCTTGTACAGAACTTATTTGTATATATTCACTATTAACAATTTCTGTGTTATTAAACGTTCCTTGAGACCAACGATACTTAGAAGATACTAGATCATCAGTTAATTCAAAACCATCTGTTATATCGTAGTAAGTTCCACTTTCTGTAGCGGCTATTTTTACATAGTAGTCGGCAGCGTTTCCTGTATAGTCTATTACGACATAGGCATTAGCTGGGTATTGCACTGTTGAATTGTTAAATATGGTTACAGGATACGCGTCACTATCTTCTCCAACTGGGGCGGCATCTAAATATACTGCTGATGCAGTACCATCAGCCCCAAAACCTATGATATAATCATCATTATAAACAATATACTCATATAGAGTTGACTCCATACCACTGATTGTAGTTAGCACATATCTCGGCGCCGAAAGTCCTGGTATTGTGGCGTAGTAATAGTCTGTTGTAACCCCTTTACTACAAATGGTGTAGGAGTCATCTTCAGCATTTTTATAATAGAAATTAATGTCACTAAGTGCAGTTAAGTCTTCAGCATATACTCTAATCTCATCTACTTTTATTCTTGTAGATAAGTCAGTTTCTAAATAGACCACATCAGAGGCAGTCAGCACAACACCGCCAGATACAGTAACACCGTCTATAAGGGTGGACAGCTGACTGTTTGTCAGGTCTTTATTACCTGTCCCTGAAGCAGTTAATGTGTATACTATACCATTGTTTATTAAATTATACTTTGCCATTTATATTTCTCACACTGTGGTTAGCCAAGATATTAGTAGTTGACCTGTCTTTCCGCTATTATTAAAGTTACCTTTTGTTTTATTGGCTCTTATATAAATAGCTCTTTTATCGCCGGCAGGTACCTGATTAAAAATTATAGGTAGTTCAGCACTCCCTACATTATAGAAGGTTATATTATCAGAAGATATCTCCATGTAATCGTTTGGATCGTAAGCCATATCTGTGCTTATATCCTGTTTGTTTATATCAAAGTCTGTTTTACAATAGTTGTAAAGTTTAATATTTTCATATACACCGCCGCCGGAAGGGGAATCGTAATTATAAGCTAATGGTGTATTACCACCAGCCAAGCGCACAATTAAATCCTTTGTGTCATTAATTTCCCAGGTAGTTTTACCATTGTATATAAGAACATTATTAATGTATAGTCTGATGGTATCATTGTTGTCTGTGTTGGTGCCACTGTTGTCCCATACTACAGCTACATGAATTAAAGAGTCTATATCAAAATAGCCTGATAGCGCAAAGGAAGAGTCAGCATTAACTAAATTTATACTACGTCTAATGTGGCCAGCAGCAAGCTCCAACCAATGCCCTGCTTTAACACCAAGGGATACTATGTTATTACTATTATTTACTATGGAAAATAAAGTCCTTGACTGCATTCTATCAAATATATCGAGGCCATAAGAGTCATAATATGTTTTAAGCCAGAACTCAATTGTGCCTTTAGTTAAAGTAAGACCACTAACAGGAATCTGTAAAAAGTCTCTGTTATTTAAGTAAAGCCCCTTATCAAATTTGACAGTATCATAAAATTTGTTTCTTTCTATTTTTAAAGAGGTTAGATAAAGGGTTACTGCCTGACCAACCCCTTTGTATCTAAGCGATACATAGTTAAAACCTTCCTCAGCGTATATAAAATTAAGATCTTGATTTATTAAATTATAGAATGAATTATCATTCAATGGGTATACTGTTGTGAAATCCTCAAATTTAAGTCTTATATGATTCCAACCGGTAACCAATGTAATATCATTTAAAGACCACCTATAATAATTTTCTTGTGCCGCGTTGACAATACCGAATGTTATATCTCCAAAAGAGGCATCTATTTTATTTATGTCTGAGATATATAGTTGGAAGGTAAATAAATCTTTTATGGACCAACCATCGTCTATACCAAAGTCATCTCCTGGTATAAACATTACAGTATCCTCAGCGGTAGATGCAGGATAAGCTATTTTTAATGATCTATTAGAGTCCTTTACAAATTGTGTGTCATTGCTTAATACACTAACTGTTGAGGACCACCACCAGGAGTACGCGGTAGGTGCATAGGAGCCCTCACTGTACACTTTTATTACACTAAGCGTATCTACACCCTCTTCGGAAGTAATATCGTTGTAAGCGTATTCTGTGGCTGTATTTCGCCTTACACTAATCCAACGGGCATACTCAGAAGTCCTATAAATAGAAATATTTCTAATGGCCCAATTGTATGTGTTAGATATAAAAGCTATACCTTTCAGTGTATAATAACCACTTTCTGAAACCTCTATTAAAACATCCTCATCTGCCCAGGCATCTGACGCAATTATTCTACCAGACATATCTATTGTGACAGGGCCCTCTAACCGTAGGCCAAACTCAGCATCCTCATCTAAATCATAACTCTGCCAACGTACATTATAGGGTCCCTTATCTAAGTAGATGTCACCAAATGTATAGTCCCAGTAGCCTATTAAATTGCCTGTGTCTATATCCGTGTGATAAATTACTGTTGCACCATTATCCAGGTTAAATGCAACTTTCTTAGGGTCATCATAGAGACTTTCAGAGTATTTAAAAAACTCGTCCCTATTATCCCAGGAAATCCCCTCATTATTTGGGTCATTACTAATTAGTTCATGACCAACTATGTTAAAATTATCTTTTAAGTTCATACAAATTACAGGAAAAGTTTCACTATCAATATAAGTGGTTTGCACAGCTGTGTAAATTTCAATCTCTCTTAAAAAGCTGCCAGTAAAATAGGCGTCACTTCCTAAAGAGATAGGTGTAGAGGTATAAGAGTTTATTACAAGTCTAAAACGGCGGGCGGTAACAGGGCTAAAATAATGCGTTGTTTCAGTAGCAGTATTATTAGACGTATAAAATAGCTGGGTAAAATTTTCACCAGAGACTGTTGTAGATATATAGGCAGTAAAGTCTTCGTTAACAAAGTTAGAATCGTTTACACTAAATGAGTGGTGTATTCTTACTTTATCTATTAAGTAATCATCACCAAATAATATAGCCACTGATGGATTAACACCATCAAAAGCCCAGCAGTCATAGGCAGCTCCTGAATTATACTTACCATCAACTACTTTATCCGGAGTCATGTGGCCTACATAGTTACTGGCCTCCACATATGCATTGTATGCTACATTATTTGGCAGGCTATAATCAGAAAGTATAGTGCCAAGCGAAGACCATTCACAGTTGTAACCGCCACCTATACAATAGGGTATGGCTATATTAGGATATATACCCAGTTTGTCTATGGTTTTTAATGTAGCATCTGAAGCTAATAGATTAACTCTCACCCAACGAGCGTCTACTTTTGAACTATTACCAAAAGCTACTTCATCAACATCGTCCGTAGTAGTATTGGAGTAGTCCACATTCAAATCGCTGGATAAAAATAGTTTATCACTTAATGTGCCATAGTTACGTATTATGTCTAAGTTATGTCTTTTTAGTAAGTCTACGGCTAGATATACAGAATGATTTGAGGTGACTGCTGTATAGTCTAAAGCACTGCCTACTGTAAAGTAATTAATGTTATTATAGCTAATAAGTAGTTCTGGATCTTGTAATGTTGATGTGCCATGCACTACTTTTATTTTATTAATAGGGGCATTACTTATAGTTTTAAATCCAACAGCGTAATTGGAAGAGTATATAAGCGCTGGATAAAGTATACTTGTAGCTGTTATATTAAAGTTATTAAATGTAATTACTACATTAGGAAAGGCTAATAGCATATGAGTATAAAGTTCTATTTTTAGCCGGTCATTAGTAAAACCAGTATAACTATAGCCAGAAGATAGTGTGGTCCAAGTTGACACTCCGGTAGTTCTATAGTAACATGATATTAGTGCGCCAACTTTAGTTATCTTTAAATCAAAGTTTAATATGCTATTACTAACATAATTTACATAGCTATACCAAGCATCTTTATCAAAAACGTATTGTCTGCTTGAACTACCATATATATACTTTCTTATACCAACAAATCCGCCATGCTCTCCCCTGACACCTAAACCTACGCTAAGTCTATCTGCTTGACTTGGGAAAGATATAGTTACACTTACTTCCGCGGAGAAATCCGAAGCTATTATTGGTATGTAATTAAGTGTGTACGTACCATCTTCAGAAGTAGTTAAGCTTAATTGTAACTTATTACTGACTATATGACAGTAGGAAGCTGAGTCATCAAAAAGCATATTATCCTGCCATAAGTATGTGTTGTAACTGGCGCCATCAATGCCATCGAACGGGTCGTTACCAGTGACTATTGTAGGTATATTAATGTCTACCCCATTACTTATTACACCATCCACCATTACCGCATCATCAACAGTTTGATTTAAATAAATAAGTTCTATTGGTACACGTGTATCATCGTAAAAGGCTAATATATCTTTTACAACACAGTCTTTACTTATAGAATCAAATTGTAACTTCCAATAGGTGGCTGAAACTTCTGGAATAGCTACCTCAGTAATTTGAGTATTCAGATAAGCGCCTAAATCAAAATTTATACTAGTGCCTGAAATTAAAGTGCCATATGAAAACCAGTCATGCTCATTAAAAGAGTAATAAGCTTCCTTATCATCAACCAAGTTATTCAAACCATAGCATGGGGTATTAATAGCACTCTGCCCATTATTATTAGTTAATATAAAGTCTTCCGCTTTTCTTAATACGGCCGGCGGGCCGATATCAGGATTGTCTATATCTTCTTGACTATTTAATTTACTCCAAAATACAATACCTGACGTATCAACATTAGTAGTTTTTGGTATGTCTACCATAAGGTCAAAAGGTCTATCATAGAGGTTCTCTATATAATAGACCTTACTGTCATTAACAACCCCATTTTTAGCATCGTCCAGTAATATAGTATCATCACACTTGGTAGTTTTTACTTGATCACCGGTCTTACAAAAAAGCTCATTGACACTAAAAGACGTGGCTGTTTGTAAAGATAACTTCATATACCTTGGTGCACCACCTATAAAAGCACTTATCACATTAGTGTCTTCTGTACTAAATAGGGCGTCTTTCCATTCTACACCGTAAGTTGAGTAAGTAAGAGAGACATTATCAATTATTGAGGGTTCAAAATACATTCTGCTATAAACCTCTATCTCAGTTATTTTGGTGCTATTATGGTAGTTACATCTTATATTAAAGTCGTAGCTGTCAACTGGGTCAAAGCCATGTTCTAACACGGTCCAATATGAGGCGTTGGCCGCAAAAAAGTTATCAGTATTTACCATATAGCCATCACCGTCATGTACTATATCTATAGAACATGGGTTACTAAATAAGTACGCAGCTATATCCTCATTATTTGTAGAGTCGTAGTTAATACCATCCATTTTTATATAATTATAACTTGGTATTAGTTTATGCTGTGCATCAATGTAGTCTCCATTATAACCGTATATACCTAAACCAGTGTATAAAGCAAAGCTTCTAAAGTTATCCTCTTCTTTAAAGTATATTATTGACTTATGTATTTCACAGGATTTATTAGTAGGAAAAACTAAGGTTAGCGTTATTGGGTCCTCTACAAACTCATATATACTAACTACAACCGTAGGACTAAACTCCTCCGGTTGTAACCATTCAGCGTCACCATTAACATAGAAGTATGAATGTGTGCCAGCAGTGACTAAACCAGTTGATCCGGTTGTGTATGACTGTCCAGCTATATTATTTTCAGCAATTATTTTTCCATCGGAAAGAGCCTCTAACCCATAAGCCATATTAGTGTGCGTAACTACATAAGAGGTTGTGGCTGTCCATACTTGATGTTTATGATTACCCCCATGTAGATTCACATGCCAATTTACATCCAAGCACATGGCTATATTATATTCAAAGTAGTCGTCTGCCTCTTCACCATATATAGTAAATTCTTCTATATTTAATCTATCACCAAAATCAATATCGAGTAGTGTGTTTGTTTGATACTTATCACTTCTTGCATATATAGCTAGACCACCTACACCCATAGAGTAAGCAACACCAGGATCAAAGGCATCTGTAGGCTCACCATCTAGTTGGCTGTAAGTGGCGTCTGGTTTATTTGTTAGGGATATGCCTATTGAGACATCAGCATCAAATACAGCCAGTAGGTCCCCTTTATTAACCAGTATATCACAGTCTATACAATGAGTAAAGCTAATATTTGAGTAAAAATTATTGACGATGGCGGGAAATGGTAGTGAATAAGCTACTTTAAGTGTACCATCTAGTTTAGGGCGACAAATTAAAATTTTAGCATTAGCATATCTTGTGGCATAAACATAGATGTGTTTTATTTTACCATTACTGTTAAAAGGGTGTGACCAATCTACTATTGTCTTTCCTCTATTTGCTAATGTGGTGCCATCGTCTCCTTGTATATAGGCTGTGGAAGAGGTGTAACCAATTTCGTTATAGTCTGATCTACCACCTTCTACATTATATTGTTGTGCATTATGTGTGTAGCTAATTACGTCGGTGTTACCATCCATTAAATTGCCTAATTCTGTGGCGGTCAATAAACGATTAGACGCATAGTCAAAACCGGTGGCAAAGTCTACCCCATTAACACACGTAGAAACATCAGTAAAGGCACTGTCAAAAAAACCTAAGGCAACGGCTGCCGGGCTGTATGCTACGGAAACAGCACTATTAATCCCTGTTGTGCCAGATAGTATTTTTAGTTTTCCTTGCTCAACCTCGACAGAAGAGTAGCAATAGCCACCTATACTTAAAGAGCCTAACTTTGTATTTAATATGTGGGCCATTTCATTTATAGTTACATTTAAGTTCTCCCCTAAATGAAATTTTGCGTCACCGTAACCATCTATGTTTACTAATATAGTGTCGTTTCCAGAAATAGTAGTATACTGCTCGTAGCCCGTTCCGGCTAAGCAGTACCCTCTTTCTCCAGCTCCTGGACATGGATGCGTATAGCTTTGATAGTAAGAGCACTGTGTATTAGAACACTTAAAATTACCTTCTGAACTTATAGTTATATATTTTATAGCAAATTGGTCTTTCTCCCAACCATCTATAAATGGATATACACGTAAATTACAAATGTCGCCCACCCAATATCTAGCTGGACCTAGATTTATTACATACAGATGCCATTGATCGTCAGAGACAATATCAAATTCGTACTCTTTTTTGTCATCCCAAAGATCGTCTGTTAATGTTATCCAACGTAGTTTGCCTAGTGTTAGCCCTTGATTACGTTTATCCTTATTATTATTAGTAATCTTTAACATTATTTTTACATAATAATAGTCCTCTGCTGTAATTGGCAGCATGTTATCTGTTCTACCGATATAACAAAATCTATCCGCAGACGTGCCAAATAACACATTATGCCAACAACCATAAAAGTATGTATTGTAATAAACATCCCATCCGCCCACATTACCATTAATAGAAAAGTCAGTAATGTACGCGTTAGAGCTATCATAAACGCAACTTAGATCATTACTTACCTTATGTGCTGTGTTTAAAAAATTATAGGCCATTTTTATCCAACTTTTGTTTTCTTAACTCGCATCTTATCACTATGTCTGAAAAACAATTACCTAAACTATCATAGCCAGGGCATTGACCACAGAATACTAAGCCCCTATCTGGATCTATTGTATAAGGGTCTAAACTTCTAAAAGCTATAAGTCTTTTTAAATCAGCTATTTCTATAACCATTTGTTTTCTAATTAATGCTTCCCAGTCTTTATATGTTAAATTAAATAACTTCTCACATTTTACACATCTATACACCATTTCAGCGTTTATTGTCTCTTCTATTAATACACCTGTATCGGTATACATAACTTTATCTGAAGTCCATAAATGTTCTCTGGATAATTCCATATCCACGATAAGTAACCCATTACATTCTGTGCATTTTATATCATACATAAATAAGTACCTTTTGTTTTAATTATGGTATATATTGAGATGTTTTAGAGTCTTCATCTACGGTTGAATCGGTGCCTACACTATATTCAATTACTGACGGCTGCCAAATACCGCCAGATAAAGCGTTAAATACGGTCGACCATGTGCCGTATTCAAATCTATTTATGGCTGCATAATATTGGGACTCTATCCAATCATATCCTCCAAAGCTGTCATATGTACACGGATTTATATACTGCCACGAAAATAAGTCTGGTACAGTAATTCTACCGAAAGCACCGCCAGTAGCACAATTATATGCTAGCTTGGGTTTTGTTACATAAGCATTCCATTCATGGCCACAAGGGCTATATGTATTTTTTGGCAAAACATCAGTTAACGTATAATTTAAGGTGTTAGTAAAACTGCAAGTCCATACCGGAAACTTTAAATTTAACATATCCAATAAACCATTTAATCCTGGTGGACATATAGAGGTTGCGGAAAAACTATCTGTACCTTTACGCATTACGGTATCAAATATATTTTTTTGCTCTTTTTCGAAAGCATACACATTATTACCAGGAACCCTTGTTTTATCAGCGACGCACCTATCTAAGAGTCTACCAGATGCCTTATGCATTGTAGTAAAATCCTCCCCGCTGTTGGCTACACCTAGTATACCAACAATTGTATCTATTTGCATTGGTGTAGATATCTCGTCAACAGGTGGATGCACTATACTTCCTGTTATATTGTTACCATAAGTTGGGAAGGTGCCGTAGTCGCCATAAGAAACATAGTATTTACGCTCACTTGTTTTAAAGCCTTCTGTGGCACTTATAAAACTTGTATCATATAGATTTATTGTTTTTATACTAATCCTATGATTATATAAATCGTAGTATTCGCCTAAACCGGAGGAGCCTAGTTCTTCATCGGTTATGGTAAAGTCGAACTCCAGCTTTAAATACCTATAAAATCTACGCATGTCCTCTACAGAATAAGGTATATCGTAGGACATTGTTTTTATAATTACTACTTCAGAGTCTTCTGTGACTATCTGCCTATCTGCTTGATATATTTGAACATAGCCACTATCAGATTTTTTGTATACGGTTAACTTCGGTATATGATAAAATGTGTCAGGAGATTCCTCCTTTTCAGCTGGCTCTATACCAAATTTATACTCTATTTCCACTCTTGTTATAAATCTATTTTTATATTCAGACTTACGGGCTGGAATAAAATCCACCTCTATAATTGAAGAGTTTGTAGTTGTTGGGTTGTATAATAAGTCAGGCGCTATTTGCGCAGGATAATATTCCCCAACCTCTATGGAGTCATAGGGTGTCAACAAAGAAGGCGCATTAAATGACCAATTGTAATCATTAGCACTTAGCGCTTGTGTGAACTTTGGTAAATAGTTAAACATTGCACTAATTAAAGATATAGTCAACCCCCTATTATAGTAATACTTTACAAAATCACCAAAAGTGTCCAGCACTGAGTACACCCTGCCGTCAGTCTCAGCTGTGTTTTGTAAGTCTCCTTCATCAGTTGATACGTAAGCAGTGGAATCAAATAGGTTGGCCGTTGTAACCCAGGGTGTTTCTAAACATATTTTATATAACCCTAAAGAGTTGTCTATGAGCGTCGAGTCATACCCAACAAATTCAATTGTATCAAAAAATAGCCACTCTGTTGGAAGTTCTTCTAGTAAAATGCCATCTATATCAAAAACCCTTGGTGGGCCATTATCTAATTGTATAAGAAAGTAATTGTCTGCTGGACCATATTCATCTTTATTCTTGGAGGGTACTATTGTTATATAGTGGTCACCTTCATCACAGACTATTTGGTGCTCCACTTTTTTATAGTCAAAAATGTAGTCTGGATGTTCTATACTAATAAATGTGTGTCTGCCGTGACCGCTTTCGTAAGGTAAAGAATAAGCAACATGTTCATCCTCTGCGCTTAGTATGTCATCACGTAGAGTCTCAGATCTATCTACTTCAAGCCATTTTTCTTGCCAAACCCATTGAATTGATTTGGTCTCATCCATTGGATAGTCATAGTAAGTGTACCAAGAACACACCGGGGTGGCATCGTCACCAATAAGGAACTGCGGTCTTGGTTTTGGGTACACAGCTGTGGAGCTAGCGTTGGCCCTAAATATAGTACCAAACTTAAACCTATTTACATCATCCACAGTTTCTGCTATTGTTACATTATCTATTAAAGCCACTTGCAATAAACCAAGTTGGTGTATAAATGGAGAGGCATAGTCATCTGTAATTAAGTCAATGTTGTAGTAATCAGCCGGTAAAGATATGTCAGCAACAGTATAGTGTAAGGCCATGGGCATCCAACGTTTCTTCTCTACGGCATTGGCTCCAGATAAATCGTAATAAGTAACACAATCCATAGTGCGGTAAGAGTTTAATTGCCCACGAACAACATCACCAAACTTTGGAGGTACCCCGCTATTCCTTAAACAGTATTCAAGTGCTATAGCATCAAGGCCTCCGCGATAGAAGCCTTGACCGTTAAATAAGTTATCTGATACTTTTTTACCATTATAATAGTAAAAGTCGCAGGTACAATTCCACAGCTGCGCGTGGGATTCTTCAAAACCGTAGGAATCCACTGGACCTAACATGCGCATATCATGTGATCCGTGATCAGCAGCTTCATCCGCGAACACCTCCATAACACCTCTATCAGAGATATGAGCACTAGATATCTCTTCATAAGAGGCTAATTTATCACAAGCGCTATAAGGGTACCACATAAAACCTGCTCTTGCATATGTTGACAACTCATGATCTCCACATGGGGGTGAAGAACCCCCAATAATACCTGTTTCTAATACTACTGAATATCTTCTACCGTAGCAGAAACCTTGTGGATATAATGTATATGTTGTATAGTTAGCTTTCCAACTATAGAAAATTTCAACATCTTGACAATAGGGTTGTCTAACCCACATAATAGGCTTTGTCCTTGTTACCCCTTTAACTCTACCGCCAGTACTTTTATAAACCACAGATATTAATATACTAGTAGAATCAAACTTTGATAGTGTGTACTCTATGGACTCCCCATCATTTATATTAGTTACATCTAAGGATAAAGGGTCATTTAAATCGTTTACTGTTATCTTTTCAAAAGGCTCAGTAGGTACCTCATCAAAACTCCGTTTTTGGTAATAATGTAGTTTTGGTATATTAAGTTGAAATGAACAAGGTCTTACAAAATCTTCTATATCTTTAGGTTTAACAAAAAACTGATTTACCTCAAGAGCGTCATTACACCAATCCATTATCTCCATCTCAATAGACTTATGTTTACCGTCAACGTCTATAACGTCTAATGTTAATTTACCCTCTATTTCAAATGGCCTATGAACGTAGCTTAAATTAGGATCTGTATCAGGTAGTATTACAAGTGCTTTACCTTTGTTACCAAAAAACTTTATATTTTCTTCCGTTAAAAATAAATCTGTAAACGCTGTAACTTTATATGATATGAAACTTGTGATATCAGTGCTATTTGTGTCATTGTAAACGTAAGCCACATCTCCATGCACTTTATCTTCTCTTAAACTAAGAAACTTAAATTTTACAGCCCCATTATCATTCATATTGGCGGCAAACCTACTTTCATAGTTTGGTAATTTGTCTATTGTACCCCCGTCACCTTCAATAGAAAAAGCTGTTTGAGCTATAATACCACCACAGTATTCTTTTTTAAAGTCTACTGTAGCAAATTCCCACGTATCCTCAGTTTTCTCCACAACCAGTATTTTATTATCACCAAAGAAAGTTTTTGCTCTGATATAAAAAGAGTTCTCGTCTTTTGGTAGTTCATTACCAGCGATACTGTCAGGCATAAATACAAGTAGGTTGTCAACTACTAGATTTAATTGGTTTTTCCAATCGTCATAGGCTTCCGCACTTTTAGCCTTAGAAACATTGTAACTACTAACATATTCAAGTAAACCAACTTTTATCGTTGATGGTAGTCGCTTATTTACATCTGGATCACTTAGGTTTATGGCGTATACATCGGCGTTATACACAAAGGAGTCGCCCCAAATAACTAAGTATTTGTGATTAAGATCCCCTGTCTCAAACACATTGTATTTATTAGTTACAGGTGGGGTATCTTCAGTACCTTCTGATATTGTTTCTGTAACCTGATCAAACACATTTCTTATTATAGGTCTAAGATTGGGTTCTTTAATTTCTTTTATTAGTGTTGGAAAACTTGTTTCTTGTGTTTCAGTTGGTATGCCATCAGTTAACGTAGTGCTATCATAAGATACGTCAAAGTAATTAAAGTGCCTAAAATAGTTTCTGGCTGCATGAATTAAAGCGGAAGTAGAGTATACTTTTGGATTAATAAATAAAGTATATGTACCTAACCAAGCATACAAATCTGGATTATCAAAAGATAGTTGATATATTGGTTGCTTAACAGTGGCGCCTAAAGCATTAGTAGACTCTACTAAGTCTGCCCAGCGTTCTCTTCTTATATAGTATCTAAGCTCTAATAGCTGCTCAGCTAATACTTTATCACCTTCCCCCATCTTGTCATCAACACAATACTGCCAACAAACACCGGTGTAATGTGGGCACTCAGGTTTAGCTCCATTACAGGGAGCTATGTAACCATAATTAACGTCATACTTATATTCCCAAAATTCTTTTACATTGTCATCTGAGCAAGTACAGTAAGTAATTATTTCATTTGCTTGACCATTTACAGTGTCAATAGAAAAATTCTCTACATTTGCTTGCCACCAATAACATTTACTGAGTTTTGCGCGAACATTAAATACTAAGTACGGTAAAGGTATTCTATAACCTAATTGTTGTTTGGTATAACAACCTTCTAGCATATAAGGCGTTGTATCTTCAGAACCCAGCTCTTTGGGCTTAAGTTTACCAAAGGCCATAATAAATGGGGCATAACCAGAACAGGTTATTGATGTACCATAACCATCGCATTGACCGTCATGGTATTCATTGATTGCTTTAAATGACCAGTAAGTACTGGCTTCGGAGATTGTTATTGGGTTTAAACCGTCATCGTATAAATAAACAAGCTTGCCTGTGTCTGCAATTGCTGAACCACTAGCCACAGTATGTACCCATTTCTCGCAGGTAGTTTTATTAGTTACATGTCTTGATGGGTCAGGTAGAACACACCTATTTGATCGGGCTTCACCAGGTTCATATTGTTTACAAACGTAGTCTGCTGTACCAAGAAGATTACAATAAGGGGCCATAGTAGCTCGTAAAAGGGTTCCTTGATCATTTGTGCCCTTATATAAACAAATTGTCATGTCATTGTCCCAGTGCATGCATACGGCTGGTTCAATGGTTGACCAATATTGACATGGATTTTTAGCCATTTATGACCTTTATATTAAATTTGCCAGTAAACTCATCAATAGTATAATGTACTTTTGTAGCGCCCTCATAAAAACCTATTGTGCGCTGTTCCACTTGAAAAGAGGCTTGATTACCCGGTATCATAGACGCACGAGTATTAATGAAGTAAGCCTCTTTATTTAATAGGTGCCAACTTCTACCATCATAGTGTAAAGACAAACATTTTATCTGCGTTTTTGGTATCGAAGCCCAAGAAGATTGATTTTCATTTATAGTAGTACCATCCTGTAGTTCTACTTCCCAACCTCTTCTAATTGACATGATTGGTTCCTTTTCCTTTATTGTATTTAACGTATTTTAAATTACCACAATCCCATATACGTGTATAGCCTTGGGCTTTCCTTAGTTCCCATTCAGAAACATCTTTTGGTTCGTCTGCCTTTTTACGAAGAGAGAACCTGTTAAATCTTTCATAACATTGATCTTTGAGATACCAATAATTAGGTTTAGTGTATTGATCAAACTCAAATCCTAATTTAGTGTATAAAGCGCCATCAGACCATCTTCTATCGGCGTAAGAAAATAACTCTAACCACGAGTAATTGCGTTCAAAATATTTTAGTAATTTTGAAGCACCCCCTACTATCTCAGTGTTAAGCTTAGAACAAAACCTATGTAATTCCCAAACCCCCTCTTTAATTATTTTGTGTCCTTTGGCTAGGGATGGCCTGGAAAAGGTCATTACGGCAACTAACATATCATTATATAATAAACCAAGTTTAATTGATGACCCCGCACCATACCCTTGAAGATGATTTTCTTCACAAAACATACGTGCTTGCTTTGCGTTTATGGTGGTAACTTTGCAATTACGGGCGTATATTTTAATAAAAGCTGATCTATCTATATAACTCAACAACCGTGACCGACATATTGCATTTTTGTATCTAAACTCATCAGCAAAAACCGTTATGAGCTTATAATTGTTGTTTAAACAGCCCTCCAATTTTTTTAAATGGTAGCTTTCTCCTTTACCTGTTAGTTCTGAATGCCAATATAAACCACAATACTCTATGGCAATTTTTTTATCTGGGATTACTATGTCTAATTCTTTGGGTTTACAAATAAATCTATTATTAGTACTTACTTCAGCATGCTCTGATATAAAGCCTCTTAAAGCCTCTTCTTCTTTTGATACACCGCTACTACCACAAGTAGCACAGCGACTGCCTTTACTTGACCAATTATCCCAGGTAAAACTATAAATGTGCCCATTCGGGCATTTAGTTGTTAAATGATCTTGACAACCAATATAGTTTTCTGACATTAAATTATAGCCTTCCTGCTCCAAAGATGTTTTAATATCTAAAATATTTTTTTTTATGTTGCCATTACATAAGTAGCACCTTCGTCCTTGAAGCCATGAAGAATAGCAAATTGTGTATTTGTGCCCATGTGGGCAAACATAGTCTAATTTTTGCTTATTGTTTAGGTATTCTTTTGTTAATAAGACATAACCTTCTAATGCAAAGGACTTACGTATCTCATCTAATGTATGTATGGGCCTCCCATTACAATAGGGACATCTGGCATCTTTGTGCAGCCAGTCAGCCCAAGCTATACTGTGTATGTGGCCTTCTGGGCATTTGTAATTAAGTTTCTTTTTGTTACTAATGTAAGTGTCACTTAATAATGTGTATCCCTCATTTTCAAAAGCTTTTCTTACAACATCTATTGTATAACGCATTTAATTCCCTTACCGAGAGTTACTAGGTTAGAGGAGTGGGTAAGCACCCCTCAACGTCCGTCAACGCTGTCCCTAATGTGTTTAATAACTTCATTTAATTATTACGCGAAATCAAAGAATGTTCTCTGATTGATTTGGCTATTTGCCCCTGTCTCGCTTGCACCTAAACGTATATTAACAAATATTGGGTCGCTTGTCAAGCCAATATTTCCTACACTCTCACTATCATCAGCTGTGGCTACAACTAACATGTTGGCTACAGTATGATATAGATAGGCAGGAGGTGTATTACTATCTATATCCGCGGCAGTTATACCTGGATACCATTCTATACCATTTTCTGGGGCTATACCAGCATTACTACCTGGCCCTACGGTGCCAAATCTAAAATAAGTGTCATTGTTGCCAGCCTCATGGTGTGAAAAACTTCCATGACTCTGTAAACCAAATTTTATTGAGCTTGCCTGTACAGCTCCGGAAACAATTTCAAACATAACGCATTTAACTGGACTCTCAGTAGACACAGTAACGTTTCCATAATTAAGGCTGGTTATATCATAGGATTTTGGTTTAGGTCCTGAGCATATGATATTAAACTCATCACGTATGCCTAAGTAGTCAGAAGGCCCTGTGGGCTCAAATTTAATATATAGGCCTCTTGTACCTAATCGTACCCAATTACCCTCTGATGGGGTCGTGGCGGCTGCTCCCATGTCCCCTCTTGTGGATGAGTAAGCAAACATAGCAGAACCTGCTGGATCTGTAACATTAGTGCCACTAGTATAGTCAGGTTTATAGCAAGGTACTGTCCAATATCCCGCTGAGAAAACAGCATCTGTAAACTTAATCATAAGCCCACGAGTACCTATCTTATACCAATGGTTTGCATATAGAAGCTCTGTGGCTACAGTAGAGTTATCCGCAGAAGGAGATGCTGACCAAGTCATCATAGGCACATTACCTGTTCCTCCGCCCATAGTGGTTCCATTAGTTATATCTATAGTTATGGTGTATGTCGTATCCGCACTATCATTATATACACCTCCGGTGGTCATAATACCACCGTAGGTAATAACTTTTGAGGCTGTACCTATCCCTCTTGCGGCGTCATTATCATTAGTTATGACTACCTTGTATGTTTCATCAAAGAAGCCCTTATACGTTCCGGAGACTGTTACTGTTCCAGCAAAGGTATTAGCTGTGGCTAAACCTCCAACCTCACTTTTTGTGCTAAAACCTAGTGTGGCATGCACCGTATTTGTGCCACTTATAACAGCAACAGTCGATGCTACTCCCATAGTACCCGAGTATATTTTAAAACAATTACCTTGACCGGCTGTATTAGTCCACTCACAAACGGCCTTATCCCAGCGCTCATCACTCTTACCTAAGTCATGCATTTTTTCTGTAATATCTTTAGCCACAAATCTCGGATCAAGAGCTGTACCAGGATAAAGAGTGATGTATGCACCAGGATCTCCATCCATTGATAAGTAAAGCCTGTTATTAGCAGGACCTATAGTAAATGTGTCCCCTACAGCAGCCGTAGCAGTAGATGAAGCACGGGCTCCAACACAGCCGGCGCCCCTTCCGTCACCGTAGTCACCTGCTGTGGCCGGATCAATTTCTACCCATCTTGTAATTACGCCGCTCATATTTGAACCTCCTTAAACATTAAATGTATTAATTATTACTTATTGTAAAATCCCAGCTAAACGCAGGTAACTGATTACCACTGTAGTCCTTTATACCACTCACTGTTATGGTGTATGTATGACCATATAGATACTGCATTGTTTGTGGCCTAATCTCAGCACCTAGATTTGCCCAACCTATTGGAATTATGCTAGAGGTCAAATCATAGTGATCGTATTCTTTTGTTGTAAAATATGTTGTAATTCTTTCTGAGTGGGGGCATATAGCAGTATTTGATGCTGCTGCTGATACTAATATCTCGTTACCTGCACCCCAATCCTTAGTAGGATCTCTATATAAAATATGGTATCCAAATAAAAATGAGTAAGCCTCCTCTAAAATTTCGTCATCATAATTTGATATATGTAAAGTTAAGTCTACCGCCCCGCTTATATTTAGCGGACCCGTTTCTATTATATAGTAGTTAGCTCCCAAACCTGATACACTTGTTGGTAAAATAGCGTCATTAAATATGTAGTATGTATTTAATGGATTTACACCAGATACAGTAGTATCATGAACTGTAGACGAAAATATAATGGGTGCTTCTACATATACCCAGTCATTGAGGCTTATTGCTAAATCCTCTATAGTTATTGACATTTAGTTCCTCTATTATTTAGATAGTTACATTATTCGTAGTATTATAGGCCTTGTGCTTATGTTAACACGATGCCTATCTACATCTAAAGTAATACTTTCTATATCTATTCCAGCATCATCTATCGCATATACATTAATTGACACCTCTCCTAATTTTCTATATACTCCGGATTTACACGCTGCCGGAGAAAGAGATTCCAAATCAAACCATGGGCCGCTACTAGCTACACAGTGAAAACGATAAGTATCGAATAAGTAGTTAGCTTGATCTGAAGCATCCTTAACACGGATAGCCACCTCAACTGTTTGGCCAAAGTGAAAATTTATCTCTGGTGTGTATTTAATATGGTAGCCTTGTGCAATGGTAGTTACTGTGGGAATCTTTCTTCTATTATTAACGTAAAATTCTAAACTACTTATATCCACCCCAACATTAAGATCAAGTAAGTCAAACTCTATATCCGTATCCACAGGAACATCTAAGGACTCTCTGGCTGGCAGTTCGTTAGTAATAAATGGTGCTTTATAATCAGCTATTGTTTTAAACCAGTAGTCTATCATTATTCTATTAGGTATAGGGGCTTTATCATATAAAACTATATACACGTATACAACGGCGTTAGAGTGAAAAAATGCTATAGGTGTTACTGTTATATCCAACCCTAATAGCCCGCCTCCGGCGTCGTAGGTGTTTACAACTATATTAGCAGTATCAGCATATTCTATGAAGCCTGTGTCGCCAGCATAAGACACCTCTCTAACTTTAAAAGACAACGAAGCTGCATCAAGGTCATAACCAAATGGTGCCAGTCTGATCCATACTGTAGTATCAACACTGTTCTTCTCTGACCAAAATTTAGGTATGGCGTCTATTAAGAACCTAAATTGATTTATGGTTACAGCGTCTTTATTTCCAGAAGACATGTGCCTACTTATGTATGTTTGACTAAGCTGTAATGTATCTGTTTTAGTAGGTAACTGTTCTAGCAGTATAATACTTTCAAAATCCTCAGCCTGCATAAATTTAGAGGTACTTGTAAAGTCCAAAATTTGCTTTATTAATGGGGCATTGCCTGCGGGTAGTGGGTAATCTCCGTCCCCTCCTGGAAACCAAAATTTACTTAAGGATTTTAGAATATATGTTATATAAAGGCCCACTAATTGTTTTAAAATGGTGGTACATCCAACAGTATCCAACTTTTGTGTTATTACACCAGGATAAGTTACATGAATATATTTTTTTAGTAAGTCTAAGGATAAATTACCCCAAATATATTGACTTCCTGTATAGGTGCTTGACCCGGCTGCTCTGGTAGTTAATAGTATTATATCACAACAAGAATCTGCAATATTGGGATCATACCAACCACTGGTATATGTTAATGACGCTATACCGCTGCTATCTGTAGTATCTTGTTTATTTATATCATCATAGTTACCACTTGAATCACCAGAAACCTTATCAAAGAATACCACTATTCCAGGCAGGGTGTTACCATATTGGTCTCTGACTAACGCGTACACCGTTGTTTGCTCTTGGTTATGTAAAGTACTGGTTGGGGCTGACCACATGGCTAAGGAATCTACATAAGGTATTATACTGTCTTGTTGATAATTGTAGTTAGCCCAAGTATAATCAGATTGTGTGCCATTGTCATTTCGTAAAGTAGTTTCTTTTTGTAATCTGTAAACAACGGTGTTTGTAAAATCTATATCATACGTGATTATTGCTGTCATGTTATCTGATTTGGTATTAAGTATAGACTGTGACTTTTTAATTTCAAAATCATCTATATCTACATACAGTATGTTACTACTTTTAATAAAGGCTACTGTGTTAGTATAAGGTATACCATATCTTGACGCTATAACATCTTTATACAAACCACTACTATGCTTATCCATTACGGCGCCGGAAGTTGCATTTAATCTAAATAGTGTGCCTTTAGTTGTGTCACCTGAGTCACCTATATTACTAAAAAGTAATATATCTTTATAGTATGTTATAGGGTCATAAGAATTATAGTAGTTACTGGGTGCGGACGGGCCACCAGAAATAGTGGTCACTATATCAACTCTTGATCCTGATATAGCTGTTATTAAGACCATTTCAAAAGCGTTAATATTATTTGCATGACTGCTTGGACCTAAATAAATAGTATCGCCTACAACCATACGAGCAGTGCTGGATACGTTTATATAGCCTGTGCCGGAAGCAGTGGGCGCTGAAAAACCTGTATTGTAATGTTCTAAAGAAGCAGTATAGCAGTCAAAATTATCAGAACCGCTATCTGTTATATTTAATGTTTGTACTAAGTCTAGCCTATTAGAGGTATTATTTAATTCCCAACGTTTTATAGTACAATTAGAGTCATCCACACGCTGCAGTGTGAAAAAGGGCATACCATCTGATAATGATGAGGTATTAGTAGGTCCTGTATAAATAAATGAATCAACAGTAGAATTTTGTGGTATAGTAGGGTTTAAAGTATAGTTTCCTTGCACAGCCCCAGATGAATTACGTATCTGCATAACAGCAGCAGCATTTGTAGTGTCAATACTACCAAAGGTGCTGGTAATTGGTGCTATACAAAAATTACCATATTTAAAATCTATATTTTCATAAGCCATGAATCACCTCAATTATACTGGGTAGCCGTTCCTTCTATAATTACCGGGGTTACATCTGTACCTGACTTATACACCGTTGTTGCTTTTCCTGTAGCAGAGTAAGCATCTGTATATACTTGTGGTATCGTTATATAACCGGTAGCATTGTCGTCTGTAAAAGACACCGGTTTATTAATCATACCGTTACCATACTGATCTTGCACAATTGCTGTTATTACAGAAACACTTTTACCGTCTGCTGGTAAAATTATGGGCTCCGCGCCTAAAGTTATAAAATCTACGAAAGGCCTTATAGGTGCTGTTTGATAATTGTAAGTAGCCCAACCATTATTGGTTCCATAATAAGTAGCCTCTAATTGTAGCCTATACATGGTGCCTCCATTTATGGCTAAATCGTATACAGCTATGTTAGTTACCTGGTCAGCCCTTATGTTATCCATATTCATAACACCAAAAGAGGTAGCCAGTTCACCTATAGATCCATTACCTGAGGTGTATAATAGGTCATCAAAGTAAACACCATTATTTATTAGGGAGTTCGCTGTAGCGCCCAAAGATAAGGTCACCTGACTATTATAATCCGGTAGCACAGACAAAGAGTTCCATGAATCCTCATATACCCCCGATATAGTGGTTTTGTAGTCAAAAGTTAGTATGTTATCCGTTTTTGTTACTTTTAAAAAGTAACTTGGATAGGTGGTCAAATTTAAGTAAAGAACCACTTCTGAAACTAGCGTATCATTAGTTTTAATATATGCATTAATACTGTCATGGAGTACTTCAGAATAGTTTACTACTTCATACGTTTTTACAAGTATATCATCTAAACCAGTCCCAGCCCCACCTGTATATGAGGCGTGTGAATTAAAAACGCCTTGTGTTGGAATCCCAGCTGCGGCGGTGGGGGAGACATAATCCCAATTAGTTGGCTCTGTACTAAAATCAATCCATACTTTAAAGTATATAAAGTCGTCTGAACGTGCCATACGCACATTAAACCAAGTACCGTAGTAGTTATAATAGTTATATTTGGTGCTAGTAAATAAAGTGGTTATTACACCATCTACATAGCTATATACTCTGATATAATTATCAGTGTATGAATAGGTTCTCATATAAACTGCTAACTTATTAGCTACCTCTAAATGAATGGGTGAGACCCAATATTGATCATTACCTACTCCTCGGCCATGATTTTTAAATCTAAATTGTATGTCCCATTTTGTTCCAAAGTTAATTGTGTCTGTAGTTCTAGCAGAGGCATCGTCTGTCATATGATTCAAATAACCATTTGTATACACAGTGGTACCTACCAGTGAAGTCCATTGCACGTCGGCCAGAGAAAAATCGTCACTAAACACATTGGTAGTGATATCTGTTGTTACTAAATTTGAAATATTAATAGCGTCAAGACCGGTGCCATTGGCGACTGTATATTGGGCCCACGAGTAAAATTGACTTTGACTTGGTAAATCGGCGGTGGCTGCTTCTGAACTAACATAATCCCATATAACAGGTTCAGTAACACTGCTCATCCAAACTCTAAAATAAAGTTTATTGTTGGTTCTTATTAGTCTAACGCTAAACCATGTTCCATATAAATTGTAGTAATTATATTTTTGATCTTTATATAATTCGGTACTAACACTGTTTATACGTTTGCTTAATTGAACATAGTAACTTGATGAAGCATTGTAAGTGTACATTACTACAGATAAACGGTTATTAGTGTCAATATATAATGGGTTTACAAGGTAAGTGTCATTAGATGAGCCCCTACCGCTATTTTTAAACATAAAAACTATATTGTAGTCATCCACATAATTTATGGTATCTATAGTTCTAGCTATTGCACCGTCTGTGGTTTGTTTAAGATACCCTAAAGAGTAATCAGCCACACCTATTACGTTTTGCCAATTGCCGCCGCCGAGAGTAAAGTCTTCTTCAAATATTGTGCTTGTATAACCAGCAGTGTAGGAAATACCAAAATTGTAGGTATTGTTGGATGTGCTGGCTACTTCGATGTAATGTTCTAAAGATCCGGAAGTTCCTGAAAAAGAGGTCACGCTGCCGACAGTACCGCTAACCTGTACTTCAAAGTCCCCTATTAAGTGGTAATTAGACTCAATAGAGTTGTGTCCGGTAGCCGCGGTGCTGCAAGACAACATGTTATTTAGTATCTCAGGGGCACCGTTAGTAACTGACCATAAGTCATTTCTTGGGGCTGCATGATCAACACCAGTGAAGTCATCGTTGAAGCTTGTAGCATCGGTTAAATTTATCAGGTTTGACATATCCAATAATTTGGCATTGGTGTTTTTAACATAAACTAATGAGTGCGCGTCAGGGTAATTAGGCAGTACATTTTGAAATCTATAGAATGTAGCAGCATTCACATCTTTATAGTCTACGTCAACTATTGATGATAAAAAATGGCCTGAGTAAGAGTCAAACCTAATTAAAGTCCCTTTAGAAGGGTCTATACCATCATAGTTATTAAACACAAAAAAGCTATTACACAGGCACACTAAATCACCGTTGCTATACTTATACAGTGTGTTTGTGGTTAAAGTTATCTGGCCAGCTATAACAGTAGCTACTTCTACTTCCTCGCGTTGCTTATTGTTATTTGGACCAAGTATTAATTTTGTGCCAACTGTAACTGCACTATCATAATACTCATTTATGTATAATGTATCGGTGTGTGTATTAGCTATGGAGGTTATGTATGTTTTATAGTGCTCTACACCAAAGGCTTCGGCGGAGTAAATAAAACCTGAGCCGCTTATATATTCTAAAGTGTCTATTAATACGCATATAAAGTTTTTAATTGCCCATTTTTTAAATAGTAATCCGCCTGATGGGTGGTTTTGTAAAGACCAGAAATAGTAGCCATCATACTGTAAACTTTTTACTGCAGTGCCTACATCAGTATCTGTTGGATATTCAAATGCGGTATCTCCATCATCTACTTTGCATACTAAAGTATTTTTTGTTTCATCTAAAAAATAGAAGTAGCTATCTATTACTACAAAGTTAGCTTTCGATAACTTAATATTTTCATAAGCCATTACAGACCTCTTTAGTTAGTCTGCTCAACAACGGCGGTTATAGTAACCTCACTGGCTGTGATACCTGCTCTATAAACTGTTTGTGCCATACCATTAGAGTCTGTATTTATCTGTGTGCCGGCCGTTATCGCACCATCACCGTTTTCCGAAAAAGTTACTCTTCTTCCGGGAATGGGTTGTAAAAATTGGTCCTTTACATAGGCAGTGATATCTGAAGTACTTAAATTATTAGCTGCTATTATAGCCGGCGATGCAGCTAATGATATAGAAGTTACAAATGATGCTAGTGGTGATAGCTGGTAATTATAACCAGCCATACTACCACCAGCGTCTGCTGTAGTTTGTAGTCTATAAATATTACTATTGTCTATAGCTAAATCATATACGGGTATAACTGTTATTTCATCACTTTGAATGTTTTCCATAACCATAGAGCCGTAAAAGGGTAGACTAGTTGCTGTAGTATACCAAACCGTTTCCCCGGATACGTATGCTATATCATCAAAGGTGGCTGTTACTGTGCTACCAAGTGTATTTTTTAAACCAAGTAGGAGTTTACATTCAGTATCAAACATCTGCACAGTGCCCATAAAATCCCAATCTTCCACACCTTTTTTATAGTAGAAACTTACATTGTCTGCTGCTCTACTAATTCTAAACATATAGTTATCAACCAATCCGCCGCCACTATATGTGGCTACCGCACTAAAATCTATATTTTTATCGGCTTTATAGGATGTAACATTGAAGTTATTTATACCTAACTGGTCAGCTATTTCGTCATTATTAGCTCTGGCTATATAGCAATACCTATTAGTTTCATTTGGGAACCATAAACCAAACATGTGTGTAAAGTAGTTAGCACCTGAGTAAGTAGTATTGTAGTTATTTAAAGACCCTGTAACAGTCACATCAAAGTTTCCACGTAGGTAGTAGTCAGATACTACACTTTCTTGTCCTGAGGCCGTACTGGTGTATAATTGATTACTTTGTATCGTAGGCGCTCCTGAAAGTATAGACCAGTTATCAGTATTAGGTGTTGAACCATTAGCCCCTGTGAAAGAGTCATTGGATTCAGTAGCATCATATAACATGGACAAGTCTGCTCTTGTGTCAACAAACAAAGTATTTGTGCCTTTAATATAAGCTAGGGTGTCAATGTCACCATAAGCTGTGAATGAGCTTATTTTATGAAATGTGCTTGCCTGTATGTCTTTATATTGCCCGCCGGGGTATTTAGTTATATAAGCGCCTGTATGAGAGTCAAACTTATACAGAGCACCGGTACCTGTATTAACACCGTCACTATTATTTATTAACCAGATATACTTATGAAAACCTACATCATCATCAGTATCATAGCCATACACTAATGGGGCTGTCAAACTTACTCCGCCAAATATAGTATCAGAGACAGTCACTAATTCGTAGTCATCATTTGAATTAGGACCAATGTATAATGTACAACCAGCTATGATATCAGGTCTATCGGAATACTCATTTAATAGTATCTCTGTAGAACCTGAGGCCGCTGAATCTGTAAGTTTAGTATGATAATGTTCTATGGTGAAGGTGTTAGCATTATATGTATGGCTACCATCATTAGTTAACGTAATGGTTTGTTGTAATTTACAAACGTAGTTGTCTATAAGCCAACGTTTAATTACCCTACCGTCTGCCTTAGACTCTAATGTCCAAAAATACAGACCATCATACTCAGTGCTTAATACTGTTTGTGTTAATACGGTGTCTAATGGATAAGAAAAGGCGGTATTACCATCATCAGTTTTTTGTAACAATGCATCTTGATCTTCATCAAATGTTAAAAAGTAACCGTCTAATGTGGTAAAATTTGGTTTTCTTAACTTAATATTATCTGCCATCTATAAACTCCTAGTTAAAAGGATTTTTCCAGCTAATTAAATACTCATAAGGATCACCTGAGATACGGACTTGATCTGTTATATTAAAGTCAACCGCCCCGTTATTAAGTGTAATCCTCATATCGGACAAGTCCAACCCTGAAGAAGGTAAACTATCCTTTATTTTAAAAGAAACTAATGTACTAGGTAATATACCTGTACCAGTCGGTGTTATATCTGTAATTTCTGGCTGGTACTTATCTTGTGCAAACTCTGACCAGTCTATATACTTACAAAGGTCAGCCACAGCTTTTTCAATTTCAGCATCCAGTGTTTTTTCTGTGATGTCATAGACTACTTTGGTAGGTACTTTGCCGCCGTTAGCTGCGGGATAGGTGGTACCCACCTCTAAAATCCATTTAGCGTCACCTTCGGCGTCCCTACTTTTAAGGGTGTATTGTTTAAAAGTAAAATTAAACTTTACACCCTTAGTAGAGTTAAGGCTATGTCTTACAAATACTTCAGCCATGTTTATGAGCTATAGTCTATAAGGTTAATTATATTTTTAACACCATATCTAATAACGGAGTCAACCGAGGAACACCACGCCGTAGGTGTATTATCTGGATCTTGTTCTTTTAACACTTGTACCTTGGTACCAGAAGTTGTTGTGTAGCTGTGTGATACACCAGTAAAGCCATTTGTGGCTAAAGTAGGTACTGTAAGCGTAGTTTTTGTAATATCTACCGTGATAGCAGTAAAGTAGTCTGTATTATTACCGTCTGTTATTACTAAGCTATCCCCGTTCTTTACCCCTGTACCCGCGCCGATTATCATTGTAGCAGTATCAGCAGTGTAGTTGGAGGCTAATAAAGTCTCACCTACAGTAGTAGAAGCTATATCCTCACTTGTAATAGCCAGATTAAATCCTAAAAGAACAGAGCAGTCATTTAGTGAGGCCGCGCTCACTTTTACTGCTGACCTATAGTCACCAGTGTAGTATCTACCTATTGTACCAGAAGTTATCCAAAAACGACCATCTCTGAATTCTACTGCCGCATTTTTATAAGCCAATTGATATCCGGTATCAGCTGTAACACATGTAATAGCTCTAATTTTAGCTTCAATATCTTCGGCAACAACGTCGCCACTAATAGATAGACCGTCGTCATCATAATTTAGCGTTACTGTGTAATAACCTGAGCCATCTTCCCCTACAGGTGTATTGTCCATCTTTACACGTAGTTTATTATGTGTGGCGTCTAAAGCGAACTTTCCGCTAATGCCAGCTAAACCAGAGGACTTACACCAACCAATATCGAAGTCTGTTATGTATAGTGCCTGAATGGCTGTATTAACAGTATTATCGCTATAAGCTGATGTCGATATTTTTATAACAAACTGTTCATCACCATCATACCCGATTGGGGTGATAGTTGCTTGATCTACGGTTACTCTTTTTATTGTTCCTGGATACTGATCTATATCCTGTGTATCAATTTGAATGGCCATGGTAAATTTCTCCTTTTATAATAATTTCAACACTTTAACTCTGAATAATTACAGCCAGGCAGTTTATGTGCTTTTTTATGGCAGTCTTTACAAAATGTTATACAATTATCAATATCTGCGGATTCTATGGGATTGTTGATTACAGGGTCAATGTGGTGACAGTGTAATGCAACCTCAGTTTTTCCGCATTTTTGACAAGTCCAGTTGTCTCTTTCTAGTACTAATTTTCTTAGTGCCGGTTGAACTTCACGGGAAGTAGCTGATTTAAACCCTTTTGGGTATGTATGCTGCTTATATATAGAACAAGCATTTTTGCATTGTTCTGAGCAGTAAAATCGCTGGTCCCCTCTAAGCAACCCAATCTATGATTTATTTCATCTATATTAGGTACAGTTACTTTATTGCAATACTCGCAATGTACACCTAACAGAATAAATCCAGCCTCATGGGGCACTTCCTTTATTTCATGGAAAGGAGCTAACCTTTTCATATAAGTGCTATATAAAGGTAAGCGTATTTTTCCAATACCCTCTTTCCAAGTTCCGCCGCAGATTCTGCATCTATGCCCTTGCTTCCAACGATCCCAAGTCATGGAATAGGTATGCCCGTTGTTACATATAAAAAGTAATTTTTGTTTAGCATTAATATATGTTTTTGTAAGTAGTTGGTAGCCCGCTTGCTCAAAAGATTTCTTTACTTCTTTAAAAGCAACTGGAGCGTTATGTGCACAGTCTGGGCATCTATATCCAGTAACCCAATTTCCCCAGGTAATACTATTTTTATGCCCAAAAGGACATATGTAATGCATCTTGGTTTTAGCATTTATATATGTCTTATCTATAAGGATATATCCCTCAACTTCAAAATTATTACGCACAAAACAATATTCTATTTTTTTAGGCATAGTAATCACTTATAAAAATAGCTTCTTCCGTTAGTTAGTAAATATGGGCAATTATCGAAAGTACACGCATAGCCCCAGGAATTTCTTCTATCTGGAGACATGTAGTATACTTTACCAGCATCGTCAGTGTGGTCTACCTTAGTGGGTACAATACCCAGCCTATGAGCACTACGTAAGTCGTCACTTTGTGTAGAGTATGGACAAGGGTTCCATTTATTACCTACATGTTGGTCTTTTTTATACTGTGGTAAATTGCCATAGGCAGTGGTACCATGAGTTACTTCCCACAATTCTTGTGCGGTACCACTAAATGTTAAACATACAGTGCATCCTGGCATAATTACCCTCTAAAATTATATAAATTTCCAGCTTCATCTACAACATACGATGTGTAAACAAGGCTAAATGCGTGTCTTGTATCCTCATGGTTAGAGGTATCTATTAATATAAAATCATTGTGCTTAAATTGTGGTACTCTATTAAGTTCCGTATCATGTGATATTTTGGCTTCTTTAAGGGTTACTGTATTATCTTTATTGTATACTACATCACCCCAAGACATCTTGGCCACGTAAATGTTTTTTACAAATAATAGGTACTGTTTATAAAAGTCCAACTTGATAAACTCATTGGGGTTAATTTTGTTAGCTATGCTTAAAGCAGGACCAGATAATCGAGCGTTAACCAATAAGCATTCGCCATCAGTTTTGTATAAAACTTTATCCCATGATAATTCCAATGTATATTTCTCTGCAATACTAAATTTCATTTAAGCCTCTTTAATTATATCCATAATGGTGTAAAAGTTATGTTAGCACTACCAGAACAAATATCGCCAGCGCCGGCAGAGGGGTTACCAACAGCAGTAACTACCCCAGTAAAGCTTCTATCCGCAGTACCTTGTTGGCCGGCGGATACACTACCGGTCATGCTCTCCAACACACTGGCCATATCAAAAGTTACGCCCACTATACTTCCATTCGGCACACCAAAAGCCACATTAGCTGAACCCTCTGTAATACCTCGTAGGAGTACAGTTGGTGCGGGAGACTCAGTTGGGTTAGACCCAGCTACCCACCTAGTTAGTCCCCATGTTTCTTGGCCAATCATTTGTGGATCTGACTTATTGTAGCTGTAGCTTGTTAACTGCCAATCATTGTAAGAAAAACTAGTAACCTCAACGTCACAAGAAGCGGGGTTAACACCAGCTGTAATACCTGCAGGAGTACTACAACTTGTACTCGGCGTGACGCTGTAGGGGCCTATGCCGGAACCCCCTGGTGGGCTATATACAGTAACAGTTAAAGTTTCTGTTGGTTTTTCCATAGTTCTATAAGCAGAAAAACTACCCAAACAGTATAACCTTTGTGTATTAGGGTTAACCCCCCATTGTGCAGATACACCGCAGGCACTAGAAAAAATACCTGTAATGTCTGTGCCAAAACCTATTATAACACCCATAAACTACCTCCTTATTACTTACTTTTACAAAGGTTACTTTATTTTAATCTTTCTAAACAATTAAGATGCAACACATAGTCACAGGCATAACGTGTAGCGCAGTCTTTACAAAATCTACGCTTATACACTTCTAACCTAGCTTTTATTTGTCTATCTGTAAGATACTTATAACCATCAGTAATACTTTTACTTTTTTCAATATCAGTTTCTTTACTATGTCTTCTACCACAAGCACCACAAGCCATTATATAAAACCCCCATCAGTAGTTGTTATTAGTGTCACATGGTTTTCATTAAATCCTTCTGTATCAACTATTGGATTAGTATCTATTGATGCCACGTAACCTGTAAAAGTTTGGTCGGCGGCATCTATTGGATGCCAATAACGCATACCAGGATAATTAGATATTAAAGTATAAGACACAGTAGCTATACCCATTATATCATAACTTATAGATAAAGTGGTACAATCTATGAATTCAATATATTCAGCCATAACTTAAAAATCCCCTATATTACCTGTAATTACTTCCTCTTCTTCTACATACTCGGAGTTAAACGAGGTCTTTCCCGAGAAAACAGAGCCACTTCTATCATTTAATCTACTAAAACTAGCCGAGGTAAATTCACCAAACTGGCCTCTAAAATCCTCACTTTCTGGCAAGTACTCTGTGTACAAATAGGTATTATTTTGTGTTTTTTCGGCCATGAAGGTATGAACATAAAAAGCCCCTGCACCTTGTTCTCCCTTAGACATTGGTGATCCACTTCGTAGTTTATATGTATAGCCTGTGTATTTAACTGTACTAGCGCCGTCTTTCATAATAAATACTCCTTAAGTATCATATTTTACAAATTTCACATCGCTCGAACTACCAGAAAAATTATTAGCGTAAACAAATTCATAGTTAGCTGTAGGTAGCTGTCCTGGTTGAAATTGTGCTGAAAAACTTTGTAAATTTAAACTACCATAATCAGCTATACCTGTATCTATAGTTAAAGAGTTGCTGTTGTTTGTATTAAAAGACCAGGGATCTCCTATATATCTTAAACCATAGCCGTCATTCTGTATTTCATCTTCATATATAGACGCTGGTCCAGAAGACGCTGAGGCGTTAATAGTTCTATACGAGACTGCTGGTAGATTAAGAAAACCTAATTCTTCTACATCCCCAGCTATACTGGCCTGACCTTCACCTTGATATAAAAAGTATATAATATCCTTATCGCAATTGTACTTTCTTAACCATGGGATAGATACGTTAATCCTACCAGGACAACCTATATGTGTATTATTATTTATGTACGCAGATATAGACACAACACCTATAGTAGGACCAATTACTAAGTTACCGGCTACTTTAGATACCTCTGTATTTATCCTAGAACTAATAGATATAAGACATCGATCTAGTCCTGGAAAAGCTCCAACTAGTTTACAACAAGTACTATCAGCCATTATGGATTCTCCGCCGTAGGTGCTGGTGTATAATCGGTAAAGTAAGTACCATATGCCGGACCGCCCTGAGAAATAGATGAGTGATCGTGTATTGGTACCGCTACTATATTTACAATGTATGTATTAGCATCATTTAATGCAAAGAAATAAACCCTATTGGGGTACGGCTTATTATGTGTATATCTAACACTCGTCTCATCGTAAGTTACTGGTGTGATTTCTCCAACAGCTGCGTTCTCTACAACAAAACCCCTTATAGGTAGTTTTTTCTCACCTGTCATAGTTACCTCTCTAAATTCAGGAAATAACCCGTTTGGGTGATATTGGGTCTCAGTAACTGCGGGTATTTTAAGATCTATGTACATACCTGGAGTTAAACTAGTGGATATTAGATTAACAGTAGACATTATTCTACTCCTGAATTAGTAATTGTAGAGTCAGTGTAGCCAATAGTAGCTTCCATATTAACACTGGGTATATCTCTGTCAGCAGACATTTTAGCAGGATTATCCTTAGTTGTTAATGTTTGTGTGTTTTCTTCTATTAATCCATCTTTTGTAGGAATTAATCTAGGTTCTTGTGGTGCATATTTTAAGCGGCTACTTTTAAGTCCATCACGTACAGATGTAATGATGGCCCAAGCAGAATCGGAATAAGTTTGTCTTCTAGTAAAACGTTTATTATCCAATCTATATAAAACATCCGTACCACTTACATTTAACATTAAATAGGCAGGGTCATCCCATACAGGGGAGGGGACTACTTTTTTTATAAAGCCGGTAAATATTAGTGGCATATTATCTTGTGTACCGGCATATATTGCTACTTCACCGGTTACTGAGCTTAAATCCTCACCTAATACTTTTAGTGACGCATTAAAAGTAGACGCAGCCCCTCTACTTTTATTAACACTAAAAGACTGTATATAAGGTGTTACTATTTCCAACTCAGTTTCCTTACAAACTATCTTAGCCCTAATATGGATTAAATCAATGGCCATTTATAATCTCCTTATGATTCCATAGGAACATTGTTTATTTTTACAGATACTTCGTCCCCAACTCTTATAATATCAGATACAGCGCTATAAGCTGTTACAACACCTATCCCAGACACTAAAACTTTGTATCTAAGACAATTACCCTCATCTTGCACTACCACACCATTTTCTGTAACAGCTTCCACTTGTTTTGTATACTGGCCTCCGGTTACACCTGATATTAAGCCAGTGTTAGGTATATATGGACCTTCCGTTACGGATATTGTGTAGGAACCCATATCAGTGTAAGAGTATGTTATACTGTTAACTATACCGCCCTGCAGCCCAGTACCGCCCAGCTGAGGATCACAGTTAGGGCCACAAACATAATTTATTTCTAAGGCTTTATCTCTATTAAGTATCTCTTTTAGTCTGTAAGAAAAATCAATAGTTTCTTGCTCTGTTAACGTGGCCATATTGGTCTCAAATAGTTGAGTTCCATTTAATGCCCGCATTTTTAGTTCATAGTCGCTGTCTTGTAAAGCTTGTACTGTTGTTGGGTCTGAGTCCACTATAGCAGAGGCTTGATCCACTAGTTCACCATTGATAGCCATTGGGGCTGGATCATCTACAGTGACAAGTGGGGCTATCTCTAAACGTAAATCCTGTGCTATCTCTAATGCGCGACCATGTGGATCAAATATCTCTACCGAAGGGATGTTTAGGTCAATTTGTGCCCAAAGTTGTTGCACCAAGTAACCCGCACCTTCTTTTGGTATTAAGGTGCCTTTACCTATACCAGGATCTAAGTTTGGCTCATTGGCTAAAATGCAGTTAGGGTGTATTTTGAAAGAAACGTCTGTGCCATATGTACCCCAGTCGTAAGCATGTGCGTTATTAATTACCTGTATACATAATTGCCCTGTATCAATATTATAGCCTATACCGTAATCTATACCTTCTTCTAATACATAGGCTTTTGGGGTTAAGTCGTTAGCTATTACAAAAACTTCTGTTTGTTTTAATAGCTCTAATTTTTCTTCGTCGTTCTGAGCCTTTAAAAAGTTAGCTACTACTTCGTCATTTTTAGGAAATGACTTGCACATAGATAACTCTTGGCCAACTACAAATATTTTAGAGACTCTAATTAAATTGTCTGTTTGCACATTTCTAACAGTGGTGTATCTTAAGCTGTTCGGTAAACTAACAGGTATTGTTTCAGTACCGTCACAACTTATTTCGTAGCTTAAACCTTCATAACAACTATTTTCAGGCGTGGCTTGTGGTAGAAGACCAACCCACACATCGCGTTTCTTTAGCGTGCCTATGTTAACTGAGTTATCGTTTACGGGGGTAGCTCTTGCACTGATTACACCTTTGGGGCCGGCAAGTAGATAAGGTACAGATGATTGTTGTTTAACAGTTACTTTTGTAAGCCTATCAACCTTTGGCCCTGGATCTAAATACCATAACCAGCCAATGACTTTTTCCCAAACAGACTGTACTTCATACACACTTTCTACACCGTCATTTACTGCCCAAGCATTTAAGTTGGGATCTTTAAATGTTACAACCGCGTGCCTTTTATATGTTGTTAATGGACAGTCACCAGCTATTTGGTTAGTATCCCAAATTAAAGCTTGTGCTAAACTATATTCAGATTCTTCTATGGACATACCATCTTCAGAATTAACTGTTTGCACATTATATAGTAGATTCACCCAATCACGCACTTCTCTTCTTGATCTGGGTTTTTTACCTGTAACCTTAACACTTATTTCAGGGATATCAAATGTAGTGGATACCACGCTTGTGTATATATCAGCTATACCGCCAGACATAGATCCTACTTCTATTATACTTGCAGTTCCTTCAGGTGTTACTACAAGCTCTAATGGGCTACTATAAAGCCCTTTAGCAAAAGGCTCTATTAGGGACATTTTTATGGCAGACACTGCGTCCACATCTTTAATATCAATACCCATAAGTTCCCCGCTAGGATCGGCAGCCATATCTGAAGGTATACCGAACGTACCAAGGATAGTACCTACTAAAGGGCCAGTACTTTGTTGTGACATTAAGTCAGCTAGTTCCTGATCTAATCCATCATAATTAACTGGTAAACCGTTAATCATGTGATAGTTAGTCCAGGTACCGTCCGCCTTTTGATGCACATCATTGGGTATTCTGTATTCAGTAAGTGCCATCTATTTAACCTATATTCCTGTTAGCATACACTAGAGTCATTAAACGTTTTAATTGCCCATCAATTGATGTAAGCTCAAACTTTAATTTACTAATGTCTGTCCGTTGCCTATTTATATAAGAGTCTATTAATTTTGAGTTGTTATTCAAAATATCTTTTTTAACTTCAGCTATACGTACATTTATTTCAGCCTGTACGTCCTTTCCAAAAGACTCCTGTAAATTAGTAATTTTAGAGTCTATTATGTGTATTTGTTCATCAGTTTGTTCTTTAACAAAAGCTATGCTTTCCAGGGCTGTATCTAAAACAGTACTATCCGCACCTACAGACTTAGTATTATTTATGGAGTCTGCTAAATTCTTAAACATGGCCTCTAAATTGGAAGTATCCAGTTTAACATTAGAAGAGTCCAAAGATATTTTATCTGGTATACTACTTATTACAGAAGTTAGTTTATCAGTAATACCGTTATCATCCAGTTTAACATCAAACACTTTGTCTTCTACTTTTAAGGGGGCTATATCAGCTAACTTTAATTCTTTGTCCTCTACGCGTAGTACTCTATCTTCTACTTGTAATTTTTTACTTTCATCCCAGGTTAGTACCACACTTTTCTGTTGCGCATTAGTAATAGTATTGGTGGTAAGTTCATTATTAACAAGCCCACCGTCCGCAAAGCGCCTTGGTAAAACCACTTCACCTTTCTCAAGGTAATGAGGTCCGGTAGATCTAGTAACGCCGCCGTCATGCATAATAGGCATGAATCTCCCACCTTCAGATTTCTTATTATCTTTAAAAGTGTCGCTTAAAAGATTACTAGTTTTATCTAGGGAGCGGGCTTTAAAATAATCATCTATCATAGTTTTAATACGCGTTGGATTACCTTCGCTAATACCTTTAGCAGCTAAAGCTCTAAACTCATTTTCTGTTAATAAGCCCGCTAGTTCTTTTGGCACACTTTGTTTGGATACCACATTGCTTACGTAGTTCCAAAATTTGCCCATGTCGGTTGCACTAATATCAGCGCCAGCCATAGGCAGCATTGAATTTAACTGCCCTGCCGCATCTAACTCTATACCTCTGCCTATAGTGGATGTTAATGCTACACGCTCACCTGCTCCCGCCAAAACTTGCCTTAGTGATCTTAGTGCTGGGCTGTCCTGTAATGTACTACCAGAAGCTACCAAATCATCAAACCTATTTAAGGATTGTCTTGCTTGCCATACGTATTCCTCTGGAAGATAACCAGGATTAGCTTTACCAGATTTTTTATCGGTACCATGGGATAACGCGTTACGCATAATAGTTGGATCTTCCAGATAATTCCTAAGTTGTTCTACTTCTGTATAAGCAGGCCCTACTGCCGCAGTCATGCTAGACATTTTGGCGCCTTTATCTAAATAATTGGGTGTAAAAGTCATGGTATTTGTTTGCTCTTCAGTACCTATATCTTTTACTGCCAATCGTCTAACATTCTCCTTTATGTCACGTGTGGCAGTAAAATACTCTTCAGCTGCACCAACCCTACCGGCGCCATAGGAATCTCCAAAAGCAGTTTTTCTTTCTACCATTTGGGCCATAAGTTGCTGCTCTTCAGGAGATACTCTTGAAGTAGTATTGCCTAGTAACGCCTTGGTTTGTGTGCCTTTTCTTAGTTGTTCTTCCTCATTTAAAACAGAGGCTCTTGCTTTAGCCAGAGTTAATATCCCCTGTGTATCAGAGGGGCTAAAAGAAGTTACTTTTTCAGGTGGAACGTACCTTTCCCATGGCTCCCATTCACCTGTTACTGGATTAAATTTAGTAAGTGTTTTTTCTCCTGACAGCATCCTATATTTAGGAACGTCACCGCCATCCGCCATACCTGTTTCTTTCATGGCTGCTTCTAACTGTTTTTTATGCATGTAGATAGCATCTTGTGCTCCAGGGGCAGAGAATACATCCGCCTGGTCATCGAACTTCTTTTTGTCCTCTTTTTTAGCCTTAGTATCATCCGTAATTACGCTATACATTGCTGCTCTAAGTCTATCCACAACACTACCACCATCAGCAAAACGCGCTAAGTCCTCTTTATCAGGGTCTTTGCCGGCCGCCTCTTTCATTGCCCGTCGGCGAGCGTCTAGCTGGGTTTTACCCTTAGCCTCTTCTGGTACAGAGGTTAACCAAGAGTAAAATACTTTTCTAGCTTCTGAGGCTATACCACCATCAGCAAAACGGGATAAATCCTTTTTATCAGGGTCTTTGCCGGCAGCCTCTTTAAAGGCACGGCGGCGGGCGTCTAGCTGGGTTTTACCTTCATCCTCTTTAGGCACTGATGTTAGCCAGGAGTAAAAAGCCTTTCTAGCATCAGAGGCTATACCACCATCAGCAAAACGGGATAAATCTTTTTTATCCGGATCTTGCTCTATAGCCTTTCTTAATTCGTGCCTCTTAATATCCAGTGGTTTTTCATCCTCGGTTCTAGGTTTAGGGACATCGGTAAGCCAACTATAAAAGCCTTTACGTAGACTAGCTGTGATACTACCACCTTCCGCTAATACAGGTATAGTTCCTTTCTTATTCATATGGTCTAGTGTGTCATAACCCAGTTTCTGAGCGGCGTGGGCGCGTATCACGTATTCCCCTGGACTAAGCATAGCTGGAACTTTGTCCTCTCTTGGACCGCCAGGGCCAGTAATGTGACCACCAGCGGCTTTCCCAATGGTAGTAGTAGGTACAGACTCAGCGGGGTTTTCACCTAAGGCTTTATTTAATTCTTGCAGTTGTGTTGTATTATTGTAAAGCGCTTTTATCTGTGCGTCAAAATATTTATCATCACCTAAATGTAGATTCTCTAAATCAGGTAAATTCAAGGAGGGTTTTTCAAAAACATTGCCACTAGCTGCAGACTCCTTCTCTGCTTTAGTAAGTAAATCGTTAGTATCTTTTAAAGCCAACAAGTAGTCTACTTTAGGTTCAGCCATGGAGTATGCTTTTGTGCCAGCCGCAGCAAGCATTGGGGAGGCTGTTAAAAGTGGTCCAATAGTAGGCCCAGTAAAATAGCTAGCTATTGCGGAAAGTGCCTCAGCGTTAGATATAACAGCCGCAGCACCGGCAACCCCTGTTAAACCTATAGCCGTGTCTGCTGCAACGTTACCTGTATATTCACCAGTTGGTTTATTTCTTGCATTTCGACGTTCTTGTTCACTAATAAACATAGCTTGTCCGGCAGCAAACTGGGCTATCCTAGCTTTTATTATTGGGTCATTAACCTCGAATCCTTGTTGCTCGGCCATTTTTGTGCCAATAAAAGTAGCTTTTTCTTTAGTTGCTTCTTTCTGTGCTGTCACTGGGGAAACAACGTTAATATCTTTAAGAACTGCTCCGGCTGCTTTACTAGCCAAATTAACAAGGGTGTTACCCAAAGCCTTATTAAATTCTACAATTATTGGTACTGTTTTACCTAGTTCTGTATATAAGTCACCGGTGGGCACTGAAAGAGTAGCTAAGGCCTTATCAGCTGCCAACATACCCGCCATAGAATTTTGTTCCACCTCCTGCAGATACTTTTGTACGGGTGATTTAAGGCTCGGTGTTTCTATAGTTGGGATTATTTTATCTGTTTCTCCAGAAGTTTTAAATAACTGTTTTAATTCTTCCACAGGAACACCCATTTTTTCAGCTAATTTTTCTAGTATTTTTTGTATATTAACCAACTCTTTTACTACTGGGTCGGAAGTGATTAACGATTTTTCAAGATCGTGCTGTATTCTTGCAAAACCCTCTTTAACTTCTGGTGTTACTGCTACTGCTCTAGTACTTTCTGCCATACCACCAAATTGAGACATGTACCTTTGGTACTCTATAGTACCTTCACCGTACTGGGCTTTGGCTTTATCTTTAAGTTCTCCAATAGTAGTTTCTGATTTTATGAAGGCTGCCTGAGAATTTTTAAGCTCCTCTAGTTGTTTTAAAGAATTAGCGTAGTAAGTCTTTGTACCATCATCCTCGTTACCAAAAGATATCTTTTCAATTAACGTATCTTCCATAGAGTTTATAGCGGAAACCATGGTGTCCAAACCTTGAAATTGTTTAACAAGGTCTTGTTCTTCTCTTACTCTTGTCTTTTCTTGTGGCATATAAGTTATTTGATCAATAACTTTCTGAAGATCATTACCTTTAAGATTACTAGAAAATAACTGAGTGTATAAGTCAGCCGTTCTTATTTCAAACTCATCGGCGAACTTACCTAAGAATACCCCTCCATCCATTAAAGCACCCATTTGCTGAGTTGGTGTAACCATTCTTTTAGCAAAAGGGCCGCTGGCGCCAACCAAAGAGTCCATAGCTAACTTAAGATTTCTAGTACCTTCTAAACCCGCACTAAACCCCTGCACACTTAATGATTTAAAGCTTTCATTAAACGCCCTCAAACTTTTGCCTGTATCAAATAAGGTCTGTGTAATACTTCCTAAAGCTGCCATGCTGTCTTTAAGTGTTCCAAAGTCCTCTGTTAAAACAGATATCTCGTCACTTAATTTTAGTATCTCTTCTTTATATTCTTTAGTTTGAACAGTCTCTTTATCGCCGGCGTCTAATAGTTTCAGTCTGACATCTGCTATTAATTGCTCTCTATCAGCTATTTTTTTGCCTACACTTTCTGTTAATGCCTGGGTAGACTTTAGTTGATCTATTGCATTCTTTGTTGGACCTTGCGCTGATTTAAAGAAGTACTCTTGATCACTTAATTCGGCATCTTTACGTTTAAATTGTAGATCACCTCTAAAACCAGATAATTCAGGATTCATGGCAGCAGTCATTGATGTTTTAGATTGAGAAATTGATCTAGTGATGCTAGAAAAATCTTCAACTAATTCGGTACTGGCCCGTTCAGACCTAGCCTTCTTAAAGGCCCCTTCAATTATTACAGGATCTAGATCTATTTTTATATTTTTTATCTTAGAGACTTGTCCTTTTATAGAGCGCTCATACTCATCTATTAAGACGTCCACATTTTTAAGACGTTTCTTTTCTTTACCACTTAAACCCACCGTTTTATCTAGAGCCTCTAACTCCTGTTTTTCTACATATAATTCAGTAAGTTTAGATTGCATAAGGTCTGTTTTACTCTGTGCTTTTTCCAACTCTTTAAAAGAAGTTTCTACTTTTTGGTATTTATTTGTTGTAAATATTTTGCCAATATCCAAACCTTTTGTTGCCCCAGGTGCTGTTTCTGGTTTAACCATAAAAGAAAATAACGACTTAATTAACGCAAAAGGAGAAGACAGCTTTTTAAGATCTAATAAACCCTTAGACGGATCTTGTATAGAACCTAAAGTATCTACTAGTGTACCGATAGATTCAAAATTTATGTCTTTAGCAAATAGGTCTAAATCTGTGAATATTCTTCCTAGATTAGTAAAAAAGTTTTTTCCTCCTTCAGAAAATGTTTTAGCTCTAGATATAAGCTCTGTGTCTTGGAATACAAGGTATTGTTCTGTAGACATGTCACGTGTACTTCTAACACCTAAGTCAACCTGTGGTGGGTTATATTTGCCTGATAATAAGCCACCTGGTTGTGGTGTAGCAAAGTTACTAGACCAGAAGGAAGGTCTAAGAAAACTTTTTACGCCGTATGCCATTGTACCAGATACTAATTCACTAAACCTATTTTTTGCATTTGCTGTTATCTCTACATTAGCTATAGCAGTTGCCATGTCATCTAATTCTTTTTTCAGTTCCTCAGACATCTCAAGCTTAAGCATCTGTTCTTGCATAGCAGACACTTGCTTATTTATGATTTGGGTCTGTTGCTTATAGGTCTCTCTCATGTCCTTTACAGCTTGTTCTACTTTTTTCTTCTCGGCGTCAACATCTAATACTTTAGATTTCACCTCTGTCCCTTGAAGTACCTCGACAGCTGTTTTGCTTTTAATATTCTGTTCATTAAGTGCATCAAATATTTTTTGAGCAGATGTTGTATTTTTTTGTATCAACTTTGATATTAAAGCAGATTCTGCCGCTGACTTTTTAGACGCAGTGGCTATCTCTGTAAGTTTTTCATTGCTTTCTGCTAAGTAGCCTGCCATAGTAGCAGCAGCTGTTGTAGCTAGTATCTGTGCTGGCCTATTAATGTCGGGGCCTGTTATTGGGCCACCAACAGCGCCTCCCGATGCAAATGCAGGTAGTTTACCATGTTCGTTCATATAGTCTAACTTACTTTGGCCTAAATACTTGGCAGCATCAGCATTGATTATGTATTCGCCATTACTTACCTTAGCTAATATGTCATCTGATGTACCAGTGCCTTCACCGGTTATTAAACCACCGGCAGCCATTTTCATGGTTGTGCCCGCCCCAAATACTCGGCCGCCGTCTGAAAAACCATACTGGGACTTATTTTTCTCATAGTCGGCGTAAAATGTTTTTTCAGCCCGTTTAAGCTTTATGGCCTGTAACAAAGAGGGTGCCTCGCCAGTATTTGCCACACCTGTTGCTACATCTTTTAATATTTTACCATAATTCTTGGTAGCTTCAGAAAGGTCTGTTCCTAGTAGTTTGCTAAAGGTTAGTATCGCAGCATAAGTAGCTACAGTACCTGCACCTAATTTCTTTATAGTGTCATCAGCAAAACCTAAACTTTTAGCAAACTCCATGATGGCTGTTTTTGAAGCAGTCATTGTAGAAACAGCCCCATATAAAGTAGCTTTAGTTGTAGTGTCCTCTTTAGAGGCTGTAAGTGTTTTCTCTTGTGTTTTTAAATCATCTATTAATCCTTTATTTTGATTAACTTCAGGCTTAGCTTCTTCAGCTGCCAGTTGTGCTTTTAATATCTGAAGCTGCTCATCTAATTTTTTAACTGTTGCATTTTCTCCAGCTTTTTGAAAAGCAGCGGCAACACTTGCCGCAGCAGTAGCCTTCATTACAGTTTTATCGTCTATCAATTGTGGTTTTTGATTAGCCGTTTGTAACTTATTTATGGACTCTACATCTGCGATAAATGATGGTTTATTTGGCACAGTTTTTAAACCAAACCACTTGCTCTCTTCTGGTATAACATCTTTTATTTGCGTTACAAAATCATTGAAATCAAGGCCAGAAAACATACGCTGTGAAGCTTCTGTTGCTGTGTAGTTTTTGGCGCCGAATACATTCTGCCCACCTATCTCTTTAAGAGTTCTATCAACACCTAATTGAGATGTTAAATTTTTAGTCATAACATCAAGTACTTTATTAGCCGCTATAACCATATCTGGATTACCAGCTGAGGAAGCCCTATCACGCATTTCAGCAACACGCTCTAACCCAGTTAACAAGTCTTGTGGTGAACTAGCCGACATGTATTTTTCAAGTTGTTTATCTAAATCACCTGGGCTACCTAAAGCCATTAGAATATCTTCAAGCTTAGTAACGGTATCAGCGGTATTAGTAGCTACTCTAGAGGTCTCAATTTTTAATTCTGCGTAACCTGTGTCACCTGTTCTAGCTACAGTCTCTGTAAAGTTTTGCATTTCATCTTTAGTTAAAACAGATCCAAACCCTTTTGACACTGCGGCTATACTGTCCAAGGCCACAAGAGCTTTATCTGAAGAGTAGATACCCTCCGCAGCGCCCTGCTTTCTTATGTCTAGTTCTTTTAATTGTGCGGCCAAATTTCTGTAGTCTTCAGATCCAATTAAAGTACGTTGTTGTACAGTTAGATCTTTATACTTAGCGCCGCCTGTATCAAAAGTGTCTAGACCCTCAGAAATACCTTTTAAATAGCCCGCAGTACCTTTGAATACTTCTTGACGGCTACGTTCAACAGATATATTTTCTTCTACTACCCTTTTACCGGCTTCGAATGTTTTAGTTAAATCCGCCAATACAGCCCTGTATTGCATTACCACTTGATTATTTTTTAATATAGTAGTAAGGTTTTCTAGTTCTTTATACAGGTCGTTGGCTATGGTAACGCTACTATCATCTAATCCCTCTATTTTTAATTTATCTAAGTCTTCCATATAACTTCTAAACTTAGTCATGGGCTTAGCGTAGTATTCCTCAAAATCTTTTTTCCAAGATTTTTGAAATGGGGACTCACCAAAGTCTTTACCTGGGGTGGCGGTGACTGTGGGGGTATACCCTTTACCTGACTGTAACAGCGTGGTAGTGGCTACGTCACTAAAAAAACGCTCCCCTAGGTCAAACTCTTTTTTGAAATCTTTTGCTGATATAGCTCTAATACCTGCTCCGGCGCCGGCTACAAACTCGTTAAGTATTTCTATTTTGTCAGTTAACTCATCTTGTATATGATTAGCTGGGAAAATATTCTCAACCAGTTGTTGCATGTTTTTATCAAAAGAGCGTTCTTCCACCTTTAATGTTTTTGTATTAAAATACTGTGCTACCCATTCAAACACACCATCAGAAGTTTCTTTAAGTTTAACTATTGCCTGTTTACCGGCCATATTGTACTTTGCTGTTACATCATCCATAAAGAGTACTATATCATTATTAAGCACTTTACCCTGACGTTCAAAAAGGCCGGCAGACTCTAGTTTACCCTTAGTTAACTCTTTTGTAAAACCCAACGACTTAGCTTCGGGTAAAGCTCTTTGCATAACTGTTTGGCCTAAAACATCCTGCCAATTAATTTTACCTTTAAGGGAGGCCACATTTAGCCTGGGCTCCATATTTACAATAACATCATAGCCTTCTTTTAATCTAGGATCGGCAAATATCTTGGCAACCTCATTTGGGTCTAGGCCCTTAGTATTAATATTACCTAATACATTACTAAATTCTTTGTAAGTAGATGCGTAGTCAGTTCTAAGTGCCTTTAAGGCTTCTTGGTATTTTTTAATATCTTTGTCAATAGCAGAGGACATAGGGGACTTTGCTTTTATTGCCAGTAACTTATTTAATTGTGCAGTTATGTCAGCAATAGCTTTGGCAGGTGCCACTTTAATACCTTTGGCTAGCATTTCACCAATAACAGGTATTTCACTGGCCATATCTTTAAGCATTTTTTTAGTATTTTCAGAGCCTCCTGTTTTAGTTAAATCTTCTATAAATTTAGAAGCTACGTCTACTTCGGACTCAGCTAATTGTTTGGTCTTAGACTTATCAAGCACTTTAAAGTAGTCAGCAAAGTTTGTACTAACTTTAAGCACCGCATTACCCACTTTATCATAGCCTAATACCAAGTTGCTGTTAGATTCTGCTAACTGATTTGCTAAGCTTATGACATCTTCTTGCGCTTTACCTAAAGTAACTATTGGCGCTTCATACGTACTTAAGGACTTTCTACGTTCTTGAACACCAGGATCTCTTAATTTATTTAAGTCCTCTATCTTATTTTGTAAAACATCGTAGGAAGCGGCCATATTTTTAATATTAGTGAGACTGTCCTCTTGAACGCTACGGGTATTGTACATAGAATCTGCGTAGTCTTGCGCAGACTGTGTCATTCTATGGTATTGGTCCCCTAATACTTTTATAGCAGGCACTAAAGCTGCTATTGTGGTCAGTAATGGGGCTACGGCAGCTACAAATGATGTATCATCAGTAGCTAGATTCTCAGTTAACTTTTTGCCTATATCGCCCAGAGAGTCACCAAAACCTTTTACAGCCATACCCCCTAAATATGATCCCATTCCAGCTACTTCAGCGCCCATGGCCAAACCACCAGAAACTAGTTTCTTTAAAGCCTGATGTATACCTAGTTCTTTTACTGTTTTTTCTACATCCTCTTTGGTCATACTATTACGTTTTCTAATGTCTGCTACGGTTTCACCTATACCAGCGGTACTACTAAGTTTGGTACCCACTGTTTTACCAGCAGATCCGAAGGACGCTATACCTTTACCTGTAGTAGAAATGCTATCAGCAACAAAGCTATTAAATACTTTACCAACTTCTTGTAATTTAAAAGCCAGCTTACCAAAAGATGAATGAAAGTCAGATAGTTTAACACCTCTGGCTACGTCTGTTTTTTCGCCTTCTGGGCCAGCAGTAGTAAATTTACCTAATGTCTTTAAACCAGCAGTGGCCAGTTTACCACCACCTAAACCAAACAGCTCATACTTAGTCTTAGCCAGTTCTTTACTGAACTGTGCTCCAGCGCCGGATATACCTAAAAAGTCTTTACCACCAGCAAGCATGTCACCTAAGGATTCAGCTAACTGCTGCCCTTTAGTCATATAGGCTAACAAGGTCACAAAAGCAGCTCCGGCAGCTTTAATTGGTGCGGGTATAGCTGATAATGCCTCTAAAAATGTTTTAACACCGCTTAAGCCAATTTTAAACGCAGGGAGCGCTACTTTACCAATAGACATCTGCAGTTCTACTAAAGCAACTTTAGTTTGTTCAAGTTGTTTCCTATAAGTGCCCATTAATTCAGCATTACGCCTTTCTGCCGAACCTTTGGAGTTCATACTATCTTTGGTGGCTCTTAAAGCTTGGTCCCAGTTATCCATTAAAGCTATAAGAGAGTTGTATTGTCTAGTACCACCAAGTGCTTGGGAGGTGGTTAATTTTTGTGCATTGCTAAGGTCTTTCCATTTTTTGCTTAGGTCATCTAAAACATTAAACCCAGCCCTTAATTGCCCAGTAGGCTCCATAACAGGGATACCAAGTTTACCTAGTTGCTGTGGCCCTTTTTCTGCGGAGAGCCTACGTAAAATAAATCTAAGTGAGGTACCAACCTCTTTACCTGACTGCCTTGTAGTTGAACCTATAGCAGCTACAATACCATTTAATTGGTCAAAAGTAACACCGGCAATTTTAGCTGCGGAAGCAGATTTTTGGATAGCGTTAGCTAGATCACCAGCAGTAATAGCGCTCTTGGCTTCAACCTCACTCCAAGCGTCCAAAAAGCGCATGGCACTGTTGCCCTCTTCTTGATAAATTTTCATAGCTGAGGTTAACGCTTCAGTAGCTTCAGAGGCCTTTAATGTTGTAACATTAGCTGCTAAAGTAGATACTCTAGTTCTATCAATAATTTCTGCTTGTGTTAAACCTTGTTGTGCAAAAACGTTCATGGATTGTAGTATATCAGTTACACCGACACCGTACTGTTTAGCAAATTTAACCGCTGCTGCCGATAATCCTTCAATATCGGCTGATAAAGGGTTTAACATCATTTTAAGAGTAGCCAAACCATATTCTATTTCGGATAAGGTGCTGATGGCTTGTTTAAGCTGAGCAAAACCACCATAAACTACAGAAGAAGCGGCACCCCATTTAACCGCACGGCCTATTGCGCCCCTAAAACCGCTATTAGATCCCTGCATAGCGGCGGCTAAGTCTCTCTCTTTTATAGTTATATCGCTTAATGACTTACCATATTTAGCAAAGTCTACTACTACATTACGCACAATTTGACCGGTTTGATCAAGTACTTTAATAGGATACGATCTAACCTCACCTACACGAGCACCACCAGCCTCTTGTGGTTTCTCAAAATATTCTTTTACTTTCTCTACATTACTTGTATGCATCGCAAGCTGTTCTTTTGGTGCTAACCACTTAGGAACTGGCACGGCACCGGCCTCACCCCAGTCTTTATTAGCAGACTGATTTATCATGGTGTATGAGTTCTCTACCGATTTTAGATACTTTATGACAGTTTCTAAATTCTTCTTTTGGGCTGCTCCAAAATCGTCTGTTAAATTATACTTCATATAACGTTCGAGAGAAGCACGAAGCCTGCTTAATTTTTCTGCTAAAAGGTCAAAGTCCCAAGCATGCATAACATCTGAGCCCATTCTAGTAAGCATCTCAGCGTTCTGCATCATGTCTACCATTTCTCTTTTAACATTGGACCCTGTTATTGTGGATACTGCTGTGCGCGCTTTTTCTACTGCAGGTGTCATGGTGTTATCTTTTTGTAAGTCAGCCACTATATTTTCAAACATAGCTTGCAGTTGTTTATCGTCACCCAAAGGTGTGGTAGATTTAGTAGCCAGTTCTCCTGGTGTCTGATAAACGTTTAGTCTACGTGCCATTTCTGGCATTACAAACTTTTTATCTTCTGTGTAAATGTCTGTTCTAGAACCAGCTACCCTACTAACAAACTTACGCATCCTAGCAATAGCAGATTGTGCTTTACCGTAACTTGCAGTCTCTGATTCAAAGTCTTTTGACGTACTGGCAGCTTCGTATGCTTTTTTAGCTTCTTTGGCCTGTGATAAATAGTAGTCACCTTCAGCCATTCTGTACAACTTCCAGGCTTTATTTAATTGTGCGCCGGCTTTACGTTCACCCTCAGGACCTCCTTGATCGGTAGCAAGCTGTTTAAATTTATCTGTTGCTGCTCTGAATTTATCCATATCAGGGCCGGTTTTGCCCGTACCCCTAATTATGTCTGACAAATCTTTACTTACTTTTTCTAGATTATTAAGTTCTTCATCATAGTTAATATTACGTACCTGCCGTTGAAATTCTTTGGCAGCTGTATGAAACGTGATAAAGTTCTCCAAATCAGCCCACACATCTTTACCAGATGCTATTTTAGGGCTGTATAATTTATCTATATCACTAATTGAATCGGTTTCGTCAAGTTTAAACCCTTTAACTTTCTCTTCATTTTCTTTAGGTGTCATCGGTCTGTAAGAAGAGGTTCTTTGTCGCCCCCCACCAGCACTTTTAATTGACTCAAAATGTTTTGAGGACTCATCTAACATACTTTTTAAATCAGACTCACTTATGTTTAAAGGACTGGCCTTCTTTGCTGCATTCTCCTGTTCTTCTAAGCTACCGGTGGTTCTAAACTTACCAGCAAATCTTCTGGCTTTGGATATAGCATCTACATCTTTAGCCAGTAATGCTGGGTCTTGTTTAAACTTTACAACTTCTGGTGTATCAGTTCCCTTACTAGTACTACTATAATAGTTAGCCTCGCCTTTAGAGGAGCCAATAGCTGACATATAAACATTTAATTGTGATGCCACGTCGAGCAGTTTATAGGCCGCGGCCAAACTAGGTTTATCCCCTTTTTCAATTAGTTTAGCATAAACCTCTGGAAAATCGGATGTGCCCGCAGCCTGTATAGCGACCCCTATGGCGTTTTTAACACCCTCACCTACTGTCTTTATATCTATGGGATACTTTTCACCTGTTGTTTCATTTTTCATTACAACATCTATGTGCCCAGTTATAGTACCGGCTTTTGTAGTTAAAGCTACAAATTGCTCTATCGCCGATGATGGGTCCATAGACATTATATCTTTTTGTATTTTAGCATGTATAGCTTGACCAACAAGTGCTGAGGCTTCTAAAAAGTCGTTTGGAACACCACCCTTTTCTCCGCGCATGGCTGCTACTATAGCGGTCAGCTGGCTACTATTTAATTCTTTTTCGGAGAAATCTTCTCTTTTAAAACCGCTTTTATACTCACCTCCGCCAGCTAAGGCGCTGGCCCGATACATTGTTTCGTATGTAGCCCCATTAAGTTCATTATTACCACCTGTTATTTGGTTGGACCATTTTTTAAGTTGTTCCACGTCAACAGCCGGCTCGGAGGCCATTTTAGTTTTAGAAGAAGGTGGTGTGTCCCCTACAAACAGCCCTATACCAGAAGCTATGCTTTGTAAATGTACATTTAAAGCACCGCCTGTAAAAGTAAAAGGGCCGCCAGGAACGCCTGCCCCTGGAGCACTTATTCCAGGAGTAACGGGTGGTGGTGTGCCACCTACAGAGCCAGTAAGATCCGCATCCATTATAGGAGATGCTACCTTAACTGCTTCTATACCGGCTGCTGAAGGATAGGCGGTACCCTTTGCGCTACGTCCCGAAGAAACAGGCGGTAACATAGCAGCCACATCCATACCTGAAGCACTTGAGGTCTTAAATACCTTTAAGGCCCTATCTAATGAATACAGTGACTTCATTTTTTCTGAGAATACTTTTACATATTCATCAACTTTGGTTTGCAGTTCTTCTGGGGTTAATCCTTGATCTTTAAATTTTGTTTCAGCTATCTTGCTAAGTTCGCTCTTACCTAATAACTCTATTTCTTGTAGCACTGAAGGCTCTACTACAGGTAGTCCAGCCAGTGTGGTATAGTAATCTACAACATCACGCATGCGCATTAGATCTTTAGCTGAAGATCTATCTTTAAATACCTGCTCATGTATTGGTGACATATCAGCTAGGTCACCAGTAGTTAATTCAGTAAGTTTACCTATACTGTCTTGTATTGACTTAACATCTAGCGGCTCATAATTAGCTATGGCCGCAGTTGCTGCCTGGACGTCCTTCTGAGAATTTTTCAGCCTGTCTGCGGATGTCTTTACTAGTTCACCGTATGCCCCAGATCCGGATACTTCATATAGCTGATTGAGTTCATCCTCTAAATTGGCTGCTGTAGCTACTGCTTTTGCCATGCTAGAAGAATATCGGGCTTCTTCTTTTTTGCCATAAGACCCTGGCTGTAATTTAGCTATACCCACATCTAAGTCTAATGAGCCCTTACCATGTTTACTAATGTAAGCACCAGCTTGGCTTTCTGTGGTAGCACCGGCAGTTCTAAACTTATATAAAGGGGCCTCTTTACTGGTTATGAGGCTTGAGGCTACCGCAGATGGACTTGACTCTTTTAGTCTACGTGTGTATTCTTCCTCGGCCGCGGCTTTAAGAGTATCAGGAGACATCCCTTTACCTCTTGTAGCGGCTATTTGTTTTTGTAATGTATCTAGAGCCGAATTTCTAATAGACTGCTCTAACCGTGTTAGAAAGCCTCTAAAACCCATCTTGTCTACCATCTCAGCAGTAAACTTATCTATGTCAGATAAATCGGCGGTTACACCGTAGGCAGAGGCCATGCTTTGAACATCCTCTGTCATACCCTTAGATAGCATACTATGTATTCTGTCTGTTATAGCCTGTGCGTCTGCTTTAACAAAGTCTTTAAGATCTTCATAGTCTTTGTTGTTTAAAACATTCTTATAAACTTTTTCTCCGCCGCCTAGTTCCATTATATCTTTAGTGATGTCTGAAGATACTGATGCCGCGCCAGCATGTTTAACATCCATACCTTTTTGTAGACTAAATCTGGTTAGCTCATTCATTCTAGATTGTTCGTCTCTAGAGAACTTCTGGTCGCCCTTGGCGCCTATTAAACTTGAACCGCCCGATACATCTTTATTATAGGAAAGACTTAGTCTAGTAAAAGCCTCTGTTTCAGGACCAGTGTGTATTTTAAATAACTGCGCTGCCACAGCAGACTTAGTACGCTCATTAGCTAGAGTAGCTCCGGTTTGAAACTTAAAAGACTTTTTAAACTTGTCATCTAGCGTCTCTACTACCTCAGCTATTTTATCTGCGTTATTTTTTAATTCATCAGCGTTGCTAAGATCTTTTATATTAGATACAGCAGTTTCTAGTTTATCGGCATCGGTTTTATCCAACATATTGCTTACTTGCTCTAATACTTTGTTTAAATCTTTAGAATCCCCAGCCAAAGCTTGGAGTTGCTCTGATAAAGATAAAAAGCCCATATCTTCTGTAGCAAAAGGTTTCTGCATAAAGCTAAAACCTTTTTCTGTTGGGAACTTTTTAGCAAAAGATTCACCCATTTCAGCCAGTGTATATTCTGAAGCAGGTGGTTGAACAGCGCCGTAAGTAAACTGGTCTCTAAACACTGATGCTGTATCAGTCAAATCTTGAGTTAGTGTGTCGTAATGCTTTTTAATGTCATTTCTAGACTTAAGATTAATAGCAGAGTGGATTTCTATTGCGTCACCGTCAAAGTCTAGTTTTTGTTGGTGTGCTATATACTTGGGCAGTAAATTAGATATAGCCGCATTAAGACCATCTATCAAATCAGTTAGTTTTGCAAGTTTTTCAGGGGAGGCCGCAGCACCTTTACCTAATTCTGTTGCCCGCACCGTGGACAAAGATTCTCTCTGTTTTGTCACTCTCTGGATAACCCCAGATAAAGCATCCATAGGTAAATTAGGCATGCCAGGGACAGCTAGTACATTACTAGCCATACCACCCTTACCTTCACCCAATAATTTAGCTTTATATGGTTGTATGGATGAGGTTCCTGTAAAGGGGTAACGTAAACTCTCTATATAGGGGGCTAGTTCTTCCTCTATATACTTCTTTATGGTTGCTTTTTCTTCGGAGGTATTACCTTTACCTTGCAGGTCTTGCGTATAACGCAGCATGTCTAGTAAAGTGCCTTCTACCTTAGTAGCTGGAGCAGCTTCTCCTTCTTTTGTAAATTTCTTGGTGAAGGATACAGGTATCTTTCTGGCTATTTCCGCAGGGACTCCAATTTCATGCTGGCCTAATATTGGCAGACCTAACTCACTTGTGCGTTTTAAGCGCTCAGAATGTTTTTCTTTTATGGACTGTGTTTGTTCTTGTAGTGTTTTTAAATATTTAATACTTTTTTCTGATATCCCCATCTCTTGTTGCATTTCTGGTGATAGGCCCTCTAAATCACTTATGATGGCGGACATCTGTGTATCAAATGTTTCTAGATCTTTTGTCTTATCAACAGTGGCGGAAACTGCCTTAGCCATAACAGCTGGAATTTTTCTGGTAAACAATGTTTCAGCTACAGAGCCACTCTTGCCCAATGTAGTTTCAGCTAAAGTCTCTAAGTAATTTATTTTAGCTTTTTGTACGGCCGCTAATTTATTATTCATCTCTTGTTCTAGCATACCCTTACCACCAGAAAAGTCTTTACTGATGGTATTTAGTTGCTCAAGTAAATTACCCTTTGGATCTGTTTTAAACGGTACTTTACCCTCACTTAATTGACTAGAAACAGTGGCGCCAGCATGTCTAAGCGATTTAAGTATAGCATTATACCTTTTTTCAGCATAGTTAGCTTGTGATTGAACAACACCTTCCATAGAACTAGCGTAAGATTTATTCATAGATTCAGATAGGGCATCATTTATATTTTTCTTAAATGTGATCCACATCTGTTCTAGCTCTTTTACATATTTAGGATCGTAGGTAGATAGTCTTCCACCTTTTACCCTTATATCACTAGTGGTGGATAAAACAGAGGATTTCAACATACCGGCAGCAGCCTCTTTCATAACTGCTTCAGCTGTTTTACGAGAGTCTACATTTTTAGCCATGTAGTATTGTTCAGTATTAGTTACAAAATCTTGATAGTCCTTAGCGGAGTTTATTAAGTTTTGTAACACACGTGTGGGTTCCTCAGGACCAAACTCACCCGCTACCAACGGCTCAGGGTAAACACCTCTACCGGCCGGGGAGGGCACGTAAAAGTCCTCAAAAGCTGTGGGCTTTTGCCCTAGCTTAGCTTTAGAAGCATCTGGGGAAGGTAGTTGCAACATGAATGGTTTATTGAATTTCTCAACATCCATAACGGTACCAAGCATGCTGCGTTTACCCTTATCCAGTGTTCCAGTAGAGTAGTCAAAAGAGTTCAATTCGTCTACTGATACCTTATCCAATTTATTTCGTAAGGCACCTAAAACCTCTGAGTCTTTATTAGTATTGGCTATTAAAGTTTTTATATATTCCCAATGTTTTTTATCAGTATCACTCAACTGCTCAACAAGGTCCGCCTGACTACCAGCACCTTGAATTGGTGTTTGGTTTATTTCCTTCATCAACTCAGAATCTTTGCCAAACACATTCAGGTAAGCAGTATAAGCAGGCACGTTTAACTTAGCGCCTTTTACACGTTTGCGCACGTCGGTGGTAGACCATGCCTCGGTAGCTGTGGGTTCTTCTACTACCTGTAAGAATTTTTGACCTACTAGACTTTTTCGTTTTTCTCCAAATTCGTCTATAACCTCTGAGTAGAAATTAGACATTTCTTCAAGAGCTGCACCACGCTTTGCCATTACGGCGGCTTGATCAGACTGCTTACCACGCTGCATAAATATTTTTGTCAATTCTTTTTCTGCTTTACCTGGGTCTGTTCCCTTAAAACCCAAGGCGGAACTATATGTAGATAAGGACTCTTTGCCGCCACCAAGTAATTTTTTATACATGTCAGGATCAAAAGTGTCACGTAGTGTGGTATGTGCCTCATCTTTTTCCGAGGCTTTCTGAACGTTAGCTACGTTGTTAAGTATTGTTTCTAATACCTCTGTCTGTAAACCACGTTTACCAGCACCTAAAGAGCTAATTCTAACATCGATAGGTTTTAGTTCGTATAAACCACCCTCTTTAATCATACTACTATATGTTTGTTTTAGGTTGTTTATGCCGTCTACACCGTCTGTTATAGCTATACCGATAGAGCTAAACAGCTCTTTGGCCTTATTGTATATATCTTGCTGTATTGTGGCCTCCTCTGGAACTGTCAACCCTGAAGTAGCATCTTTAAAATACTCTATCATAAACTTATTACCGGAATTTATGAGTTGTGATTTTAGTCCTTCTACTTCTGATTGAGAAGCGCCAGATGCTGTAAGCCCCTCTATTTGACTATCTAGTAATTCAGCTGCCAACTGTCCCATACTTTTAGGCATTTTGGCAGTACCTAAACCAGCGTTTACCTGCTCTTCACTAGTGAGCACTTTTATGTTTTTATCACCCCAAGTTTTAAGAATATCTGACATTTTAGATGTGTCAGTAGAGGTCATAGAAACACCTTTTGAACCAAAACGAGTAGTAAATTTTCTACCGAAATGATTCATAAAAACTTCGGCCACTTTTGCTGCCTGTACTTCTACATTCTCAGAACGTACCGTAGCCATACTTTTCTGTACTTCTGTAATAAAAGCTTTATCAGCCCGGCCTTTATACGTATTACTGACCCCCATCATATCTTGAAACTGGCTATATACTTTATTAATAGCGTCAGCTGAGTCTACATCTTTTAATACGCCTGGCTTAACATCAGATACAGCCTCAGTACCTTTACCAGAAGTACTTAGCTCCTTACCGAGCATTCTACCGCCGGCGGCAGGTAAAACTAACGTCTTTGTTAAAGAAGTAACAGCATCAGCTAATTTACCAGATACAAGTATCTGGTCCTCAAAAGTACCAGAAGTGTGTCGTAGCTCCGCAGTTACATTGAACCCATAGCCCTTCTCACCATAACGACCGCCTTCTATTAAAGATTTTTCACGCTCTGTTCTTAATGTGGGTGTTGTTGTGCCTAGACCCTTTACACGGGATACACCAAATTTATCAGTAAGCCCGTTTATCTCATCTATAGAAGAAGACATAGCGTTAGTAACGCCGGCTATGTTACGCCCCAGTTGTTGAAATTCACCAAAAGGTGCCATGCTTGTTAAGTCATCAACAAACATTTTTATGTTAGTTCCACCTAGCGCTTTTAGATAAGATAACCCCTCTTCATAATCTTTGTTATCTTCATCTGCGCCTCTAACTTTATTAGACTTAAGATAGGCTATAGAGCTGGCCTGGGATTCAGGTATACCCAAAGAGGCTAGTTTTCTTCCTTGCGAGGGTAATTCCTGTAATCGTTTAACAATCAGTGTAGACTCCGGAGATTCTGTGGCTAGTTTAGCTAGCATATCTCTTTCAGCGTACATTTCTTTGAAACGTAGATTTAAGTCTTTAATATAGTTTTTATGCTCTTCTGGTTTTAACTCATAATCTCTCTCAGTAGGATATAGTCCTGGAGTACCTCTAGAAAGAAGATTAACCACGTTGGACTGTTGTAATCCTCGGCGAGGTTTGCCTGGTTCTATTAGAGGCATTAGCTGCTCTACTTGCTTTGTGGCACTTTCAAAGCCTCTGGCACCACTTTGGTATGCTGGTTTTTCTACTAATTTTTTAAGTGGTGCTTCTAAAACCTTACCATAGATATCATATATATTTTTAAATTCTACCTTGTCCAAAGCTTTAGCAAAATCGTATGCGGATACTTGGGCCGCGTTCATTATATTGACAAATGACATAACCTGTGTTTTAAGGTCTTTATTTGGATCAAGTGTAAACTGATCTATTTGCTTATTTATATTGGTTAATGTAGGCTGTATATCTAAGTCAGGGTCTATGCGTTTTTTCTGAACCATTGTTGAAACTGCGGCTGCCTTGTACCCCTCCTTAATACCCGAGAATTCCTTTGTTACACGGGCGTGCTCAGTTACTGGTGATTCATTTGGTTTAAAGGTGCTTATGTCAGCCAGTAACTTAGTTACCAAGTCAGATACAGCACTCTGCTCTAAACGTGTTTGTGGATTAACACCTATAGATTGTATTTTAGATGTGTAGTCTTCCTCGCGACGCAGCGTTCCGGCTTGTAAAGCTTTGCTATAGAGCTTCTCTAGACCTGTTTCAAACATGGCAAATTTAGATAAGGCCCTCTCTGATCCGTGTGCAGTTTCTAATATAGGGGTTCCGGAAGGAGTCATTCTAGCGGCAGGCAGTGCTACATTACGTATGTAGGGTGCAGGGTGCTCTCTCCTTGTGGTGTCTACGTCGGCTAGGCCTCTATTAACCTCAGCCACAGCATAGGTCTGTCTAGTGAGTTGTGTTAGAGGACCAAGCTGGCTACCTACTGCTTTTTTCACGCCCTCTACTAAATTGACACTACCTTTAGAAGTTTCATAAGCGGTTTTAAGATCAAGCAATGCTTTTTTAATTTCAGGATCTGACACAGTGGTCCAACCAGCTATATTTTCTTTTGACGCAGATTTCATCCATGTGGCTACTTTACTAGCCAGTAAGTCTGTATTTTCGTCAGTACTTCCGCCATGAGTTATACCAGCCATCAATTTATCAAGTTGAAGTTCTTTAAATGCTGATACTATTTGGTTTGGATCTCCTGTAGCAGTTCTTTTACTTTTTGTAAGTTCCTTTTGCATAGACTTTATATCTGCTATCTGCATGGTCCACATCTTAGAGTTAGTCTGATTTAGACTATTACTTACATTTGTAAAGTATTTGCTGCTTTCCGGAGCGCCGGGCATTTCTAAAGGCTTCCAGTCAGACTTACCAAGCTGCTCGGTAACTGTTTTAGTAATATCTTTTAGTAGGGCATTCAATGAATTAGATAGTTGGCGCTCCATAGCATGGACGTCGAGGGAGGCTCTTGACGTGGATATACCTTTAAGTATGTCTTGTACGGACTCAGCCATCTGATCTTTTGCAGCCGATACTTTATCAAACTCTTGTTTCATACTATCAGGACTATAACTACCCGCTGCTGGTTTTATTACTTTAGACCCATAAATAGCCCGTTGTTCTGGTATATTACCTATGGATTTAATTCTTGCTACGTTAACATCGGGTATAGTGGGTGACTTGACGCCAACGTTAGTACCACTTTTTGTAGTAGGTGCCGCCAAGACAGTATGTTTAGTACTATCAGATAGTTTAGTTAAAGAAGCGGCTACCTCGGCTACATTACGTTCTAATGCCTCAAATTTGCTGCTTAAATCATCTGTTTTTATAGCTCTAACTTTAGTTACTAAACTATCAACAACCTGAGACCCGGCTTTGGCTTGATTGACCATAGCAACCTCAGTTGTATTTTGTAGTTCCTCAATTAAAGAGCGTAGTGCTGCAATCTCACCTGAAGCTTTTTTCACCTCTGGGCTATTAAAAGAACCAGTTCTTATAGCCTTATTTATAGCCTCAGTTTTAACACTTAAAGAGTCTGTAAGAACTCCTTTTAAAGATTCTAAATTCTTTTTTAAATTAGATATAGCCTGTTTATAGTTATTAAAATAACCACTTAAAGCTTTGGCAGCCTCATCCGCATTTAAATCAAGCAGTACATCTAATTTTACATTATCTGGGAATTTAGCTGTTATTAGTTTCTCTATATTTTCTAACTTGGGGGATACTATAATTTCAGCTGTCCCAGAAGAAATTTCTTTTATTACAGAGTTAAGTTCTTTTTTAATATCAGCTGTATCAATTGTTACATCTAATGAGGCGGCCTTATCAATAATAGTTAGTAGTGCGGTTATCTCTTTTAATTTTTTATTGAGAGCACCATCTACACCTATTTTAAGATCTCTGTCCTTTACTAAAGAGTCAATTTCTTTTTCGGCGGTTTTAGTATCAGCAGCAACCTGTACAGTAACTTTACCACTAAGAGAGTTTACTAAGGAGTCAACTGTTTTTCTTAACTCTTTATCATCAATATCAACGGATATAGTTAACTTTTCTGAAAGTTTGCTAAGCTTATTAATTATATCTTTATCGTTGAGCGCTACATCTAATTGTTGTTTAGCCCTCTTAGTAACAATGCCAACATCTTTTATATTACCGGTAGCGCCACTAGCTTTTAAAAGTTTAGGTAATTCCTCTAATGACTTGCTTATATTATGTAACTCAGCAATCATAGAAACTAGCGCCTTGTCTGTTTGTTTAGAGGGCTCTTTACTACCGGTACTTGCTTGCTTAACAGCGGTTAATGCCGTTAGTCCTTTTTCTACTGATTTGGTTATAGCTGATGCTAGTTTGTCTGCATCAATATTTCCTCCGGCGGAGGAACGTTGTTTTGTGGTCTCTTCTTTTACAGCCTTTTTTATTTGACTTAATTCTTTTATAACGTCGGCACTAGCTGCTGGTGAGGATTCCACTACTTTGGATAGCCTTGTCAGGCCGGAAGTAAGTTGTTTAATCTCTGAATATAATTTTGATAGTCCGGCACTCACTGCCTTTACATCTGATGTGTCTTTGGTAGTGGTAACTGTAGATTTGTAGGAGTTGTCTACACTTTTAGCTAAACCATCTATAGCTGTTTGTAATTTAGTTAGTTTACCAAAATCTGCGGAAGCTGGATCTTTTTTAATGGCTGTTAGAATGGAGGCGTTAAGATCGCGGATACTTTTTTCGATAGATGCTTTGTCGGATTTTCCTGACGCAGCACTTAGTACTTTTGTTAAAGCGCCTAATTCCTTTGTTACAACTGATTCTAGTGCTTTGGTATCTAATGCTGTGGTTGATTTACCAGAAGCTGTGGTACCCGTCATAGTAACGCTTCTTTGGAACTCCTTGGCTATTGTTTTGGAAATGGTATCCGCTATAATCTTTGCTTGCTGCGCAGTAGCTTTTGTAGCAGTACTTGCCTGAGCCTTACCATTTATGTCGATAAGTCCGTCTCTTAGCGCTTTTTTAATAGAAGAAGCTAACTTGTCATTTAAATTATTAAATGCTTTTGTTAGTGTACTATCTAAAGTAGTTGCAATATTATCAGACTTAGTACTTCCTGCGCTTGATCCACTTATTATGTGAGATACTGTAATGTCGTGCTTAGCCAAAGCTGTGCCTCCTAGGTAGTGTTACTTTGATCAATTAAACATTCTTTTGTTCATAATAATAGAATGGTTACCTTATTACTTAACTCCGGCGAGTGCGTTTTTTAATATCCGTTCTATCCTTTATTTTCTGGGCTTCTTTAGGTTTGTCATATTTTATATCTTGATATAGATCATTAGACTGAGTAATTATTACTTCCTCTTTATTAAAGGCGGACATTCTACCTTTATTGGTCTTATTACTTTTTCTAGCAGCAGCCTCTTTTGTACGCTCATTATAGTAATCAGTCATATATGCATCTAATGCTTCATCATCATCTATTATACTGTCCGGGGGTCTGTCCTCGGGCATCATTTCATATATGTTAGAGTAGTAACTTGACCAATATATCAAATTCAACTGATCATTGGAGTATTCTACTGTAGGTATACCAAATAGGGCCTCATTAACTTTTTGGCTATGTACATAACGTATACGCCATAAGTTGTGCCTTGCTATAAGCCTAATATTCTTCATTGGGATTCCATGATAAAAATGCAGAAAAGTATTCATAACTTTAATCTTAAAGGCTATGTTTTTTTCTAACACCAAACTGTCAACGTTGTCCCAATAGTGCTTATCACCTTGTTCTGTGTAGGTGCAGGCCCAGCACAAGTAATTATGCCTTTCTTCGTCAGCTTTTGTTTCGGCGGACATGACTAACCTAGAGTTCTTTTTATATTCTATTTCATTTATTTGATCTTTAATTTTATTGATAAGCCGTTTAATTCTTTCTGCATTAGCTTTTACTTTGGTGGTTTTAGACAGAAGCGCTTCTTGTGCTTCTAATTGTGACTTGAGTTTGTCAACTTTTGCTATGTCTTCTTCTGTATATAAACCACGCTCACTTAGTAACTGCTCTAGCTCAGTTATAGAGTACAACCCTTCACGGGTTGCTTGCTTATAGGCCCTCTCATAAACTAATGTAGCTCTAAGACGTATTTCAGAAGTTGGTTGCTTAAATATTAAGTATACATCTTCTGAACCTATAGTAATGTTTACTATTTCCTTTCCTGTGAAAATCTTAAGTAGACAACTATCGACTTCTTCATAAGATAGTTCCATGCGTGGCCTTATATATAGTTATGGGGCTGTATAAACAGCCCCTTACAACAGACAATTCTTTATTTGGACTTTTTGCGGACTACTTTTGGTTTTGATATCTCAGAGTCAATGGCTGCATTGTGCTCCTCAACAGCAACTTGTTCTTCTTTAAGTTCTCCAACAAGCTCTTCTTCAGCGGCTGCTTTGGCGGCTTCCAAGGCGGCACGTGCGCGCCCCATAAGATCCTCTTCTACTTCTTTCATAGCCACTGCTTCCGGTGATTTTTCCATAAAGTTTGAGTCCAGCCCTTGTAGAAATAGCATTACTTCAAAGCGAGATCTCATTGCTAAATCCTTATTCTTTGACTTTAGAAAAACATCATAAGTCTCCCATACCCTTTTACCAGTAGCATCTTTGGTGATGCTTGAAGTTAGATGTTCCAATCTGGCATCATCAGCCATCTGTTCACAAGTATTTGACAAGGGGCCATTTAAGCGTTGATTCCATTGGAAAAGTTCCTCTCTGGCTATAGATACCTCTACAGCTAGATTTCTCTTATCTTCCATTGTTTCTGCTGATTCTAGCTGATCGATCTTAGAACGTAGGTCCATTATAAGCTCTTGAGCTCTTTGTTCAAACTCAGGACCGATGATGCCTCTACGCATAAGGATATCCTGCATTTCTGCAGCAGTTGTTATGCCCTCTACTAAACACTTGGTATATGTTTTGCTGTATTGCCAATCGGCACCGCGGATGTCTTCTGCGGTGGGGGATGAGATAAAATATTCAGTGGTGCCATCAGCACCCATGAATTTGCGGTCTACACTGTTGTCACTCATAATAGTCTCCTTTACCTTTAAATTAAAAACCTTAACCTTTTACTTCCTATTATTTGAAACTTCTATAATGTCCTCTGAGTTGATTTTTAATACCATCTCGTATTGATCTGACTTGTTTTTCAGATTTCTAATACAGTTGTTACCAACCCTGAGGATTTTGGCTCGAAGCGCTTTGAACGTTCCTTGATGTTCGCAGGCTACCTGAGCAAAGTCTAAAGCAGATTCAAATAGTCTTGTTACTTCTTTTTCTATTTCTCTCTTAAATCTATCCCTGCTTTTTAGATTGTCCATTCCTTTAATCCTCCAAATATATAAAAAGGGGTAGGGTGTTACCCCTACCCCCTCCAGTTAATTAAAAATTAACCATTACGTCTTACTTTGAAGTCACCTGTAATGTGTGAAACATCAAGGTCACCCTTAACTACATAAAGGTCGTTGGTTGACCTGAAACCAAATGTCTGAGTCATATTAGCACCCATATCAAGTGTTGAACCCTCATCAGTAATCTTGAGGTGTTCTACGATGATGGTTTTAAGAGCATACTCTGTGTCGCCCGCAACATATGTGCCCATAACACCGTTGTTCCAGTAATTCTGACCAATAAGATCGGAACCAACTCTAACTGTTCTAACACTACCTGTGCCTTTAGCTTCCTCATCAGTTTGTGCGTAAACTTTAACAACAAGTTTAAGATCTTCAGAGGCCATAAGGTCGGCCAGGTTGATGTCATCTAAAGAGTCAGCATCAAACTCATTAAGACGGTTGGCTACTTTTGACCAGTTCTCCAAATCACCAGCTGTAGAATCTACAGTTACAGTAATCGGAATAGGAAGCGTAAGAGGTCTATCATAAGGTCCTAAATGACCAAGCTCTGATAGAGGCTCACGTGTAAGGTCAGAAGAAATAGTACAACCAGTCAAACGCCATGCTATATCCCACTCAGCAGCATCATTAGCTACAATGTAAACTGCAACTTGTCCCTGACGAAGAGCCCCTAGGAAGTCAGGTCTTGAGGTAGCATCAAGTACTTGGAAGTATGTGTTTTGAGTTGTGTCTCCGTACCCATTAGCTGCGTACAGCATTTCTAACCTGTCTCCGGCAGCAAATGTGGTGCCTGTAGGGAAATAAAGTACGTGCCCTGTGCTGTTATATACAAAAGTAGTGGTTGCAGCAGCAGTCCCTGCTACAACAGCAACATTTTTCATCTCATTAGCTACGGAGTCATACCAAGTTACAGCAGGAGACCCGTTGTCATCTTTTCTTAAGAACCCAGGGTTTGCCGATGAAAGCTCGGCTACTACATAAGCTCCAGCAGATAAAGTTGTGGAGGTCTCTGAACCGGTTGTAAAAGTGAAAGTATCCATGTTTACAAAGCGACCAGCATTCAGCAGCCACATCTTGTTATCAGTTTCAGCGCCATAGTTCTCTGTAGCGTTGGCGCCTGTGGTGTAACTAAATTCGAGACTATTAACATAAACTTCATCCATAAACAGAGTTTGGTCGATGTTATTAGCAAGTGTACCAATAGAGCACTCATCCTGTACAGGCGCCCAAATTGTAACACCGGGTAAATTACCGCATACTATTGAAAAGTCAGCCAGTGAAACACCATGCAGATAAGTACTGGTTTCTGCAAGCTGGGTACCACTTACAACAATTAAATTACCATTTGCACTTGTAGCAGTAGCACTCATAGCTGCTTTTACAGGTGAAACTTGCGCTAGTGTAGCCAGTGTTTTGACATCACCGAAGTCATTTGTGTTCAAGGTCACTGCCACTGCTGGAACGTCATCAACAACGTCGATGATATCCAGATGACCGAGTTCAAAAATATCTTCACTGGTAAATGTCGTGGTGCTTCCTAAAGATTGTACACGGTAGAGAACCTCACCGTTACACCACACCGATTGGCTCGCATAAATTATTCTATTCCTTGCCATATCGTTTTTTCCTCCTAAAAATTAATTTTTAACTTCTTACTTTTAAGTAAAGTGTAATTCTATAAAGTTTGGTTGGTATGTTTACTACTTCCTTTGTATTTAATAAGAGCTGAGGCGGCCCTATATTAAACCAAAGCCGTTTCCTCCCGCGCACTGCGGGAAATTTAAAACTTATATTATTCTACTATATCTTAATAGGTTAGTTAATTATTATGCATTATGTATTTTAAATTACCACAATCCCATATACGATTATAGCCCTGTGCTTTACGTAAAGTACGCTCTGACATAGTGGAGCCATTAGGTTTTCTGAGGCCATATCTATGATAACGTTTAGTATTATTTTTAAAATACCAATAGTTACAAGCAGTGCTATATGAGTAGTTAAAGCCTATATTTGCGTATAACTCACCAGTAGACCAGCGTCGATCAGCAAAAGAAAACACACTTTCCCAAATGTGATTACGTTTAAAGTAGGTAAGTAGTTTAGAGGCTATACCAACAACACGTAGATTTAATTTAGAACAAAATCTATGTAGTTCCCAAGTATCTTTATACTTGTCTTTTGCCCCCTTAGCCAAAGATGGTTTTGAAAAGGTCATCACTGCTATTAAAGTCTGGTTATAAAAGGCACCGATTTTTATAGAAGCGCCGGCACCGTAACCCTGAAGATGGTTTTCTTCACAAAACATACGCGCCTCTTTTACAGAAATTTCTTGTATACGGCATTTTCTGGCATATACACTAGTTAATTTAATCCCTATTAAACTTGAAAGGCGCGATAAAACTATAGGTTTCTTAGTTATATACTCATCTTCAAAAATAGTTATTAGTCTGTAACCAGCTTCTAAACAACGTTCTAGTTTGTTTATATGATAAGAGCTGTCTTTATTACAGGCATCAGAGTGCCAATATAAACCGCAATATTCAATAGCAATTTTTTTGTCAGGGATTACTATATCAAGTTCATATGGGCTTATAATGTCACGTACTCCGGTATGTACAGTTATACCAAAATTTTTGATAAAAGCAATCAGCTCTAATTCTGGTTTTGAGCTTCCTGCTAAAGAGCATGTAGGACACCTAGAACCACAACTATTCCAATTATCCCAACTAACTTTATAAACATGGTTGTTAGGGCACACACATTCTAATTTAGTTTTATTGTTGATATAAGAAGTTGTTACTAATGCGTAACCTTCTAATGACAGTTGTTGTCCTATATTGTCTAAGTAGTTTGGACTATTATGTGCACAGTGCGGGCATCTATGTCCAGATACCCAGTTGCTCATTACAACCTCGTACTTATGTCCTTTTGGGCATAAAACTTGTAAAGGGGTTTTATTATTAATATAAACAGCACTTAATAATTTGTACCCTTCCAATGCTATACGTTTGGCAATTTCTTCGATGGTTGGTGTATTATTACCGGCACAATAAGGACATCTAGCGCCGTCACGCCAATGATCCCACTTGATACTATGTTTGTGTCCATTAGGACACTCATATAATAGTTTTGTAGCGCTATTTATGTACTCTTCACTAATTAACTTATACCCGGCTATATTAAATGATCTGCTTATGTAATCGTAAGTAATTTTTTTAGGCATTATACTAAATTCTCTATATCTTTTAGATTTATATTTAAATAAACTACTTTATTGCAATTTATACAATAAATCTATACTTTAACACATATATTATGTTAACATAGTATATAAAACTTTGCAATTAAAAAAAAATTAAAAGCGGCCATCAAGATAAGAATACATATCTAACGATATCTTACTTCGGTACGCATTTAAATCACTCAACATTACTTGGTCAACACCTCTTGACATTACTAAGGGTAGATTAACATGCCTTGCTGTTACGTTATCAAAATATAAGTTACTTACACCTAATACTACGGATCTATCAAATAAATTGGTATCCTTGTCCATATTGTATTTCCTATTATAGAATGTGCCATCATAATCTAATACAGATCCATCTGGAAACTCCATTAATGGTATACTTTTTAAATACAGTGCGTTGTATATAACCTCTACTATGTCATTACGTTCAGATGTGGATGAAGCAAAAACATGTATGTCCACTTTTCTAGCATCTTTATGGCCGCCGCCTAATTGATAGCCTGTTTTATCTGTACCATTTATGTCGATAACAACCACTGGCGGATCTTCGGCTTGAATAGCAGCCCATTCATCAACTATACCAGCGTAGTGCCAGTAGTAGTCTATAGAATGAGGGGGCACGGTGCCGGATGTTACTATTCTACCATCAACATAGTCTACTATATAACTGTTTTCATCTATTATATTACCATTAATGTCATATACCACAACACGTGCTGATTGTTCTCTTGTTGGAAGTCCTCTATAACAGTAAGGACTCGTACCGGATACGGTATCGAAATAAACCCATCCTCGCCCGCGGGCGGTAGGTTTAGGTATCATCTCCGTAAGCGCTTCGTACACAAAACTGGTAGCTGAGGATATTTCAGGTATGTATTCGAGAGGTACATTTTCTTCACGCTCAATAAAATCTACTAGCGCTATCTCTTTAAGATAATGGTATAAACTCAGGTCCTCTTTACGCAGTTTGGTCATTTCTGAACTCATTTAATAACCTCTCCTAGCTTTAATTGCGCGTCTACTACAGCCTCTTTTAGCCACAGTGGTAATTGTGTAGCAACATAGTCATTCACATCTTTAAATATGTCCATAGGCCCTGCGTTAGAAAAAGGGTACATAACAAAATTAGTTTTTAACTCTTTTTCTTTGCTCCTAATAAAAGCATTATATTTTAATAAGTATATCTTTTCCTTAGTTGATAAAGAACTGTCAGATAAGTGTTTTGTTACACCACTTTTGCCAAATATTTTAGCGTATTGATCCCCATTAACTTCAACATATTGCCCTACTATGCCCTCTAATATATTCTCTATTACTCTTAATTTACCACTAAAATCAAAGTTTGCCATGTCAGGAACAGTAAAAGACACTTGCCCGTTAGTAACTGTTACGTACTCAAAGTTATCTAACCTGGTTATAAAGTCTTCAATATAATCTTCGGGCCGAGTTTTACTACGCTTGTCTGTAACTACATTAGTTAGTTGTTGAGAGTAAGAGTCCACAATAACACCTTTAACCTCATCTATTCTAGAAGTCAGTTTAAAGAACAACTCTTTTTCTATAATATTCTCAAATTTATCCGCTATTTCATGTACGGATTTAATTACTTTTACTGGTGCTGCCATTATGTATAGTCCTTAATTATCTCTGTAGTGTCCACTTTAGGCTTATCAGTAGTAAAAGCGGTGATTATTAGTAAGGATTGATTACCTAAACCTCTTAATAATGGGGGTTTTGATAATTTGCAGTCTACACCATCTACTACAAGTTTAACACAATTTTTAAATAAATCAAAGTATTTAGGGTCTGTTTTTAATTGCACTATTGTAGACCCTTCTGTTCCTGCTGGTGTATATGTCATTGTATTACCACCGCCGGTAGCTGATGGGTCCCAAGTAACTAAACAGTCGGCCCAGGCTCGACGTTGTGTTTCCAAAAAACCTTTGCCAGCGCAAACTGGGCACCTACCACGTAAAAAATATTTATAGTGTATGGTTACATTACCAGCTGCCACCCATTCTGCTTGTTTAGCTAGGGCTTCTAATGGGGTCCATGAGCACTTGCCTGTACTTGCATCTGTCATTTTATCATAGTAACAATTAGGGCACTCAGATTTTATAGGTTGCTTATACACTTGCACTTTACGTGATAATCCCTTCACTATATTACGTATAGCTTTTTGATAACGGTCTTTAGTAAAGGATCTAATTCTATTATCTTTCATTAATTAATTTCCCAAAGGTTTAAGTGTCCATCTGTTTCTGGATTGTAATGTCTACATTTATACCCTTTATATGCAGACTGCCGTGTTAAAGTAATGGTATGAAATGACTTATATTTTATACTATTACTTTTACAAAAATTTCTTAGCCCAAAAACTACCACCTCTTTATTATTAGACAACGTTACAACATACTTTTTAGATTTCCAATTATTGTCGCCATTGTAATTTTTAGATTTACGTGTAGCAGTCCTCTTATATATAGTTTCTGGCGACAATTTTCCGCCCATTTTTGCGGAACTTATCTTTTTACACCATTCTTCAGTACGTGGAGGTAACTTTCTACCTTTATTATTATAAGATAGTAATTTTTTTGTTTCTTCTGATAATGTATGTCCTAACGTACCTTCTCCGCCGATGGTCATATTATAACCTGATTCGAAAGTGTCATAAATATCTATATAATGCTTTTCCATTTTATTAAGGTCTTCCAAGGAAGAGCACTCACAAAGTGTTTCCCATTTAAAAGACTTAGATCCGTATTTTCTTATAGAGTTATGAAAATAAAAATTATCAACATTACGTAAAGCAGTACTTATATGATCACTTTTCCTAGAAGATAGCCCTCTTATAGTCTGACCGATATATACTTTACCATTAACTTTATTAGTAGCTTTGTATATAATTCCGTAACTCATATTAGTCTATCCTTACTCCGCCTATACCTAGCATCTTAACGGAATGAATAGCATCATCTAGCCTTTTCTTTATTAAATCTAGTAAATCTTTTCTAGCCCTAATTCCGGCCGAGGGGTCATATTTGCTACCCTCATCAGTTATCACAGCGCCATCCTCAGACACATAATCCCATGTCTCTGCCATAAGTAAATCATAGGCACATGCTAACATGTATATTTCTGAGTTACAGTTGAAGGTGTTTAGTGGTGGCGGCGGAGGTGTATTATCGTAGGCCTCCATTATCTCTCTGTCAGACCAACGGAAGGTGTATATCCACACATCCACCCCCTGCTGAATCATACGTCCACCTGATATAACTGTGACAGGAGTATCAATATATTCGTTAAATCTTAAATATCTATAACCATTTATAGAAGGATTAGCAGTCTCTGTATACTGCACTCCATTCATATTTACAAAAGCAGGCCAGCCTTTTTCATCCAGCACGTAAGTTCGGCCATCAGGCATTATAGAAGACTCTGCTTCGTCCCCGTATTCTCTATCCAAACCGACAGGATCGCCTATAAGTAAACGTATACGTTTTATTATTAACTGATCTGCTGTGCCATATTCGATCTCAGGAGGATAGGCCGGGTCGTAGTATAAATCTTGTGCCTCTCCAAGTATAGGGTCTGTCCAACCACTTACTGACCCGGTAGATGAGCTATAGTATCTAGATGTATACCAATCCGTAGCTGCTCCACTTGGGTCCATAAAGTAGTATTGACTATATTGTGGTAGTAATATAATCTCATCTGTATCAGTAATATTACTTATCTGGTCTGTACCAGATACAGCAGTGTAGTATGTAACATCAACAGACGTCTGTGGTATGCCTATACCAGAGTAACGCATTAGCTGTATTCTATCAAATACTGATAGTATTGTGGCTATGGAATCTAGCGTAAATGTAAGATTAATCATTCCTTATTCCTCTATTACTATAAGTTTGTAGGTCCTGGAAACACTATATTAGTTTTTTGTACACGCATACTAGGTTTAATTTCTAGCGCCTGAGTTGATTTTTCACCAACCTCGTGTGCATTAACTTCAGGGTCTTTTATAGAAACAACTCTGGTTATTACAGAGCCTATACCCATTATAACATCATCTAAATAAATACTTAAAGGCCTGGTAGCTTTAAATTCTATCTCATCTATGTATACATCGGTCATATTAAAAGCGTCAAATGGTATATAAATTCTCTGCCATTCTGACATTAAGCTGCTGTTTAAATAATGTCTTAAACTAATTGGGGTTCCGTTAGTACTCCCCACACTCTTCAAAGTAACCTCTATATCTGCGGCTGCTTTCCAATCCTGTAATTTCAACTGTACTGCTATTAAATCATATTCTTCGGTGCTTATTGGAGGACCTATACGTATAAAACTAAAAGAACTGTTGGCTAGCATACCAGACGCGTCTAAACCGTTTGTACCTGATTTCATAGCATCTGGTGATTCTACACCAAAACCACTATGCAGCCAATCACCACCTATATCAGCTACACCGGTACCATTCCAAATATAGTAATAAGCTTCTGTAGGGCAAACAACATCAATTTCTTGTAGTACGCTGTCACTTGTTGTTGCTCCTGTTCCATGAACATAGCCTATTATTTTATAGGAACCTAGAGAAGTAAAACATACCTTTTTCTCTTTTTGTTCTAAATCTACCGGACTCTCCCAAGTCAATTCCCAAACACCTGAATTATCTTTGTATACTTCCCAATGATACCCTGTTGTTGTACCATCAGAGGAGGTACCAGTTATTTCTAGTAAATAATAGCACTCTACTGTAGTGATAGCAACATGTGTAGCAAATACTACGTCATAACTTACAGCTGTGTTTTGGTTGTACCAGCCGTCATTCCAGTAAGCGATTAATGTTACAGTACCTGAGTCCATCTCCGGTGTGTACCCAAATACGTAAGCATGGTTTACATTGGTAGCTGCTGTTATACTTCCATCTTCATCATATTGCCAACTGTACTTATATCCATTAGGTGTGTAAGTACCTACTCTATCGTAGTTAGTTGTGGTATTAAGAAACTGTGCCCCACTTGTAACTGTAACTTGTGCAGGTAGTTGGGTAAAGTCCACTGTTGGGCCGGAAAATAACCCTTGCTCAACCTCTATACCATAACTTATTATATGATCATTAAAGCCGTCATTCCAGAATACATCTATACCTATTGTGTGTGTGCCTGGATTAGTGAATGCTCCTGCTACATTGGTTTGTCCGTACCAAGAGGTACCTTCTCCTTCTGTATGACTTATTATATCATCTCTGCCAGAGGAAACTATTGTTGTTGTAGAACCAAAGGCACCTGTATCCACTATGGCCCAATCTATATTAGTTATTCTATCATCTACGTCTGTTCCTGTGTATTCAAATGTTACTGGTGTATTTGGGTCCAATACAACACCTGATACTGCCTGATGACATGTTATAGCTGGAACAGGGGTATGATATAATATCTGTATACTTTTGGTGCCACTTGTTACTGTGCCACATTCATCTTCTATATTTATATCTACATTATATATACCAGCAGTAGCCCATTGGTGTGTGGATGCTGCTACACCAGAAAGGTCTAGTGTGTTTGTTGTGTCACCCCAATAGTAATCTGTTTTAAAAACACTGTTTATATTAAAAATTGTTTCTCCATATCTTGTGTACCAGTGGTACATATCTATACCATCAAAAATCCAATTATGCACATCATAGCTTGTATTTGTAGTACTATATATAGTTTGCACTAGTCCTATTGAAGGTAGTGTCCATATCAAATTAGGGGGTATATTACTTCTAGTCTGAACATCTAATATATAAACGTCGCTGACCGTTTTTGTAATTTCTGTTGCTGACCACTCTTCTAATAGAGAACAGTCCGCATTTCTATTAATAGTACTGCCTTTCCAGAACGCTAATATTATTTTACCATTAGTAGCCATTATCCCAGCTTGTGATAGCCATGAGGCATCCCCACCATTAATGGACCAATACCCTGTATGTTCACAAAGCCTCACATCACTCCAAGTAGTAGGAGAACTAGCAGTCCCATTCGGAAACCAAAGGGCTTGATAATACACATTAGCATTGGCTAGCGTATTGTCTGCCAAGTATATGTAACCAGCAAAAGTAACATTTAACATAGCCCTTCCATCCAGATAGGTATGTTTTTATCTAATTTTTCGTTATAATAACTACATTTATACTTTTTATGGTGGGCTAATTTACCTTTAGCGCAGGCGCTTAAATGGTTATCTGCCAACTTAGCCTTAGTATACAATTTACAAAAATGCCTTAAGCCTATTACAACAAAAGTTACATTTTCTGGGGTAGTTATTACATATTTCTTAGAACTACCATTTTCTGATCCATATTTACCATAACTAGCGTTTTTATGTCCTTTTTGGGCCAGGGCCATTTTATGTTTAGTATCTAAAGAAACTATTTTTCCTGTATGAACTTTTGATATATTATTTTTTTCTTCTTCCGAAAGGATTCTCCCTTTTTTGCCCATATGTGCTATACTAATCTTTTTACGTGCTTCTTCGGACACTATTTTACCTTTATTGCCTAAACTTATTAGTTTTTTAGTAGCCATAGATAATTTTCTACCTTTACGTTGTTTAGACATTAGTAATCTAGCTTCTTTTGAGTGTTTGTAACCTAAAATACCTTCTCCACCTAAGGTCAAATTATACCCAAAACCGCTGTTTATACTATTATACTGCTTTATATAGTGAAATTCCATCTCGTCTAGTTCTAATTTACTAGCACAATATTCAATAACTTCCCACTCGAAACTATTTAAGCCGTAGTATTTTAAAGCTCTGTTAAAGTGGTAGTCGTTGTTGGAACAAAGATGTTCTCTCTTACGTTTATTTAAAGTATAGGTTGTTTGCCCTATGTATACTTTATCATTAACCGTATTAGTTGCTTTATATATAATGCCAAAAGGTGCCATCATTCACCCCAACTAATAATCATTATGGCCGTGTGTAAACTTTTTACCCAAAAACCAGAAATCTCTTCGGAATCATTATCAGTATACACGAGTTGAAAGTTATGAACACTGTTTTCAGGTGTTATTCCTGGAATAAAAGAATAGAATGCCTGTATATCACCTAAATATGCATTGGCCACCTCAACTTTACCTATACCATACAGATCCTCTATCTGGTCCAACACATAGTTTTTGAACTTAGCTGTTGTTACTCCATCGTGTTCATGTCGATGTAAGGCTGTGCTCCAAAAGCCGTACTGTATGGGTATAGCTACTAGTTGCCACGTCAATGGCTCGAATTCTATGGTGCCCCTACCCCCAACAGAAACCCCGGCTCCGCCGCCATATAAATCGTAGCCTGCACTAGCTACAAATCGCATGTCCATTTTAGAAAGGTCCTCCCATTAGATAAGGAACAGTATCTGCGTCGGTTCTGTAATGGGCATGCACTGTCCCACTAGCTACAGGGCTACTCCAATCCATAGCGTCGTCTGCTTTAATTTTAGTTATTACATAATCTGTTCTATTTAAGGGGACGTTACGGGCTGTTTGTGATGAGGTAGAAACAGTGTTTGTTCTTATTACATCTTCTACTGATATATTATAGTGTCTTGTGTTATTAACTAAATTGTAAACATTTTGTTCATTTACTAAAATTTCTTCGCTGGATGTTAAAAACCCTGAGCATGTAGCGTAGCATATAAATATACCTGCCTCGTCTATGGAAACGGCTGTTTTATATAGGCCGGATTCTACCGTAGACTCAACCAGAGCACCGTTTATAGGGGGTATTAAAGCGCTGTCGTCAATACGACGCACGTCATAGTATACAGTTTCGCCGGCCGCTAAACTGTTATCTTCCTCATTAAACAATGATACTAATATAGGGAAGCTTTCGCCAACATTAGCCCTGATCATTTAAAGTCCTTATTCCTTCTTCCAAACCACTTCAAATATAGTTCCTAATAAGTCATCTGGTAGTATAAGTTTATCAATTTGTTTATTTTCATATTTTAAATTCCCATAACAATAGTCAATAAACTCTGTACAGTACATTGCTTCTTCATTATTAAAATTAAATTCATAATCATACGCTATATCTTTATATAGATAGTTAAATGCTTTTTCAATGGCACTAGCTTTTTTGCTACTGTCCGCGCAGCGTAGTATACATATGTCGTCACAGCGTAAAAAAGTTAATATGTCTTCCTTGTTTATGCCTTGTCCCAACATGTGGATAACATAGCCATCTCCAACATACATAGCCGCGTGAGACCAATATCCTGGAATTAAGATACTACCTAAGTAATGATCATACCTTCTTAAAAGAACATCCCCTGGTTCAAGTACATTTAATACATAACGTGTATCTGGTCCTTTTATACTGTAAGAAGAATTACCAAAAAGTACAAACCCTCCTACATATACACGTATATCAGCAAACCAAGCAATTGTGGTATTTTTAATTTTGTAAAAAATATTAGGAAGCGTCATAATAGTAACTCCTTATTATACAGAACGTGCTCTATGCATACATAGTATACTAGCCATTGACCAAGTATGATCCCCTGATATAGTGGTATTGGTATCAGCTATCACTTTAAGCCTCATTCCATTACCTATTTGATCAGTGTCTGAAGAATTTAAAGCTATAAACCCACTTGCCAGTAAAGGAACCTTGTTTATAAATCTGGCTAATGTTACTTCTACTGAAAACATGTTGTATCTACCATTACCATACGGGGCAGGGGTTATATTTTCATAACGTTTGGTTGTAGTATTCCAAGTGGCATTCCAAAAAGCTAATGGGGTATTATGTTGATCATCATCTGGTATATAAACTAAACCACCTGTATGTGTGGTTATATCTGATGTTATTGCCACTGTTCCATTACCCGCGGCCGGTACTATTAAATAACCCCCATATAAATTATAATTTGTATTAGACCCTACAATAGTAGTTGTAACTATTGGCACCATTTCAAGTGTTATTGTATCCAGCAGTGCATCTTTCCATGTAATATAACCTTCATGCAACCAAGTCTCATTTTCTACAATATTAAAGTCTATATAGATGGGTTCAGGATCTGGATCTCCTATAATATGATTAACTACTATTGGGGCGCCTCCGCCAACCATTGTTGGGTTTGTTATATCATCCCCTTCTCCAGTCCAATAAACAGCTGTTCCTAGTTTTCTAGATGTTTGATGCACCCTTAATTTACCAGACAAGTCTCTATATTCATCTACTATACTTACATTAGCAAACTCACCTAAACAGTATTTTATGCCTTCAGTGGGCGCTAATGTTGATACGCCGTTGCTAACAGTGATGTCTCCTACGGCTATTTTAGCTACTAAAACAGCAGATTGTGTTATTTCGCGCTGGGTCAGATAGTCAGTAATAGTAATGGCACTGGAAGCAGGTATGTTAAACCCCCTTACATCTAATTCTATGTCTTCTGTTGTATTATTAGTAAGTATTATAGTAATCATATATCATATCTCCAGGCAGTTTCTACACGACACACTGTGTTAGTAATGGCTGTAGAACTTTTAGCAACATACACTTGTATTTTTTCCATGGGCTCTATGTTTAAATTTAAGCTGTTGGTTAAAAACACCCTATCTGTATTACCACCATAACTAAAAGTGTATATAGTAACACTGTTTTTCTTTAACTCAAAGTCTGCATAGAGGTCGCCGGCTTTACTTCTACAAAATATACCTAAAATGGTAGAGGACCTATTAGGCATATAAACATCATCTACATCATCTAAGTCCCCTAATAAAGGTAGATAAATCCCTTTAGCCGCACCTTTTCTTGCATATTCGAACACTGGTTTCTCAGCAGATAACCACTTGTTTCTGGCAGCGTCATAACTATATGTTATGTTTGTAATTGGGTCTATCCATAATATATCCCCTATTGTAGGCTGGCCGCCGTAAGCCACCAGACCTTTAGTGTGTCCTTGAAAAATACCCTTTGCCATCTTTAAACTACCTCCGTTAATATGTCAAATGTGAGTAATAGTAAAATAGCGTCATTACTCATAGTGTCAGTAGCATTAGTACTATCTCTGTAAACTCTAAAACTAACCGCGCTGTTTCTGTTTAAAGGGTTATTAGTATCGTTGTGTGGGATGTAGGATACACATTTTAAAAAAGTGTCCGCTGATGCATTATCAGGTATACTTTTATCTATTACCAAGGTGGATGTGATTTTATTCGCTACTACATCGAGTTCGTTGAATATTTGGTAGTCTAAAGCCCATCTGCATGCTGTTGTTCCGGTCTGTGAGTAGTCATTAAAAAAGCTTATCTTTACTAATATGTCTGTATATCTTTTCCAGTTTCCTGGTATTTCAAATGTTCCATACATAGACTCTTCTATAGTGTCATCGTAGGCTAAACCTGTTATAGGACATCCGGAAGCAGTAGTTTTATGTGGAAAGGCTGTTATACCCTCCGTTAAGCTACCGGCCCTAAATGTTAAGCTACGCACGTTATCTGCGGTTGATTTACTTATACAACATGTCTCTGCAGCGGAAGAAAAATCTAGTACAAGCTTACCAAAGTCAAGATACCGTAAGTATATGTCAGTATCTGCGGTGTTTACTTGCACTGATGGAGATGGACTCCATTCTCTACCTAAACCTTCGGTTTTAGGCCTATTCCAATAAGTAACCGCTGCTGAGTTGGCGCCATAGTAAACGTCAGATGTTCCAAAAGCGTCCAAATTCCACATCATAGCAGAAACAAAACCAAAGTTAAATAGTTCCTGCCCTTCACCATTACTGTTGTTTATAATACCTACTGCAGCTACATTGATGTTATATTCATATCTTTTTAGGTTGGCTTTTGAACCCCTTGCAGCCCAATCAGTTTTTGATTCGTACCCGGCGGTAGAAGTGTATGAAGAAGTATTTATAGGAAAACTTTCTAAAAGACACCAGTCATTAGCAGTAAGATTTGATGTGCCTGATGTAGTATTATAGATGCTATTAGGGTAGTTTACATCATTTTCAACACCTAATATGTGATCTAAATTCCAAGCATTTACAAAGCATATTTTGGTATATGTTTTATTATGCACATAGTCTATCCTACTATTTAACTCATCTCTAGTTACACCGTAATCGTACCCAGCTTCATCTATAAGGATACCCTCTATATTTAGAGTATCCCAATTATCTACCTTAGTTTGAAAGGCAGCAAGATCTTGATTAGCTGTTACGTAACCAAAAATTTGGGTTCTTGGGTTTAAAGCTTTGACTCTTGGTATTATTACTTGTGCGTTTGAGTAGTCGCCGTGAGTTGGCAACTGCACACCGTCACCTAACACAACATAATTGTATTTGGCAATGTCCTGAGCCACCTTCTCGTTTGTCCAAGCATTGGTGTCAGAATTAAATGAACTTAGCCAGCCATAGTAAATAAGTAGATCCACAGGACTTGGATAAGTCCAACTTTTTATGTAATCAGTGTACCAACCATCATCGGATAAAGCAGTATTAAGTGCCGCTAAATTATCCGCATGATTTTGTAGCATACCATTAGCACCAAGAATAGGCTGGTGGCCCTCTATGTATAGTGGGCTATCTTCATCGTTGTATAGGTCTCTTCTATTTACTAGCACCTGCATAGGTATAAATGTACCAGATATACCAGTATAAGGGTCCACAACAATAGCGTCATCGGTTAAAAAGTACTCTAAATCACCTATAAATTCCGTTATTGGTTGGCCAGTATGGTTAGCAATTAGAGCGTCTAACGCGTTTTTACTGTCGGCAGGCAGGGTGTCTTGATAGCATACATGTAAGTCAGAGGGCTCATTAAAGGAGAGACAGTCTAATGTACCACTGATATTAGTAGCTTGGCCTAATTCATAGTGGAGCGTGCCTAAGTCAACAGTTGCCTTTACATAAGAATAGTCTTGCATTAAGTAACTCTCCAAATATCAATCATTGCATTTTTTATATAAGCAACTGTAGACCCCATAGAGCTGCTATAGTCTATAGTTATAGTCAAGGTCTGTTCCGAAGGTATACTGCCATACATAAAACCAGAAACAAGCTCGTAATAGTTCTGTTTTAATGGCGCTTGGGCTTGAGCAAAGATAGTCTGATTTATGCTTGTTCCTATTACTACTACTTGTGCATTGTATTCACTGGAGGTTTTATTCTGTGCCCATTGATAACTAAAGCCTACCCTATAATTACCTATAGGTAAAGTATTAGTGGTCAAAGTAAGCTTATTTTGCCAGCTAGTGCTTGTAGTAGAGCTAACCGTGTCAGATATACCATTACTAAAGCTTGACCCAAAGTTAATATTACTTACCGGGTTAAGTAGTATGTTGGATACACCATCACCAATAAATAATTCTTTTGTGTCTGTAGCAAAGCCTAGCTCTGCTAAATCTAACGCTGGTAAGGTAGCTTTACTCCCACGTTTTATTTTTATCTTGGAGGACATGTCATCCCTTTAAGCGTATTATGCGAACGTTCCGCCGTCCACTAGAGCTACCTTTATAATTCCATTAGTATGTGTTAAGGAACTATTATCCACTACAACACCCACACCATTAGCCGTGACCGATACTGGAGCAACGGTGGCGCCAGTTGTGCTGTCAGCAGCTACAGCTATGGTTGTACCATTACCCCCTGTTAACCCATTACCTTGACTACCTATGCGTATATTGTTTGAGGCGTCCTCAGATAAACCAGTGCCTATTATATCAGTTACGTCAACCGATATTGAATCAGCAGCAACGTCTATACCATCACCAGCCCCTACGTTAAGTGTATTAAGTAGTTTTGTTAAACCATCACCAGCTGTAACACCACTTAGGCCGCCGAATTCAGCCCAACTTGACCCATCAAAACGTTGGTAAGTATTAGAAGCTCTATCCCAAGTAAGTGCACCCTCACCTGCCACAGAAACATCGTATGACACAACAAAAGCCGTGCCATTATATTCCACTATATCGTTATTACCTAAACCAGTGATTGTTCCAAAATTAGCATGTAGGGTAGACGCTACTGTTATTATGTAACGTGCGCCGGCTGCGGGGGAGGCTCCTGGATCTAAGGTAGCATCTGTTTGTATATCAAGAACGTCTGGCTGAAAGTCCATTCCGGATATTGCTGATTCAATCTCTGAATTAATTTTACTAGCTGACCACAAATCTGTAGTAGCTGTACCAGAGTCATTGATAGCCCTATGTATTGTTACATCATCTAGGTGTGTGCTTAGTACTGTTCCTGTAATTGTGCCTGATGTAACTGTGTCATATAGTTGAGTTACCCTCCCGCTATCTAACTCTGAGGCTAGTACTCTAGCATAGGTGGTGCCGTCAGTGATATCATCCAAATCTGATACACCTGATAACACCCAAGCGGCACCGTTATCAACATAAGTGTCGCCTGTATCTGAGGCATGGAATAGCCTACCTGATACACCTGCCACTGGTCTGCTGGATAAAATATCTACTACCACCCTACCAACTAGATAAGCACTTGTCCCATCAGACACAAATACTTCTTTAGTATCAGTAGTAAAACCTAATTCACCGCTGGCCATAGGTGTACCAGACATTAATGTGTCTAGCTGTGCTTTTGTGCCTCTACGTAGTTTAATTATTGCTGCCATTAGTTATCTCCTAAGTAAAAGTGCCGCCGTCAATAGTGTTGGTGTATTCAATACCAGTTTCATCTTCTTTAATCACAAGATATTTACCTGCTTGACCAGCATAGGATATTGGTGTATCTATAAGATCTATGAAAGACATACTCTCTATTCTGTCAATTAATTCACCAGACACTGTAATTATTTTATTATGTATGGTTCCTGATATTACATCATTTGCGAACTCTTGTTCTGACAAAAAATCATAGTCGTCTACTTGCTCCTCTCTTATTCTACTTCTAGCCATTATTGGTAAACCTCGTAGTGGGCTTTTAAAACGTCGGTTACATCTGGAGCAATAGCTGTGAATGTTATCTGTGTGGTTGTGTTTTCTATAAAGTCATCTGGACTATATAAGGACTGCCCGTTGTAGTCTATCACTATTTTGCCGTATTTAAAGGCTGTTGTAGTGCTAAATATCCTATTAATACCATTCTGAATACCTATGAGTGCTTCAGCAAGTTTAATATAAGAAGTCTTTTTTACTTTTCTAAGAATTATCATAATAAACCCCAAGTGGTAGTAGCCGGGCTAAAGCCTAAGTAAGGCCTTAACCCAGGCGTAATAACCATAAAATAGTTGCTATTCGACAGAATTGTCAAGCACTTCATCAACTAAGTCGCTATCAATATCTTCGGACATCGTGGTGTCGTCTGTTAAAGTAGTATCATTTTCTAAGTCAATATTGTCCTCTATAATGACTCCACGTAATTTAGCCATTGTATTTTGTCTAGCCTTATCACGTTCAGCAGCGCGAATGATGCTGTCTACCAGGTCAACAATTATTTTCTCATTAGCCCTTAATTGGCCAAGTTCACCTTGTAACAAACTAAGCTGTCTTTGTTTCTTTTCAACTTCTTGTCTAAAACGTTCAATTAAAGTTACTACAAAACCAGCTTCAGATCGTGACATTAACTTCTCTTCTTCTGCTTTCATCATAACTTTACGAAGTCTGTTTCTCTCATCTCTATCCTGTACACCTTCCATAATAAATCTCCTTTATTCCGTTTGTATTAATTATGAAAGGAGGGGCTTACGCCCCTCCTTATTTTACATCATTACTGTTTAACTACATAAGTGATATTTCTACCTGGTTGTATATTAAATCTAAAAGTAATACTAGAAGTAGAAGTTTCAGCATAGTCACGATCAGCGTTAACCCCCGCTGCGCCTGTATCGGCCGCAAGCAACTGACCATCTACGTACACGTCCATATTAGCACCTTCCTGGCCGGCAGTAGCTACTGGTGTATAGGTTATACTATAAGGCAGTGTATGGGCTGTATTAAAATCAATTTGTGTATCAACAGATTCTACATATTTAGCTCCAGATGTGGCATCAAGGGAGTCTTGTAGTGTATTAAGAGCACCATCTAAAGTACTAATAGCATCTACTAGATTAGAACCGTCAGCCACGTAGTAGTTGTTAGTGAAATCAACTGTACCTGAAGAGGTAGCACCAACAGCCCCCTGTAGATCTGATACGTCACTATTAATATTAAATATAGAGGTATCAATACCACCAATATCTGCTACGATGCTTGAAATGTCACCATCATTGGATATAATGGCTTCACTTAAAGCGTCCAAAGAGACTGTGATGTCTTCACCATCAGTAAGATAGGTAGCGGTAGTGTAAGTCGCGTCACCAATACCAGTATTTAATGCGTCAATAGCAGATTTTAAACTGGTTGGTGAGGCGTTTAACAGATAGTTACCTGTAATACTATCCCAAGGAGTAGCACTACCATCATTATCTGTAGCACCAGTGAATGTCCAGATGTTGTGGATATCCTCAACAAGCTCAACGTCGCCTTCCCATGAGCTAACAAAGTCTGTACGTAGCCACTCATACTCTGACATTTCAGACATTAGTTTACGGTAAGGATACACGAAAGCTACGGCTGCGGGAACGGCCCCTTCCAAAGTAGATAGGTCTGTAGCAACACCGTCAGCATAAAATTTGGCATACACATCGGTACCAGCACCTGTACCGCCGAAATCAGCGCCGTCATGGAACTTAGCATAAATAGTATTACCGCTAGCATCCTGCATTTCATTGCCGGTATCCAGATTAATAACATCAACTCTAACTACTCTGTCAAGACCGCCCTCGTCAAAATAGCTACCAGCATTAGCTGTACTAGCAAAAATAGGTAAACCACGTCTGTCAGTAGGTGTAGCATAGGCCGTAGTTGCGAAAATAAGTGCGCCTGCGGTAGTACCGGATACGGTATAGCCAGCACCAGAATTATCCTCTGACACAGCTAAAATTACCGTCTTAGCGTCTAGGGTGTTATTTTTAATGTTTGTAAGATTAAGATCTTTATTGGCAGCGCTTCCAGCGTCAGTATTAGACGGGTCAAAGTAGTTGCCCAAATCTCCGAACCAATCGGAAGTACCTTTTAACTCTTTTACCAAGGTGCGCATAACGTTTAAATCTTGTTCAAGTGAACCGGATACAGTGGGCTCGGCTACACCTGCTGTATAAACACTAGTTACAGCATCATCATAAGTCGCTGAACGTCGAATTTGTTCTAGTTGTCTAAGTAAACTTCTAGCCATAGTATGTTTCCTCCAAAGTTGTATAAATTGTTAGACGCCAGCGTAGATTAGTTCAAAAACCTAGTAGAATTTTATACTACCTGGCCATTTTTAATTCTGTAATACGTTTTCTCAAAACGCGACAAAGGCTGTCTTTGTTTGCCAATGAAGAAGCCTGTTGAAGAGCATACTGTAGAAGCTTTACATCTGTTAGTTGTGGCATCATATCTCTTGCCTTTCTAACTGGAAGTCCTACTAAATCAGAGACCGATATCCCTTTGGGCACTAATGGAGCTACATGGTCTGTTTTTCTATCGTTAACTTTACTTTCTTCTTTTACTACACCTTCTACAGTGTTATTTACTTCAACGGCCACTTCGGGGATGACTCTTGTTCCGTCATCGTAAACTATTTTCCATCTGTTAGGATCACGTAATTTTATAGATTTTAACCATTCTACAAAAGGTACACCCTCCTCTATAGCGTGCTTACTGCCATATTGTTTATACAGTTCGTCCAAATCAATTTTACCGCCGGGCCTGATAGCACGTTTCATAGCGTGGGCCCACCCAGATGTAATATTTTGCACATAACCAATCATAGTAATCTCCTTTTCTTTTAGTTTGCCTTTTCCTGTAGTTTACCTTAATTCTAGTTGTGCTTATTAATTCTATCAATAATGAAGTGTAGTACGTTAGCCATTCTATGTATAATTAATGGAAATAAAATACTAACAAAAATACTCCCTTTATCTAATGGTAGTCCATAAACAGATAAGTATAATATGTAGGCTATCCAGACAGAACTACAGTAACCACAATCTAGTAACTCATGTAAAAATTTACATGCTTTATAATCCCGTCTAATAAAGAAAAACTTTCTTACTGGTTCAAATATGCTAGACTTGACTAAAAGCTCTGTTATAGCTTCAGTTAGTATAATTAAAAGTGATATAAGTAAAAAATTTATCTTCATTCTATATATATAAATAGGTTACTTAATTATTGAATTTGTATAACGTAAAATACCTCATACCTAGATCATAAATCTAAGTATGAGGTATTTATATAACAACAACTATTACAGAGAACGATCTATGATACCCATACCTAACATACGGCTATCAAGACATGCGAACCCAATTTCCGCCCAACCAAAAAAGCCTTGTTTCTGGACACGGAGTAAAACAGGATCTTCAATAGCTTCGTAATCTTTTCTAATTGGCATTACAAGAGAGTCATTTACAGACATATCAAAGCCATAAATCTGAGTCTCGCCAAGTGTGGCTACTGTACCGTCAGCCGCAGTGACATTACCATGCTCTAACGTATAGGAGTTATACTGGTTGCTACTATCAGCAATAAACTTACCATAAGCGGCAGTATTGTCGTTGATGTTGTAAAGACCAGTGGCGCCCAGGTGTTGTACTTCATGTAGCGTAACATTCCAAATACGGCCCATGCCAGCTGCCTGAAAAATTTCTCTACGTGTTACTGGATCGATGTCAGTTTCTGTCCACTCACGGATGTCAGCAGCGTCTTCTGGTGATACATAAAGATCAGTAAGTGTACGACCTGTACGTTTGAAACCAACCATCATTTTATTGATAAGTTCTTTAGACAAGTAGCCTGCACCAGTTGAGCCGGGTGAAATCTCATAGATAGGAGCAGGTCTTGAACCAAGCAGACCTTTACCTGAAAAAGACGAAGTAGCGGCAGGTACAATTACGCGCCAGCCACACTCTTCTTCAAAGTTTGCCAAGTCTTTAGCTGCGCGGGCGGCGGCTCGCTGAGGAATATCAATACGTGAATCCCTTGCGTAGGTTATTTTCCAGTCGCCAGCGGCAGATATACTAAAAGTAGGTACATATACTTCTTCGCCGATACCCTCAATGAAGTTCTGGGCGATATAACCAAGACCAGGGAGAACCCAAACAGGGATCTCAAAGTCTTCTGCTACAGGATAAACAGCCTGTGCACCTGCAGCAAGACGCTCGACTGTGAACATCTGACGCATAATTGACTCTAACTCAATTTTTTGCAAAATCGGTGTAGTCAAAGCAGCAGCGAACGCTCTATAAGCGGCCAGACCTTCTGCAGTCTGCACATTAGCTGTGGCCTTAAAAAGTTCTTGCATTTCATGTTTTTCCATGATTTATTTGCTCCTTTAAATATTTATTTTCGGAAGTACTAATTTACTTTAATCCGATTTAACTTTATTAGATTAATAGTTTTATTCTAATAGGGTACATAACAGTGTTGTCGATATTAGCCTGACATTTAGCAACGCTAGCGCCCTTAACTACACGCGCTACAACAGTAGTGTTACCAGTACATCTAGCACCAGTAGTGACATCTGTGGTGCCGTCTGAATTAGCAGTACTGTTTGTTACTTTAGCCTCATCGGCAGCTGCAAACAGCGCTAGACCAGGAGTCATGGCGGTTTGAACAACACCCGCAGCCATGGTACATGTATAATGTACTGTATCCCAAATACCTAAATGCGCTACACCAACAGGAACTTCTTTCGTACCAGTAATAACACCGGCAGAGCTATAAGTAGGCTGAGCAATAGCGTCGCTTGAACCTAGGTCACCTGGCATAGCATAACCAGCAGGATGAACCTGATGATAGCCAGTCTTAACTTTCTGCATGATAAAACCAAAAGGTACTTCAGCAGCAGCAGTATGTGACATCTTAATAACCTCTGCTTCCTGATTTACAGCAGTAGGGTTCAAATATACAACAGAGCCTGCGTATGCAACTACACCACCAACACCAGCGGAGCCGGTTGCTGTTTGAGCTGCATATTTACAGAATTGATTTTCTACTACGGAGTGTCTTGGTATAAACATATCTATTTGCCTCCTTACCTCTAATTATTCAGATTTTTTAAACATATCTGCCATTGCCTGGCCTAGTTTATTGTATTTATTCTTCACGTCATCTGAAGGTGCCATCTCCATGTTTAAAGCGGCTGATACAGCCTTAGTAGGATCTATATTAGCCGGTGGGGTGTCTCCTATAGCTTGATTTGAAGAACTATCGGCGGCGGCAGCAGCTTTAGTAGCTGCTTCCTCTTTAACTTTGGCTTCAGCGGCTGCAACAGCGGCTTTTTCATCAGCTTCTTTTTTAGCTGCTTCCATCTCAGCCAGAACAGCCTCTCTAATAGAAACCAACTCGTCTCTATAAGAAGCGAACTCCTCGTCAGACATCTCTCTAACTTTAGCGGCCTGGCCTTCTTTGTCCTTACGAACAATACCGGCAACCTCTAACTCACTCATTCTGATTTCGGTAGCTTTATCTTTGTGCATCTTTTCTAACTCAGCCTCTACACCAGCTAATTTATCCGCAACAGTCGATGTCTCAAGTTTAGCTGCCTCAAGCTCACTTTTAAGATCGTCAACTGTTTTGGTTAGAGTAGCCACTGTTTCTTCTTTTACAAGAAGATCCGCGCTTTTTTCTTCTAAAGCGGTGGCCAGCTCATCAATGGTGTTAGCAGAGGTTTGAAGAGCTTCTTCCGTTTTCTGCTTCATGGCGGCCTCTTCTTTTTCTGAAAAGATTGCCTTTATTAAAACTTCGACATCTTTTTTGAATTTATCTTCCATTTATAAACCTCCTAATGTTCTTTAAATATATAAAATTTAGAATTATTTTTTAATACCAACCTTTAATCCTTTTCCAAACCAACTAGTTTAAAAACCAAACTACGGTAGCATCTGAGAAGCGCCAGTGTTGCCGCGGCAACTCATATTTGCTAAGTCAGGATTTACGCCTAACTGTGCGTGAACAACTACAACTGTATCTCCGGCTGCAGCTGTTGAACACACTAAAGTAACTACATTATTTACTTTATCTTTTGATATATAACAACTACCTACGTCACCTTCGGGAGTAGCTACAAATTTACCATAAGAAGCCAGGTCATAACCATGAAATTTAATACCGCTAGCAACAACAACTGACGTTGTTCCGCTGACTACAGTGATTTCATCTGCCCACAAATAAGGGACTGAGTGGTTATTACCTAAATTACGGTAAGTTATAGTAGCTCTATCATCACCCATTATCTTACATACTTTAGGTGTGCTGGCTCTTTCACCAGTCAACGGTTGTCCGATAGAACCCATAATTTAATCCTCCTTAACTTATTTTATTAATATAAACCTTGTTTAGCCTTGCTAACTTTATTCATTAAGTTATCAATCAACTGGCTGCGCTTAACTTCTGACTCTTTCTTATTTAACAACTCATTTACATACGCGGTGGCAATCGCTGGTATCTGGTTTCTTAGACATTCAGGGTCAGAAGTATCCCTAGAAAAAGAAGTGCACGACCTATCATAAGCTGTACACCAATTTTCTTTCATAATGTTACTATCTTGATCTTGTGTTATACTATCTGTAAGTCTTTTTTTGTAATTTATACATATCCCAATTGTGTCTGTATATACTAACTCAGAATTTTCTTTACTAGCACTACCTGATTTATCTGCTTCTATATTAGGTAAGGTTACATTATTAGCTATTTCAATTACTTTGTCATAATTCAATACTAATATGTTGTCGGGAGTTGTTTTGTCTAGGCCATTTTGGGTAGCGGTCTCTAAAATTACAGAAGGTGGATTAGCCGGATTTTTAACAATACCTACACCAGAGAAGCATATACCTCTAAGGACCCTTGCAGCTTTACCACTGGCTATTTCAACACCTTTCTTTATCACTTTAACCATAGTGCCAAAAGCCGCTGAATTTTCTGTAGGAAAACCCAGTAGGTCTGCCTCTTTCTTATCCAATATTAGATTACCTATTTTTACGTCATAGTTTTGGTAATAAGCTTCCATACTTACTTTCCACTGACTTTCAGCTACTTCTTTAGCTATGTTAGGGAATCTACTTTTATAGATAATACCAGCTATCAGTATATGCATATCTGAAGTATCCAATGACGCTTTTTCCATATTAGCTAACTCTTGAACATCCAACTTATTACCGGCGGCGTCTACAAAAGCATAGTCATAGATATGCCCTATAATTTCAGCCTCCTCATGTTCTACATCTACTGCCTTACTAGTTATTGACCCAGCAGCGAGTACCAGTTCTGATGGCAAAAAGTGTGCTAAGTTTAGGTTAGTACCACTACTAACAAATAATGCACTAAAGTATTGAAGATCTGGTTGTTTATTGCTTTTGTCTGGAAGCTTAATTACAGAGGAGGCCTCTTTTCTGAGAGCCTCAGTCTCTTCAACCAAATCTATTTTGGCCTCCATATAAAATTTATTATTAATTTCGTTCACAATTAAACCTCCGGATAATTATATAATAACTTCTTATTTAAATACTTAAACTTTATACTTACTTAGTAAGTTAGTTAATTATTGTTCCTAATAGAATCCAATTGCTGTAAAAAAGTATTGTACTCTTCTTCTGATAAATCTTTTACTATGTATTCTAGCGTGTTCAACGATGCTTCTGACTTAGGTGTTTTTGCAGGTTTTTTAGTTAATTTCTGTGGGTCTGTTTCTTTTTTATTAGTTGGTGATGTGACTTTACCAGATGGTCTACCATTGGAGGGTGTTCCAATAGGAGCACCTTGCACATCTTGTGTTTTAGCTTGCTGCCATGGGCTACCAACAATACCAAATATACCATCCTGCACTAATTGAAATTCGTTTGTCATGTTACTGAGCTCATTAGGATAATCAAAACCTAATAACTCAAGAGCTGTTTGGTAGCTAAGCATTCTTCTGTCCACTAATTGAGAAATGGTACTCATGTACAGAATTATGTCTTTTAATATACTATTATCCCATCTAACTTTTGGGAATCTTTCAAATCCCATAGCCTCTGCTATCTGTCTAAACTCTTTATACAGCCAGCGACTAACTTGTCTACGGGCATACTCAATTTCTTCTAGTATGCCTTTAATAGCCATGTTCACACTATCGGAACTAAATTCCCCTACACCGTCTATAAGTGCTCTAGTCATACCAAGACCGCCAGTAATATCCTCATTAACTTGTTCATACTTGGCTTTTCCTAAAATAGAGCTAATTTCGGGACTAACTATCTTCTCTACCTTCAGAGTGTGATTCCATACAACATCAAAAGACTTACTTGGGGTATTAAATAAGTCAGCTACAGCCTCTAACTCTGCCTGAGATGTTACAGGAAATTCATCATTACCAATAGTTATTTTTAGTATGTAATTAGATATACCATCTAATGTACTTAAGTCAGCCTCACGTAATGCTTTCTTGTAGTTTAATGAGTCAAATATTCTGGTAAGTTTAGGTCTTGCATAGCGCTCATAAGGTTGTTTTCTATACGTAATTGTACTAACTAACCTAGAGTCTAGTTGTAGTTCTTTACCACTTTCAGCAGCAGCCCTTAAGTCACTTGGTAATGATTTAACTAACACTTTTTCTTCTTCTGTCATAGTGCTAGATGGCTTCTTAAGTAGATCTTTTAACTCTGTGGGGGCAGTTAATTTTACAGAAACACTGTCAAACAGTAAGTTGCCATCTATAGTCACTAAGGCTGGATTTAGAACTGTGTAGGCTATAGGAAGATGCCCTTTGGACCATATCTTTTTAGCAGCACCAGTTTCAAGATTGGCTGTCTTTTTTAGAGCTTTGCCGGGAGCTGGAGATAATGTGGATACCCTAGGCTCATACTTTGCTATGACTTTGTAGGTGGTTACCTGACCTACCTTAAAGAAGTCTAAAAATATCCATTCTAAGACCTCATCCATGGCTATGTCAAATACCCAAGTGTCATAAAAGTTTTTTATGTTCTCATCATCAATGTCTAATTCAAAACCTTTTACTGCCAAAGAAGCAAGTAGGTTAGTAGTAGTGCCTACAATAGGATCAGTGTAGTAGTACCTGATGGCCTTCTTATAAGCATCTTGTGGTGCTTCGTCGTAAGGATCTTTAGACAGCCCTATATCTAGTAAGGACCTACTTATAGCATCTCTTGTTATAGTAGAGGCCTGTGACTTATGTACCCTTGGTGTTATAGCTGTCCCTGGTTGCTCTAAAAAAGCTAAGGACTTTTTAGTAGGTTGTAGATAAAAAGTTGATTTACCACTTACCTCATCCAGCTCTATACTTCTTATGCCTACATCAGGATACTTCTCTTGTAGCTCACTTGTTATTTTATTTAAATCCATAGCTTAGTCACCCTAATATTAATATCTTGTAGATCTTTCATAAACTCTTACTTCGGAATCCTCACCAGTACTGATTATATACAAGGGCGCACTTGTTGTATCCTCCCACTCACCACCTGAACCAGCCACTAGTAGTCCGGAGGCGGCCAGTGTACCTGAAGTATACATTATTGCTACGTCAAAAGAACCGGTGTTTATAACCTTTATATAAGTGCGGTTAAGTAGTGGGTTTGTAGGCAGTAGCGTAGCGGTGCCGCTAGTAACAGTCATGCTGGAAGTGACTACCTTACTGTAGTTATCTCTACGTCCTATCATATCATCTATCTCATACGGTGGTGGAACACCTATCGCTCTTGATCTTGTGTAATCGTCTGTCCATGAAGGCATAATATGTATCTCCTTAAAATAAAGTGCTTATAGATACACCAGCACTATAGTTAGAATCTTTATCTAAATAAACTGTTGGGCCAATAAATAAGTTTTCCATTAGAGGTAATAGTTTTCCTATATTATATTTAACTGGGGTAAAGTACATCAACTCAGTATCTGATGCTTTTGCGGCGCCGAATGCTATAAACTGCCAGTCGCTGTCCGCCCTTGTCTTACCGTAACTGAATATACCTAAGTCTAAACCTACAGCAGTATCTGTACCAAATATACCAGAAAAGCCTATTCTTGGGCTATACCAAAACTTCTTTTCTTTCTCGACCCTTTTAGCCCAGTTGTCTATTGTTAGGTCTATTGGAAACTTTTTATATGTACCATCCTCATTTTTACCTAATGATGACCAATGGTTTTCTACCCATGCCTCAGCGTACCTTTTAGGGTTACCATCGTCATCTGTTGTTTCTACTATGTCAGTTTTTACTTCAAGTTTGTGTGGCTCTACCGACCAACGTTCTGCACCTTGTATGTTTGGGCTTAGCCTTACTACTGCTACAGGATATGGACTGCCTTCTGCGTCATTTAAGTTAACCGTTACTTCTTCTAAATCCCTTTTAGGGTTTTCAGGATCTTTATATGTGGTTGCTTTTGATAGCCAGTCAACTTTTCCTGAAAGTGTAGCAGTAACTTTACCTATCTCATCGACACGCTCGTTGTTAGCCTTTATAGTTTTTAGCAACACACTATTTTGGGCCGCTAGTTGTTCTGTTAGTTTTTTGATATCAGCATTATTAGCTGCCACTGTAGCTACGGCAGCGTTAGTAGCTATGTTTTCTATTGTGGTAATATCCACAGGGTTCTTGTCGTCGCGCCCGGTAAAATTACTTACCATTTTAGGTATTTCCATAAATAGAAATACTACCAGAGCTATTAATGCCAGCGACTTAGTTATGTCAAATATACTTGAATCTAATTTCATTTATCAGTATCCATACCGTCAGAATCTTCTGTTAGTGATGTCTTTGCTATAATACGTGTTGTAGCTAAAGTTATAAAACCGCCTGACAAAAAACTTAGCCCTAACGTAGCGGATATCCAAGGCTCACCTTGTTTCAATCCTTCATTAAACATACCATATACAATAGGTGCATAAATAAAAAGTAACCATTGGTATTTAACGGAGGCTACATTTCTCAAGCATTTTTGTATCCAAGCATCCCAAAACGTTCTATTAAAAATTGTATACGTCTCCAACGTGTTATTCCCCTAGATATAATATGCTATTAAATTAATAAATCTTTATTTATATAGAGGTTACTTTATTTTTTTCTTTAATATAGCCATAGATATATTAGGATTACCTACTGCCGCGGTAGCAGTTCTGGATATCTCTCTAAAAGAAGCATTTGGGCTTCTTTCTCTAACCATACCACCACAACTATGTAATACAGGATCTAAAACAGTATCCACCGGCTTACTTAATTCTTTTGCTCCATACCCAGCTAAAATTAAAGAAGAGTATAAGTCTTTGTTTTGTCCTTTCTTAGGTGTGTCAAAATGTAGAACGCCACTGCCAGTTTGAGTTAATATAATACTGAGCAGTTGTTTTTTAAGTTCATATATGGCTGCGTATTGCTCATCTAATTGATCAGACCCGTCCGGCATGCGCTCTGGAAATAGTAAAAGTCTGTCTTCAAACAAGGATAATGTTGAATAGTTAGCTTCTTGTATCCACTGTGGCGTAAAATTTATTAACTCTAATATATGCTTGCCTTTCCAATGAGAATGATCTAGATTAGTTCTATCTATAATAGGTGTTGCACCATTATAACCTTCTTCTAACAAATCACATATAGCTTTACCACCGCCGGCCTTATCCATATATATACGAATAACATTATAGGTTTTGCAAACACTCTGTAAAGTAGTCACCATACTTTGTGTCGTGCCATTCTTTACTTCTAACATATTTACTATTCTATTTGGTTGTCCTAATTTAACTATGGACACACCACAGCTTGCTGAGCCACCTTGATTAGGGTCTACGCCAATGACATATTCAGCCTTACTATCTCCACTTAGTTCTAAGTAGTGCCCACTGTTACTTGTACATGCTTCTAGCATAGAAGCTTTAAAAAAGCCTTCGGAATCAGACACCATCTCTGCTTCATATTCCATACGAAATTCATGGTCAGACATTACCCGGCGGGCCTCTTCAATGTTGTTCTCGTCCAAGAAACCTTTTGGTAAAAACCAGTGAGGTATCTGATGCACCATAACATTAGACCCTTCTTCACCTTCCTGTATAATTTTATCCCAATACGCACGCATACGCCTATACATATGATTGAATTTATAGAAACCAGAAGAAGTCATTACCATCTTATTAACCTGCTCATCATCAAAGTCCTCTTCTGTGGCTAGTCCGGACTCAATTAGCAAACGCATCTGCTCAAGGCGTCTAACATTAGCCATAGGATCTTGCTTTGTAGCTCCCATAGGCCGGAGAACCATATCTAATATCTTATCTGGAACTTGAGCCAACTCATCAATACATATTAAATAAAAACGGGAACCACGTATTTTGGCGCCATCATTACCTAACGGTATAGCCTCAATAAAAGAACCATTACTAGAACCAACTGATTTAAATTTAAGATAAGCGGTGTCAGATCCTCTAATTGGTTTCTTTTCTGTGGCTTCCCTGAGGATGGCTGATTTTGTATAGTGTTTTTCTACTTCGGAAAAAATCATTTTGGACTGTCTAAAGGAGGGACCTACTAAGCCAACCCTATACCCTGGGTATAGCATAGCACGTAGTGCGGCTAGTGTACCTAAAAGAAAGGACTTACCAAAACCACGGCCGGCCACGGTAATTGTATAGTCTCTAAACCACATATCTTCAAATACGATACGTTGTATAGGAGCTAAATCTACGCCAAGTAAGTCATAGGCGGCGATACAAGGATTATTTCTGTAGAATTCTATTAACATAGGACCCTGCCCCATTACAGCGTCCATCATTCTACCTTTCTTAGGAGCCATTATTCGTCGTTCTCCTTTTTAACATGTCCATCGACGTCATATTTATTACCAGGATTTTCCATAATTAATTTTTTAGACATTTCGTCTTCTTCTTTAAGTTGTCTTACTTTGCTCTCTAGTGTGCCACGTTTGGTTTGGTCATATGCAAAAGCTAGGTCTACTATGGAAAAGCCTTTATGCTCATTAGGGTTAATTCTATCTTTTCTTCTGGAAGATAAGCTCTCTTTAATTTTTTCTGTTTGTTTACGTAGTTTTTCTATACTTGCTGTTATGTCTAGTTGGCGATTAGCATCCCCTTTACTGGTGCGTAGTAATCTTATTTCTAAAACCTTATTAGTGGCCAAGGTCATTACGTCATCTAAGTCACTTGCTGACAAGTCCTCATCATCGAAGTCTTTTATGTAGATATCTACTAGTGATGTATAGATATTAAGCTCGTCTTCGGCGAATATTTCCCCTACAGGCATAATCTCTGTTAAAAGTTGCCTAACGCTGGGCGGGTTTTTTGGTCTTCCTGCTGCCATGTTATATATCCATATAGTCGTTTATATCAATACCTAACTCCGTGCAACGTTCTTTAAGTAGTAATATTGTTTCCGGTGTTAAATCATGACTAAAATAATCTATGTTATCCCCATAAACTAGCTCTGTTTTGCGAGTATTACGCATAGACCTATCAGTCAATATGTCTTCAAACTCATCTAATTCTTCTCTAATATCTGTAATCCAAGAGCATAAGCTGTCGTCGTCTGATCGACAGTATTTATTAATTAGCTCTGTGGACAAAGGGTTAAGACGCCTAAAGTAGATCATCAATGTTCTTGATATTTTATTTTTAGTTTCTTGTGTATGTAGTTGCCCTTTTTTAGACTCACTTATTGCCATTTTACTGATATCGCTTAGTCTATACCCAGTAGGGCGACCGCGTTTTTTATTATTCATTATCTACCTCCTGAACAGCAGCATATACTTTACAACTTGAGCATATAATACCTACGGTAGTCTTATTAACATATTTAATGGTGCCACAGTTTGTGCATTTAACAAACTTACTTCTACTATCTTTTTTAGGCTTAGAGAACGTAAAAGGTAGATTACCATAAGTATCCATACACTTACTTTCTCTCTGTATACGCGCGTTATGCTGAGCCACACCACCATGAGGGTCATACCTACGTCCAGTAACTCCTGGAGTTAATTCCTGTTTACCTACATCGGAGTTAATAACACCTTTAGTTAAATCTTTAATAAACTCATTATTCATTAACTTGCCTCTTAAAATATACCTCTATACATTTTTTAGATGCTACGTAATCAGATAAATAAACACATAATTCCTCTGGTGTAAACTCAGACAAAGGCTTTTTCCACGCGCCTGAGGACCAAGGACCATAGTGGTGACCTACAGCATTACGTATAATAGTGAAAGATTTATCACTTAGTATTTGTGTAGCCTCCTGCACCTCTTCTACAAGCTTGGCTCCAAGTAGTGGGTGAGTTTTAGCAGTATGACCAGACTTTTCTAAACCTTGTTTTCTTAAATCATGTATTATAGCAGCTGATAAAATCTCATCTCTATTATCTTCGCAGTCCAACCCTCTGCTTAATTCATAAGCAACTGTAAACACTTTCTTTGTATGTAAAATAGTCCCATCAGGACCTAACTCAGATATTGGATGATATTTACCAGTACTACTGGCTGGACAGTCCAAAAAAATATAATCAGGGGCCGACATGATACACAAACGTGTGAACTCTCTTATCGACGGATCAAATATTAACTCTAATTCCTGTTCAAAAACTACTACTTTATCGTCTGGTGTAATACCCATTTAAAAACCTCACCTTGATTTCAGAGTGTAGTCATCACTCTCTAAGTTAATTTTCTCTACTCTTGTTGATTGGTGGTGGGGGTTATAGCCAGCCTGCGGGAAAGTGCCGCCTACACCCCTATAGTTTCTTGGGTAAGTGTCAAATTTAATAAACCTGTCTTTTTTATCAGTGCTTAGCGGATATCTTTCTTGCATTTTTATAAATGTAGGTTCTCTAAATTCACTAATGTCTATAGGCATAATTAGTAACCCTCCAGGTTAAGTTTATTAACAACCACCTTTCTTACCACCCTTCTTAGTGTCTTTCTTAGCCATAGTAAAACCCCTTACTTATTTTTAGTAAGCTCCTCATACTCTTCTTTGTATGAAGCCACGGCTTTATCAATAGATTCTTTGTTGGACTGAATAAACCCCATTAAATCGAAAGCAAAGTCAGGGATTGTGGTTCCCTTCCACTCATAGTTAATGGAAATGTACTCACCCTCACCTTTCTTGGCTACCGCTGAAGCGTAGTTATAACCATCTGCACTTTTTGATATACTTGTATGCATAATTTCTTCGGGGTTAATCATAAGTGTCATTGCTTTACCTGTCATTGTTTTGCTTGCCATTTTTTTGTCTCCTTTATGTTTATAACATTTTCTACAAAGTAGTCTAGCTTCTTGTACAAATCATCTGTGCTACCATTGTTAGCAATAACGTAGTGTGTAGGAAGATTGTTATCATCTAAAGCTGTCTCAGTTTCGTGCTCTTCACCATTTATGAAGGGCCTATTATTTCTTGTAATACGGATGTGGTAACCACCCCTATCTAGTACAGCCTTAACTTCATTAGGTTGTCTTAAGTCTGTAATAATAACATTCCCAGCAACAACGTTACGAAATAGCGCTTTGACCCAGTAATCATTATCAAAGGAACGCATAAATTGACCATATGCCTGCATCATTTCTCTTGGAGTCCAAAACCCTCCAGTTTGTTTAGGATAACGCTCGTCTTGAATTTCCTTTAAATCACCATATACCTGTGTGTAGCTTAAATTAAACTTTTCTATTAAATCTTGTTTCAATGTGTTGGCATACGCTGTTATATAAGTGTTGTAATATACAGCGCCTATTTTGTTATACAGATAAGTACCAGCGGTATCTTTACCCACCCGCGCCTTTCCTGAAATACCTATTAAAATACTTTCTTTGTCCTTTACCGTCTCCATGTAAATCACCTTATATGTATTGCTATATTGTTAGGTAGAATGCATTACCTTGTCTAGATACCTTACCCCATCGACTGTTGTCTTGTTGCACTGGAGTATCATAATGATATCTAGGTTTTATTACTTTGTTATTATAGCATATACATTTGCTACTGTCAACCATATTCTTTTCAATTACTGTAGTATCTACAGTACAGTTAACTATAACTGGCATATCATTGATAAGTAATAATATTGTTTTATACCTAATACCTAAACATATAGCATATATTCTTTTTAAAACGCCGGATGCTAAAGTCATATTTTAAATCCTTTTAGTTTTTTAATGCTTTTCTTTAACTCGTTACTTTCTTTTTTTATACTAGTAAGTAGTTTACTGGCTGTATTAGTTAACTGCTTGTCTATAGCAGGTAAATCTTGTCTGTCTATTTCAATTAATTTAACTATGTGTTCTCGACACATGTCACTATCAACACAGTGCTTATCTTTACACAAACACTTTATATTCAAACCTTCAAATTGTACCCAATACTTATCAAGCAAGTTCGGTGCTCCAATCACTGGCTTTTATATGCCGTATTAATTTTAAGTAGTCCTCTAATAAAACATTCCTATCCTTCATAGTAGTTAAAACATCTATATGAGAGGCGTCACTATTTATTAAAGTGGTATACAAGTTTAGCCTACTTTCTAACGTAGCAGCTATTTCCAAAGCATCTGTAATACTAATTTTATTATCTCCTATAACTACGGTGTTAGCGGTATTACATTTTTTTAATACAACCTTTTGACTTTGTATCTGATCGTACAAACTAAATAATTTACTAATACAATCTTTATATACTCTAGATAAACTATCTGTATCCCCAGTCATATTTTGTAGCTTATTGATGTAGGATTCTAGCTCTCTAATTTCATCTTGTGTTTGTAATTTACGTAAAACTAATTCAGCTACTAACATCATAATACCTCATTATAAGTAAGTACCACAACTACCACAATACTTTATGTAAGACTTCCAACGTTTACCACAGGATGAACACTGTTTTTTAGTTTTAGTCATTATAGGTTTTTTAACTTCACGTTTAAAGTCATCATATCCTTGTAGTTTAAGTGTAATAACATATGACTGTGTCTCTAAAACACCTGTATGGGTTGTTATAAAATCTTGTTTTGTTGGGGTTCCTTTTACAGTTATACCAGACGAACTATATGTATTAGAAGCACCAGCTACATCTGACCTATAGCCTATCACGTCATAACTTGATTTAAAGCCCGACAACTCTTTAATAACATCTCTAAAAGGTATCGATGGTTTTTCAAAAGTGTACTCTACTCTAACTATACCATCATCTAGCCTGTCTCCTCTAAAATCTGATATAGCCTTGGTCTTCTGTATAAATCTAAACTTATTATTTACCCTTAAATTGTCTAAGGCACCTTTTAATTCTACTATATCATTAGCCGGAACAACTAGCTGGTTATCATTTAGTACAGATAGACCATCAATGTCCACAGACACTACCGCTCTACGTGAATCGTAGTTTTTTAATACAATGGTGTAGTCTGAACCAAAAGGAACAGTAACTACACCATCTACTTCTCTAAGTACTTTACCATTGTGTTTTAATATAACTAAAAAATTGTTTTTATACATAATGTTCTCCTTTAAAGACCTCCAACAATGGTCTTGGTTTATGCTGGATGGATAATTGTTATTATAAAATCTTTACTTCTGTTGCCTGAATACCCTTCTCTGTGTTCTTTAAAATAAAACTTACTGGTTGGCCTGCTTTAAGTGTTTTATAGCCATCCATATCAATACTTGTAAAGTGGATAAAATACTCTGCATCGGGGTTACCATCAATTAGTACAAAACCATATCCCATATATATTCGAGTAAGATCGTTAAACTTACCCCGTCTATAATTTCTAGACAGCTGCATGTTTCCATACAGATTAGACTATATCACCAACCAATCTGGTTGCTACGCGCTTCCACTCACTTGAGTGTACTTCCTTTCGGAATAGTCGTTGCAGGTTCCTCATTAATAGAGGCTTCCCTCAGGATTGTCCTCGACTTGACGTTAGGATATTCCCTGAATTCACGTAGTTTTTCAAATCACATTACTGTAAAAAGCCGCCTATGGACGGTCGTTAGAAAACCATTTTACAACACCATTAATTCTTTCTTCCATAACTCAAACTCCTTTAGTTTTTTATTTATATTATGATGATTGTAAGTCACCACGTAGTTTAACTTAGAAACAATGCTTTCTCTGATTCTCTCCTATTTACTAAACCTTGAGATACTTTACCGTTAGCTTTTCGCCACTGCCAAAAATTATTAGCCACACCAGTATAGTCTCCAACATTAAGCCTTCTCAGTACGGTTGATTTAGCAAAGTTAGCTAAACCTATGTTGTAAGCCAGGCTGGTTAAAGCGTTAAACTGATTCTGTGTAACTTTAATTTTTACCAGCTCATTTACACTTTCAGAAAAGTCTCCGGCAGTGAACGTGAGTAATTCAGTAGCGCGTTCTTTTGTTATAGGAGGGTCACTTAGGCGTACCTTTGTGCCGTCCTCATAATAAGTAGAACCAAAACCTATTGTAGGTATACCCGATGGGCATAAGTAAGGCTTAGAACTAAAACCCTCAAACCTCTTTATTAAGTCTACTCCAGCTATATCTATTTTCATTAATGTAACCTCCCTTGTACTATTTATTATAGAGGGTAGTTAATTATTATAGCTGTGCAGCCATTAAACACCCGGCAGCGACACAGGTCATAGGTGAGGTGGCTCTTCTAATTTCGCTAATAGCCATAGGAAGTACTATACCAGACAAACGGTCTTCAAACATTTTAGTAAAGCCGTCAGCCAACGTCAGTCCGCCAGAAACAATGATTGGTACAGGCTCTCTAAAGATAGGTAGTTTCTTTTCTTGCTTTTTTAACTCATATGAAATATTTTGAAGCACGTAATTAATTACTGAAGAATAGTAAACTGATATAGCCTCAGAAATTTTATCTTTGGGGTTGTACAAATCTATACCTGCTTCTTTTTCTAACTGAACTAATGATGGTGACATATCTAAAGCAGTGCCAACTGAATGGTCAATAAAATCTCCTGATCTTGTTACAGAAAATTCTACTAAGGGGTCACCTTGATGAATTACAGCTATGTTGCACATACCAGCGCCAAAAGACAGTGTAATACCAGTTAAAGAGTCGTCTAACAACTCACTTAAAGCTATAGCAAAGGCTTCATTTATTGGCTGCCCTATAAAACCTTTTTCACGCATGAACATGTTTAGTATCTCTGTGTGGTAAACGATATCAAAATTACCGTCTACTGGTTTTGCTGGGACACTGTATACTAAAGGCTCGTCGCCGGAGCCTTTACCAATTAAGCTACTTAGCAACAATTTAAGCATTGGAAGGCTGCTTTTTTCTTTAGGGGATATTACCCCCTTAGACATAGGGCGGCTAGATACATCATTACGTTCCATTGCTATATGTAGAGCATCTTCTCCTACTACAATGAAGTCATTACCTTCTTCTATAAAGTTGGAGCCTCTTTTTTCTAGTGACTTTTTGATGGCTTGTTTATTAACGTCACTCTTTGGAACTATTCTATAAAAAGCATCACGCTCCATCTTAAATACGGGATTACCCTCTTTATCTATAGAACCACACACCAACATATTAGTACCAACATCAACACCTTTTGACATAAATTAATCCTCCTAGTATTATTCCGGTAGAGAACCTAGTAAGTCCTTAAGTTTAGCTACCTTACTAGACATTTTTTCTTGTTCTGCTATTTTAACATCTTTAAAATTTAAATGAGGAGCCATACTTTTTTTAGTATCGCTTGGATCTATAAATACCTGCTCCATTTTAGGGCGGGCACTCTCAGGTATAGCTGTTTTTGTAGTTTGTGAGTCAGTAATTTGTATATTAACTGGTGTACTTTTTAGGGTACTTATTGTATCATCTTTAATTTTGATAATTTCATCTTTGGATTCTAGTTTGGAGTTGGATACAGCTAAGTCAGTTTTTAATTGTGCTAATTCAACTTTTAAGACGTCTATATCAGCTACCAATTTACTACTATCACCAGAATTACTGGCAGTATTGTTTTTTAAAGATGTTAGTTGGGACTTAGTTACTTCCAGGGTTGATCTAAGCTTATCAGCCTCAAGCGCCTTAGGTTCATACAAATTAACTTGTTTTTTAAGTTCTATTACTTTATCCTCTGCTAAGTGTAGTTCTCTAGTTAACTTAGCTACACTTTCTTGTAATAGAAACAATTGGGCTTGATTCTCACTTTTAGCTTCCTCAACGGCTTTATTAACAATAAGGTTAATATCCGACTCTTTAATACCGGGTTTGATGCCAGTATCCAGCTGTCTTCGTAGTTTAAGTATTTCTTCTTGTTGTTCCTTAATACGAGCACTATATTTATTTTCCATCTCTGATGAAACCTGTAATATAACCTTGTTTAACTCATCATCAAAGTCCTCTGCCGTGTATTTTGCAACCGGCGGTCCAGCTACGGATATTTGCTTTGTTAATAGGTTTATTTGTTCTTTAAGTTCATTTACAGCATAAGAGTTTTGTACTTCTTTTTGTTTACGCTGTAAATCACGTGGCCCAGAGCCACTTTTAAAGGCCCTGGACTTATCACGTGTATCTCTTTCTTTATTGTATTCCATTATAGTTATTTTCTTTTGTACTCTACTTGATCAATTAAACCGTAGATTTTAGCTTCTTCTGAGGACATGAAGTAGTCACGATGCATATCTACTTTAACCTTTCCAACATCCTGTCCAGTCATTACAGAATATTGAGAAGCCATCTTATCGTACAACTTCTTGGTGTGTTCCATGGTTTGGAATATATCCCCAGCTTTGCCTTGAACACCGGTGGATAACTCATGTATCATAATCTCACAATTTGGTAAGGCATAACGCTTGCCCTTAGTACCGGCGGTTAAAATAAATGACCCCGCACTGGCTACCTGACCGTAGCCGATGGTTACTATATCAGGTTTAATGTAGTTCATGGTGTCGTAGATGGCATACATAGCTGTAATCTGCCCACCTGGGCTGTTGATATACATGTAAATGTCCGCCCCAGAATCGTCAGTTTCTAAAAATAGAAGTTGTGCTACAACCAAATCAGCCATGTCTTGGTTAAACTCACCAGAGATAAAGATGATTCTATCTTTTAGCATTCTTGAGAATGGGTCGTAAGCTCTTTCGGATTCTTCTCGGCTTGATTTTTCAAAAATGTAGGGTGTTCTCATAGTTAGGTAATTCTCCTTAGTTCTAGTTAAAATCTTAAATAACCTTATGTTCTGTATACTTTAACAATAAAAAAGACGTTTGTCAAGTTTTTTATCATTATCAAAGCTGCGGGTAAAGCCCCCAGAATATTTTATATGTGAATGCTGCCTAGGTTGTTTGCTACAATGCCTCAGCAATGTGGTTTAAATTGACCACACGCTGATTTTGTATAACTAACCGAACTACCACTCACCCTAAACATAAAACAAGCTCTACGGAGTTTGTATTGATTTATATCATTTGCAAATGGTGTATTAAAAATCAGTTAGCTTGTTTTTCGGCTTTATATTTTTTGTAAAAAAAATTAAAAGCCTATATTTTTATTATTAAACTATATTTAAATACTAGTATACCGTTATTCTAGTATACTTGTTATTCTGGGAGGGCGTTCATGCCTGGTGGCCAACAGGCGTTCATGCCTGGTGGTACCCCTATTTAATCCCTACTTAATCTGCTGTTTTTCCGCACGTTCAGCTAAAGCTAACTTCATAAAGTGTGCTTCGAAAAACAAATTTTCTTTTACCTTACCCAGAGAATCAAACTCCCAAGTGCCCAGGATATATATATTGTATGTCTTGTTATAACGTACTACTTTTTCTACCTTGATAAATCCCTGTTCTTTTAGCTTTTTTATTTGTCTGTGTATAGATGTGACATTACAACCAGCTATCTCGGCCAGCGCTTCCTGCGACCAACTGGTCGCTAGAACATTCTTTTTATAGTGTGTGTGATATAAATCAAACTCACCTTTGTGCGCACTAAATCCTCTAATAATATTGGCTTTAAGAAATCTAAGTAATGCACTTTCAGGTGTTATATTAAATCTGAAGAAGGATGTACTTTTTTCTATTAATAAATGGGTAGTAACGTGTAAATTGTATAAATGCTTTTGGCTCATAGTAATACCTTTTCTTTTAAACAAACCACGGGTTAGTGTCATCTAACACGTGCTCATAATACTCAAATATACTCTCATCAGATACAAGGGCTATGGCGCTGTTATATAGATCCATAGCCTCATCATGTTTTCCTTCATCAAATAGTGCAACTATGGCTTGAACTTCTTCAAACTTTTCATGTAGTAAAGCTACGCCAGACATACGTAGTATATTACATTCAGAATTCTCCTGTTTACTGTAATTACATAAATCCCAGCCGTTCTGAGCAAGGTAGTCTATCAACTTAGTTAAGTATACTTTTTTGTCTTTTAATTTCATTTTGACCATTTATATTTACCTCTTAAAATAAAGTATTAGTAGTTAAGTACAATACTACTACTAATACATATATTTGTCAATAAATATATTGACGAGGTATAAGTTCTGGTAGTTTTTTAGTAAACTTATTACACTCTAAAACATCATAACCTAAGTCCATACCTAAGATTAAACATGTCACGTGAGCAACAGGCTCTCCGCCATTTTCATCAAAGTCATCAGGGTCTAACCCTAACATCTCCGCTGATTCAGGGGAATTGGGCATTATAACACGTTCCATGTAGTGGTAGCAATTAGGGCACAGAAATGTTACGTCTTCCGTTTCCATAGCACACTCCTTAATATTTAACTACATATGTCGCTGTTTGTAGGCTCTATCTATTACTTCCTCTTTTTTACCCTCTACTATTTTACCTAAAGACTTTAATCTTTTAATTTTACAATTTATACTATCTGCCTGTCTACCAGGGATTAATTCCTCTAGTTCTTTTATAGTCATACTATCATAGTTTTCTATCAATAAACGCTCTTCTGTGTATGACCACCCACGTCTTCTTGCCATATTAAAACCCCTTGTCCTCAAAAAATTCTTCCATAGTATTAACAACTTTGGTGTTATTAACTAGCTCTTTCATAATAGCCAGTACTTCCTTGTTTTTACTTCTTTCTAAAGCAGTGTCAATACTCTCTAACAATTCGTGCTTCTTTTCCTCCCATAAATAATCTGTTAAACTTTTCATAGCCTCACCTTATCTAAGTTTGTAGTTTTAAGACGCTCTCTATTTCTCTATCTTCCCAGCCTATGTACACTTCTTCTTGAGCATCCGTAAGAGCTAAAAAATAAATATTATTTAGTACTGTTTGTACAACTTCATACATCAAAGTACTATTAACCATAGAATATCTATGTAGAAAACCTTCAGAGCTATTTAAAGAACTATCTATGTTGGAGAACACCTCCCCTGTTAGAAACTCTTCACGTTCTATAATAAAGGTTAGATAATTATCATGATTAGGAGCCTCTACATATAGCTGAACACCTTTCAATTGTGGTATACCCTCAACAATAAATAAGCCCTTTGTTACAGGCATCCATAAACCGTTCTTCCGCAGGTAACTTATAGCTGAAGGACCCAAACCTTTAAATAAGTTGTCATTATCTAATGTATGTATTACTTTTAATAAGTCAAGCATAAAAAACCTTATTTAACATAATCTTTTATCTTGTAGTAAGTCTGCAAGCTCTATTAAGCCTCCCCTATGTGAATTAGGTAACTCAACATAAGCTAAACTTTTGTGTGGTAGTATCCTAAGTAATTTTAATAAACCAGACTCTGACGGTCTTACAACATTATAAGTTTGCGCTAAGTCACCAAGTAGTATTAGTTTACTACCTTTATTAGCTCTTGATAGTATCATGCTCATGGTATCAATATCAATTAGTTGACACTCATCACAAATCATTATGTCTGACTCTAATATACTCATGCCCTGAATAACATTTATTGGAACAACCTCAAATTTATCCTGAAAGTATCTGTCCTTAACAATGTCATATTTAATACTACCTTGGTCTTTACTGGAACCTTGACTTCTGGTGTTAGCGTATAGGTAGTACAACGCGCTTAGTATGCCAGCAAACCATGCTTCCATTTTTGCTTGTTTGTCGCCGGGCAAGAAGCCTATGTCATATTTATGACTTATACCAATTGGGGGTCTTGTAATAAATACTTTGTTATCACTGTTGCACGATAAAGCGTAAGCTGTGCTTAGTAACGTTTTACCAGTCCCCCACTTACCTGTTATTAAAACACCATCTGCCTCAGTCATTGCATATATAGCACATATCTGGTATATATCCAAAGCCTTAAGTTTATTACCTTCTACATTGACAGTTCTATACTCAGGAACATTATCTATGCGTGATACTGTAAGGTCAATAGGGTTGGTGGCATATACATAGGCGTTATTTAATATAATAAATTTCCAGCACTCTTTGTCTATGTCTAATTTTAGTAGTTTATTAAAATCATCTAAGCTGTAATTTTGTAGATAATTAAACTCCTCTGGTAAATCTTTAATATCTAAATATATGTATGGTTTAAATATACCATTTGGAACAACGTCATAGAGTACTGTGGCTACTCCCTTAGTGTTAGCTATTACTGACATAGATAAGTCTTTTGTAGCTAAGTCAGCTTTATTTTTTAAAGCGGCGTCAATTATTAAGGTATCGTTAGTCTTTAACTCATTATCGTCAGCCGACAAAATTAATCTGTCGGGGTAAGCGTCTCTAAAAGCAATTATCTCATAAATGGCTGTTCTGGCACTGTAAGATAAATCAGGATTGAATTTATGTTTATCCAATTCCTTTAACACTGTTAATGGGACTATTATTTTTTCATACTTAGTCAGGGATTTAAATAATATTTTAGGGTCGTCTAATAATATGTTGGTGTCAATTAAAATGTTTTTATTTTTTAACATATATTGTGTATATCTCCTTATATATTTTTAGTTAATTCTACATAAAATACAGAAAACGTAAGTAGTTCCACTACTTTAGTGTTTATGTCATCTAGCTCCCTGTTGATGTTATTAATAATATATGACGTATCTTTTAAATGCCATTTAACAAAGTCATATGGTGTAAGTGGGTTAATTAAACTAAGAGTTTCGTGCAGTCTATTTACCATTTTTATAGTAAACGCTTCTTGACTAATAGTGTTTAAATATTTGACTAACTGTGTTTTTTTATTTACAATATTGTCGTCTTTAAGAAGGAGGGTTAATTCCAGAACAAGATTGGTTATCTTATTACCAAATAAATTCTGTATATCTTGTACTTCTACCCCATCGTAGGTCAGTATATTTTGTAATATAGCGGCAGCTACTATATACTCATCTTCTACAAATCTAGCTAATAAACAAGCCACATATTCTGGATGCACTAATTTAGAGTTGGATGTAGTTGTTCTTTCCTGACTTACTTTTGAAAAAAGTAAATAAGCATCTCTAATTGTAGAGGATACTTCTAAATCATTTAGTTCATTCATAATTATCACCATTAAATAATGAAGTTCTTTAATACCTTGTATATCTATACAATGGTTAGATTAATATAAACAAACTATTTACTTGTGTAGGCAAAATTGTTGACTATATTAGGTAGAGTTATACTTTTAACTGCTGATGGCATCTCATAGGTGGGCTCCGCAGCCCCCTCGGCATTTAATTCAATAGCCGATATGACAAAGTAAGTAATTGTTTTTAATTCAACGTTAGGACAAATTATTGTAGTTGCATTTTTATCTACTACATTACAAGCTAGCCTTTTGTCTAACATGTCTGGATAATAGGAACAGTATAAGTTATATCCTAGCGTACTTTCGGTATTATTATTATATGACCACGTAGCAGTTACTCCTTTTTTAATAGCGCCAGTTGGCGTAGAGTAACACATAGCAAGTGTAAATAAAAGCATGGACATTAAAATTTTCATACTATTAGCAGTCCACGTATAAGACTTTTTCATAACCTTGTTTACCTATACTATATAAAACATGCGCATCTATGGGTAGTAACATTCTTATATACTTTACGTGGTTATCAATGTTAACAGTCCATTCACTAACTGTGGCTTTAACTATATCTATGTTATTGTGTTCTAATAAGGTACACAGCATAGGTCCAGCTTCTTTTCTACATGCGCATGAGTCAAACACCAGGTAAAATATACTCTGTTTATCGAAAGCTATGTCTAGTATAATCGGGTATAAAGCTGATTGAGTCATTGTTATTGCCTTTATAGTACAGCGTATATTATTAACGGTTCTACAACTATGTATTTAGTAGAGTCATCATAACCAAAAGCTAGTTTACCTGATTTATCTGGGGTAGCTCTAAATTCAATGGTGGCTACACCATTTACAAACGCTACTTCTAAAGCACCGTAACCTTGTATTACCGCATAGTCCAGTACATTAACCCCAGTAAGTACATTACCAGTCATATCTTTGAGTGTAGCAGTAACAACAGCTGTATCATAACCGTCGGCTTTTATTGTGGTTTTATCTGCAGTAACATAAAGATAAGGCTTAGTAGATACAAACACAGAACTTTCTTTAAATGTGGTTCCATCATATAACCACCCTACCTTTGGTTCTGGTATTACTACTGCTGTTTTAGGAATTAACGCTGATTTAGCAGAGTCAAGCGTCATTATATTTACTACAATACCGTTCTCTATAATAGCATATCTGTTTATGCTCATATAATTCTCCAAGTAGTTTGTTTATTAATATATTATAAAATGGCTTCGTTAGTAATAAGTGCTTTTATATGCACCTGATTACTATTTATATCAACTACTTTTCCGAAGGCCTCACAAGCTTGGTTGTAACATGTGAATAGAACAACCATTTCATTAACTCCCCCTGCCCTAAAAAATTGACCTATAGGTTCTAAGCTGGTTTCTCCACAACACTCACAATAATGCTTGCTACTATTACACATACCTTTATTCATACAGTTCTGACAACTTAAGTTCATTTATAGTCCTCCTTTAAAACAATTAAAACATTACAAGCGATTTTAGTATATCTAATAATGTCATTTTTTCATTTAGTCCTATAGCTTTTAGGTAAACTTCTCCAACAATCCAGCGTTCTTTTGAATAAAGCCTATCTTTATATAGTATTTTAACAAATACAATATTATCTGGGTATATCCTTACTATGTATATATCACCGTCATTTAGTACGGTGCGCTCAATAAATGTGGTTTTACTTACTACATCACTTTGTTTAAAGCTTTTAAATGTTTTTTCACAATAAGCTATTTTCTCTTGTTCAAATTTAAGATGTTGTTTGTAACTAAAATATTTAGCTGTTGTATTGGTTGTTGTAGGTAATATAAGTATAAAGCTTATTATAGCTATCCAACCTTTAAAAGAAAGCCCTAAAATCCACCGTTTAATTCTATGTAAAACACGTTTATCACTAAGTTTAGCTACATTAGCAGTTGGTATAATTATGTTGTCAGGAGATATTTCACCTCTTAAATGTTTGTTGGCTATGACTATAAACGCCTTAGCATCAGGTGGCTTTACCATAACCATTTCTCTAGGTACCTTATGAAACTCTACTAACTCTTTTACTACCTCTTCTGGTAAATTTCTAGATAATATTAGACATTTATCTGGATCAGCCCCTCCCCTACCAACAAGTTCTAAGCCACTCTCTCTATTTTCTAGTATTGTGTCAATGATATACAAATCATAGTCATACCGCATCATACGTTCTCGGGCTTCTTTTAAACTACTAACTGAATGCACTACACAGTCGTATGGCGCCAGTAATCCTTTGTATAGTTGTATCATAGCTAAACTTTCTTCAGCTACCAGCACTGCCCTTTTATTGGCCATAGTTATAACCCCGTTATTTAAATATAATATCTAAATCATAATTACAGGCTTTTATAACTGCCAAGCAAGCCTCCACCACTTTATCGTCATACAATTTTCCAGAGCCCTTAGTTATCTCCTCCATAGCCACATTAATACCTAGAGACGCCCTATAAGGTCTATGCGATGCCATAGCTTCTACTGTATCTGCTACACCTAGTATCCTAGATTCTATAGATATCTGATCCCCTCTTAAACCATTTGGATATCCAGATCCGTCTAGTCTTTCATGATGCTGTAATACCATTCTAGCTATTGGTGCTTCAAAAGGAATGTCACTAATTATATTGTATCCTTCTATAACATGTTTTTTTAATAATTTAAACTCTGTCTCATTCAATTTGGTTGGTTTAACCAGTAGCTCTTGTGGCACATAAAACTTTCCTATGTCATGCAACATGCCAGCCAACTTTATATTTTCTATTTGTGTTTCATCTAAACCATAATACTCAGAAATTTTTACGGCCAGGGCTGTAACACGCTTTTGATGACCGGCCGTATATGGATCTCGTATCTCCATAGTTTTTGATAAGGCCTCTACAGTTTTATATAAAATACTACTTAAGTCTTTATTGGCCACTGCTAATTTTTCATTTGTTGCTGCTAAATTATCTGTTCTTTCTTTAACAAGCTTTTCTAGTTGTTGTTGATACATTTGGTTATCTCTAACCAAGTCATGTTTCTCTAAACACTGGGTTACAGAATGCTTTAATATTTCTAACGTTATTGGCTTAGTTATAAAGTCACAGGCACCTTTTCTCAGGGCCTCCACCACGAATTCATTACATGTATTACCTGTTATTATAATAATCTGTGATGGAGGGTACAATGCTTTAATTTTATCCATTAAGTCTAGGCCCATAGCATCAGGAAGACCTATGTCTAATAGCACTATTGGTGGAGAGTACTTTTTAAACGCAACTATACCGTCCACCCCTTTAGTAGCATTAATTATATTATCGAACCCAATTACAGATAACATTGTACTTATAACAGATAATATAGACTGGTCGTCGTCTATTACAAGTATAGGTTCTTTTATTCTTGTCATTTAAAGTCTCCAAAAAATCTGTAGAGTGTTTACTTACGGAGTAGTTAGTATAGACAATAACGTATCAATTTGTTCTATACTTAAACCTAATTTTATAGCTAGATCTGCTTTTGCTTCTAGCTTACTATCTTCTGTTACAGTACCGACCAGTAATAACTCATATACGGTAGGTGGTGACGGCACCGGATCTAAAGCGTTATGTGCTTCTTCTTCTGTATCAAACCAATACCACCCGTCCATAGGGTAAGTATATGTTTCATGCAAGTCCGCGCGTAGTGTAAAAGTGGGGGCATACACAAAGTTGTCTGCTACTAATAGTATTTGGCTATCCATTTTATAGAACGACATAATAATCTCCTTATGATCCTGCTACTGTCCAACCTTTTGCAGTAGCTATAGATGGGGTATCTAAAGGTATACCGTGGTTCCCTGTTACAGTTATTGTTTGTCCGGATACGGTAGCTAAATTGGTATATAGTAAGTCTAAACTTTCGGAAGAAAGATTGCAGTTTGCTACTGTAAAAGTATATTTAAACCCAATAGCCTCTACACATGCCAGATTTGTGCAGCCAAAAAACATATTAGAATAGGCTGAGGATGATGAGGCTTTGTTAACATTAATAGCAGGAACCAAATTTAAAGTATTACAATTTTGGAACATGGTTCCAAAAGCAGTACCATTAGCTGTATTTAATAGTGGTATAGTTTGTAGTGATGAACAATTACTAAACATACCAGTAAATGTTATACCTGCTACTGTATTTAATAAAGGTATAGTTTGCAAAGAAGAACAACCATTAAACATACTACTAAAGTTAGTACCTAATGTGGTATTTAATAAAGACATTACACGTAAAGAGCTACAATTAAAAAACATATAACTAAAGTTAGTACCTTTGGCCGTATTAATAACAGGCATTTCTTCTAAAGAATAGCAGCCATAAAACATGTAATTAAAATTAGTGACGTTAGCGGTATCCAACAAAGGTATGGTTGGTAAAGATGGGCAGTTTTTAAACATATAACTAAAAGTGGTACAGACTGAAGTAGTAAGTGTAGGTATTTTTTGTAGGGATAAGCAGTTTTCAAACATACTATTCATGACAGTAGCTTTACTAGTATCAATTAAAGGGATTGTTTGTAACGTAGAGCAATTAACAAACATATAACTAAAGTTAGTACCCTTAGATGTATTAAATAGAGGTATGGTTTTTAATGATAGGCAACCATAGAACATGTTATTAAAATTGGTGCAGTTTGACGTGTCTAGTAACGGAAGTTCCTGAAGAGAAACACAATCATAAAAAGTTGAGCTAAAACTAGGGCATTTAGAGGTATTAATCAAGGGTATGGTGATTAATGAGTAGCAGCTATAAAACATGTTTATAAAATTAGTGCCATTACTTGTATTAATTAAAGGTATGGTTTGTAGAGATCTACAATTAGAAAACATGTAACTGAAGTTGGTAACTAAACTTGTATCAAGTAGTGGTACGGTAATTAATGAATAACAACTTGAAAAAGTGCTAGAAAAATTTACACAACTACTTGTATCCAAAAGAGGTATCTCTTTTAAAGAGTAGCAATATGTGAATGTATTACCAAAATTAGTTACATTAGTGGTATTAAATAAGGGTATTTCAACTAATGAGTTGCAACCATTAAACATGTAATAAAAATTTGTTGCGTTGGCAGTGCTTAATAAAGGAACTATTTGCAAAGCAGTGCAACCAGTAAACATATAACTAAAATCAATACCTAAAGATGTATCAAATAAAGTTATGGTTTGTAATGCCGGGCAGTCTTGAAACATGTGGCTAAAATTAGTGCAGTTATCAAAACTCATACTACCTGTAGTTAGTAGTGATCTACAGCCACTAAACATATACATACAATACGTACATGAGTTTGCTGTTATATCTGGAGCCGTCTGCAAAGAGTAGCAATATGAAAACATATATGAGGTAGTGGTAGCAACCGGTAGTACTATATTACCTATTTCAACTAAAGATGTGCAATGATCAAACATGTATTCAAGGGTTACAGCTGCAGATAAATCCAATTGAGGTACTGACAGTAGAGAGTAACAATTTTGAAACATTCTATCGAGAGTAACACCACTAACAAGATTTATTGCTGGAATAGCCACTAATGATGTACAAAAGTTAAACATGTTACCAAACGCAATTCCAGTAGAAAGGTCCAATAAAGGTATGGTACCTAAACTATAGCAATTCATAAACATACTTGAAAATATAGTACCGTTTGAAGTGTCAATTAATGGTATTTCTTGTAAAGAATAGCAGTTATAGAACATAGAATTAAAATTAGTGACGTTAGCGGTATTAAATAATGGTATAGTAATAAGAGATATACAATTATAAAACATATTCAGGCAAGTAGTGCCGTTGGTTGTGTTAAATAGGTTAACATCCTGCAATGATGTACAGGCGTAAAACATACTACTGAAAGTAGTACACGCTGTTGTATATAAATCTACACTTCTTAAACCACTGCAACTGTAGAAGATATAACTAAGGTCTGTAATATTGTTTTGGTATAACTTTACTTGTTCTAAACGTGAAAAACCTATGTATTGATTTCCTGCAGTATAACAACCTACCAGTAGCGTAGATAAATTTGCGCCAGCAATGGCTATATCAATAAAGCCTGAATCATACTTTTGTAGATTAGCTTTATTGTGTTTTCTATGAAGGTCTAATACAGTTAAACTTTGACCTGCTTGTGGTATAATAGTTACTATGGCCTGTTTATAGCCACGAGAACACTCAGTACCATCAAGATTAGCATTATTGTAATCATACTCATGATAGGCCACTACACTGGAAGTATAGTTTTCTACAGTACCATCACCCCAATCTACAGTATAATCACCATCAGCAGTTAGTGCGCAAAAGGACTCATATTTAGATACCGCATGTAGCCCTACGAACTTCTCATCAGCACCTGATATAGTAGGTAACTCCAACCAGTCATCAGGTCTTTCCCAAGGCGTACCGCTAGTAGTTAAATTATCGTAAGATAGGGCATAGTTTGGGAATATTACAGGGTCTTTAGGTAGGGTTATACCGCTGCCCCCACCAGTACCAGAAATGGTTATATCGTCTATTTTTCCAGCATAGGATCTAAAAGTAGTATCTACAGGAACAGTACCTCCTTTATTAATTATAGACTGTCTAATAAGATCCTTGGTATCATTTAAGTAAGTTAGTTTTTCGGCTATAGTAGTCATATTATTTATTCACCATTTATGGCATCAAGTGCAGCACCAATATCGCCTATAACTGACGCACTTACACCTATCTGTGCCCAAACATTAGGGCTTATACTTTTTAGCATCCACCTTGTATCATCGCTAAGTTGGTGCACATCTTTACCTACATCATCCGCTACTAAATCTGTTGCTGCTAACCTATCCGCCGCATCAGCGAATAGTCTAATGTATGGATCAATGCTTATGGTGTTAGAATATTTTGTAAAAGCCATCTATAACCCCCTATTATATTAATATGTTTACTTTTATACTATCGGTTCCAGAAGATAGTTTTATTACCTTTGTTTGTGTGTCAGAGTAATTTTGTACTGTATAGTCAGTATTATATCTTACCTCGTACAGTCCGTCTTCAGGTATAAGCTCTAAAATTTGTACTAGCCTAATCCCATCTGTATCTGACGCGTGTGTAGCGGTTACTTCTTGATTTTGACTAACCCCACTAAAGGTAGTTTGTACTACAGAGACAGAGGAACCTCCTATAAAACTGTCTTCGCCAAAGTTATCCACAGCTATGGTGTTAATCTCTGTTATTTCATTGTTTAGTACTTGTGAATAATTTACCATGTAGTTATCCTCGTTAAGCTAATAAGATATTAACTTTAATAGTAGCAGTACCAGAAGACACTTTAGTTACTGTTGTTATAGTATCAGACTTATTTGACACAGTATAGTTAGCAACGTCTTGTAAGTGGTATAAGCCACTACCTACTTGTAGTTCATAAACCTGAGCTATTATGCCTGAAGCATTACTGCCATGTGTTATTATGACGGTGTCATTTTGTCCTATGTTACTAAACACATTTTGTAGTGTACTAGAAGCAGTTCCTCCGTCGCCAATAAAACTGTCAGCCCCGTATTCAGTTGCCACAGTATTTATTTCTTTTATGTAGTTATTAGTTATTAATGAGTAATTAAGCATAATGTATTCTCCAAAGTATATTAAGGCAATATAGTATTAACTTTAACATTACTACTACCAGCACTAGTTTTTACTATTTTTGTGGTTGTACTAGATGTATTTGTTATTGTGTAGTCTGAGTTCATTTTAAGCGTATAGAACCCATATTCATCGTAGTTTAAAGTTACTTGGTCTAAACTGGGTGTTACTGTAGAATTGCTGGTATTAAATAGAAAAGCAAAGTCCAAAAAAGGTTCTGTGGTTACATAGTAGTTTGCTAATGCTGTCTCTAATTCAGTAGTAGTATTCCATCCAGCTGTATTAGCTATACCGGGATGAGTAACAAATGAGGAGCCATTCCAGTTTTTCCAAGTTACTCTACCATCAAAGGATACTAAGCAGCCAAGAGAGGTATCGCTGGGCTTTAAAGTGTCTATGGCTAGTGAGTTTATTTGAACTACGTGCGCTAGATTTATTTGATTATCATCAGAGGTGGTTACATATTTAGGTATAATGGTGTATCCCATATTAAGTTCTAACATTTCTACCTCTGATATTTGTAGTGTGTCGTTGGTAGTAGCATTCCGGTTACATGCAGTAATGTTCAGTCTGTACCACCTATAGGCAGTAGTATTGGAAAAAGTGTAGGCTTTTATCTGGCTATAAGAGGAGGGCTCCCCCGTTCTAGTGTCTAAGGTTATCCAAGTTCCATTTGTTATACCATCAGTTGAATCGTTAGATGCTTGAAAGGTCCAATCTTTTGGTAGCATGTCAGCATAAGTATTTGATATACCAGTTAAAGTATATCTAACTATTATTTTTTCATTTCCGGCGCCAAAGTCATATCCCAGGATAGCAGGTAGTATGCTTTGATACCAGTACCATGAAGTACCATTGCTATGTCCCCCTCTAATATTGTCAAAAGCTTTAGCCGGAGTATTAGTACCGTATACCTCACCATTTCCAAAAGCTTTAGTGCCATCAATACATACGTCAACTGTATATAAATAAGGTATTCCCAAAAAGCCCGCAGTATAACCGTCTGGCACGCTGTAAGTAAAAGGGCTCCCCCCAAAGTTTGCAGTAAGTGTAGTTAGTGGTTTATTATCTCTACCAGAAACCGCTACAAAATAAGGGGCATTTTTTGTAAATGTAGCTGTATATTCAAAAACACCGTTTATGTAATAAGTTACTTGTTTGTTGTCCGCGTCTATAGCTAACCCCACTGTGCTACCTGTACCAAATATGGCCGTTCCGGTTTTTACTACGGCAGCACCTACATATATAGCGCTATTTTGTGCGTCTAAACAAGTAGCACTAGTTGCCGTAACTGAACTCATCAAATTATTGTTTAAAACAGCATCAGTAGAAACAATACCAACAAAAGAGTCGTAAGTAGCTGATGCCTGATCACAATGTATTTCACAATAGTATTTACCTGTTGTTACACTTAAAAGTGTAGTTACTATATCATTATCAGGCACATTGGCAGTAAGGTTACCATTACTTAGAACAACACTAGCACCCTTTGTTAAAGGACTAAAGGTGGTAGGCGCTATACTAGGCACCAAATTAAGTTGTGCTATTGCGTCTACAGTAGTTGAATCAGACACATATAAAATATTACTATCTGAGTTTAAAAATAAACTAGCCACAGAGCTCACATACTTACCTACTGGTAAGGATATTAAACCATAAACGGCCGTGGTTATATCCCATGGCGTAGTTAATACACATTGATACACGTATAGGCTTAAGTTACCACCAATAAATAATGTGGTTCCGTCATTAGATAAACAAAAGGCCACTACTCCGCCATCTATCGAGTTTGCATTAAAAGCACCTATAAAAGTTATAGTACTTAAATCCCACGGAGTGGTTAAAGTATATTGACTTATAATATCAGTAGAAATACTTACAGAGTATAACCTTGTTCCATCAGCATTAGCCCACAGCTCAACAGAGGTTACGGCTTCTCCTTGTGTGCCCATAGTGTAGTAGGTAACTTCTGTGGTAGCTGTGCTAATATCCCATGGGGTACTTAAATTTAATCTTTTTATTCTGTCTGGTGTTGTGTTGGTGGTTGCAACCAATACTATAGTACCGTCCTCATTTATTACTATACCTTCGACATCTACTATGTCATATGACTTATTAGTATAGCTAATAGTGGTTATATCCCATGCCGTGCTCAAGGCATACTGATGTATTTTATCAGTGATTTTATCTGCTACATAAACCTTAGTTCCATCAGCACTAATACAAAAGTCACTATGTGTTGTCGCCTGTGTTATAGCCCCTTTTCCTATGCAAGTTGCGATTGGCAAGTAAATCCCGCCGGAGCCCGTTGACCGTTTTAGTTTAACCATACCACCAACAAACTCAGTGCCGCTTACAGTGTCTTCTTGTATAAACTGATCCGCATCAATTAAGTCAAAGTCTAGTGACGTGTTAACTATATTATCTGTCGCCGGTATCAGTTCATAGACCTGTGTTATACGTTTATCTAAAGTATCCTCAGCATGCGTTACAGTTGCTATACCGCTTTGTGTAACATTATTATAAGCATTACTAATCATATTAACAGAACCACTATCGGAAGTAAAACTACTAGCTCCTTCTAGTACTGCTTTATCGTTAGCAGTCTTTATTTGGGTGTTGATTAATTCTGAATAATTGACCATTAGTATTATCTCCTATTTAAACACACATCTTTTTATTATTGTTATTACAGATTTTTTAACACGCACCCAATTAACCACATGTACGACCACCATGTTCTAAAAGCAAGTCAGTGGTCGTGGTCTAAAAGCAAGTCATTAATAAACTGGAACCACTGCTCCTCCACGGACGCCAGTATGATACCAGGCACAGGTCCAAATGCCTTAACCATCAGTTCCCTTTCTTTATTGGTGGTATGCAACAGGTTGTTTATACTGAAGTATAAATCCATCAAATCAGGTGTATCCATACCTTTAATAATTCTAGTTAAACAGTTGTTACATATAGCCTTGTTATCAGGGTTATTAGCTTTACAATGTCTGTCTATGCACTTCATAATATGTCCCTTAAGTTTCTATAATATACATAGGATAGTTTATTAAAAAACAAGGCTCTTTATCATAATATATAAAACACTAATAACACTACCATATAAGTAGATTACTACTATATTTATACATGTGCATTCTCTTAAAATCTAATTCATAAGTATCCACTATATTACTTGGTAAAACGTGTAACAACTGTTTTAAAGCTAAAGTAGCATAACAGTCTGCTGACACCAGCTGTTCTAGTGTAACACAGCTATTATAAACCCGTCTAACTTTTTTTATCAAAGCCAAACTTTTTTTATACTCTAATTTATCCTTATTTCTTACGATAAACATAAACCCCTCCCCTCACAGACTACAAGTTATTTTAATTTAGTGTAGTATAATATTTACTAATGTACACCTCTCTTTAGAGTAGTTAGCTTCTAAGCAATCCATTTCTAGCTTCTTACATCTACACTTGTAAACAACCTTGAACATCTTATTACTATCTACTATTTCCCATGCGTCTTGTCTACTACCATAAGGACACCTAAAGAAGTTATCCATCCTATCAACTCTTTTACTTATTAGTGTTTCATCTATTGCCATGTGTACTCCTCTATGTTATCTTTATCATGGTCGATGGGTTTTATAGCGCCCGAAATTATTTTTTACAATAAAAAGGGCAGTGCTTTTTACACTACCCTTTCAGGCTTCCGATATTGCCTTTGTTACACACCTTTATCACAAGTTACTCCACTCCCAGCCGTTTTTATTTTAGTTTTAATTCACTCACTGCCTAATAGGTTAGTTTATAATAATATAGTATACTATCCATAGTATCTACCATATTAAAGTAGACATGTTAAAATCGTTATATACTATTAAAATCGTTATATACTATTCGATAGATAATCTAGTAGACAACTTATATGCTCATATATTTATACCATCGATAAATTAGTTATACTGATTATACTGGAGTTGTAGTATACCTTACTATAACTTTATACCCATTATCACACTAATCTACCTTATAACTAAGACTACACCACTATACTATAATACTACATTAATGGCAGTGCTGGCTTACTCTACTCTAGTTTACTAGTTTATTGTGTTACTAGTTTATATAATACTCTACGGTAGGACTACTCTACTCTACTCTACTCTACTCTACTCTACTATTATATTACTATACTATCATGGTCATCTATTTATAGGTCCGCAAACTATTTTATTGTATACACCTACATACAAACGCTATCGTTGTTATGTAGTTGAAATTTAAATAAAATATAGCCAAAGGGACCCATATAGTAAGTCATGTAGAAAGGTATATATTACAGACTTATAGGGCCCCCTTATGCGCATTTTTGATTTTTACCCTGAGTAATGATGGTTTGTTTTTTACCTGTATTGTGAAGGATTACCCTTCTATTTATTAATCTTTAGTCCTGTAAGGAGATTTGTCATGTCTACATCTATTATTTTAGCGCGGCCTTCAAACCTCTCAAATACTTTCTCTTCCTCCGATGGTAAAATCACTGCTATCGCTGGCCGTTGTGGTGAATTTGACAATGCCCACGTTCTGGAGGTTATCACCCCTAAGGGCACCTACCACCTTTCGGGGGACAGGCTTGGTCAGAATCTTACCCGTTACACTGGCTATGCCCCAGAACACTTCCTTATAGCAAAGTACGATAAAGGTTCTATTATCCTTAGCTGGACACCTTATCGTAAGTAATTATAAGGTATACGCCTTGTACTAATGTCGAAACCCCGCTATGAGGGGGCCTGTTAGGACTGGACCCCCTAATACTGATGATGATAGACCAACTACTAACCTTTTATCCTGTAAGGAGGATGCCATGAACATTCAACACATCTGTAAGTCCCAAACTAATTGTAAAGCACAGCCTGCTGCCAATTGTGCTGGTTGTTTCTACTACGACACCGTAAAAGAAACTGCTATATGTGTATGCTGTAACCTGGCGGCTGACCAAGGCAGTGAGTACTGTGGCTTCTGTAATCCAGTCTACCAAGAGCGTTTCAGGAAAGCAGTTATCCGTGAATCCGCTGGCCTTCATAGTGAGTATGATATTTAGTCATCTCAACAACCTTTTATCCTAGGAGGATAACCATGAGCAAACACGTCGCAAAACAACAGCACTCTTTCCCTTTAACAGCAGTAAAGACTGTAGGTAAACAGTCAGTTCTATTTGAGACCACTCCTGCTGGGTTCTCAGTAGCTTGGTGCGACAGTACTCCTGATAGAGTTACCCTCACAACCCCTAAGGGTAAGTACACTCTTATCAAGCACAGAACATTGGGCTACTACCACGGTGTTTGTGGTGGGTTTAAGGTTCAGGTATCACTTAAAGTCCAGGTGGGTGAGCTTCGAGCCTGGTATTAACCACTGTCGAAACCCCTCTATGAGGGGTCTATTAGGGCCGGCCTCCTAATATTGATAATGACAGGCCAACTAACACAACCTTTTATCCTGATGGAGGGATACCCATGAAAGAATTACTTACAGCAGATGAGTCTTTTGAGAATGTAGCACATATACTTGAAGTATTAGCCCTGGCAGATGAGGCTGATTTTGAGTTTATTAATTAACATTTTTTTGCCAGATCTATGTGGCGTAGCATTACCCTATACAGCTGCTAAGCAGCAAAGGAGCAGTATTATGTTTATTTGTGAGGTATGTGGCTGTGCTTTTGGCGGAGACTGGTCGCCGGTATGTGATAAACAAACGTGCTATGATGCCTTCATGCAGCATGCCTGCACTGATGAGGAGAACTGGGGGCCTGAGGACGGTGGATGTTGCCCTTGTAACAGCCCCAGTTGTGATGGCACTTGTGCTAAACAACAAGGAGAACTACTATGAACTGTATTAAAAACTGTGTTAAATGTGTCGAGTCTGAGTGTGCTTCCCACCCACTTAAAGCACAACTTAAGAAGTGTACTCGTTGTGGAGCTATGGAGGTATTAACAATCACAGAGTATGGGGCCACAGCTTCCTGCCCTAACGATAAGCACCCCGCTCGTATCCTTAGCGCAGCCAGCAACGTATGGGCGGCTATGGGTTGCTAACTACCAATGGGCCAGGACCACATGACTGACCCAAACTAAGGAGTTATAGTATGAAGATAAACAACGCATTAAAAAGACTCATTGAAGAGGCCTTATCAGAGGCTAAGGCGGCCTCTACTGAGTACGTTGTAGTAAGATGCTTGTTCAGGCACGCTCTTTGTCGCAAAACACGCCTTTCTAAGGGCCAGGCTACATGGGTATGGCACAACATAGTATACGTTGACCCTAAGCATGTATGTGGCAGGGAGCAGCGTGGTGAAATAAGTAGGTCTGACCAATGCGGGTTCAGATGTATCTCGCCTTTAGGCAACTGTCCTGACTTTAAACTTTCGCTCTAAGGAGACATCACCATGACTGCTAATACTGTCACTACTACCAATGAACATCCGCCGTTTGTAACCACTGGCAGCGGTGTTGGCCCATCATTTGTAACCACCTATGAATGTATCATAGGATGGAAAGCTGTTTTGATTACTTGGGACGCTGAGTTTGGTTATATTCCAGATACTACTGCCTACTTCGCTCATCCAACTGAAGACGTTGCTATCGAGGATGCTAAGCAGTGGGCGGAAGCCGAAGGAATTGAGTACCGTCCGCGCTAAATAGTTTATTTATCTCTAACCTTTTTCAGGAGAATTACCATGAAATCTATTAAATCAATCGCAGTAGTAGCAATCATTGTTCTTTCACTCGTAGCCTGTAAACAAGAGGCTATGGTTAGTGCTCCTCAGCCCGCGGTAGTAGTTGGTAACGTATACACCACTGATGTTCTGCGTTATGAGGGCGACATTGTTAATAACATGCCCAATGGTAAGGGTGTTATCACCTTCATCTGGGGTGATACTTATGCCGGAGATGTTGTCAACGCACTACCTAATGGCGGAGGTGTTATGCGTTATGTGGATGGCAGTATCTACCGCGGGCAGTGGAAGGACGGCCTGCGTGACGGGCATGGCAGGTTTGACTCATCTGATGGCAGCCGGTATAATGGTTCCTGGGTAGCAGGGAGTAAGCATGGCCAGGGAACACTTACAGTGGATGGCCTTAGCCAGACGGGTACCTTTGAGAAAGACCAGCCCAAACGTGTTGTGGTTTTGGATACTAATACCTGTATCGAAGGTAACTGTCGCACAGGCTATGGTATTAAACGCACAGCAGACGGTGTTTACTCTGGTGACTTCGAAAACGGTGACTTCCATGGACAAGGCACATTTAAGTATAGCAATGGTGATACCTACAAGGGCAGCTTTCTCAAGGGACACATGTTTGGTGCTGGAAGGCTTACCAGCCCCAATAACCATTGTGTAACCATGGGTATCTGGGAAAGAGGTAAATGGGTTGAGGGTAACAGACGTTACGATGACGGTACACCTGAGTACATTCTTATGAGACACATTCTGTAATTGTCGCTTCTCTCTGCTTATCTCCCGTTAGGTAAGCAGGGGTTAGGAGACAAGAACAATAATAACCCTATCATGAAAAGGAGAAATATCATGACCGCACAATTACGTTGGTTCGAGCGCATTCATCAGGCCGTTGTTGTTACACAAGATAAAGTGTGTAAATATCAAATTCACAATATGGAGGAGTTGGAAGTAGCCATTAAAGTATTAGAAAGTATGTTCAGTACTAGTGCTAAGCTGGTTAGTTCTAAGAAGCCAGATGTGTTCATATTTAACTTCAACAAATAAAAGGAGACACACGCCATGTCATTACGTTCAATTGTATGTACGTGTCGCCGCACCCAGACAAGCCACACTTTCTTGTCGATTGGGCGACTATAAATAGGCATTAGGCCCAAAGCGCCCCTATCTATACCAGGTAGGGGGTTGCTCTCTGTGTTAGTTTATTAACTTTATATAAGGAGATTGTATGTCATATATCACACTTATTCATTGGACTATGCGCATATTTAAGAGTTCTTCTGTTCTTACTGTGCATGAAAAACAGATTATTTATGAAGTGCCTTTTTCCGGTTTATATGACGCTAAGTACATGCGTTATTTATTAATAAATAGGCTTATTCCAAAAGGAGAGTTAAGCGAATTAGATAAGTACATAAAAGAGGTACTTGTAGATGAATGGGATAAAGCATTAACAATAAGGGTGTGTGTTATTATACGCTATAACGCTGTCATAGGAGGTAGTCATGCCTAAACAAAAAGGAGACACGTTGGTGCTTTATCAAAACATGTCAGACGGTCATTGGGTTAGGGGGTACTGCCTTTCGCCCGCATGTGCATGTAGTAACTACAGGAAAACACATTGTGACAATGGAACATGTCGTTTCTATAAAGAAGAGTTTATTTCTATTAAACAGAAAGGGGGTAGCTCATGACTATAAGCACAGTAGCAAGGTGCTCTGTATGTAAACAATTAAAGAGATATTTCTATTTCTCTTTATCTGAGCAGGCTAAACTAAAACCAGCCGTGTGTAATGACTGTTTTGACTCAGTCAATGTACCTTTATTCACAATTATTGGCGTTGGGGGGGGGTAATATTATGAGCACGTTCTTTATCACGATGGGTGTTGCTGCAGATGGGGGCTTTCAGCCGGTAAAAGCTGTAAAGCTGCCTAATAGCCGGATAGCTGTAGTAAACAGGAGCCCAATTACTACGCACTGTCCAGAGTTAGCAGAGGAGATAGCAGAGGCTTGGGCAAAAGAGGAAGGCTTAATCTACAACAAGAAGGAGAATGACTATGTTTAAACTCGACTCTCAGAACATACTTATTGGTGCTGTTATTGTAACAATTATCTGGTTCTTCAATTACATATTGGGTTCCATGCTGATTATTATAGCAGCAAGTGTTATCGGGTTGTTTATGTTTAACTGGCTTGGTAGTATATTCCGTAAGGATACAACAAAGCCCAAAGATAAGGCAAAAGACCCAACAGACTTGTCAGGGGCATTTAAGGAGACTAAACCATGAAGATAGTAAAGGTAGTTTGCTCGTGGTGTATTGCTGAGGGGTTTCCTGTGACCCCTTTACATGAAATAGAGGTGCCTGATGATGTTGAAGGAGATTCACACGGTATCTGCGAGTACCACGCCTCAGAGTTGGAAGAGATGCTGACGTTATACATGGAGTATGATGAGGAGTAAAGATATCAAACTTAATTACAAAGGAGACAGCAAAAATGTTCACATAACCTAAGGGAGGTGGTGCCTATGAGATAAGCGTTAGGGTTTAACGTGAAGGGCAAACCCGGAGCAATCCGGGGACGCAAAGCTATGGGCCCTCATTGTGAGGGCAGCCAGGTTACCAAACAAACCGAATTACAGGAGAATTACCATGAAGAAATCAATCGTTATTTCCGCAATCGTTTCTCTTATTTCTATTATGTCTACCTCATCAGCACAGGGTGAACTCATTGATGGTCGTTTTACTGTTCTGGATACCACTACCAATTACGAATGGCAGAAACACCCCTTCGTGTATACCAATTGGTATGACGGTAAGGACCAATGTGAAGACCTCGTTATGGATGGGCATGATGATTGGGTTATGCCTATGCCCGGCCATTTGAGAACAATCAAGGGCGTTATCCAGTACCTGGCATACAACTACATGTACTACCACACAATCAAAGAGTATTCAGCTACGGCGGACTACTCATACAACATTGATACTGGTGTTGTTGGTGTTGTATCCAAATACAATCTTGGCAACGTTCGTTGTATGCGGGATGCTTCGGCTGATATGGCTGAGGTTATTACCAGCGTAACTATCCAGAAAACCGGATATTACACGATGGCCACTTCCATTGCCAACGTAACTGGCATGGTATCAGCATTTGTTGATGGTGTTCTGGTGGCTTCTTACAATACCGACTATATCAACACACCTGTTGGTATTGGCAATCTTACCGCCGGCCAGAATCTGGAAGTTACGGTCAATGGCGACAAGGCCGAGGGCATCAACGAAATCGATTGGCAGAGTTGGGATATGACCTTTTCTGCCGGTGACATCGAAATCTATGTCGAAGACCCTCCGGTACCCAACAATTGTGTTGCCGCTGAGCCTACTGAAGAACTGCCCCCGCCGGTGATTGTTGAGGTGGGTATTACCAAGGCGCAAGTACTCAACAGTAAGAACAAGAGTACTTTAACGTTGGTATTGAACGTCCCTGAACAGATTACTATGGGAGACGGCCCCGCAGACTTCACGTTCTTCGTTTACAAGAATGGTTCAGATGTTGCGTATGTAGGTTCCACCGTAATGACACACAAGGGGAATGGTAACATCATTTCCAATAAGTAGTCTAACCAAAGGGGCGCCCTATCTGGGCGTCCCTACACCCAATGAGGTAATATTATGACAGGGCACTATAAACGTGGCATATACCACACAAATCAAGGCTTTGTTCACGTATATGCTCTCGAAAGTAAATGGTTGTATAAACGCGTATCCTTATCCTGTTTTACTGATGTTGTAGAAGAAATGAATCAAGACACGTGGGATACTTGTGATGAAGTTAACGACTTGAACATATTAGCCAGATTTACACGCCCGGCTGATATTAGTGACACATTCAGGATATGTGATGGAGCATCTACTTGCTTAAAGAACTGTTCAGCCAAGAAAGTACCTAATTCTGCTACGTGGATATCTACAGCAGTTTTAAATAATCCTTCCGCCTGTATTCACTCAGACCACATAGATGGGGAAGAGCACGATTGTACGTACACAACTGTTTATGCCAAGTTAAAGCGTTAACAATTCTTCCTGCTCATCAACTATTAGATGAGCGGGGCTGAGTAGTTAAACCCGTACCACTTAATCTCTATACCAAGGAGGAGACCCATGAAACCAAAGTGTGGCTGTACCGAATATGTGCTATGTGACAGATGTGCTATCATCCTGATGATGAAGATATTGTATTCATTTAGAAACGGTATTAAAAACGATACCACTACAACTACTAATACTGAACCTAAATAATTTATTCACTTGTGGAGGTGTACTATGTTGGAAAAATGTAATGTTATCGAAAATAGTGTGTTGTGTGGTGAACCCGTACTTACAGATGGTGCTTGTTATGACCACTGTGTTCCCTGTACTGTATGTGGTGAGCCTATTTCTAAACTTAAAGACAAACCTGTATGTGACTTGTGTGCGTACACCTCAGTACAGATGATTCCTGTCTATGTATGGCCGGATGATACGTGGATGTATGCGCATGAGTATAACGATGTTGAGGATGCCTGGCGGGGTGATGATTACACCATCAAATACTTCTCTGGGGATTCTACGTATGAAGAAGTTGATGAGGCAGTATTGTCAAAGTAAACACTTGTGGAGGTGTGCTTATGGATATTTATGAAAGAATAACTACCAGGCTTGATGGCTTCTTCAAAAAAGGTATGAAGAGGCATTCCTTTGTTGACAAACAACAACACCAGTTGGCCAGAATCAACGCCTCAAAGATTTCAAGGGCGCTTAACTCACTGCCGATGTACTTTGTTAACATCTACGATGAATTGGTAAGTCCTACATTTAGGGAACACGCTGCTAAAATATCCGAATACGTAAAGAAGAATAACATTACAGTTGATGAAGTATATGCCGCGTTTAGGGCCCCTTACAATGATTTTGTTCTTTGCGATGGCGTGGACCTTTATATCGTAAATAGTCCCGCTAATCTTGTACTTAACATGTTGGTGTTTACACCATATCGTGATGAAGGGCGCCCTTATTTTGGTCTATATATTGAGGCCAATCTTAATACCGATATGTGGAAGGTAAAAGATATGGTGATGTTAACCCATAATGCGTTACTTCCTAAAAAGGCTGTTTCAAAAGTATCAGCTGCTGATATACGTAACATTTGTAACAGTCTTGACATTGAGAAGCTAACAGATATGTTTACTCGTGTGGGCCGGGTCATTCATAATTTTGTAATTTGTTCTGTATTTAGTAAGTTTGAAGGCGAGTATACCGATATTAAGAAGGTTACTCCTGGTGTTAAGCCTATTAGTAGTAGGCCTAATGTATTCAGAGAAATAGATATTAACCTCAACCATACAAAGTTTATTATGAACCGCAAAGCACAACGTAAGGGGCATAAACTTCAGTATCAAAGTGCTATGCCCAGGATGTTGAAGTACATGCGGCACGAGCGGTATAGCCAGAATGGGACACTTCCTATACAGTACGACATTCAAGGTAAGCCATACTACTACACTGTTGAGGTTGATCCGTTTACCAGAGGAAAAGAACTTCCTCGGAAAGAAGACAGTATCAAATACAAAGTCGGTTAGCCCTTAAAGGAGGTGCGTTATGAAGATGAAGTATACAGTAATAGTCGAGAGCTCTACGTATAGGCTGGAAATCGAAGTTAATAAACTGCTTGCCGAGGGGTGGGTACTCCAAGGAGGAGTATCTACGACTACTTTGGAGGGCGGGACTCATTGTGCTCAGGCACTCGTGCTGATTGAGAAGTAATAAGTGGTGGCGTCAATTGGTTCTTTTAAAGGAGGTTAACCATGAACGGACACTTTTTGACTGGTATGTATTCTGGACACCTGGGAAATATCCAGGTAGCAGTCGTTGAGGGTAAATGGATGTACAGAAAGGTTAAGACTAGGGCAGCTCCTGATAAATATCTTCCTATGACTGAGTACGTCTGGGAGCGCTGCTGGCCTATCACTGAAGTAAAGTTGTTAAGGAAGCTGTATAGGACAACGGATGTCCTCTACAAAGAGAAGAAGGCTCGTGAGGTTGGAGCATAACCGTACCACAATGGGGAAAGGGCACTAGCTGCCTTTTCCCCCGTTTTTTTGAGGGGTAGTGTTACGAGAGCCACACCTCTTCTATCTGCTTGAGGGTGTAGATAGTTAACCCAAAACTCTTATTAACCTTGTTCATATCAGGAGGTATGGACGTATGTCTGAAATGACAAAAGATATTTGGTATTAGGTTATGGGTAGGCTTTGCCCCCATATGGGGGCGCGCCATTGTGCGCACAAAAGACATGCCCGTAACAGCTCCTTAAATTCCACCGGTTTCCTATGGAGGCATTGCCCTTGTGGGAACCCCGAGACCTCGGAAGAAGCAACCAGGTTTGAAAGAGTCCATGGTATGGGCCGGCCCCTAATTGGTACTGCCTTGGACAGACCATTACATTCAACTCATTGGCATAAAGGAGGTGGTTCAAATGCCATTCTACACTGCGCGTATTAATTATAGTGGTGCTGACAGATTAGACATCACTGCTGCTGGACAACACCCGATAGGTAAGATATTTGCTCCTACTTGGGAAATTGTTAAAATGTGGCAAAACGCAAAAAAGTTGACTGAAAAAACTGGAGACCCCCGTATATTAGCTAAGGCAGAAGATTATTATAGAGAACAATATAAAGAGCAGATGCGAGCCAGTATACACAACAACGGAGGTACGTGGATTCAAGTACTTTCACAACCAACAGTTACCTTTGTTTGCTACTGCCCATCAGGGACATTCTGCCATAGGTATCAACTTATGGAAATTCTAACAAAAGAGTTAGGCGCCATCTACATAGGCGAACGCTAACTACTTGGCCGTTTGGCGACGCAAGCCATCCCCTTGCATCCGCTGGCCAAGTCTCTACAAATTCCATGTAATATATTCACGAAGTACTGCTGATGAAGACACAATTTTTCCCGTATTGTGGAGAGCCATTATGGTATCTACCACTTCAACTCAACTTAACCCAAGATTAAAGGAGAAACACCATGCCGACATACAAAAGAAAATTGGGCAAAAGAGATTATAAAGAGTTGTTATTAACCCAGGAAGAGGCCAGTAGCGTGGACCTTATGGAGAGTATATACAACAACGTACCGACATGTGGCGGGCAGTGGCAACACGAGGAGGAAAGCACATGGCGGCCCTCATGCCGTAGGAAAAATGACAGGCAATTAAGTCTTGACAAACTTTTCAGGTAGTGGTAGTGGTAGTAGGTAGTAACACCGGTAGTGTTTTTTCCCGCTTCGCGGAGGGGCTGGCGTATTGTCAGTCCCATAACCATACTCTTATAGGAGAACAACATGTTTACACTCAACGAAGATGCTGCTTTGGCTATGGAAAAAGCCGAGCAAGCACAACAAAAACGTGCGCAAGAAGAAGCCGAAGCTATTGCTGCGCAACAGAGGAGAGCAGCTGCTGAGGCACAAGCAGCCGCCGAGGAGGCCAAGTGGGGCAAGAACCGGCTGATCATTTGTGCAGGTGAGTTAGCCATCAACGGGGTACAGCTGCTGCCGGCGAAACTGATAGGTGTTATCCAGGAAATCTGGAAAATGACCAACAAACCATTCTTGGGTAGCACATCCTTTACCAGGGATATCCTCACGGACGCTGTCTCAAACAGCAAACTTACCGGAGTCTATGACGCCACCACCAAGTCGGTTGTAATCAGCCTGCACCAACTTTGGGAAGACTGTACCAAACCTGAATGCCTCCAACGTATGGGTATGGCAGAACAGGTGTGGGCAACCCTGCTTCAAGTGGTATCTCATGAGATTGTACACGCTGTTGAGCCAGAAGAGCGCGCCTGTGAAGTACGTGCCAAGGACATCATTACCACTTTGGCACAAAAGTTCGACCTCGAATGTCCGGCCATCGTCGACATGGGTTGGTTCGCCCCCAAACTGGATGAGTGGTATGCCAGCATCGAGAACAGTGATGAGGAACTCCACAAGCTCCAGAGGCAGATGCGTATGGAGGGTGTTCCTTATATCTTCGCCAGCGGGAAAAGGCTGAGCAGCATGAGACAGTGGTTCAGACTGTATCACGTTGAGAGGCGTGAAGAAACCGCATGGGATGAGGCAGTTAGTTCACTCATTCTTCAAGGCGCACAGCCCACACCTCCGGCCAATCCGCACGTAACCAACGCGGCAGCAACCACAATAGCAGAGGCAGCAATGACCATGGGAACCTATGAGATGCCTAAGATGCCTGGAGTGCCTGCGGCCGAAACAACAGCTGCCGGTCTTAATGACCTGAGAGCACAGATGGCTGCGCTGGGAGTTCCGTTCGGTGATGGCTGCTCGACGGTGACTGAGGAAGGTTACGATGCTTCCGCACAGATGCCCGGTGAGCTTAACTTCGGTGAAACACCCAACTATCAGCCGGCAGCACAGCAGGGACAGCAGAAACAGTACAGTGGCCCTGCTCCCTGGGCAATGCCAAGCAGCATCCCACCTCAGCCCCTCGAAGCACCTATTGATGAGCTGAGAACGTACACTAGGGAAGTCATGATTCGTGCGTTCATGGCCATATTCGGCTACTGTGGATGGAATGGGCAGGGTGGGTACAGTGACCCTGACTTCGTGGCCAGAACCCCAATCAATGTAACCGACATCCCACATGTCAACAACATCCTTCTGGGACTCGACACGGTGGTAGACAAGCGTAAAGTCTACGACCAGCCGACCCAAGGTATCATTCGAGGGTTTGTTGGCAAAGCAGCCAAGATGCCGCAGTATTCGTTACATATTAACCATGGGAGTAAGGTAGTTAGGTACTCCTTGATGCCGCAAAATCCGGAGCGGCCTGGACCTCGTGGGCAGGAAGCGAAAGCCGGAGCGATGTTCGGCTGGGTTACTATGCCGGGTGAAGGAGACAAGAGTGTCTACGTAGCCAAGATATCCTGCCCCTCTGGTGTAGTAAATCGTGCAAACATGGTCTTTGAAAAACTGGTGTAGCCATGGCACCATACAGGGGTATGATTGAAGCCATTACCTCCAGTGAGTTTCGTATACAGCTCATTGGGGGTAACCCTGTAACATTCCCATATGATAACAAGTATGCGCATATGCGTAAATATGAAATCATCTGGGTATATATCTATCACGGCGTAGTAACCGAGCTCCATACGTTAGAGTGTGTAGAACGTAAGAGCAAGGTGCGCCATAGACCACCACCAATGTCGCTGGAGATGTTGGAAGTGGAAGCAGGGGACTGTTTCGAAGAGGGTATTGTTTGGTAGTGTTTTTTCCCGCTTCGCGGATAGTGTAGTGGTAGTTAGTAGTGTGGAGGTGCATTTAGCACCAAACAATTAATAATCTTTTTATTATGAGGTATTACAATGATCGGACGCAAAACAACTGACGTATTTGGCACAATCGTACCCGCAACCCTTGGTTGGAACGCTGGTCAGCCAGTGAAACACGCATTGATTGGCGGTGTTCTTACTCCGCCGTGTATGAAAAATGGAGTGCGGCAGAAAGAGCGCGTGACCTTTGATGTACTGATCAACGACAATAGCGAGGCAGGTTATTCCATCACTCGTTGTGTAGCATGGAGTAGTGCTGAAGCTGAGTCTGGAAAAGGCTTCGCGGCGAAACTGGCGCGGATGCTCGTACCTGGACGTTATATCTGTCTCTTCGGAGCTACCATTAGCTCAAACAAGGTGGCAGTCCTGAATAACGACGCTACCCCGGTGCTTCATAACGGCACGCAATATTTCCGTACATTTGATTCAGTGGTAGTACAGCCAGGTGGGAATATTATCATAAACCGTGATTCTCTGGAAACGCAGGCAGCTATGGCGAGGCACTATAACAAGGCCAAAACCTTCGCCGGTAATTCCTGGGACTTCTTCCATCGTCCGCTGTCCGTCTACTGCGACCAGAATGGAGAAGTCCATTTCATGTCCGACGCTACGAAAGCCGAGCTGGAAGCCACCAACAAATGTCGTAATAGCATTCCGTTGTTCACGGGTATGCAGACTTATGGGTTCTGTACAGTACGCCTGCCTGAGGGTGCCCTGCCGGTATATCCGCGGAGCAATGAGTACGACGCATGGCTGGCACGGTATAAAGCTGCTGGTATTCTCGATGCTAACGGTCTTCCGATGCTGACACCTGGACAGCAGAACGTTGCTACTCCGGCTGCTGGTCTTCAGATGCCAACCATGGGTGGGACTACCACCATGCCGCAGATGCCAGGTATGCCTGGTACGACCACCACACCGGCAAGTACGGCCAATGCAACGGCCTCAGCACTGGGAATCGATGCGAACATGCTGAAACTGCTTCAGGCTGCGCTGGCTGGTCAAGGGCATAGTACTGAGGCTAGTGCCGGCGGTGAAATGCCGACTGTTATGATTTAATAGTACATAAGTGTAGTACCGCAGTAAAACAGCTTTGATACGGCTGAGGGGGAGAGGCAATCGTGCCTCTCCCCCGTTTTTTTTCATACACATAAGGAGCTAACTTAATGCTGCTACTAATAGGTAGTAAAATCCCGAATTTTTTTAACATAGGACATATACTATACAAGAAGTACTTTTACTGCGCTGGGGCGCTAATGGTAGTGTATGGAACGAGTAACACATTTCATACACCGAAGTTAGTTTTACAGCCGGGGAAAGAAAGACGACTATAGGACCGACTCTTCGTTCATACCTGCAGTTTTTTTCAATTCATTTTTACTGCGTGGCTTTCTTGCTAGCAGTTCATCTTTATATGCCATAGAATGTTCTACTATATTAGAAATACTTACTGTACCAAGTAGCTGATGTACAATAATGTCTACCACTCTACCAACTCCAACTTTGTTGCCCGTTTCTTTTTCTATAAACTTACTTAACATATATAAATTAGCTAAGGTAGTGTCAAGTAACCTAAGTGTAATATCTTTTTTATCTAACATAATTCTTCTCCTGTCGTTAAGTTAATACATTAACTTATAGAGATAAGTTAATACATTAATTTATCTTTTATACTACACTACATTAATTTATCTTTTATACTACACTACATTAATTTATCTTTTATACTATACTACATTAATTTATAGTATACTATATCATACCCTAACTGTCAAGAGGTAATCAAATGAAAAAAGAGAAAAAAGCGTCTGTCAAACTGAATGTATACCCTATTATAGGTGGTATTCTCATTATATTGTCCTGGTTAATGGTCTGGTACCTAGCCATAGCCACTGGATTCATGGACTGGTCTATGAATGAGTACAACAAAATAGTCTCAACGCCCCCACAAGTGTCTGATTCTAAAACAAAATAGAATAACTCACGTATTTACCCGTTTCTTTTTCAACAAAATAGTAAAACAGACCTAAAAGGTCCCATATAAAGGAGCAATATAGTCTATTATGCTAGTATATTGTTTTATACTCTATAGGGGTATAAATGGCACTAAAAATATAAGTAGTTAATATGCTTATCTATTTTATTTTGGGCGGCCTATAAAAGCCTAAAAGGGTATCGTTTTTACCCCTATAAACTATAAAATATTCGGCAAACAGCCCTACAACCCAATAAAACATATGAGGAGGTAAATGACCCCTGTAATATATAAAATACTATACAATAGTATACTACTATCTACCATGGTAAGCATTATCACAGGTATATGGTGTGTATACGATATGGATTCATTAACCAGGATTCTATATAAAGAGGTATCTAAACTATTCTTCGGCATAACCATAATTTCTGGCACGGCCCTAGGATTGATAAAGCTTTTAACTTCCACATAAGGAGATATAAACAATGAAGAAACATTTAAGAGATATCAATCAATTAAGAGCTTTAAACGGTGAAGAGTTACTAACCTGTATACCTGTACCAGAGCCTACCATGAAAGTAATAGCTAGTTTTGGGGAGTTAGTAAGAAGGGCTGCTGTTCTTGGTAAAGCAGAACAATCAGGGGATAAAGAAGCAATTGATAAAGCAAGAATAGCTCATAATGAATATAAAGTGATATGCTTAAACGCAGATGAACTGACCACAGGGCTAACCTACGGTGAGTTGACACCGTCTGTAAAGCCACGTGAATAAAGGGTTTGCTTTATGGCTAGTCTACTACAAGGCTATGTAGTACTATGTTATAGTATACTACTCTATCGATATTTTTTAATCGATTTCATCTATCGATAATTTTTTCGATATGTTGTGAGTGAGTGTTATCGACACCCTGAGAGCGTAATAACATAGTATAATATAGTGTAGTGTAAAGATAAAATAGAGTACCTATAATATAGAGTAGTGGAAAGGGGTGTAGTATGTAGCAGAGTAGTATAAAGATAATATAGTGTAGTATGAAGGTAACTATAAAGATAAAATAGAGTAGTGGTATGGTAAACTTGTGGTATGGTAAACTTGCAATGTAGCAGAGTAGTATGAAGATAAAAAGATAAACTTGTGGTGCTGTAGCATAGTTTAAAGGAGGTTGCTATGTGGAAAGACTTTTTGAATGGTAATTGGAAGACTAGAGTTTATATACTCCTTCTTATATTTACTATAGGAGTTATTTTCTCTATATTGCTTTTAATGGTGTTTTGTACTTTTTGTAATACTTTAAAGTGCCTGTAATAATGCATGTTCTCGGCTGGCTCTTTTCTTAGCCCGCGGGCGTAAATTGTAGTATAACATAGTATAAGGAGAATAGTATGAATAATAAGAAAATACACTATGAAAAATCAACGTGTTGTTCAGACACCAGAGAGCGAAAGCTACTCTATCATTATAATCCATTTCATGTAACGTGTGAGAAGTGCAAAGACCTTTTGAGGCCATATCTCTCACTGGCTGAAGGTGATACTGTTACTAACATTTATAAAAAGACTTCACTATTTGGCAAACGTGGTATTGTAAGTATACAAAAAGAAAATTTCTGTGTGGCTGTAACTTATGATACCGGATTTACCTATGTATACAACCCAATAGAAGTACATAGACACCTTAAACAAAGTAAAAAACCCCCTGTACACTACTGTATTCCTATCGCCAAGATGCCCCTTTTTGGACGGTCGGGAGAAAATGTTGTTCTTTGTGATAAAGATAGTACTATGTTTCTAGACCGTTCGCTGGAACATACAGAAGATGTAAACAAAGTAACGTGTACACACTGTATAAAAGTAATCAATACAGCTGAATTTAAAACCCTTATGGAGGAAAACACTGTGTCAGAAAACACAGTTGCTACACCTAATTACAGTGAACTTATGCTGTGTAAAGTAGACTATACAGGCAGGTATAGCTTGGTACTTAACACCTTTGATGCTACCGCCATAGATGCAATGGTAGAATTTATGAAGACCGCTTGTCAATTAAATGCAATAGATATTGAAGAAATTTTTTCAGGAAAAATAACAAATGGTTTTAAGCTGGTTATACTTAAACCTGTTACTATTAAAACAGTATGTACATATACTGTTGAGGAACTTTAATATGGTAATGCACTTTTTCAAATATACACTTCTTCCGGCCGCGATACAAATTGCAGTTATGCTTACTGATATACTGATATTAGTTGCTATTACTGCTTTTACGTTACGTTGGGGTTTATCGGGTTTTATTATAGCTGTTTTACTTGCAATGCCTGGTGTACAAGCCACTGGCGGGTTTTTCTATTCTTGGAAACCCAGTGTAATTAAATCCTTTTTTGAGAATTGGCGCATAGATATGCGTTAGATGGTACGCTTACAGATGCTGAGTTTAGGGTGTTTGTATTGTGCTGGGAATAGAACAACCATGGAAACATTTAATATTGAGGAAGAAAAATGAAACCGCCCAAACGAGCAAAAGTCAATAAGGTCAAGCGTCAGGAGGAACTTCAGGCACTTAAAACAGAGTTTGAGGAATTCAAAGCAATGACAAAAGCATTGCTGCATCTTGCTGACTTGGCATCTCAACCCCCTCATAATATAATTCAACCATCCCTTAACATTGTCAAGACACATAGAGTTCTTATCAATAAATACAGCCTCTTATAAGCCTTTTGGCCGGCGAAAAACAAGGAGAATTACTATGGCAAAGTTACTTACAGATTTATCTGACTGTACAGAAAGCTTAATAGCTGAAGACCGCGTGGTTGTAATGCTGGTGCCATCAAACCCACCAGCTTTAGGAAACTCTGACGTTACTATGTGCAGAGCAAGAAGTATGAAAGCAGTTGAATTGGCCCTTATTGCGCCGCCTTCGGCCTGGACCAAGTTGGTCATTATACTCGACAGACCTTACGAGAATTACACCTCCAGGCAACTGAAAGAGGAGATAGCAAAAGGCCCTCAAAATGACACACCTGTACTATCTCCGAAAGAATTGATTTTCTTATCAGCTGACCAGAGTTAATTCAGATTAATTCCCCGTTTATTTACAGAAATCAACAAAAAACTACTATTAATTAAACTACTGTAATAATTGGCTTATATATTAGGTTATATTTAGTCAATGATTACACAGTGTTACATTCCATTGTTACGCTGTTACACTCCGTTACAATTGTATGTAATATAGTATAATAATAGTAGTAATATCAATGTACTATCAATGTAATGGAGAAGTGACATGAAGGCAAAGAATAGGGGTAGGCCTTTTGGTCATAAGTTGTCAGAAGAATCGAAACGTAAGATTAGTGTGTCTAAAAAAGGGTATAAGCACACAGTTGAAACCAAAAATAAAATAACTAAATCAGTTACTAGATATTATAGTAATGGTTATGCCGTGGAGGGCACTACAATGGGAGTCAATATTAGTCCGAATAAGATTCGAGCATACAACCTTGGTGACAATGAATTCAACATCAAGATTGTTGAGGCTGATAATCGCTATGTGTACCTTACAGCAGATTTCACCTATGAATCTTTATTAGAAGAAACAGGCATGAAGATAATAGCTGTTAAAATGAGCACCATAAACCTTGAGCGTACACCAATCAAAACGGCCGATGATGTCGGATTTGGTACTGTCTCACAAATCAAAAAGGTCAGGCTCTCCTGCCGCTTTACAAAAATAAAGAAGCCGGCTGATTTTAACAGGATATTCCTAATTATGGAATCTAACTTTCCGAATATACTTTTTAAGATAAATACACTGGTCACCAGAAAAAACGGCCATGAGTATGTCTGGAAAAGAAAACATGTCCCTGGTATGGACGGTATGCTTGTTACAAAACTAATACTTACAGAGGTTGATAACAACCAGCCTTATGAACTGTCATCCGAAATGAAAAGACATATTTTAACTCTTGTTGAAGACTTTGTTGTTCCAAGATTCTGCAATATAGAGGTAACAGGGTCCCAAGAGGGGATTCAATGCACTGGTTATGAGAAATTGTAATACACACAAACTTTAAAGGAGCACCACTAAAATGGCCCGTAATTATTGTAAAACTTGTGACTACTGCCAAGTGGTCAATGAAGAAAAAAGCCTTGGTAAATGCCGAATCAACCCACCAACTGTGATTGTTTATGACATTGACATGGCGACGGTGTTTCCAAAAGTAGACATCCACAAAGACTGGTGTGGTAGTCATACCGAAAGCACAGGCGTCTGAGCAACTTGCCGACTATTTTACCAGCTATCAGAGGATTTTTTAATTATGGAAACTTTTCCTTATATAGTAACCGTGACTGTTGGAGGAGTAACTTTAACTTTGCCTTTTAACACAAGGGAAGCTGCTTATGATGTATTTTCCACAATGCTGGATAACATGCGTGCTACTAACCATATAGCAGCTGTATATAGAGACTCCCAGGAAGTACTCTTATTGCTGCCGGCCGCTGTTTTACGTAAAGCCGTGATTCAGTTGCTGCCCGCTCCTACTGCTAACTTCTACACTGGTAAACCCTAAATAAGCAGTTAAGTATTAAAATGTAGTTAAATTGAAAAATGTAAATTGAGGAGCATAGAATTAAAATGGTATCAACAACTTCATGGAAAGAGGAGTACAAGGATTTTGTAATACAGCATTTGCTGGCTGGAAATAATCTCAAGGAGGTGGAGGTTGCTTTACATGCAAATTTTCCTTCCAGTACAGATTTGACCGTTGATACACTGGCAAAAAGAGTAAATAGCATACGAAAAACAAACGAAGCCTTACAAAATGTGTTTGTGGGGGTGAGGTACAATGTTTCTCTGGCTGATTTTATAGGGTTGTACAACGACCCTACGCTCTCTACAAAGGATATTCGTGACACATTTGGTATGAACTACTGCACTCTATCCAAGGCACTTGCATATGCAGAAGCCAGTGGTATACCAGTTATTCGAAGAAAAGTGGCAACAATAATGGTAAAGAAAAGCAAAAGCAAAGTTACCAATAAACGTGGGGCTACTCTTAACTATACTGCTAGACCAGTAAAGAGGGCGGAAGAACAAAAAGCAGTAGAAGCTATTGTTGAACATGGGGGCTTCTTTGGTCTTACTAACAGCAATGTTATTGAGCACTGGGAAATGTTTAATCATCTCCTCCGCCCGAAATCGCCATTTTTCATCGCAGAAAGGGACCCGGAAGTATACTCAGTAATAAAAGCACAAGTTGAGGCGCTCCAACAGGATGAAACACAGCCGAAGGCAAAGAATATCGTTGCTGTCCAGGGAGATCTGTTTAGTGAACTACGTCGTAAGTACGCCAACAGCACAAAAAGCCTTTTTCGCTACGGGCACCTGGATTTTTGCAACACCGCACTCACACTGGTAAGGGATGGGAACCTTATAAACGATCTGACGTGGCTCGCCAACAGTACCATTTTAAAAGACGTCTTTTATATGGATATTACATTCGTCCACAGAATGGACCACTCCTCCCCTCCGATGTATGATACTGTCTTAAACCACTTCATACCCAGCATCTTTTCCGCTTGTGGTTGGATGGTGTCCACTTTTGAAGATAAGAACCAAATAGAACAGGAAGCAGAGACACACGGGTTTTACAAAACATACCATGAGAATTTCAGATCTGCTAAAATGGTTCGTGGCTTCTTCAAATTTGAACGTAATTATTAAAAGGAACCGTTATGTTATTTAATAAAGAGACACGCTATTGGCAAAAAGAATACAGAGAAGGACGTCTAGATAATGTGGGCATGCTAGGAGAAACCAGGGCTTTACTTGATGGCTCGGCAGAAAAAGGATTCTGGGTCATAGTGAAAGTCATGTGCATTGTAGCGTGCCTCCTTCTCGCACTCTGTATTTGGCACTAATCATTAAAGGAGAGCTTCAATGCTTGATAATGATATGAGTTTAAGGGACATCTCCATAGAGTATGACAAAATATACTCTGAGATGCAGGAGTTGTTAAACGAATACCAACCCTGTAGAGGGTATCATGGCGAGCCTTGTATTAGAGTAGGCTTTTGTTGTCAAGGTTGCAAGCACCTAAGCGAAACAGGTTGCACTGTTAAGTCTATGTGGTGTAAGTTTTGGCTTTGCGCTTCCGCGACGGCTGGATTGTCAACAAAGTTTCTGACTGGGAGAGCCGCGTTACAAAAACGGTTCTACAAATTACCCTTTTCCACATGGCTTGAGGGGAGATACTCAAAAGCTCAATACATAAGGGCTCTTGTGCGTTTACGGCACCGACGTAAACGAGTAGCAGCAAGAAAATTAAGGATGAGTGAAACAAATGCCACCTGTACACATTGTTCAAGGTAAAGTTATATGGGTGCATGGGGTAGTTACTGGGACTATCCCTATATACATGCGCAACTATAAATTCTCCCCAGAGAAAGTATGTAGTATACTTAACATAAAACTACCCACTCTTCGTAATTGGGTAGCTGGTGGGTTTGTTGGAAAGCCTAAGCAGCTCACCAAAGCCTGTAGTTTTGATTTCTGGGAAGTACTCAATATAAAAGTTTTCAAGGAGTTACGGGCTTTTGGACTCCGACGAGAGTTGGTGGGGAGGGTGGTAATGGGTGAGCGCTTGACCCATGGTGCCGATGTAGTTATAAATTGGCAGGAACAAGTACACTCCTTAAGAAAAATGTTGCAAGGTAACTTATCCTGATTTAACATCAGGTAAAATAAAACGAGACGCCTCCGGCCGGCGTCAGTTAATAGGCCGGTATATTTTTCATTGAAGCGGTAGGCCAACTGCTGATGGACCTCCTTATCCCCTGTTGTCGAAGTCAAAAAGAGCTGTATGCATATCTTTTTGATAAAGTGCTAAAACAATCTTAACAAAACAAATGACTGATGGATTACTATAAACAGGTACGAATGGCTCGGTGTAATTTAAAGTTATATTGTGCAAGCCGGCCTATTCAGGGGTAGGTTGGTGTTAAGATACCTTTTTCTATAAACATACACACTGGAGGTGTGGTAGTGAAGATAAGATTTCGTGGGCAAAAGATAACCGTCCGATTGATGACCGACGAGGAGATCATAAGAGCCAGATGCCTTTTTAGAGAAAGATCTTGTTTTGATAGCGATTCTAGTAGTATATGGCGTGAATCTAATGCACAAGGTGATCGTGTTGGAGAACATCCACATAGAGAATATGTGGAGATAATCTCCTCATGGTTTAAATTATAAAATTATATATGTGGAGAAAATAATCATGAGTTCCGCAGTAAGAAGTTCGGAAGACGACCCTACTTCGTTTAGCCCGCTGCATACATTTGAAGAGTATGCTGGAAGCACGAAAGATGGCCGATGTAGGGATTACCTTTCCGTGGTAAGAGCAGTAACCTGCTTACACGGAAGTATGGAAGAATTTTCTAAAGAATCTGAGCAAAAAGCTCAGGAACATGGTAATAATTCGGAGGATTATTAACATGTTATTTACAGTGTTAAAAGTCGGTTTTATTTTCATGGCTGGTTTTGGCGCCGGGATCGCTATTGGTGTGATTAGCACCACAGAAACGTATTATACTTTAACAAGTAGGCTTTTCGAAAAAGACTGTACTACAAGCACCGTTTATCATGCTGCCCGTGAACATGAGTTTATAACCTCATTGGTGCTCATACTTCTATCTTTAATTGGTTTAATCCTTACAACCTACTTAAAGTAGAAATAAATCCAAAAGCTACGAGGCAAGGCATGTCGGATAAAATAAAAAAGTACACATTCTATTTCTTGGATGGAGTCCAGTCTGTTGGTGTTGGTACTTCTGTATCAAAAGCATTTGCTAACGCTGGTTACGGCGGCGGGGCAATAAACGTAGTAGATTTCTGGGAGGAGGGTGATCATATAGCGCACATCTGGAATAAGTCAAAAAAATGTTGGGAAACCAATTCCGAAGTAAGCATGTAGTAAATAAACTATAATTAATTAATTGTGGAGGATTCAAATGATCAAAATGAACGATGTGGAAAAAGATTTGCGTAAGGCACTTACCATGTTTAACATTTTATTGCCTTTTACACTCTCAGATCTCAAGAAAACATACAGAGAGCTTTGTCTGCAAAACCACCCTGATCGCTTTATCGCTGGCCCCGGCCGTGAGGCAGCTAATGATTATATGGCTGAAATTAACACCGGATTCCTGCTGCTCGGTAAGTGCGCGGCGGACGACAGGTCTGAGGATGAGATGTTGCTGCTTGATAAGGAAACCCTCATTGCCCGGCTGTCCAAAGATCCCTTTGCTGTATATGATACCTGTAGCTCGTGTGGCGGTAAGAAAGTTGTTACGCATACTTACGTAAGCGGTCATGATGACTGCTCTGCTTGTGGTGCTCATGGTTACACAGAAAAGTTGTGCAAAGACTGTTACGGTACCGGCATTTTCTTGGCCGGGGTAAAAGAGCTGTCCTGTTCCATCTGCAATGGCTCCGGTTCTTTTACCACAAGGAGTGGAAAAGTTGTTCCCTGCTTGAAATGTGACGGAACTGGTGTGTTCCATGTGAAACTCAAAAATCAGTACAAATGTCGCACTTGTGCTGGTGTTGGCACAATTGTGACATCTTGTCCCACGTGTAACGCCATAGGCGTAGTTGCAGTCACTGGGGAAAAGAAGACTGTCTGCGCAGCCTGCCTGGGCGTTGGCGAAGTAAAGAAGGATTTATGGAATCCCGTTATCAAACCTGGCGCCATCCTGGCCATGAATATCTGCCACAAAAACCGCACGAAACATCATCGTAACACCTCCGTTGCTGCCGGCTAATCCACCAAAGTAACTTGAATGAGGGTTCCGTAAGGAGCCCTTATTCTAGGTAATATAAATGATAATCACACCCGCTATTAATAAGCTACCGTTCGACCGTAAACTCCCGTTTAAGGCCATTAAGCAAGCTCGAAGTAAGAAGATGCTTGAACTTGTAAGTTGTACCAACTGCAAGCACAGAAGATCCCGTCTCAATTTATCCCCAAAGTATAACACATGTCTCATCTGCAATAACTTTGATAGGTGGGAATTCAGAATCATAGCCTGAGGTAAATACTATGAGAAAAGTAGAAATACGCATATTAGAGGGGCATCCTGACGAAATGTATTTTAACATTGAGTTGCTAACGGATGATGCTTCTGCCAAGGAAGGGCCAAGTACCATGAGAATGATAGTAACTAAACATATCTCAAGTATGCAGCCTTCTACCGGATTTAAACATCTTCCACATTTCAGTGAGAGAGAAATGCAGCATATTACAAGCCACACACGCTTCTGCTTTGACTTATTTTCTGCTGAAAAAGAACTGGCTGTACTATGGCTAAATAACCTTGACTAAACTGAAAGGATTTCTGGATTATGAAGAGCGTAATTTTAGAATGGAACCCAAAAATTGGAGATCAGTCACTTGAAGTGATAGTATCCTTTGTGGGTAAGCATATACCTTTGGCAACTATTGTTGCTACAAAGCAAACAATGTCCTGGAAACCGTTTCCAGGATTTTATGCACTTCCAGAAACAACTGAACAAGAGAGAGACCTCGTAGAAACGCATGTGCGCACTTACTATGACGCTTTCTTTCGGTTGGTTAAAGAGACTACAATCTGGTACGATGAAACCTCTACCGTGGAGGCTAGAATACAAAAATCAATATAAAGGAGTTACTATGGCAAAAAAGAAACGCCCAAGCGAGGAATTTGGAATAAGAATTCCAGTACCCCCACCTAATCAAGCGCATAAAAACAAAAGTAAATATGTGCGCAAGCCCAAACGTCCAAAGGAGGACGCAGATGAATAAAAAGAGTAAGTATAGTTCGGTTGAAAATACGTTTGTTTACGCGTTACTTTGCTTGAAGCAGAAAGCCTTGTCTGCCTTTAAAGACAACGTGCCTTCGTGGATTTCTGCCCAAATTAAGAAAAAAGAGCTTTGCTCAGACAACTGGTCCCTTTCGGAAGAGAATCTTAATCACGGGGCAGAGCTGGTGTTGACACTCAGTTTGGTATCGGAGGCCGGCGTTAAGAACAAAGTAGTAAAGCTTTACTACTGTTATAGCTGTGTGAAAGATTCAAATAAAATCGTCGAAGTTAGGCAATCCAATATAATCATCAACATCAATTAACAGGATCTACTACGATGACAAAAGTACTTTTTGGTTTAGAACCACAAGAGCAGCGTACATATCTGGCGGTTGAGGCAGGAGAAGCAGTTTTACTTTATGGCCCCGCCGGAAGTGGAAAAACAATTCTTGCCCAGCAACTTGCTGACAAGTACGCTGAATCAGTAAAGAAGCGTACAGGTCAAGACATCCCGGTTATCTATTTACAGCTTTACCCGGAGATGACAAAAGGGACACTCATCGGAGGTGAGACCCTGAGAAACGGCTCTATCGTAGTTGAGCCGCAAGTAATAACCAGGCTTGGTGCACAAGGAGCCGTTTTTATAATTGATGAGTGTACCCATACCACGGAGCCAGTTCTCTTGGCATTCAATTCACTCATAGAAGAACCAAACCTTACTGTAATTGGAGACAAGGTCTTCAACATGCATAAGGACACCCGCTTTATTTTCTCCGGCAACTGGCCAGATCATACAGGTAATATATCCTTACCTACATCATTTGCAAATCGTGTTTACATCGAAGAAATCAACTACCCTGATGAGGAAAGTTACGTTAAGCTGGCTGTGCATTACACCAATGTGCATGCCGACATTGCTAAGTTCGTTGCTCTGTTGATAAACAAGGTACGCGACGACACCCTTCCCCTTTCCCCAAGAAACATGCTGGCTTGTACCAGAGCTGCAAAGCGTCTCCACAAATCAGGCTTTAAAGCGCTGCCTTCGAGTGTACGAACAACTAGCGACACAAGGAAATTCTTTCTCGTATTAAAAGAATTGGACATTGATCCAGAGATGTTTAAAGCAGTGGTTTTATCCACGCTGTCGGTCTATGTTAAAACACATTCGGCAACACCGGATAAAATAAAAGCACTTTTATGGTGAGATGATGATAAAACCAACTTTCGATCCTAGGCTTACTGCCTTGGCTGAATGCCCTGTGTTAGATGTAACAGAGGAACTGAATGAGTCGAATAAAAGAAGAAAACCTGAGGATACACATAAGCATTCAGGAAATATAGTATTTAACCCTCATCCAGTTATTCAAGCAACATCTGATCTTGTCTTAACCCATGAGTTATGTCATCGTTTTGCTGGAAAACAAGACTACGACGTATTTCTTACGGCCATAATAGTGCGTAAAAGAGACACGCTATTCAAATGGGTGCTCAATGCACTATATGACTGGTATCATGAGAATAAACACAGAGAAGTTTCTGTGCTAATAAGTACCAATCTCATGCTATTACGACAAGATCATCAAATAACCAATAAAGAAAAAGATCCAGCATTAGATGTTTTGCTGCATCTTCTCAATAATGAGATAGACATTGAAGAAGGGGAGAAACTTCTTGAACACAAGGTCAGAGACGTTATTGACCTTGTTGTTATAGCAGACAAACTTTCTGCTGAAATTAAAACTCCACCTGTACACGCCTGCTGTATGCTAGCAGGCTCCAGGCCTGGTAATTGCATTACTGGTGATAATGACACAGGTGCTGGTGGTAGCAAAAAAGATAGGCCTGTGCTGTCTAATTACTATTTCACTGCTGTTAGTAAGTATTACAGCATAATAACCACATTAGCAAAAATGTGGTCGCGCAATAAGTATGGTTGGCAAAAAAGCTATTACGGTGAGATAAACTGGTGTAACTTGCCCCTGTTACTGCTAGGAAACGAAATAGGCCTGCCTGTTTTTAGGCTTATGTCCAAAATAAACATAGATCGTAGAGTCTTCCTAGTGGTGGATAGGAGTGGCTCAACAAATGATATTAAGGACATGTTAATGGATACAACAGTCATTATCACAGAGTCTTTACGCATGCTTGGTGTGCCTATATCTGTAATGGATGTGGGTGTAACAGACTCAGTTGTTAATAAAATAAATGAGCCTGTTATACTACGATGGTTTACACCAAAAAGTTGTGGCGGTACACCGTTAGGCGAGGTAATAAAGTTAATAGAAGGAGATGACACACAATCTCTATTAATTATCATAACAGACGGTTGTCCGGGTAGCTGGACTACGTTAAAAGAGGGTTTATACAAGTTTAAAGGGGATTATGTTTCTTTTGTTATTGGGTCTTCTTACAAAGACTACCAAAGACAGATAAAGAATGTAATCCCTGTTGAACCCAACACCATAATAAGGAGTTTGATAGGCTATCATGACAGAAATTTCTCAAATAGTTAAAAAAATAGTAAAAGCTGTAACTAAAAAGAAGCCTCCGGCTAAAAAGCCGGCACTTAAAGAAGATGATCTTAATGTAATTTCAAGCCAACTCCTTGGAATAAAGGGGTTATGGTCAACGGCTACTTTAGAAAAGGCCCGTGTTCTGTACCTTGAAGGAAAACACCCTGATTTGGCGGTTATTTTACCACATCTAAGAGATAACCCTGATGAGTTTATTCAGCGCCTTATGTTAAGCAGAGCTTTACTTATTGGTGAGGCATACGATAAAGCTGTACCTTTGACATTTGGCGCCGATCCAGAGTTTATTCTGGAAAATGAGGCAGGAGAAATTGTATTATTCTCAGCAAATATGTGTCAAGGTAATACTATAGTTATGTCAGAGGCAGCAATTGGCGCAGATTATGGCCTTATGGAATTTAGGCCCGAATATGCTCGTACAATTCCTACTTTTATAAAGAATCTTGATGCGTTACAGAATAATTTTGTTGCAAACTTTACTAAACTACGTATTAAACGTAGTGAAGCTGAGGTGTTTGATCATAAAAAAATGCGCATATTGGAACAGCTTGAAGATGCCCTTATAGATCACGGCGTGCAAATAGCCAAAGGGTTCTTTGTAGAACAGAACATCAATCTTGATGATGAAAGTTCCTATGCCAAAATGTCTATCTCTGCTTACGATGAACCGTTGTTTGGTTCTAACAGGAAGGACATCCTGTCTGCCGGCGGGCATATTCATATTGGCGGGACTTTTATCAAGATGTTGTCACTTCCACAAATGAAAGAGTTCGTTCGTAGAATTGACACACTCGTGAAACCAATGTGTGCCGCTGTCGAAACACCTGCCGCAGCATTAAGGCAGGAGGTTTATGGGTTTCCTGGAGAGTTCCGAATTAAACCCTATGGCCTGGAATACAGATCACCAAGTAATGCCATTTTCTGGCCGGAAAACAGAAAAGTGCTAAGTGAGATTTTAACCGTAATTAAAGGAGAAGCTGAAAGTTTCTTTATTAAATAAGAGGTGAAGTATGAAACATGTATTAGTAGTACACAACAATTGTACAGATGACCACTGCCCAATCTGTGATGGTGGTCTATGCGTGTGTTCAGTGTGTGGTGGCGCGGATTCCTCCCTTACGACAGAGTGTTCTGGTAAAATAATTCCGGCATGGTTAGAAACTGCCGTTAGTAATTCATATGTGGACTTTATTGGTGGCAGGTGGCTTATTACAGAGCGTGGTAAGCAGGCTGCTAACAACTGCGCTGCTGGAGCATATAATCTGAACACGTTGGTAGCAATTCAAAGAATATAAGGAGGATACCATTTGCCGACATACACTGTCAATAACATTGAATATAGGCTAATGTCTATTAATGATGTGGGTTCCAAATCTGTATGGGAATGGGGAACAAAAGCAAAAGCGCTTGATTTGCAAAAAGTTGCCCAAGCTATGTTCCCTAGAGCCACATACAGCATTCAAAGTAGACCCAAAAAAGATTTAGCGGATAAAAGAGCGAGGTCTAAGCAAAGGTGAGTCCATGAATAACTTTGTTGCGGTATTATTTGATATGGTTAAATGCTTTGAGTGTGGGGTGTACTTTTTCCCAGGGGATTTAAACCCCCATAAGTGTAAAAACAAAGAGCCACAGGTCGTCGAGGATTTGTCTGTAATATTAGCGCCATTAACAACTATTTTAAATAAACAACATAAAGGAACAAAATAATGCTTTTTAAAGACTATGTAAATACCAAAGAGTACGAAGAGGTGGCCGCCAGAGTAAAGCAAGCGGCTATTGAACTGGACAACGCTACCAAACATATTGTTGAGACCTGTTCAGATATAGATGAAGAGGATATTTTTGTCAGTCAAGAGGGTAACATCGAGTTGATACAATGGTAGTGGAGGACCGTTATGAAAATAGGCAGCGCTATGCTTATAGCAGCACAAGTACATCAAAACCAACTTGACCTGGCTGGTAAAGCCTACATCTTTCATCCTATAAGGGTCAGTCAAAACGTAGTCATAGTGGATGATAGCCAGCGTGCGCTAGCCCTACTTCATGATACCTTGGAAGATTATGATAGAACAAAATTACCCAACCTACCAAGTATTATTGAAAAAGGACTAACGGCCATTGAATTATCAGCCTTGCATGCACTAACTCATGGTGATAAAGTATCTTGGGATACATACATTAGCAATATTGCCGAGAATCTTTTGGCCTCACGCGTAAAAATTGCTGATTTGGAAGATAACATGAATCTTCTTCGACTAAGACATTTGTCCAGCAAGGCTCTTGATAGGGCAAAGAAATACCATGAGTCGTGGGTATTTTTGAATAAGACAATAAAGAGGGTGTAGTGTTTTTCCCGCTTCGCGGAGAGGTTAGTTGTAGTTGGTAGTATTAATCTATTATAGGAGTTACTATGAAAGTCATAGAACTGAAACACATTGCAGAAGTGACATGTCCTACTTGCGGCGCGGCATGTATAACCAGTAAGCAGTCACTGCAACATTCCAGCGGCGAATGGAATGAGTATAGAACGTTTAACTGTGGTCTTACACTGAATTATTCCCCTAATTTCAGGAGGGTTGTTGTAAACAGCCCTTGCACAAGGTCAGAGGAGGCTAAACACATACGTAATAAAAGGGTGACGGCTATAGCTAGACTTGCTAAATACATCAAACTGCTGGATGTGGATGAGCAGTTTAAATCAAAAGTATATAAAACTATTACACAAGCGGAGTACACCCATGATAAGAAACTTTGATAATAATCATGCGTTTCTGTCTAATTTTTATCCTTCTCCAATAAACCATGAGGGTGTTGTATATCCAACTGTTGAACATTTCTATCAAGCAATGAAAAGTGCTTCTGTCGTTGTAAGAAAAACAGTGGCTAATCTGCCTACCCCAGCTGCAACTAAGAAGTACGGCCGTAAAATAGCTCTAAGAGCAGATTGGGAGGAGAAGAAGGTTGAGATAATGACAGCTGCTTTACGTGCCAAGTTTAAATACCCCGAGTTGAAGGCTAAGCTATTGGCTACCGATGTCTCCCTGCTGGAAGAAGGTAACTACTGGCATGATAACTTTTGGGGAAATTGCTCCTGCCCAAAATGCTGGAATACAGTAGGCTATAATGTGTTGGGTAAGTTGTTAATGATGATTAGGGCTGAAATTCAACATGATGAGGCACGCAAATGAAGATAGGTATAACTGAAAGAGGTGATGCTGCTTTGAATTTTGCTGAGTGGCATCGCAAACTCGGTACAGTGGATGGTGTTATATTAATTACAAAAAATCCAATTAAACTGTTCGAGTACCGTGAGTACATTCCACCCAAGTCCATTATACACACAACAATCACTGGCCATGGCGGTACTGCCCTTGAACCAAACGTGCCTGTGGTCGAAGAGGCTATTGAAGCCTATAAAAAGTTGGTAGCTATCTTTGGCAGCCAGCGTGTGGTGCTTCGTGTAGACCCAATAATACCCACAGTTAATGCTGTTACTAAAGCATTACATGTTATAGGTCAAAAACAGGGTAGATTTCGCGTGTCTATGCTGGATCTATACCCACATGTAAAGGGCCGCTTATTTGGTAAAATGCCTGATTTGGCGCAGGCATTAACAGAAGAGCGGCTATATGGGCAAAATGCTGTTCATTTACAAGACAGTCTACGACTTCCTGCATTAAAGCACCTGGCAAGAATGGGCGCTGAAATTTGCGGTGAGCCGGGAATTGAATGCACTGGTTGTGTATCAATAAGAGACCTGGAAATTATGGGCATTATGCCAAAGGGTTCCGGCAAAAGTAAGCAGCGGAGCGCCTGCGCATGTGTGGCTGAAAAGACAGAGTTACTTACGAAAAGACACCCTTGTGCTCATGGCTGTCTTTATTGCTACTGGAAAAATTGAGGAGATTTCGATGTATACAATGTGTTTTACCGGACACCGAAAATTACAAGATCAGTACTATAATGGAAATGCTAATGGTACTGGTATCTGGGCAAACGTGTATCGTGCGTTATATGCTCAAATTTTATTCGCTTATGAAAAACGAGCTGTTACAACCTTTATTGCAGGTGGTGCCATTGGTGTTGATACAGTTGCCGCTCAGGCGGTATTGGCCCTTAAAGTCGCATATCCAGAGGTAAAGCTTATTATAGCGCGCCCCTTTCCGTCGCAGGCGTGTAAGTGGTCGCGGTCTACTCAGGAGTTGGCTGCGGCTATAAATAAACACGCAGAGGTAGTAGACGTTTCACCAGATCCGTATTCACCACAAAAAATGCAAATAAGAAATCAATGGATGATTGATCACAGCCAATGTGTGTTGGCAGTACAGCTGTCGGACAAACCTGCCGGAGGTACTGCTAATGCCGTTCAATATGCCAAAATTAAACAAAAGCTTATTGGAATTTTGGACCCATTCACATTAAATGTGTCATGGTCAAAGGGATAACTATGAGAAAAGAAATGTCTGCTGAAGAAGCAAAGAAATTGTTTGACTCTTTAGTTCAACCGAAGAGGGGTTACGAACATAAAAAGATACCCAACCCGGTAGTTGGTAGTATCATAGTAAGACCCGCTATTGGTTATAATGACGGGCGTTTTGAACCAAAGCATGTAATCTTACAGAAGACTACAAAAAAGTCATACATGTTTAAGGCACACAGGTTGTATAGAAACACGGTAGTAAAATCCATGGTATCGCATACACCGCATTACATAGTAGGGTCGCCTACGTTGGTCGGTGAGTTGGTTTGTTTCACTGTAACAGAGGATATTCCTAAAAATTGGACATACTTTGAGGTAGTAGCTGTTGGGAAGAAGGGTAAGGTTTTATTTGTGCGCCCTCGTGTAGGCAATTTACGGATGTTCTACTGTTATCCCCTCCGCCGCCCTAAATTAGGGTCAGTAAGAAAAGTATTTGATAGAAAACTTCTTATGGAGATGTACCATGCCCGCTTCTAACAGGAGTACCATTGACCGACGAGGTGGTGACAGGAGGGGTACCTTTAACAGAAGGGCTGCGCCAGCACTAACTTTAAACACGATGCTGTTATGCGCTGGTGCTAACACAACAGTATCTCTTAATCAGTGTGCTATCTGCGATAAGAAGTGTGAACGCGGTATGCAACTATTGCTATTAATCAATAAAAACTGAGGTAACAACATGGAACCGTGGCTTATATTAGGCCTTTTAGGTATACTTATTAATGAGCTAGCCAACCATATCTCTGGCAAGCCTATAAAAATTGACGGTAAAAAACTTATTCAATATATTGTCATGCTGGCCTTAGGGCCAGCTACAGCAGTATACGCAATATACAAATTCTTTAACGCTTCTCCGATATCAATTAAGGCAGAGGAAGAAGAAAATATCAAGGCAGAGGATGTTCCTCACGTAACTCATTCATTCAGAGCAAAGAAGAAAAATGAAGGATAATACCATGTCTCGTCCAAACAACAAACATGATCGCAGAGAAAAAGATAATAAAAACAACATCAACCCTGATCGACAGGACACGAAACGTGTCCTTCCATATAAACGGCCCAAATCAAACAGGCGCTCCCTCCTGTATGACCCGCTTGTAAGTGAAGAAACGGATGATGTTGATGACGAGGATATCACTGATGGGTAGATATAGTAGAATATTTGGCCTACCCAGGCATGCGGCAGATATATCTGTCCTGCCTTCACTTAGGTTGCCCCCAATAGATCAACCAGCTAGCGCTGAAAAAACAGAAAGTACTGACTTGCTAAGTTTAATAAACCATGCTGAGCAATCCCACGTATTGCACACGCCAGTGGTAAAGCGTGTAATAACACCAACTTTTTTTATACGAGAGTCCCCGCTCCCAACTAGAGGTGACTTAGACTTATTACGCCGTTGTTTGATTCTAAGAACCAAGTTAGTAAAAGAAAAGGAACAAAAGGGGTATAAATGACATACATACAAGAGTTGTGGGGTAACATGGCATTACTGGAGGTTATGGCAACAGTCTTAACCATAGTAGCTGTATGGTTTATATCCAAACCGAGATACATTGGACAAGTAATTATGCTTGCAGCTCAGATTTTCTGGTTGGCACATAGCCTGAATAAGGCTAGCCTAGGATTAATAATTCAGTCTGTAGTACTTCTGCTCTTTTCAATAAGAGCTTTAATAAGTTGGCGAAAAAATAAAATCGCCTAGGTAGAAATATCATGCAAAAATTCATAGTAACAACGGACCCGATAGCATTCGGTAAGGCTGTTAATACAGCGCTTATGACCGAGAAACTTAGGATTTGTCCAGGAACTTCTTATGCTGTAACAATCTATAAAAGTTTGCCAGTATTTTGTTCCGTGGCACTGGAAAACCATGGAGGACAAATACTGATAACAGCAACTGAGGGGGCTTCTTTCATTAATGAGGTAACAAGGTACCTATCTTATGGTTACTGGGTGGTACCAGGAACAATTTATATAACAAACACAGAAGTAAATATGTCAACTAATCCTGATGATAGGGTGGCTATAAGACTATACACTGTGTTTGTAGGTAACTAACTATGCAAATTACTTATGGGCATCCAGCCAGTGGTGGGCCAACAAGGTTTGTAATGTATGATCGTAACGAAGTAATAAAACATCTTATATTGTCATCCAATGAAGCAAAAGAGCATCAAAGACACCTTGTTGGTAGCACTAAATATCAGATAAAGATTTTTGTTGATGGTATTCTTCCGGCGGCCGTCTTTGCAGCAGCATTGCTGCGCACAAATAATGTGCCATTAAAAAGTACCTACTACGATAAAGAAGAAAAAGCACTAGTCATAGGGTATGATGAGGCCCACTATAAAAATGATTTTACTTCTTACATCGAGGAGCTATTCAGGTATGGATCTTTGCTGGATTTAAAGCGTGATATATGGGGAAATAATTTATTCATTAACGGGGATGCTATTGTTTAATAAGGAGAGTCGTTATGCAGATGGTACGGAAAGACATATTGACTGTGCAATCAGGCATCATTTGTCATCAGGTTAACTGTAAAGGTGTAATGGGCGCTGGTTTAGCCGCGCAACTGAGGAAAAAATGGCCTGTTGTTTACGAGGTGTATAGAGAACAACATGAAAACAAACAGTTAAAGTTGGGCTCCATATCTTTGGCTGCCGTTCATGCTGACCTTATTGTATGCAACATGGCCGCTCAGGATACGTATGGTAGAGATGGAAATCGACACACAGATTACACTGCTTTTGCCGTTTGTCTATCCAGGTTAGGTAATTTCATTACAGCGTATAAGCCAATGTTACCTGCAACAGCTTCTACCTCTAATATACCCGTGTATTTTCCTTACAAAATAGGCTGTGGTCTGGGTGGAGGTGACTGGACCATCGTGCTTAATTTGATAGTAAACAATTTCCCAGAAGCAATAATTACAAAAGTATAGAGGGCATGGACATGCAGACACAGTGCAGAGGTCTTAAATCAACGTTTAAAGTTTTATCTGTCCTATGTATTAAGTGTGGCAAGACTATTTTCCTTGAAAGAGCTTGGAGCTATACCAAAAGTGACTGTAAAACGTCTTACGTGTGTATCACATGTGCTCCTGATCGTAAAACAGCCCTCCTCACGATTTTACGGGCAGTATTCCCAAACGCTTTTAGGAAGATACTCTTTTCAGACTCTGAGGATAAGGTAAAAGAGCCCGTACTAGCTACATCGCAACCAGCACTAAAGGAGCTTAAACAAATAACAAATGACATGTTAATCAGGGCGGGTGTACTTAGCCCAATAACAACGGAATCCAACGAGGATTCCACAACATTAAAGGAGGACTCATGAAGTTTGTTTTAAAGCAGGCTCAATTTGAGCTGGCACGACTGGCTTCTAATAATAGCAGCCAGTCACACAACCTTAAGGAGGTAGTAGAATGAAGAACGTGAAGAAAGCTTTGACACGAGGG